TCTCTTTCGAGATCTGCCGTAACGCCGACAACATCGAACAGGCCTACCTGCGCCGCGGCGATTCGGTGGAAGAGTTCCAGTACATCCCGCTGAAGGCTGTGGTTGATAAGCGTGCCTACGAAGGCACCATCAACTTCTTCAAAGGTCCATGGCTGCGTGAAGTTAGTCACCGTGCCACCATGGTCGAGTTGGCTGACTGGTTGTCCCAGGTTCGGGAATGCGAAACCAGTGAGTTCTACATGACCCACTTTGCAAATATGGAGTAAGTCATGAAAGGTTGGATCGTAGTTGGCGTAGTTGCGGTAGGTGCTACTGTCTGGTACAAGAAGTTCGCTTCACAAGCAGACCGTAGCAACACCCAGTGCGTGGTTGAGATGCTGACAGGCTACCGCATGCCTGGTCACTACCTGCGCGGTTAAGCGATAACGCAGTGAGTGGGGAAACCCACTCACTGCTATTCTTTTTTTGTGCCATTTTCGTCGAGTAAAACTTTACAATGCTACATTATTATACAGACAACACCCTCACCCAGGAGCACCTCTATGCATAGGGGAATTATGGTCTACGGTCCAGAAGACCGTCCGTCACTGATGATGTTACTCGGTAAATACGGCGAAGAAGATGGTCCATGCGACCTGATCCTTTGTCATCGGTTCCCAGCCAGTACCGCGGCTGGCATCATGCTCCACCAAATCATGGACATGATCCAGAGCGTGGAGAGTCGGGTCGGTAAAGACTTCCTCGATTCGTTCATCGTCATGCCGGAAGCTGATGCCACTCCACCCTGGCACGTTGACTTTGGTCCAGCCAGTTATGTCCTGACCTACAAGAAGGATCATGACTACTGCCTGTATACGGTTCATCGTAAAGGGCTGTGGGACTGGTGGGTACCTGGTGGTCGCTGGAACACTTACCTGAAGGCCAAGGAACCCGATACCTTGGATGCCCATGTCGGCGGTATGCCCAAGCTGACACTGGCTGCTCTGGCTGCGGGTATTCCATGTTCCGATAACGAGCCTGGTACTTGGTCGTCCCTACCGGTTCGTGAAGTGGATTGGGAGCGGATGGGTGCTGAGATTCCTGCGGTTGAGGAAGCTGCGATCAACATGCGTAAAGCATTGGCTGAGAAGGGTATCGTTGTTCCTACCTTCCGTGAATACTTCCACCAGATGTACCCAGGGTTAATGGATCAGGTTGGGCCCGAGGCTATCGACGGGTACATTAAAGGTCGCTGGCTTGACGTGTACCTGAGTTTCCGCAAGTTCATCGATTCGCTGCGGGCTGACCACGGGTTTCCTGACTTAGGCGTCTTCTCCATGGAAGAACACCGGTTCAGTGACGCGTTGCTGGAACGACTCGGTCCATTGAAGGCTAAAACCCTGTCCGCCTGGATCGTGGGTGGTGTGGTGTACGACACCGATGACCTCATGGCCACTGAAGAACATCTTCACAAAGGCTTGGACGCTTTGGAAGCGCTGAGTGAAGACACCATCGTCTCTGTAGTAGACGTTCATTACTAAGGAAGCAATATGCCAACAGTACAATTCATGTCGGTGGAAGCCGCCGTCGCGTTGACAGAACCTGCTCGCGTTTTGCGAGTGGGCTTTGGTCACAGCAACTACGCTCGTCTGGGTATTGACCATAAGGAAGTCTACGACGTAACCGTGGAACCCGATGCTCGTATCCCTGATATCGTTTGCCAGCGTATCTGCGAGTTCGTGGAACGTGCTCACGAAGCGGGCGACAACATCGTGGTTCACTGCACCGAAGGTCGCTTCCGCAGTCGTGCCATTGCCAACTTCATCTGGCGCCACTATCGTGACTTCGAGCACGAAGGCAAGGACTGGAACGGCACAGAGATGCGGGACAACAACTACAAGTCCTTGCACCAGTGGCACAACGTCTACCGTAAGGAGAAAGCTGATGTCTGATCCAGTCATCTCCGCAATATTGGTTCTGGTGCTGGTTGGTCTCGTAGCCGCCTTCGTACTGCGTTACAACGCAGTCACAGACTTCAACCAGAAACGCCGTGCTCGCGATTGGGCTACCTACGTGGCCGAAACCATTCGTAAGCAACCGCACCTCAATCGCAGTCATGGCTTCTTCATTGACCCGAAGTTGAGCCAGCATGCTGTCGATGCACTGAAGAAACAAATGCCGCAAGCGTTAATCGGCCTCAGAGCAGCGACGATCTCCGTTACCCTTAAAGACTTCACCTGGACCATTCCGGTCTGCACCACCGAAGAATACACCGAACTTTATATCTAGTCCGTGGAGGACAACCAATGCGCCCGATCAAACAAGCTGTCTATTCCAGCCGTACCGCCGACAAGTTCGTAGTCCGTCTCCCAGACGGCATGCGTGAGCTTATCGCTCAAGTAGCTCGTACCCATCACCGCAGTATGAACTCCGAGATCATCGCTCGTCTTGAGCGCAGTATCAACGAGGACGCTGTACTGGGTGATGAGAACCAGTACGTCAGCGATATCCAGAAGGTGATCGAGCGCTTGGATGTCCAACCTTGGATTCCTCAGCTCGGTCAATGCGTTCGTCGTCGCGACAGTAAAGAAATGCTCGGTCCGATCATGAGCTTCAAGATGTCGAAGATGGGTTTGATGGCCAACACAGAACTCGAAGACGAAAGCGGTTTGCGTAAGTCAACGCAAGCGGTGGGTCTTCTGGAACCTGTTGACATCTTCGAAGTCATCGAAGCATCTGCTGACCCTGTCCACAAAGCTTTGGGACGTATCGGCAATTGCTGATGCGGTGGTAAATCTTAAACTCTATGCGAGAGCGCAAGTATGAACATCATTAAAGCTATTATCCTCGGTAGCTGTTTGGCTTCGAGTCTGGCTGTAGCGGCTGAAGACCCGCGCGGTAAGTTCGTCAAGGTCGATTCCGATCTGCCTAACGAAAGCCTCCGTATCACCCCACTGTCCTGCAAGTACTTTGTCGCCCAGGCAGTTAAAATCACCACCATGTACATGGATGGCGTTGACGAGATGTCGCGCCTGTCGGCCATCGCCAGCGAGATCGCGAAGGACATCACCAACGACGATAAGTATGCCGGTAACGCTCTGGCTGTGCGCTTCAATACCAACATCGTCGACATCCTGGCCGAGGATTCGGTGAAGAAGGACATCGGGTATAGTTACACTTACCCGCAGTCAGTCGGACGGCAGATGCCGAAGCTGTGCGCCAACATGGTCGGTACCAAAACCGACCACATCAAACGCATCTTCGAGAAGAAGTCCTGAGATGGAGTATTCGCAACAGCTGCAACGCTGGCGGGATAAACAAAACACCCTGGTCGTATGGTGGACGACGGTAGAAGAAGATGCTGTCCTGAGCACATACCCCAGCGACTTCGGTGAAAAGAGCAACTGGCCAGAATACCTGTCCAGATCGTTCAACAACCGTATCGGACGTTCATCAGGTGCACGGTTGTGGGTAGCACCACCTATCAGCCAGCACTTCAACCGGCTGGACCCTGACCTGGACTACTCAGACTTCATGCAGTCTGGTGGTGTACTCATGATGTTCGGTGATCTACACCACATTCATGGGTTACCAGGCAGGGCTACTTCAGCCTACCTAAAGCCGATCGAAATTCCGGCAGAACCAGATCCACGGCCATTGCGGCCAGTTTCAGTAGCCGCAATACCGCCAGCACCTCCTCCGCCTCCGCCTGAACCCCAGTACCCACTGACGGAACAAGCGGTGGTGGAAGAAGCACCCATCTCGGAGGAACCCGAGGTGGTAACCCCAAACAGTAAGGAAAGCGACACAATGAACTTCGAACCAACACCCGGCTACAAGTACTCCTTCCTCGAGAAGATCAAGCGTAACCCGATCAAGTCGGTCGTGGCTGCCATCATTGCGATCATCCTGCTTTGCACGGTCGCGTCCTCGATTTACACCATCAACGAAACCGAGCGCGGGATAGTGCTCGCCGGCGGTAAGATGGTGGGGGTGGAAGAGCCTGGCATCCACATCAAGCTGCCTGTCTTCCACGTAGTGAAGCGCGTCAGCCTCCAGACCTGGACGGATAGCTTCCAGAGCCTCTCGGCGTATTCCAAGGATACCCAACCGGCTACCATGCGGGTATCGGTGACCTGGACTGTCCAACCTGGGTTGGTGGGCGATATGTACCGTACGGCACTGTCTCTTGAGGGCGTGACTGATCGGTTCATCCGCAAGATCACCCCAAGTGAAGTCGAGAATGCCTTCGGTCAATTCGAGGCGGCCACATTGGCCAGTGACCGTACGTCGTTCGTCATGGCGCTCACCAAGCGAATCCGTGCCGGCGTACCAGCATTCGTCAATGTGACTTCTGTCCAGGTGGAAGACATCAACTTCTCCGATGCGTACGAAGCGACCATTGAAGAGAAGGTGCGTTCACTCGTAGCGGTGGATACAGCGAAGAATCGTGAGCAACAGGCGCTGGCTGATGCCAAGGCCTACGTCGCGAAGATGCAAGGTGAAGCCGACGCCAAGAAGAACCAGATGCTGGCTGAATCCGAAGGTATTACCGCCAAAGGTATTGCTGAAGCCTCTGCCATCGTTGCCAAGGCAAACGCTCTGAAGAACAACCCTCAGCTGATCCAACTGATCGAAGCTGAGCGTTGGAACGGTTCGCGTGCCACTACTATCTTCGGCGCTGCTACGCCGTTGGTCAGTACTGACACCAAGTAACACGGAACGGCGCCTTCGGGCGCCAGCTCCTCCGTTTTCTTTTAAACCGAAATGGGCAATACATTATCGTCTGGACACTCACGTCACCTATACAGAGGGATACGCCCATGAAATTCCGTGAACATCGCGGTAGCCTAGACGCAGCAATGGAAACCCTGGTGGAATTAGACCCCACCGTTTCGGCACTGGTTAGTCATCTCAACAACGCAACCAGTGTGTTCGAATTCAAGGCTGAAGACCTACGCCTTAAATACACCGGTCCTGACAGTCGCATTGGCTGGAAGGAATCCTGGTACGTGTACTTCGAAGGGTTTGGCGTGATCGGCATGTCCGACTGCGTGCCTGATGATGCACCGTCTACGGCTTTCGATCAACCGAAGGCACCCGAAGCGAATCGACTGAAGATCCGCAAGAACATCAGCAACTTCGCGAACTCCATCGCGAACATCGCCACACTACCGTCTACAACCGAAGCGTTACTGGAACACCTTGGCCTGATGTGGGGTCGGCAATTGCTGGCTGATCACATCCGCCTACATCGTCGCAAACAAGACCGTCGCATCGGCTGGTCTGAGAACTGGGCAGTCGAAGTCATCGACGCCGGTATCCCCAGCAACATCCTTGCATTTATAGACAGTGTCCCTGATGACATCCCACACTCCTGCGTCCCTTGCCTCTACGAGAAGGAACTGGAAGCTGGGGATAAAGTCAAGGTCTCTGCTATCAACATGCCAGACGTGCCGACTGGCGTAAGTGCCTACAGCCTCGACACGGTGCGCAGCGGTCTGGGCCTCACCGCCCATTGGGAGATCATGTACGAATCCTCCAAACCTGTACTGGAAGAGTTCGTGCTGTGGAACCGTGAGTCCGGACAACGGGTGTTGATCAAGCTCGAAGCACAGAGCTTCAAATTCAATTAAGACCGAGGAGGTCAACGTGGCGTTAGAACAACAAGACGACGAGCGGTTCTACCTCTTGTCGGGCATGATCGATAGGTCGTGTGGTGAAAGTGAACACATCACGATCGATGGTGACCCTCTCGCTGAACTGGTCGAGGATCTCACTGAAAAGTTCTTGACGGTCCGTTACTGGATCACCGATGAGCCGATCGATCTGAACAAGGCCATCGAAACCACCGTCGAACAGGCCATGGGTTTCGGTGACTGTGATTTCCACATCCATCATTCGGATAGAACCGGGTATTTGTGGACTGATGAGGACTTCAAGGTCGGTGGCCATGACATGGTTGCCGAGATGGGGTCGTTCATCGGTAAACACGTCTTGATGGAAATAGAAGTCGGTCCAGGTAACGACATCACCCGCAAGATGCAGGACATGTTCCGCAGCAGCTATAAAGGTGCCACAGATCGGGACTTTGATATCGACCTCGATCCTGATGGGACGGCGAGTACCTTCACCGCCTACCGCGGTATCTTCGGCGGGATGGTGGTGTGTCACTTGATCTTCCCTCCCGAGTGGACTGGTGGTCGGATGATCATCTGGTTCTTCCGTCGGGCTAAGTCGACCCCTATTCCGTTAGAGGTGTGGGGCGGTTCTGTGAAGACCCGATTCCCTGAAGGTTCCTTGGATCCAGCCATGATCAAGATGGAGCCCAACCTGATGCAACGTCGGTACATGATCAACCCTCAATGGCAACCTTATCGTGTCAGGAGGCAACATGGCCATTCTAATGCTGGTGGTGGGGTTTGATGAAGAACCTCCCGTAGATATCGATGCTGTTCTCGGTTATGCGGCTTTCGACCCGAACAGCGCGGGTAAGAACCTCTGGGGTAAAACCACCCTGTATACCGTGAACACCAAGGTCAAGGGTTGTCATCCGATCGTGGTGAAGTTTCTCGATGAGAACATCCATTCGGATTACCTCACCCTGATCTTCAAGAACGCCATCCCTGACGACCGTCTGAAAGACGAGTTGTTCACCCGAAAGCGTGTACAACAGGTAAAGGATTTCACGGCTGAGTTTGTGGAGCGGTTGTTCCTCACCCCTGAATACACCTTTGAACAATACGGCATGGACGACATGGCCGCGTTGGTGTTTAAAGATGCTGCTCCTAAACTGGATGAGATCCTCGCGAAAGGCAACCGTGAGACTTTCGCCTTACTTGATACCCCACCCAAAGAGTAATGATAGATGAACATGCGTGACCTTACCGCAGCTGCGGTGATCGCTACATCGGTGTTGAGCCTCACTGGCTGCGAGCAGGAGGTTAGCGGTAAAGACATGGATGCTTACGTCGAAGATACGGCGAAGGCTGAAACCATGGCACAGGTAGCCAAAGAGGATACCGACCTCAAAGACAACCTCGCCAAACTACAAGAGAAAGACCCGTCTGTAAAAGACGCGTACTACTCCGTCGACGATAACGGTCAGAAACAACTACATGTTGTCCGTGAGGATGCAGAGAAGCCTGATTCGGTACAGAACAGTGTCTGGCCTATCGTCGGTGCCATGGCGGGTGGTGCTATCTTGGGCAATATGCTGTCCAGCGGTGGTGCAAGTAACTATACCCGGCAGAATCCGCCTGCGGCGAGTGGCTACTATGCCCGTGAAGACGAGAAGAAGAACCGCAACACGTATTCGAGCGGCTACGTTGGTTCAGTCATGAGCAGTAACCGCAACAACATCTACAGCGCGACGCCTCCAGGCTCTCCGGCGCTACGTGCTGCCACACTGAGTACCAAGTCCACAGGTATTTGGGGCGGTAGCTCTAGCGGTAGTTCCAGCGCCCGTGGTGCTTCACACTCTTCGTCGTCTGGGGGTTAATCGTGGTCCGTATTGAACGCAAAGCTGTACAAGTCAACATCCCGCAACTGTTGTCTGAAAGCCTCCCCCACCTGCACGAGTTCTACACCGACAAGGGCGAACTCAGCGAAGACGCCAAGTATCTGTTTGACTACCACATCACGAACGCAGGTAACCTGCCGTTCTACGTGTTGAGTCAGAAGTTGCGTGACGAAATCGCTCGGGTCAGTGAGGCGGCCTACGCCAAGATGGTGGAAGCGCTGACCTTCGCTTTCGCCAACCGTGATGTCCTCAAGCAGGTCTTTGATTGCAACATGCTGCGCAGTCCGGCAGGTGAATCTTTCATCGATTACGCAGCCTGGACCTTTGAGCAACGCAACATGTTGGGCCAGCCGCTTTATTCGCGGTTTGACTTGGCAATTGATCCAGTAGCTGAAAAGGTTACTGGTATCTACGAGCTCAATGCCGACACGCCGACAATGCTCTTCGAATCCACTGCGCTGAATGATTACCTGATCAGACAACACTGGCACGAAGATCAGCAGTGTAACGACTGGTTCGCCAAGATGACCGAAACTCTGTCGACGATGTATCTGCGTACGAATCATGCGTTCGGCGTGGTGTTCGACAGCAATGCGATTGACGACTCGGCTACCTGCGAAATCATCACTCAGTTGCTGGCCGATCATTGCAATGCCTTCATGGTCGACATGAAAGCCATGCAGTACGAAGACCTGCGTAAGGACAAACCGTTCGAAGCATACAACATCGTACTGGATGGTGCGTTTGCGCTAGTGCCGTGGGAAGAGATGGTGGTGACGCATTCGAAGTCGATCCTGCATTGGCAGAACTGGTGTAATGACGTTGCGATGCTGAACCCGGCCTGGACTTGGTTTCTGTCGAACAAGGGTATCTTTGCTCTGCTGACCCAGATGGAAAGCATGGGTCACATCAGCCTCGATGGCCTGCCATTCCTGAAGTCGTCTCTTCACCGCAACAGTCTGGTCGGCGGTAATGGCAAAGTTGTCCGTAAGCCAAAGGTCGGTCGTATGTCGGCCAACGTGGCTATCCTGAACAGCATCGATGTTGCTCTGGAAAGTACCGACGGTCCTTACGGTGACGAAGCTGTGATCTTCCAGGAGTATCAAGCCCCTGGCCGCGTCAACGGTGACCGTAACTTCATCGTCGGCGCCTGGATGGCACCACAGCCATTCAAAGACGGTAAACGTGCAACCATGGCCGGCATCGCTATCCGTGAGTTTGGTGGTGCGGTGAATGACCTGGGCGATGAACAGTTCATGCCACACGTTGTGATTGATTGATTACCCGCGGGGCCTTCGGGCCTCGCACTATACTGAGGAAGTAAGTAATGGGCACTTATCTGAGCTGTACCGTAATCCGCAAGAAAGATGATGGGATCGAGATCATCGAGGATTATGGCGTTGGTCAACAACCTTTCACTTATGCCCCGACCAGCGAGAAAGCAGCTATGCTCTGCGATCGCTACGTGGGCGTGAACTTCAAAGAGTGTAACGGACGTTATCCAGGTACCTTCAAACAAGCCATCGACAACATGGCTTTCAGCGAAGCCGGTTTCGAAGTCAAGACTACCCAATGGGGTCAGAAGAACTGTACCTGGTACACCGTGCAAGAACTGCATGAGTTGATCCAGACTACCGTAACAGCTGAGGAAGTCCTCGGCCCTGACTTCGTGGCAGGCGTCTATATGCTGCTCCAGAAAGAACCCGAACTCATCCTACAATTCTCTTGCGATCAGTGAGATCAATGTGAACAACAATAACGCCAAAAAGAATGTAGTCTGTGCAGAATGGATCTGCATGGAAATCAAAGAAGGCACCGGACCGTTCCCTTTCGATGGTGAGATTGGGGACATCACTCTCGGCGGGCTTACCCCTCGGGATCTGTTCTCCGGCCACGCCTTCATGCATCGCGTTAACGGTAATCCGCTCCACCTGGAAATCTACGTGCCGAACTTGCCTGGCTATAAGTCGGGTAATCGGCTGCTTATGACCCTTGTCGTAAACGCCGTAGATAAAACGTACACTTTCACCAAGCACGGTGAAGTGCAATATGCGCGCGTTGCATTGCGCGTAGGTCATAAGTCATCCGTCCCTGATCCGCTCGGCGGTATATAAAGGAAGATCTCCATGTTAGGTAAAAAGAAGTTTCTCTGGACCAACCTGTGGTTCACCATCGTCCTCTGCGCCATTTACTTCCAGTTCGCTGGTCGGTGGGCAGTAATCTGTCACGATGCCCTACCCGATAACGTCAGCACGGCGTTCTTCTACTACATGATCCCAGGTATTATTGGCGCCTGGTACGTCAGTCAATGGTGTCGTCAGTTCTGGGCCTGGAACATTGCTCGCTACAACGAACAGTACGATCTGGAAGTGAATCGCTTCCTGTTCCACTACGCGGAGCTGATGGACTACAAGCTGAACCGCCACAAAGAGTTCAAAGAACTCCGCGACCTCCTCCAACTCGCCATCTCGTTATCCAAAGGGGAACAACAATGCTCGCATTCATCTGGCTCATGATCAAGCTGTACCTCGCAGGCGTCGTTGTATTCGGCCTGTGGACCTTTATCCTCACCCAACACATCGAGGACAATGACCGCGTACTCAAGAAGCCCTACGAACTCGTAGTGGCCTGGCCTATCACGGTCGCCCTTGCGCTGCTCGTGGGCGTTGAACTCATCCGTGCAAGATTCAGTAAACGAGGTTGACATGGAACGCTTAGATCGAGAAGAACTGTTGTTGCCTACCAGCTGCATGCTGGCCAAGTCGCTGCGCCATCGCCCTCAGCTCTTCCTGGGCGAAACGATCCACGTCAGCGGCCTGCTGGGTAGCGACTACAACCTGTTGTTGCAGAATCTGTTCCGCTGCGCCGTCAGCACACCTCCTAATGAGGATTGGGAGGCGAACACCGCCATCCTCTACATGACTCACTCCCCTGCCACTGCGGCGCGTCTGCGCGATTATGCGGAGCATCACAAGGCACCGGCAGTGGATGTCGTCATCGAAACGTTCAGCGTCTTCGACACTGACGAAGTGATGACCCTCCTGGCGGATCTGGAAGACGGTTCGCGTGATGTGCGGTTGGTTATCATCGAGGATATCGATGGGTACAGCATGATGGCACCTATCGAGTCTCGCATGCGGGCACGCAAGATGCGATCGGCGGCTTTGAACAACTTCGTCTTTGTGGCGAGTGGGTTCCTGGCCAAGGATGCCTCTGCACTCAAAACTCTCCACCACGACAGCGAGGATTTCCTCCAGCACGTCAATGGTCGCGGCTACGAGCGTCCTCGTGGTATCGACATGGAGTACGACATCGCCCTGATCACCGCACCTGTCGGGTATGACAAAGAGACCCTCGAGGTCTACCAAAATGTCATCATCGGTAAGTGTCGTGGCGTGTTGTCGTTTGATCGCAATGTCATCACCAACGCCTCCTACGAATTCGGGAACTATTAACCATGAGTGATTTTGCAAGTCGTTTGTTGCGCCTTCCAGAAACTGCGGTTGAAGCCTGGGACAAAATCAACCTGATCATCAAGTCCAACGGACCTGGTGGGCGTTCGAATGGACGCACTCTCAACGTCAACTACTATATCCCCGGACTGGATAAATGGGACTTCGCTGACGTCAACGAATATAATCAGCGTTTGATCGCCGACGTCATTCGTTGGCAGCCGTTGGGCGGGGATCACTTCCCGGATTGGTTAAAGAACGGTGAGGTGAAACTCGCTTCCTTTAACCATCCTGCTGACCCATCCTTTCTCGCCGCTTACCTTGAGATCCACTGGCTCTGTGGGATGACCCAGGTCAGTCACACCCTCAATTACAGCGAGTGTGACCACAACTGGAGTTGGGACATCCATTCAGCCTCCAAACAGGAGGAGTTCAGCGGCAAGACACGTTCGTTGTCATTGGCCTGTGAATGTGTCCTCGAGCACCTGTTCAAGATCAGCAAGAACTACCTGCTGCGGGAACGGGGCATGACAGACCAAGGCACGGTCAGTAAAGACGAGGTGACCGAGAAGGCCAACTTCGTCATGGGTTACGGCGGTGGTCGGGTTAACCTGACGGCTGGGCAGAACCTGCGTACCCGCCATTACGTGGTGGGTATCAAGGACATCAGCTTCGGTCATCGGGATAGCGGCTGGCGTGAGGAGAAGCCAATCACCTTTGAATTGGTCCATGTTGAAGCTGACATCGATCAACTTCAGTATCGTTTGAAATTCGAAGGTAAAGATGTAGGCATGGTGCAGTTCGACTTCGGCCATCTCACGATTGAGTGGGAGATCGAGAAGAAGTACATCGGCACCAACGTGTCCTATACAGCAATTCTGTCAAAAACCAAACCGTAAATCAGAGTAGAAGAAAGTGAACAAGAAGTCCTTCGTTGCAGTGTTGGCAGTTATAGTGGTTGCAACTGGTCTGGGTCTGGGTGGGATTATTAAACTCGCCCGAGCCAGCCATGCAGTACCGGTACCCACTATCGATAAAGGGACTGATACAGCAATCGTTGAGGGGATGCGTAGCTGCATCGTAACAGTGTCCACTCAAGGGTTGACCAATGCAGGCATTGATCAGGCATACCGCCTGTGCTGGAACCGAGCCGAACTTATCGGCAAGACTCACAAGGGGAAGTAAACATGGCTAGAGGGAATGTCGTTCGACAATCTCCTCCTGACCTGTCCGGTGTGTTCTATCGGGGTGAGATTTCGCACCCCGATACTAACCATCTGCGGTCGAGGACACGCGCCTTCTACTTCTCAGTAGTGGACGTCGCAAACCGTTATGCGGATCCCGCATTGAATCCCAAGGCTGGCTCTGAGGATACCGCTCGGATCTACCCTGTACGTCTCAGCATGCGGAAACCTTTCGTTAACCAACCCAACGGTGCCTATCTCGAGCTGTCCGACGTGGCGGCTCGATTGGGGTTGTTGGAAGCTATGCGCATCGCGCTGAAGTTCGAGCAATGGATCGTAGCCACGGACCAATGGCAAGAACGCATCAATGCAGATGGCCGTTATCAGTCGGTTGATCACTACCTCAGAACAGACGGCGAACTCAGCGCTCTTTACTTCCAAGCCTATCCGTTCTTTGCGGATACCGAGGAAGTGGGCAAGTTGATCGAACGCAATTACGACGGCGCAGTGCACGCCGGTAATGGATGCGGGTCTGAGGGATTCCCTGAATACTGCGTGTTCAACACCACCCAAATCCGGTCGATTTTCCGTTTGATGTAAAATCTCACAGAACGTCGTTATCACATGTCTAACGTAGACGGAATATGCCCTCATGAATAATAGTCAGAAAGATGTTTCGCTGTTCGAGACGTTCAAAGATCCTGATGAGGCCTCGGAGAAAGGTCTCTCGGTCTACCTGATCGAAACAGATACCGGCAAAGGTATCGACCAACGTATGGAAGAGATCCGTCGTTGGATTCCGCTCAACTTCGATGCCGACAAAGATCCCCTCTGGCCGAAGTTCGACAAGGTGCTGGACACCGAACTGTTCGAATCCCGCCACATGGGTGACGAAGAGTTTGTGTTGGTCTGGCGCGACGTCGCCTTTACCTACTACAAGCGCTTTGGTCGTGGTACTTACGTCAGTCGTACACTCACTGACGATGAGGCTACTCAGTTCATCATGGAACTGCGTGGTACGCTGATCGAGATGGCAGCAAGTCAACCAGCGTTCGATCCTCAGGCGAAGTACAAGATGACTCCGCCGGTTGACCCTGCAACACTGACGCCTGAGCAGGCCACCAAGGTAGAGACTGATAAGGCCGAAGCTTTGGCTGTGATTGCCATCCACGACCTTGATCCGGTTGGGTTCTACACGTTCAAGGAACGTCGTGAACTGATGGCAGTCAAGAACGGCTATGTACCCTCCTACAAGGAGGTTGCTAGCGCTTCGGATGCCAACGACTTGATGGACATCCTCCACGAAGAACAGATCCCCTACGAGCGTCCTGGGTACTGGCTCTCCAAAGAGGAAATGCTCGCTGAGATGAACGAGCATTACCAAGCTGGCGTGAACGTCGTTATCGGTGAGGTTACTCCGGAGAATAAATTCGAAGTGACTCCACATCCTGATGGGACTAACGCCGTGCTACTCCACATCGAAGTGCCTAATGTGGGTCCATGGCGACTGTTGCTCGGTATGGTGGAGGCGGAATCGTGGCGGATTGCTTATCGCCGTACCTTTAACAAGGAACCGATCAAGGTGCAGCAATGACCGAGCCAACGGGGATGCAACTCCCCTACCGTCTCCGGAAGGTCAAGGGGTTTAACAAGTGGCGTATAACGAGCTCAATGTTTCCGGAAGCTCGTGGTACTACGTTCTCTCGTGAAAACCTCCAACCCTTCCTGGAGTACTGGTTTCTCTGTGCCATGTTCAATCGGTTCAGTTCGGGTAAGCGCTATCCGGCGTTGTCCATGCGTGCCGATGAGAAACTGTTCGAGATCGATAACGTGACGTTCCACAAATGGGCGCTGTGGCAACAGCTGCACGATAGCTTCGACGGTGGCATGGTGCCCTGGGCTCGGTTGATGAAACCGATGGGGATCAGTCGTCAGCGCGCTGAGGTGTTGTTGAGTCCTCATCACCATTCACTGGTCCAAACGCTGCGCAAAGCCTTCACAGCGATGGGGTATGACCAACCGTGTGCCCATTGCTACAACTCAATGATGGTGGAGGTGCCAGTTGTTACAACTACTCGGTCTCGAAGTAAAAGAGCATGTCTGGAGTGACCTTACCAACCGCCAGCGGATTACCGTTATCACCAAAGGTATCCCTATTGCTTCGTTCTTTAACAAGTTCGAAGAAGAAGGCTGGCGGATGGAAGTTCCTCCGATCGAAATCAACTACTACCGGGATTGCAAGGCGTACTACGTGACGTTCATTGATATCCCGGATAAAGCTCCCACCCAACCAAAATAATGGTTCTGTCTGTAATAAGGAAGAAAGATGAGCGAAGAGCAATTGACCCAAGTATCCCAAGCAACCGTAGCCGAAATCGGTTCGGGTTCAGTATTCGACGCACTGGTTGTTCAAGTGCAAGCCACCTTCAATGAGCGCATGGAGAAGTACGGTCCTGCGTTGTTTGAAACCAAGTCGAAGGGTCTGTCTACGGTTTACCGTAAAGCGTTCCCGGAAGAAGCGCAACAACACCACAACTGCTCCAGCTGCCGTACGTTCTTCGAGCGTTTCGGCCACATGGTCTTCGTTACTCCTGAAGGCGAACTGGTTTCCGCTCTGTGGGATTCCAGCATCGCGCCGGAAGAGTACAAGGCCTCTATCGAAGCGCTGGAGAAGCTTGTCCTGCGTTCCGGTATCAGCGCCCGCTTCTACACCGAACACGAAGTCTGGGGCACTGGAGAGACTGCTGGCTGGACTCACTACCTGATCGCACCGGTTGTGAACTCCGTGGTCCTGCCACACCAGGTAGTCACCAAGGTTGGTGCTTCCCAAACCAGCTTCGAGCTACTCGAGAAAGCCGTCAAGGCCTTCACCGTACAGGTTGCAGCTTCGGCAGTGAACCAGGTACAGGCTGCCGGTAAAGCACTGGAGCGTTGGTTGCCTCAGCTGGAATGGTTCCACGGTTTCTTGAAATCGTTGGATGGCAAGAACGATGGCCAAGTCCGTAACCTGGTCTACCGTGAATCGGCTACCGTCGCTCCATCGTTCGCGGCCATTGCCAACAACGTGGAAGGCGAACTGCTGTTGGGTGGTATTGCCAACGGTCGTCTGCCAGAAGCCGCTCTGCGTACTTTCGTCATGAAGGTCGATCCAGAGTTCTACCGTCAGAAGTCGGCTGCACCTACCGAAGGTAACGTGACGGTGGCACAGCGGATCTTCAAAGAACTGGGTCTGAGCGATGTTGACTTGGGTCGCCGTCTGGCATCCCTCGATGAGGTGCGCAAGACCTGGGTACCACCAGTTGCTCCAGAAGCGGCTGCAAAGGAAGTTCCACTGTTCGGTGACCTGGTTACCAAGCAAGCGGAAGCCAAGGTTGAGGTGTCTCAGAAGCCGGCTGACGGTGGCAAGATCTCCTGGGAGAAGTTCAAGGAGAAGGTTCTGCCGACTGCGTTGGAGTTCAGCGCCTACGCCGGTAACGTGGACAAGTACATCTACTTCTCTGCTCCGAAGAATCCTGATGCTGGTCGTCTGTGGTTCTACGACAAAGAAGAAGAGCGTAACCCGTTCGCATGGCACACCACCAACGAACCTCAGCCAGCACGCTTCATGGGTATCGTCCCAGGCCAGCTGCTGAAGATCGTGGGTATCGCTGTACCGCCTGCGTGCTGGACTGGTGGCGAACGTGCCAACAAGTACATGCTGGACATCTTGCTGGTGGAAGGTCTTCGCGATCCCCGTGATGACGGTTCGTTGGCACTGTTCGCAGAACTGCTCCGTCCAGAGTTGACTGAAGCCGAACGTGTGATCCAAGCGTACTCGCTGAAAGGCGTCATGGACACGTCCACGCCTAACCAGGCTGTGGGTCTGGACACCAGCGTTGCGCGTCGTGTGCAAGTGCGCACTGAGTTCGGTTTGACTGACTACGTCATCGACCGCCTCGAGTAATACCGTTATACCGCTGGGGAGGCTAGCCTCCCCAGTCACTATTAATAGACAGCGATGGGAGCTGTCTTAGCTGGAGTGGGACATGAGCGACAACATCAACGAACAACTACTTATCGGCAACATCAAAGGCACAGAAGTATTCGTATGCTTCCAGATAGGTTTCATTGCCCTGATTGACTTCAACTTCTGGGTGGTGTTTAACGCTTACAACCTCGACGACGGTTACACCGAAGAGACCCAAAAGGACTTCTCGGACTACCTCATCGACCACTCGCTGGCCAAGTGTTTCCCGCAAGATGTGGAGACGCACCCTGGCCTGGCAGAAGAACTCAAGGCCGCTGAAGCGCTGTGGTTGAGCTATCCTCAGGATAAGCAATACACCCTAAGCTTCGGCGACTTCACCAACCTCGTGTCCGTACAGGACTTGCGTGACCTGGCTACACTGGTGCCGGTGGCTGGTACGCTACTCAACAACCACCAGATCTACGACATCGCCTCTAACCTGGAATACGTGATTAAGGGCGTCACCATTCGCGAATACCTCATGGCTGCTACCGAAGCCACCAAGCAGGACAAAGACTTCCTGATCAACTGCGTCCGTGCCATCAACTTCGCAGCCGCTCAGGCTGAAGATGAAGCATTGTTCGCCGCGCAGGGCTATGCGGTCACGACCATCTTTGCTACTGAAGAAGGTGGCTATGATCGTGCGTTCAGCAAAGGCGCCACATCCAAGATTGGTTACGAAGTGATCAGTCTGGTACACGGCATCAGTGCTCGTACGCTGGGCGTGTTCGTGGACAACTACATCACCATGGCTTCCGAGGATGATGAGTTCGACTTCACGGTACTCAATGAGCGCTGCGGTAAACTGTCTAACGGTCAGGCACTGCGCATGCGTGCAATCGAGGCTGATCCAAAGGCGCTGTCGGCGCATGGTTTCCTGCCTGGTATCGAAATCACCGAAGGTCTGCGCGTTATCCAGGTCCTGGTGCCAGATGCCAACAACGTGCTGCCGGACGAAGAAGGCTATCAGCATGAGATCTATCCTCAGCTGATGGTTCCGCTCACTGCTGGCGACGCCACGGTCAACTAACGGCATAGATGCGGGACATTGTCCCGCATCGCACTTTATTCTTTTGGAGGTACAGATGGGACGTATGATCAAAGAGGATGGTCTGAACCATGCCGAAGCTGTGCTACATCTTGCGCAGTTGATGATGGACGATGATGACATGGACATCAGGGTCGCTGGCGTAAGCGCTAACAAAACTACTGGCCTTCATTTCACCATGGACTGCGGATTCCCGACGAAGAAGGCTAGCGTCCTGAATCACCCGGTCACCGATGGGTTCATCATCGTTTACGGCGAATACCCTGACTTCCAACCGAACAACAATGCCAATGACACGGCTACTCGTGTGGCGTTTGAATTCGACCAACACGCAGTGGGCGCCAAGGCGTTGTTGGATTATCTATTGCGCGGTCATCCGATCCAGTCGGGGCGTAGAGAATGAAACGGAACGAAGATCCCAATATCGTCGTGATGGATCGGCGCGTTGCTGAGCAATTGATGCACTTCGCCAAGATCGGCGCTTATGAGGCCGGTGATGACATCAGTAACCTCGAGCGTCATGTTCGTCGGTTCAACGCCCCGGTCGCTGCTGACTATCAGCAACAACAAGACCAGGCGCGTGAAGAGTTCCGGCAGAAGCAACAACGCGTGAAAGACCTCCTGCGTACCCACGCTGGTGAAACGGTGTACATCTGTGTCGAGCACGCAAAGGTTCTCACTCCGGTGAAGCTCCTCTCGGTCAGCAAGGGTAACAAAGGTGCGGTACGTACGTACAACCAAATGACCCACCTTTATAGGGAAGAGGTTGATATCGAACGCGTCCACACTGAAGTCCCTGCTGACTACCGTCCTCACGAATGGGGTAGTTGGAAAGGTCGGTTCGTCCACAACAGTAAAACGGTTCACGACTAGGAGTTCTATTGGAATACGTCATCATCTTCTTCACCGTGTTCTTCGTCATTGGTTCGCGTGCGTTCCAACAGAAGGTCGTGGCTGCTAACAACTATCCTGGAATGGGTGTCGTTGGATTCTGCATCTACATGGGTGAAGGTTCTTCTGTCCTCATGATCATGAAAGGCGGTACGATCTTTCACGTCATCCCAGGCGCTGTTGGCGCAGGGTTGGGCGTTATGGCGTTCGTCTATCTATTCAACCGCTTCTTCAGTAAGAAAGGATCTAGCCCCCATGCTCCGAGTTTCGGAAATTCATCTAGTCAGAAGCAAGAAGCTCCGGTCAGGTAAGTTTGCTACCCGTCACCTCAAGACCATCTATAACCCAAAGACCACGATCGATGAGAAGGGTGTCATCACCGTCGATGTTGATCACCGTTGGGCAGAAGGTCAGTTGAACGGACAGACGAACCTGAGTCAGGGGTCGGTGGCATTGAATGAAACCACCCCCTTGGTTCTGAAGGGTTACCTGAAAGGCCGTGGGTTCAAGCTGGTCGGGTACAACCTCGAAGCGCGCATCACCAACACCAATCGCAGAGCCAGGAAACTGTAAGCGGCATAGAGGTGGGGAAACCCACCTCGACACTTTTTATTTTGCAGTCATACCTTTTACAATCACACATTACACACTTGAATCCACCCACTAGAGGTATTGTGCAATGGACAAGTTCGAATTCATCAAGAAGTACCATGAAACGATTAACACACTCGGTTTGACTGCTGGTCAAGCTTTGGTAAGTGCCGGTGGTGCTTGTTTGATGTTGGGCTTGCGTGATAAGTCATCTGACATCGATTTGGATATTCCCGCTGAGGTCTTCGACTGCCTGGCCAAAACAGGTGAGTTTGAAGTCCGTGGCGCGTTGGACCCTAATGATCGGTTGATCGTCTGGGATGATTTCGTCGACCTTCATCGCATGTCCAAACCGCTGGACTGGATGAATGTCGAAGGGGTTGGTCTGTACACGCTAGATGCGTTGATTGAGCAGAAAGAGCGTATGTCCACCCACCCACGTCGGAAGCCGCATAAAGTGACGCAAGATATCCACGACGTAGGAAGTCTGAAACTACTGAAAGCGAATGGTCGCTAGGAGTAACTATGGAACGCATGGTAGATGCAATGCCAGTGGCGAAGGTCCACTGGCTGGTGGTGGATAAAGAAGGACATATCGACACAGTCAAAAAACTGCAAGGTATCGAACACCACATGACGGTCGATACGTTCTTCGATGGTTTGGAGAACCTCGCTCGCGAGTTCCCTAATCCCAATCCTCCTCCGTTCAAGGAGACTGAAAAGTCGAAGGATTGGGACGATGACGATGTAGAAGTACCGTCCCATGTCCGTAATTCCCTCACTCAGATGCGTAAACGCCGTACGTTGGTTCTCGACATACCCCGCTTGATTAGTCATTGGCCGGCAATGTGGCCTGGCTATCCTAATCTGTTGGTCACCAGTGTCACAGACGCGGCCTTCGGTTATGTGGGTCGTGTACCTGAAGCGTTTCACTTCATGGCTGACACGGTCTGCATCATCAGACAGAATAAAACAAGTGGCGTCCGCAAACAGAACGACAGTGCTTTCTTCGATAAGGTGGCTGAAGTGTTCCCTGTGGACATGACGTCGATATAAACGGAACGATGAAGTCCTAGGAGGACCCTTAGTCATGAACCGCAGTGAACTGATCGAACGGTATAAGTTGGTGTGCAAGACTTTGGAACTCCACCCAAGTCAAGTGGTGTTATCCGCTGGCGGGGCATGCATTATGCATGGCCTCCGAAATGAGACGTCCGATCTGGATGTCCATATTCCTCGTGGATCACTGTACACCGGGATTCGTACCCGCGCTAGATTGCAAGGTAAAGCTATCCGCCATCCTGTCCGTCCTGGTCAACCGACTGAGATGATTCAGTATTACGAGTGGCTGAGCATCGCGCCAATTGATCATGCCTTCACTACAACGGAGATTGACGGGGTCTTCGTGTACGACGCACGCTCCCTGTTGATTCAGAAGCTTCAACTCAATCGACCTAAGGACCAAGCTGACATCAAGGCCCTTATGTACAAATATATCGAACAGGTATAAAGGAAGAACCCTATGGCTCGCTCGTTTCCAACTGAAATCTGTGTATCCCTGGCATTCGATGGCACTAGTGGTAAGATCACCGCTGAACGTGCTTTGAACCAGGCTGGTGTTGTGCTTGAAGAAGGCGCCAAGTTCGAGATCGACCGCAAGCGTCTGTGTGAAGACAACGATGAGTACGAAGCCAAGGTAGAAATGGAGTTCGGTAACGAAGTTGTCTACTGGAACCGTACCGGCGTAGCTGGCGCGAAACTGGGCATCATCATCTACATCCACTACTGAGGTCTGGTGTGACTGAATTCGAATCCACCGTCCCTCCAGCATTGCGTAATGCGTTGCAGTTGCTGAATCAGTACCGGCGTTTGAACAAAGGGCTGAGTGCGCCTCAGCTCCATGCTCTGCGTATTGGAATCAATGAAACCGTCAGCTGTGGTGGAACTGTAGCCTTGGTGTTTACTGACACTGGTCCTCAATTCCAGCTGATCACAAAACCTACCCGTGCCGTAAAGGCAAAGAAGGTTCCCAGTGAATAACAAAACTCCTCAAGATGTCATCGCTACGATGAACGTTAACCGCGATCATCGCAAACAACAGCTCGAGTCGGAACTGCTCGGGATCCAGATGGATGAGTTGGTGGAGAATGCCATCACTCGCGGTAGCTGGTTCCGTGAAAACTTCAACTTGGCGCCTGAGACCTCCAGTTTCTGGACGGCTCTGCCGCGCTACGTGAATGACTGTGTGAAGATCCCTCCCCACGTTTCGGGTACCTTGGTGCAGTTGTACATGCAGCAAGCCATCCAGAAGTATCGCAACCTGTTTAAGTAGGAGTTTAGTGTGGACATTAACGATATCGAAGTGACTGACGGCGAAGTGATCGAAGGTTACATCACGAAGGCTCTCACAAGCCAGACGTCTGGTTACCTGGCAACGATCGTTGATAAAGAACGTCAGTGGATCAGCATGTTCCTGGCTAGCACCTTGGACCACACCACTGAACCGCGTACCGTCGCGGATTACTCGATCCGGCGTTCTAACCCCACCAGCGACTTCTGGGTGCTGCTCTGGGACTGTAATGGTAAAGACCTCCTGCTTGGTCAAGTCACTAATCAGGAAGGCGCTCAGCGCTTGCTGGAATATCTGAAATCCAACGCAGAATAGACCGAGGAACCGATCATGGTAGGTGAGCGTTACTTCATCCAGGTGAAGAACAATGAGACCAACACGGTCATGGATCTGGTGGACTTTGGGGATCATTACTTCTTCCAGAACACCGTGTACGATCCGTCGTTGTTCTTCCCGCTGATGGATACCAAAGAATTGGTTGAGAAGGTCGAGGCAGTCTTGCCAAACTGCCACTTGACCAATCGCGAAAACATCGGACAGGCGACGTTCACCGCCTACCTGGTTAAACAGTCTTCTCGTGGACACAGCAACAAACTCATGTACGAATCGTACGAGCTCGTACACAGCGCACCCTGCGCAAACTAATAACACCAAGGAGGCCAACGTGGCCAAGAAACAGCAGCAGCACGTCAGCGTTACCTTCAACTTCTCTGAAGGGAAGCGGATCCTTGAAGATGCGATCTACAAACAGATTACTCTCAAGCAAGGAAGTCTGCGTTTCTTTCACATCGAACGCAAGGGCAACACCTGGCTCGTTCTGGATGCGCTCGAGTTCGTGGAAGAAGGCTGCCAACGCTTCTGCATCCCGTTCATCAAGGACACAGGCGCAGCCATTCCACACAACGTGGGTTTCACCATCGGTGAGACGGGCGTGAAGATTCAGATCTACACCACCCTAAACCTCCAGTCCGATGAACTCTATCACCTGGACGAACTCCCAGACGGTACGTGGAGGGTTACGCACACCAACAACATGTTCGAACACCCTCACAACGACCTGTACGCTATTATCGTGGGGACAAACTAATGTCTAAGCTCACTATCGAAGCTCTCAAGCAACAAGTACCTGACCTGACCCTGTACCAGCTCGAAGCCGACAAGTCCCACTACGCGTTCCTCGGCGGTCCTGGCCTGAGCGAAGATCGTCTGCATGACCTCTTCCTCGGCTGCCCAGAAGAAGGGTTCTCGCAGTACTTCGATTCGACCTGGTTCCCGCTGACGTTCGCTGATACTCCGGAAGAGGCTTTGGCTGAACTGGAAGGCAAGGTCCGTTCGGTCCGTTGCGAGGACATCAACAAGTACATCGCCGTGATTATGTCGCACAGCGATTCTATCAACGATAACTTCACTGACCCACTGAAAGCCACGATTGAAGAATCGGCGGCAGACGTGGATCGGGCTATGAAGTTCTTCCACGACTAATCCTCGTTACTATATGTCAGAGGGGATACTCCCTCTGACAGACTCTTTTATTTTGAGGCTACATATGGCACGACTTTCTGTTGTAATCATCAAGGGGAATCCCAAGTACCTGAACACTCCCATCGCTGCGCAGTACTACGCTGAAATCGAAGCGTATCTCAAGCAACTCGGCGTGAATGAGATCACCTACGATGCGGGCGAACCAATGACCTGTCCTCGCATGGACGCTGACCTCTACATCGCACACTCGCGTGGTTGCGATCGTGAACGCTGCATGAAGGATCAGAAGATCCCGTTTGTCAAGTTGGGCGATCCAGAAGGGGTTATCCATCCCGCGGATCTGAAGTGGCACAAAGAGGTATTCAAGTTCACGCCTGGTGCCGGCATTACACCACCGGCTGAGCACTTCGTCTTCTTCAAAGAACAACGCGAGGCAGTCCGCCATGCAGTTGAAGCCGCTTGCAAACGTAGTCCGATCAAGTTCTCGAAGACAATGCGCTGGTGAATTCGATCCAAATTCTTTTCAGTCATACATAGTTAGCATGAACAATCCCACTGATTGCTCGCAACCAACTATTACATAACCACACCTGGCCATTTCGGCTGGGTGTGGATTATGACCCTGAGGAGAAATACCATGTCGAATATCATCGCTCTGTTCAAATCCGCTCTGACTTCTGCTGCTGATCTGGAATACGCTCGCAAGTGTGAAGAAGCTGCTCTGATCCGCCGTCTGGATCGTGCTATGAAAGCTCACGGTGTTCGTTCCGACGAAGCCATGGCTATCGAAGCTGAGCTGACCAACCTGGATGTACGTTATGCAGCGTAACAAATAGCCGGGACGTCGAGTCCCGGCGTCTACGCCTTTCTTTTTTTTGTCTGATTATGTGACTCCCCCATTTCTTTTGTGAGACATCCCCATGACTTGGAAAAAGATTCCAGGCTATCCAGGTTACTCTGCCTCCTCTGAAGGTGAGATTCGTAACGACGATACCAAGTACGTCACCAAGGGCGGTAACGCCGGTCACTATCTCAAAGTCTCCGTGTACAAGAAGGGCGATAAGAAGCCTACCCTGTGCTACGTGCATGACCTGGTGTGTCGTGCGTTCAAAGGTCCACCCACTGGCAACCAGATCGTCTTGCACGGCGATGACGACAAGAAGAACAACAAGCCGGCCAACCTGAAGTGGGGATCCATCTCCAAGAACACTCAGGACGCTTACGATAACGGTTTGATCAAGAAGAAGTAGCATACATAGACGATGCGGCTTACCACCGCATCGTCTATGCTGTTAAAAGTTTTATGGTCATACATAATTCACATGGAGTAACAACATTCTTATCACTATTGGGGTAACACCATGAGCGTTAAAATTGTAATGGATCGTCTGGTAGCAAACCGTGGTCGCTACGTCGATGAAGCTGGTCGTGATCTCAAGATCGCCCAATGGTTCGCCGTTCACAGCTGTCGGGAAGGTGAGAAGCTGGTTCTGATCGACAACGCCGAAACTGGCAAGATGCGCGAACTGACCCTGATGCCTGATGGTCAGGTGGTCGCACATCCTAAAGTCATCGGTCGTCTGGAAGTACGTCGTGGCAAGATGCAATACGCTATCCACGTCTACAACGAATCTGGTCAAGGTAAATTGTCCGACGTCTTCGCACTGTGAGGTGCGTTGACTGTTGGATGGAGGTAACAAACCCACACTAAGGAGAGTAGTGATGAATGTCGAAGATAGGCTGAACCGATTGATTAAGAAAGAAGGACTGTATATCGATGAAGTAACAAAACGTCGTGGTAATGCGAAGTACGTCGCTACCCTCCTCTTGGAGGGCATGGCGGCTAAGCTGGTACTGCTACTGAACGCACCACATTTCGAAGTGCGTGAGTTGTTCATGGATCGTGATGGCAATATATTTCTACGCCAGGAGGTGCTGGGGGAAATGCGGGTTGAACGCGGTCACTTGATGGCCGCTGTTGATAAATATAACGAAGCGAAGCGGGGTCAGATAATTGACGTACTGGTACTGTGATGCTGCAATATTGATTAACACTGGAGGGCCATCCCTCCAGTTACCTTTCTTTTTTTGTTGTTATTTATTACAGCGGCTGCATATCGGATGAACAATTGGGGAGTTACGACTGTGAAAGTCAAAGGTTTCTATTACATCGAACACCAAGCCACCGGACAAGTCTACACCGGATCGTCGTCTGACGCCCAGAAAGAGGCCGATGATCTAGTGGCCAGTCTTACCACCGCATCGTGCCCCATCAAGCGCCTCACCAAGCTGTGCAAGCTCGATAGCAAGGTCAAGGCTAAGGTTGTGGAATGCGGGAGCATAGGCGAGGCCAGGGCGCTTGAGAAAGAATTCCGCTCCAAACGTCAACCTTACGTATTGATAAACTGAGGACTACTCCATGGCCGATATGGGTTATTTCCGTGAAATGCTCCGCCGTAATCCAGAACGCCTGTCGCAGGTAGAACGGGCAGAGCGGGAGGCGATACAGGTAGCCGAATCTACTGGACGGTACTACACGCGGGGCGATGGTAAAGTTGTTCACTCCAAGTCGTTTGTTGCCGACTACACGGAGCTGTGTTTGAAACACAACGGCTAACCGGAAATGTTATGCCCTGAGTAGGGTATACGTTCTGGAGTTTCACCATGTCAAAAGCTTTTACCTATCTCGACACACGGGAACTGGGACGGAGAAAGTATCAGCTTCTCTCTGACTTTGCCTTCGATGACGTTCTGGGGTTCGGTGTGGTCACGGCGAAGAACGGGTTCATTACCGACTACGCCAGTCTCGACGTGCTGAAGAAACTGCTCCTGTTCCTGTTCTACGCCCTGCTGGTTGGGTACGGGGACAAGGCTGCGACGATCCACGACTGGATCTATCGTGGCTACGGGATTGCTAGGACGGATGGGAGTGTCTACTACCCAACCCGAAAGGAATGTGACCAGATCTTCTACCGCGCATTGCGAGCTGAGGGTGTGGCTAAGTGGCGCTGTATCCTCTTCTATGCCGGGGTGCGTGTTGGTGGACACACGAGCTACAAACTGGTAACTGCCAAGGCAGCGTAAAGACACAGCTAGGTGGGATTTCCGCCTAGCCTTTATGTCCCTTACTGTAAAGATCTGTAGTCGTACATTGTAAGCATGAACACCCTCATTCCGTACAGGAAATCAAGACATGGCAATCTACGCACTGAATTCGCTAACCCGTTGGACTGGCAAGGTCCCTTTCGATGGTGACTACAAGATCATGGACAGTCGGTTCCTTGGTCACTGCGGCTCTATCGAAGAGCTCGTAAAAGAGACCAAAGAGAAGGTCCTCGACATGAGCCGTGAGAAGTTCATCAGTCCAGACTTCAGCTACGTGATGGAAGCGATCGAACTCACTCGCGTCGAGTCGGAACACGACCAACTGCTCGATGACGTGGATGTGCTGCTGAAGAAAATCCCACGCATCATGCACTACGCCTTCACCATCAGTCGGGATCAACCACAACCTCTCGCTACACGGGTTGAGCGCAATCAGATCTCCAGCTACCACGACATGATGAAACAGCTCCGTCGGTCTGTGGTCAGCATGATCGTCCAGCACAGTAAGAATCCTCAGTACGTGGTGGATTCAGTGGGTGAGTTGACTGAGCTCTTGGCGGAGGCTCTTGAGACTCGTCTGATCAAAGAGTACGGAGGGCTCGATCTTCCTGAACCGTACGACTTCTCGAACATCGATTGCGAGGATGGGATCTGCGACCAGCTGGGCTGGAAACCGTTCGGCGAAAACGCGGTACTCATCGGCATGAGTACTTATTGTTCTGAAGTCCAGCCGGAGAAGTTTCTCTTTGACCTCTCTACCCTGAACCTTAGCGATGAGGCCATTACCGCCATCATCGACAACCTCCGTAACATCGACGACATCTTTGTCGCTCGTGATCCACAGGGCTTGGTGTTGTACTACGCACCTGTTGACAGCGACGATCTTGACCACCCCTTCTAATCCCCCTATTTAACAAGGAGTTTCACCATGCAACCATTCAAGACCTATCATCGCGTTTCCGTAATTGGTCCAGAAGGCGTGATCGCCGTCGGACAGAACGTCCCTAGCGTAAACCACAAAGGTGAGTTACAGCAGAGTTCCGCTGCCTCTATGCTGAACTTCGTCACCATGGGCCTGGCTCGCGATGCAGTTGTTGTCGATATCAAGATGGAAGAGTTTCCTCTTGAAGGCGACTACAAGGTCAGTACGCCAACCGACTTCTTCACCGACGAAGGTATTGCATACGCCCTGGCATCGATCTTCGAGTGGAAAGATCCTCGCAACAACCATCCGATCATACATCAGGCTGATGAAGGTCTTTACCTCAAGGGTCCTATCGACATCCTCAATCTGAATGCCTCGTATAAGAAATTCGATCCGGTCAATGACCTCGAACTCTGCATGGTGATCTTGCAGCGGTTCAAAGTCGAACTGCGTTACGAAGACCGTACAGGTAATGCGTACTTCCGTGGTCGTCATGGCGAAGGTAATAAGTTCGTCACCGATGAACAGATCCGTCGTGAGATCTGTCGTTCTGCCATCGACATGCGTATTGCCCACATCAGCAATCATGGTTGGGACGGCAACGTCCATTTGTCCATGGTGATCACTCCACCCACACCACCTGTCACGATTGCCGATATGGCGACAGTAGAGCCTACTGTGGTTAGTGGTCCAGAGACCTTGCAGGCTGTTGAAGCCGTAGTCAACGCGGGCGGCTGATGTTACTCCTTACCCACAACCCGACTCCTTGGATGGAAGAACTGGCTTACCGTCAGGAGTCGGGAAGGCAACACGAGGAACGGATCGCGCGGTTTAGGATCGCGTGGTACAAATCTATCGCACAACGTAAGGCCATCGCTGCAATCTTCGCGCTGTATGACGAAGGTGGCATCACGCCTGAAGACTTGCCAGGGCGATGCTCTGACATGCTTGATCAATTCGAAAAGGATGAAGACTAATGCTTATTACCCTGTTTATCATGTTCGACATCTGGGCCTTCGTAGCGGTTGGTCTCCACATCCACCGGCATCAGTTCTACAAGAAACGTCCCCACTTGAACAACCGGCGTGGCGAAGGCTTGATTGCTTTCAGCGAACGTCAGTACTGGTGGATGATGACACTGTGGCCGCTGGCCATTGTGACGGGCATGCTTTACTGCATCGTCCTCGTTGTCTGTGCAGTACTCGAAATGGCCGTCAATCTGTGGGAGCAGCGCCGCCGTGTACCTAAATAGACTAGGTCTCGCAGTAGCCTGGGGTAGGCAAACCGGCAAGACGAACAGAGCGCTAGTGCAGCAGCGCTGGGAACGTTACTCCTTCATGAAAGTGAATGAGCCGATCTATCCGATCTTCCCGAAGAAGGTCGGTTTCCCCAACCTAGTGATCGATGGCGTGAAGGTGATTCGCACGTTAGAGGTCACTACCACCCGCGGCGCTGGCTACGTCAACGTCGGTACCATTGGCCACTGTGACTGGCCAACCGTCAATCTAGTCTGAACAAGACATAAGGAACATCATGGAACTGCAAACCACCAACAAGATGCAAACCAAACAGTTGACCGTGTGCGTCTGCCCGAAATGTAAAGAAGACATCAATGTCGGCTGGTACGTGAACTATGTTCTCAGCGACCGTAAGAAGGCTGAAGGCAAACCGCCAACCTTCGAACAGACCTGCAAAGGCTGCGACGTCTCGTACGAGTTCTTCGTGCATTCGCCAACTGACATCGACTTCAAGGTCATCGACCCTAAACAGTACTACGGTCTGATGCTGGTCAAGCGTCCTGACGAAGAACTCTACATGGTGGTCGAGCAGGCGTACTACGTGCGCAGTGGCGTCATCAGCCTGGACCAGGAATACTGGGTCAACAGCGGCACCTGTCCGACCAACTGGTTCAAGGTGTTATTGGTGGCTGAAGACGGTGATCCAGATCCACACGGTTGCTTCGAGTGGGTACGCTCGCTGACCTATGCCGAGATCGAAGAGAAGTTCGGTTACGAGCGCAGCATGCTCCGCGGTGAAGGCGACGACTGCAATGCCGTGGAAGAGGCGATGCTCCACATCTTCCCAGAGATCACCAACGGTGGCACATTCCTGGAAGGCGACTCCGAAGTCGTACAAGTGGTCCAACCGGCCATCGGTCAGGACACGTTGCCAGCGACTGGGCAAGGTAAGCTGTAAACATGGGTAAGTGCTATTACCCAGTGGATCAAGAACTCCTCAGGTTCATCAGCGCTATCCGTAACAGTCATCCCGACATGGTCCGACTCTACTCCGAAGGTCAGTGCTACAACTTCGCGCTGATTATTCGGAGCATCCGACCTGAAGCGGAAATCCGCTATGCGTACGTGGAGGGACACGTTTACACGGAAGTCGGTGGGAGGCTGTACGACATCCGAGGAGTCAAACCTAACCCAGCCCACAAGTATACTCACATTCCGTATCTGGAACATCGGCGCGGACATAAACCACACCGATGGGGTAGAGGAGATACTCGTAGGCTCTCTAAATAGGACATCATCATGGATAACGAACTGAAAGAACAGCTCGATCTTCTCGACGCTGCGGTTGGTGACCTCAAACTCAAGCTTCAGGGTATCGACAAACTTCTCGGTGCCCCTTACGCCAAAGACTTCTCGGAAGCGGTAGTGTCCGCTATGGTCGATGATGTCCTTCGGTACAACATGATGCTCAACGACATCTACAAGTTCGTACATAGTCGCGTCAGGGATGAGTTTCGTGAGGTGTTCTTCCAACACATCACCGAGCTCGCCAAAGAACGCCTCAAGAACCTCGAGTAATAAGGAATTCGAATATGAAATACGATGAAGTCAAATCCCTGCTGTTCCTCGGCAAGATTGAACACACCGGCATCAATCAGGTCCGTAACCAATATTGGCCTGATCATCCGAACTACGACAGCGCCCGTGCTGAATCCCCGTGGTGGGCTGTTCAAGTTCCAAGTGGGACCATCACCATTGGCTGGCGCAAGCGCGTCATCTACATCGACTGGTCTTCGACTAACCGCCGCGGCCTGGTGACCGAAGATGACGTCACCAAAGACGACACCATGGTACATGCCTGGAGTTATCCAACGGCGCTGGAGTATCTGCGTAAGTGGAACGAACTCCCCGTGGTGGACGTTGCCATTCCAGGCATGAAGAACTACAACATCGAGGGACGTGATGAAGTCCTCAATGCACTCAAGATGTTGGGCAATGGTTCGGTGGAAGTCGACCTGATGATGTCCATGGTGAAAGAAGTCAAGTTGGGTTGGACCACCGTCATGACGATCAGTCGCCGTGGTGACAGCGGCAACACCTTCCACCTGCGCTGCGGCAAGCTCTCCGTCACCCATTACCAACCGCTCAGCGAGGACGCCTAGTCGTGAGTGGCTGGCGGTTCCATATACCGCTAGCCCTTCCTTGGGACGTCAATGTCATCAAGGTGAACTATCGCTGCTTAGAAGCCCCCAGAGTCTACCTGGATTTCGATGGCTACTTCAGCGAACCACCTGTCATTCGACGTGTCACGGCAGGGTTCGTTTCAGCACCCAAAGGTTTTACCGACGTCGTCCAGCCGCGCGCAGCACACATCGCCATGTTACCGATTCTGAAACAAATGATGTCGCTGTCCCTGGATGGCTGGAAACCAACCCCACATATTCACCGATTCGGAGTAGACCATGTTCAAACTGCAAGATGATTTCAAGGCTGAGGACGGCTACCACGTCGTAGAGCTTCACAGTCAAGACGAGGAGTTCGCTAAGATCCTCCTCGAAGCCATGAAGCTGAAAGGCTACGACGTCTACGGTTTCAGTGACCGTGGCGGTAGCAAGCAGTACGCTTTCGTGACGGCTGAGTTTGCTGAACAGTTGAAAGAGCGTCACCATGCCAGCTGTCGTAACTCGGCTGGTGGTTTCGACCCTCAGGTGATCGGTCGTGCCTTTCGTAAGTCGTCTGGCGAGGAAGTGGAGTTGGTGGTAATGCACGGCTTCAATGCGGATCATCAACCTGATTCGATACTGTTGCCACCGCGCATCGACGACCAGGCGTATAACGATACCCTGGCTGCGCTCGATACTCCTAACCAGCAAGTCCTGGGTCGAATGCTTCCACTGACGCCAGACGTCAAGGAGCAGCTGGATCGCATGAAGGCGTTGGATCGCGAACCGGTTGATCTGCAAGAACGCGGTGTTGTAAGCCGCATCATGGGTTCCCAGACGTCGGGCATAGAGCCTATCCGCACCATCGGTTACCTCGAACCAGGTCTTGGTTCCCAGATGATGGGGACGGGTAACCTGGATGACTGAACGCAAGTTCCTGGTTTACAACAAAGACGCGGAGTCCCAAGATGAGATCGGAGGGGTGGCAGCTCTTGCCAAACACCTCAACGTTCCTGAGAACGAGATACCAACTGCGCGTCTTTGGAAATACAGTGTAGGTGACTTTGTCGTCTATGAACGCAACCGTTTGGCTCCGATGGAATAATCATGGCTGATAAAACAATCGTACGCATCATCATCACCGCAGGCGTCCACACTAACCGTTCTTACATCGCCCGCAAGTTTGGCATGATACTCAGCGAGATCAACTTCGACGTCGACCTGTCGAACGTGCCGGCCAGCGATAATGAGCCTTACCTACCGGGAGAAAAGGAGGAGGATGTTGCAGCGGGTGTGGGTACACGCTTCCTCCTCAGCGAACACCGCCTGGGCACTCCGTTCGTATTGGACCAGGGTCGTCCAGCACCAAAACCTCTTGTCCGTCCGGCAGTACAACACCTCTTCGAACCTCGCCACACGGGCTTCGCTGTGATCGGCGGTCCTAATTGCGGTAAGTCGACATTGATTGACCTGTTCGCCGACTTCTTGAAATCTGAGGGGATGGCAGACGAACTGATCACGAAGCAGCTGATCGGTGAGGATTTCGAGTGGACACAGGAGCAACTCCTGGAGAACATGCGTAGCATCAAGCAACGCATCCGGGTGGTCTTCTATACGCGTCGTGCGTACGGTTCCGAACATCTGGAGCCGTTACTGTCGACCACTGATGGCTACAATGTAGAGAAGGAGGCTGAGAGTGAGCAAAACTCGTTACCGCAGTAACAAGACCATCGACGCAGTTCAATGGGTGGGTTCCAACACCGGCGAAGTGAAAGAGTTCCTCGGTGACAAAGGTCGTGTTTACGACGTGTCTCCTACCGGCATGGGTATGCACATCGCAACCGACTGGGGCACTATCCGCGTCAAGAAAGGCGACTTCATTACGCTCGATGATGAAGGTCATGTCAGCCACAACTCGGCCGAGACGTTCGCTACGTACTACGAACGCATCGAAGAGGTGGCGTAATGCCAGTCGCTCACTATCGTAGTCGGGTAGTCTTCCAGGCCATCCAGTGGGACGGGACTAACGAGGTCGAGATTGCCGAATGGCTCAAGAAGGATGGTATCGATCTCACCGTTCGCGAGGCCGAGCCTGTACACAACAACTCAAACCATATCACCACTCCCCGTCAACTTGTCGGGATTGTGGCCTGGGGGTTGATGCGAGTTAACGTGTGGGATTATGTCACTCGTAACGGCTGGCGTTCCTTCGACGTGTCAAACGGCAACGACTTCCTGAAGTTCAACGAAAAGCAGGAAGCGTAAACAGCATACGGCTAGCGGGATTCCCGCTAGCCTATGTCCCTTTCTTTTTTCAGTTAACTTTATTTCAGTCATACATAATGGTCATGCAACATCCATAATGAGTCCGAGGAGGACATGTATGAACGCTGGCGAAATGAAACTGCAACAAGCTGTAAACAAGGTTTTCTTGAACCCTATCCAGTACGCTGGAAAGGATGGGTCATTCTACGTCAAAGCTGGGACTATTAAGTTCTTCAGTAATGACGGGAAGATCGAAGATGACTGCTTGCCAGTTGTGTTCGATGTTGAGGGTAAACTCATTGGCCGCCTGGAAGGGTGGAGTTCTGAGCGGGCTTGGTTGGAGGATGTCCAACAGGTCGAGCTTGACGGATTGGTTTACACCAATCGTGGGGTGGAATTTAACCACCTGTAATTAGCTATACCTGGGAGGGGATAACCTCTCCCAGTTCTATTGAGACCGAGGAGGTCAGCATCATGGATTATTCATCAATCAACTACGTCATCTACACCATCGGCCTGACTAAGGAGATGTTCGTTATCGGTGGCACTTTCGCTGCTGGTCTTTGCGAACCCCGTCTGGCGAAATCGATGGGCGCTGGTGGCGCGGTTATCGAACTGCACATCTCGTCGAGCAACTTCGAGGTGTTGAAAGGCTACACTCCGAAGAGTCCTTTGACTCGGATCGAGGTGGAGAAGGATAAGATCGTGATCGCTGAGCGGTATATGCGCATCACGTTCCATCGAGGCGTGCCTGCCAGTTGGACTAACGAGTCTGGCTACCAGGCCATCGACCCACTTCCTCTCAAGCATTGGCTTAACACCCACGGCTATGAAAGCTGGGCGAAGCTGATGGGCGACAAGCCGTTTGAGAAACGGATGGCGGACTGGGTATTGACGGAAGCTGAGGAAGCTTTCAAGGCGGCGTGCGAGGCCAACGACTGGCACACTGGGTATTCGGATGACTACTCGGTACAACGTCGTGGTGACGCGGCCTACGCTGCGCTGGTAAAGACCAGGGATGAACTTGGTGGTAACGCCAAGGTTATCTTCGACTGGTACTCCAACCAGTAATTTAACCGGGGAGGGCAACCTCCCCAACCTAAGACCGAGGAGGTCGGCATGAGTTTCCCAAACGCAGTTAAGTACAACGAAGAACACTTTCACGATCGTGAAGGCGCACTGTTCACTTTCCAACGTGCCCGTGACGAAGGCCTCTGGAATGTGCTGGAAGGCAACGTGGATGTAGACGACATCTATGCCCGCCTGCACGACGAGAAGGGCAACATCACCAGCTACGTGCCAGTACAGGACTATCTGAAAGCCATCTTCGAAGAAGGTTACTTCTATCCTGGCATGCTCGCGGATCAAGCCATGATCCTGATGCACTATCGTCATCACTGCGAGACTCACGGCATTGAAGTTCCAGCGACTTGGAGCATGCCTGACTGCGACCTGATGATGTCGGCCATGGCGTCGGTTGCCCGCTCTGAGATCAAGTCCAACATGGCTTGGTTCAACACGATCATGAAGAAGGGGAAGTAAGATGTGGGACAATACGAAACGAGAGTTGACCATCCCGTGGGTGTTCGCCGTACAGATGCTTCGAATGCACCTGTCGAAGGTCCTGTTCCAAACGGGACATAGTCCTGAGGAGATTCGGAAAATGATCGACGACAGCCTGGTGAACAAGCCTAGTGAGGAGTTCATCAAACTCGTACAGGCAGTGCTTGATGAGGCTGGTGTGGCATACGCCGACCAACTCACCAAACCGGTCCCAGTGAATAACGTACTTAACCTGAAGCCTAAGGGATAATAAACAGCATAGATGCAGGAGCGTGAGCTCCTGCATCTAGACTTTCTTTTTTTGTTGCTTACTTGATGTTGATCCGCCATCCGTGGAGGAAACTACGAACATCAATCGCTTCACACCGCGCTACGCCACCGCTGATGGTCTGTTGAGTTTTGTATTCACTCACCATTCCATTGCTGGCATTGTAGTTAGGCATCCAGCCGTCGTGCTTATCGCCCTGCAACGAGTACAGGTAGATCGGCAAGCGGTAGATCTGATCCATCTGCATCGGATTCTCGTAGAACTCGACGTTGATAACCTTGCTACCCGCAACGTGACTGTAGCGCTTGAGCCCAGCCTGCTTCTCGATTGCCGAGGAGATGCCGAGCAGGACCGCTTCTTCACGATCCGCAGTGGAATACAGCCAGGTGTTGTCTTCACACCCATCCCACTTGACCAACTCACCCGAACGCTTGAAACCCGGCATCAACTCATCTTGTTGATACATGCTACCGTGATACAGAAAAGCAGGCAGGCGATCGGAGGTTGCGGTGGTAAGGGTGGATTGGTTGCTACTAACAGGAGCAGCTGATTCCAACGAGAGCGTAACGTCTGCCGCTTCAAGGGCAAGTTCAGTGATGAAGTCATGGCCATCAAGTTCACCTTCACGAGCTTCCAATGCCAAGCTGTCCAAGTCGACGTTCTGCACGCCGATGATGGAAGCCACCTGTTGTTGCGACCATTCCATGATGTCGTTGCTGCGAGTGGAGATGTTTGGCAGATCCCCAGTGTCGAGCAAGACATCCACCACGCCCACCGGTTCATCCTGACCCAGACGAGCAGCACGCGCTACGGTCTGTTCCCGGATACCCGAACGGAACGGTTGGTTGAGCAACAGCAGTTGGTTGGCCGCTGTAAGAGGCACAGCAGTCGACAACGACTGATACGTTGCTACCAGAGGGTTGAGGTCAGGGAGCTTGTAGAACTTGGCTACAATAGAAGCCAGGTCCTTGTTGGTTGCTCCGTAGACCAGCGCTGGATCGTAACCCAACTCAGCCAGGATCGTGTTGGACTTCTCGACCACTTCGACGAAGCTCGTGAAGATCAGCGTCTTCTTCTTCGCATCGTCAATGAAACGACTGAAGTCGATGTGAGGCAACATCTCAACGTGGCAACGTGTCCGCTCACGACCGAGGATACCGCCCAACGCTTCACCCATGATCTTGAGGTCAACGTACTTCAATACCGAACGAGCCGATTTGAACAACGGCTTCTCAGTCGGGTGGAGGGTCGGCATGATGGTCCGCAACTCGTAACTGTTGCAGTACGCCGCCTCTTCCTTCATGAGCTTGGCATCAAACCCCGAGGACACCGTCTTGAAGCACTCCTGGTACTTGGCAAACGCCAAACGTTCCTGAGGTGATTTGAGGGTGAGCTTGAAGTCTTCCAGTGCCCGGTTGTAATCCATCCGGTACTTGCCGAAGTTCTCCTTGTAGTACTTGCGCCGCTCTTCGATGAATTTCTTCATCCGTTCGCCGATGGCGTTGAGCGTGAACTCCATCCCGTTAGGGATCTTGACCAGGTGCTGTGTGGTGGTGACCACGATGTCGACCACGTCCTGTTTAGGAACGTGATACTTCAAGTGACCGATCCGGTTACGCAGGATGTCGTTGGCACGCTTGGCGTCACGACCCCAGATCTTGCGGAAACGGTCTTCAGACTCTTGGTCGAAGAGTGGGTCGATACACTTGAGGAACGGAATGCATTCCACGCCCAGAGCCAGGATCGGAGTACCCGAGGCCCAGTTCGCCCAGGACACGCACTTCATCTGGCAGAGTTCAATGAACATCTGCGTCCGCTGTGCATCGATGCGGTTGAAGTTGTGGGATTCGTCCAACGCCACGAAGATGTTCTTCAGCTGCGGAGAATGCATCTTGATGAAGTTGAGGAGAATCTCCAGCGACTCGTAGTGGCAGATGTAGTAGTGGTGATCCATGGTCGGCATTTCACCGGACGTGGATACCCAATACGACTTCTTGTTGAGCAACAGATCCTTGATCGAATCTTCCCACACACGGTTGACCGCGTTCTTCGGTGTGAGGATGATCACCTTCTCGGCATGCAGCGCTGCACCCAAGATCAGGTTGGTCAGGGTCTTGCCCGTACCAGGTCCTGCATCGAGCATGTAGCCCTTCAGACGGTAAGCCGGTACCATGATCCCGAAGTGTTCCACAAAGCCTTTCTGGAACGGCTTGAGGGGGTAAGGGATCTGCTTGTCAACCACCGACATGTCAGTGATGGACTGCACGCCACGATCGATCTGCCCCAGCCAGGTTTGCAGCTTGAGCTCGTCGATGATCTTCCTGATGACGCGGCGAGGCAACCGTGTTTGCGGAGCGTTGTAGAGTGTCTCAAGGATATAAAGGAAGTCCAGGCCGAAGAAGTGACGCATGCGCAGCTCAGAACTTCGGGCAATGGAAAACATGTTTTTCTGGATGACAGTGCTGCCCCAGCAGGCATAGATGTCTTTGAACAGCTTCATCGTGTCAATACCCTGCACTACAATGTAGGTCGGGGTGGTCGACACGGAGATAATCCCGAGTCGTTGCTTGAGCGCGGCGAACATCTGGTAGTCCTTCGAATGGGTGGCGGTTAACTCATATTTTACGCAGGAGCGTCGTTCCGTATAGCATAGAGCCCCTCCTTGAACGGAGGGGCTCTAGGTTCTTTACTGTATTATGGATCACCCCATGTTGCGTCTTCAGTCAACTCCAGAATCGGCACCCAAGTGAATGCGTTCGTGGACTTACCGTAGGCGTTGAGGACGGGGTTAGTAAGGGACTCGACAATAATGGCGTTGGTCGTGCCGGCGGAGTATGTGTTTTTAGTCGCCACATGCCCTGACAACATCGGGCCAACGTCGTACAAGCCCCACGCAGAGCCTACGCGTTTCGGCAGTGCAAGGGCGTTGATAATGCGCCCCCATTCACTGGCAGCGTAAGCTGCGTTTGTGGGGACGTTAGGCGATGGCAATGCCAGAGGATCGGCACCCGCTGAACCTAACCGCACTTTAAACCGATACCCGCCTTTGACGAGTTGTGCGTTTTGCTTCGTGCCGGCACCGACGGGGTATTGACCATTCCCTTTGATGCCGTATACCGATTTGGCATTGTACAGGTCGTTCCAGATGACAGCCGATTTCAATGGCGTCTTAGGGATGTAAATGACCACCCCATCGATGATCATCTTAATCCATGTCGGAACAGCGGTCCACACGGTCCCGCCTGCGTAACCAACCCCAGCAGACACTTCAGCAGTGGTGAAAAAATCACTGCCGGCCATTTCACCGTAATACCCCAATGTGGTATTGCCTTGCAGCAGCGTGGTGGGTCCTGGTCCAAATGGATTGGCAGGAGCCACGGTGTCGGTGTATAAGCAGACTTCAAACATGCCAGTCTCCTTGTTAGATCGTAGAACCAATACTACCGATCCAGTCTGTACCGTCCCACAAGAATGCCAAGACGGTTTTGGTCGCACCGTACACAGGCACAACCCCTTTGTTCCACTTCACTGTAGCGGGCCACACCGGCGTACCGGCATTGCCCAACATCACCAACACCAATGTCATGCCTCGGCCAGCCGGAGGTGCTGTGAACACCATGGTGCGTACCGCAGCGTTGCTGTTGTCGATGGTGTAGTTCTGAGCTACGGAGGTGTCGAGCGTGGTGGTGGTAGCCACTGTGATAACTGGCAGGTCAAGCCGCTTCAGGTCGTAACGGTCCAGTTGCTTCATGGGGAAGATCCCCTGACTGGTCCAGACGGTAGCGCTTGTTTTCCGGAAGTACTCGCTGGTGAGTGTGTTGAGGAACAGGTCGTTCAAGATCCCGTCACCACTCGCCGGCTGGCGTGCCAGAAGGAACCACGACACACCAGGCGTACCTGCTGTACCAGGAGTACCAGCTGCCCCCACATCGCCAGTATCACCTTTGTCGCCTTTAGCGCCAGCTGCGCCAGGTGTACCAGGAATGCCCTGATCACCGGTGTTACCAGGATCACCTTTATCGCCTTTGACGCCAGGAGTGCCTGGAATACCAGGATCGCCCTTAGCACCAGTAACGCCTACGGAACCCTGATCGCCAGTGTCTCCTTTATCACCTTTGGCACCTGCTGGGCCTGCGGCACCGGGCGTACCAGGTGCGCCTGTGGCGCCAGTGGAACCTGGTGCACCAGTAGCACCTACGTCACCCTTGTCACCTTTATCTCCCTTCGCACCAGGAGCACCTGTGCTGCCGGGAGTACCTGGATCGCCTTGCGCACCTCGTTCGCCAGCCGCCCCCGCGGCCCCTGGTGCGCCTGGATCACCGTCATCGCCTTTATCCCCTTTCTGTGTTACGAGCCATTCCGCCTCGGTACCGACGTAGCCATTATCCACAGCTATGTCGTAGGTACTCTTGCCACCGGCCATTACGTCGGATAGTACGGCTTTACGACTCTCCCCTCCCTGTACGACTTCAATCAGCTCATCACCGGTCAGTTCACCAGCCAGCGTCATACTTGAAATAGTACCCATGTTGCTCCCCTTCTTTTCTACTTACGCGTTAACCCCATCCTGTAGGCGAGTATCGCCACTTTCCAAATAACGGACAGCCAGATTCTCTTCCAATCGCAACGTAGGATCGGTAGCATTATGTCCACCAAAGGTAATGGTGGCTGGTCCGTTGTAATAGTAGTTGTTTTGAGTAGGCTGTAAAACAACCGTGAGTAAACCATCTTCGTTCAAGAAGGTAGGGTCTAACTCACGCCTACCCCGACTGTCCGCTGGAAACATGTGGCCAAATGACTCCATGTCTATATCATTTGGGTCGATACAGAACAGTTGCAGTACATCAGTCACCAATCCAATCATCTCACTATAGATGATGCCTTCCCACACCGGGTTTGTCGCCGTAGGAGATTCGATGTCAGGGTAACCATCGAACTCGGCCTGGATGGTGTTGCGGCGATAGCGTACTGTCTTGGAGTTCTTGTACTTCCCCTCTGGGCGGGCAGTGATGGTGATCTGAGTGTTTGTCTCCAGGCCATTCACTTCGATCCTTGGAGGGATGGCGAGCGGCAAAGAGATTTCAACTTCGTCCTCATCTATACGGTTCAGTGCCTTCGCGTTGATCAGTTGTAGGATTCTGATGTCAGTGACGTAGTGCTGCATTAAGAGCCCCCTATTTAGGTGTTTCCTTCATATCGTTTGCATTTATGTATACTATGTAATAACAGTGCAGTTTCTACCCCAATGGTCGGCACTCGCTCCGTCGACCGGGGTACCAACGCTGGGATGTCCTCCCTAGCACTGACACCAGCCCATGCGGGTGGCTGGTGTAGCTGTAGCCTTTAGTGCTAAGCCTCAGAACCTATCTAGCGTGAGGACACGGATAGCTTCTGGGGATTGACATTATATGTACAATCAGGATGTACGCATCCACACAACTTGAACTCTGACTCCCTGTAGGCCTCTTGCCAGGCACTGTTATAGTCGGCACCGGCGGGTTACGCGATCAATCCTCTGCCACACACGCTTTCAACTCTAGCGCACCCAGACCTGGTACTCCAGCGAGGCATGCAATGGTTTTGAAGCAGGCCTTGGATCATTAAACACGCCGAGTCCCTGGCCGTCCCGGAGAGGGTCGGTCATACTCGGCGTGTTTATGCTGCGAACTTTCGGTTAGTGTAAATATTTACAGAACCGCATTATCATTTGAACAAAGGTTATCCCATCGACCTTTGATCATTGGCTCCGGGTCGGACTTCCCCTTCAGGTCCCGGAGTCTCTCAGCACTGCGCTCGGTCACCAACGACGTCCCTCCCCACTCCTCGTCGTTGGTGATCATTTTTATCCCCTTTATGCTGCAAACGGTAATAATGACCGCCGGCTGGACCTTTATGTCGTAATAGTATGAAGAACCTAGGATCGGGACCTCTTCACTCGCCGAGGATATACGACATGAAAGTTAACATCGCACTCTCGCCGCTGGCCAACATCCTGGCGGCAATCAACGCGGCTAACACTGCGTCGAGCACCAACATCACCGAAGCCCAAGTTACTGCTGCTGCGCCAGTAGTCGCCGCCGGTACCGGTGGTCGTAACACCACTGTACAACTGACCGGCGTTGATGGTCAGGGTATCGAAGGTTCTCGTACCTTCGCCTACACCCGTCAATCTCTGGCCACTGGCGCTGTGGCAACCAACGCCCCTACGTTCGTCACCGTACTCGAGGCCGATACTCGCGATCAGTCGCGCGTCAAGGTCTGCACCGCTCTGGGCCTGAAAGCCTCCGAGATCGGCGACGTGTCGTACACAGCTCCAGTCGCCGTCGGCACCCCTGGTACCATCCAGATCTCTGCGATCGATCCAGGCCTGCTGTACGTTGGTGTTCGTGACGTTGAACTGCGCTTCGCAGATGAAGACGTAGCGTTCGCTACCGTAGCACCTATCACTGACCTGGATGCTTTCGAAGCTGAAGCGTAAGTGATTTAGCATACGGCCCGGCGCAAGCCGGGCTTTATGTTGTCACCGCCATTTAATGGAGTAGACGATATGCAAATAAATGTAAGTCTGAGTCCACTGACGAACGTCTTGGGTCTGATCAATGCGAAGAATGGCTCGTCCATCGTTGAGACTCAAGTGACCGTCGATGCAATCATCGCGAGTACTGAGAACCCAGGTGACAACACCAAGATTACCTTGACGGGTATTGATGGTGAAGGTATCGAAGGATCGCGGTCTTTCTTCTACGGCCGCTACGATCTGTTGGGGGCTAAGGCCGTAGACCCGAACCGTGTGTCTATCCTGGGTACCGATACTCAGCCAGAGATCCATGCCAAGGTTTGCACGACCTTCGGATTGAAAGCTTCCGAGGTGGAAGTCAGTACCGTCACTATTCCTGGGACTGATGACTACACTGTAGCCACCATGATGCCTATCGACGATTCGCTGCTGTATAACGGCGATCCGTTGGATATCCACATCACCTTGGACGGTGCGGTCATCCCGTTGACCACGGCGATCCCAGACCCTGAGTTCGCCGGTTTGGCTAACCTGGGCGTCGATCTTACCAAGACCGGCAGTCAGAATCTGTACGCGATGATCAACGCGGTTTATCCGTGGGGTTTCTCGGGAACTACGGCTACATTGGCTGGTCTGACCCCATTCACTCCAGAAGCGCCATCGACTGCCAATACCTCTATCACGCTGACAGCGGTTGGTGGGCAGGGTTTCTCTGGTACGGTGGACATCCATTACCACAGACTTGACATCATGTCTCAGGTCGCTGTACCGCCTTCCGAAGTAACTATTCTGGAGGCCGATACCGATGCTCAAGTTAAGGCCAAGATCTCCGTAGCGTACGGCCTGTTGAACGCAGCGATTCAAATGTCCAACGTTGTTCGTCCTACGTCCGGCGTTCCTGGTTCTTGCGATATCAAAGGCGCCTCGACATCGCAGCTGTATCTCGACACGACTTACCCGATCGTGTTGGTCCTCTAATACCGAACAGCATAAAGCCACCTACCCCGTAAGGAGTAGGCGGCCTTGTGTCGCTTATGCTTCTGGATCGAAACCCAGTACATCTGTTACGGGTGCGATGCTCGCAAATGGAACATCGACAATCCCAACTGGATCGAAGCCCAACGCATTGGTCACAGGAGCGATCGTTGCGAATGGAATATCGATATCAGTACTGCCTAACCGGATCGTCGTTCCAGACTTGTAGTAAATGCTACTATCCAGAACCGTGAGTAGGATAGAAGTAGCGCCTGGAGTAATAGGTCCGTCGGCTACGTCGTACTGCTCAAGCTTGATGAAAAACTTGGTATTGATAGCATCCAACGTTCCCCAGATAGTTGTACCTACAACGCCCGGCAGATCCAACGCCTGACCATCGAACGCTTCAGAGAGAGCGTATCTGGCGTACTGGAACGTGTAGTAGCCGGAATACCCTGAACTCTTTTTCGCTGTTACCCTGATGGTCGTGTTGTACGCCTGTGTTTGATCGGCGGTGGGTTGGGGGATATCGAACGTCAATTGGCTAGCAATAAACGAGGTGCCTTGCTCTTTGTTGATCGCGGCCAGTATCCCAACTTTACCTGAGATGTTCAGGTCGGGTCGTTTAACCTGATCTACCAGAGCGTAACCGTTGATGCCCCGCAGTGTGATGGGCTCTACTGTAGTAGCTAGAGCGTAACCGTTGACCTTACGCAACTCAACCGTCGGTATCTGACTGACCGCTACGTAAACGTCGACACTCCTTAAACTTGTGGACATACATGCGCCTCAATTCTTTAAGCGGGGGTAAGGACCACTTCCAAATTACTCAAGGAAGCTATCGTAAGGCCCGAACCATCGGGCATGGTAAGCAGCCCGCCCGGTGAAGCATCGAGAGGCGCCGCCGCAGCAGTCATTGTTACGGGTACCGATGCGTTAGTAGTGCCATTGGAAGCCAGCGCCACGGAGAGGGTTTTATCGCCGGCCACGTCTTTTACCGCAGCTACCTTGACACTGATACCCCTCACAGTAACAAACGATAACGACGACGCATCAACCTTTACCCGTAACGGGGTGTTGTCTGCTGCAACGCCCACCTTAGGCGCTGAGAGGCTCGCTGTAGCTGCGCGGCGAGTGTTCAAGGCGTCGACTATGTTAGAGCCGCCAGGAGGCGTGTAGCCGGCCCCAGTGGTCGACAACACAGGTAGTCGTTTAAGGGTGATCGGACCGAGTGGTTTGATCAGCGCATCGTCGGCAGGATCGATAGACACCATCGAATAGATATCCGATATTGCGAATACGTCAACCGCTGGCGTGAACCACACGGTGTACGGATGTCCGATTGTCCAGAAGTTGGTCTTGAAGTTAGCCGCAGTCAGACCGGAGCTGCCCAACGACGTAGCTGCCGTATACACACCGCCATTGAACATAACGGTGTACGTGGAAGCTACGAAGTCAAAGATGATCTCGTAATAACCATCGGGCAGTGGTGTAGCCGCCGTTGTCTTCAGTGGTAAAAACCCGGCGCTAGTAGTCGTGTTGTTCGCAGGACTTGTGCCGAACACCGGAGGTGCTCCAGAGACAGCACCGATAGTTTCATGACGAAAGCCAATGATTACTTTACGAGGCGTGACGTTCCCAATGAGTTTGCTGAGCAGTATGTAAGTCGCGCCGACACCATACGACCCTCCACTGATGTCTGGACCGAAAACGATCTTGTTGTTTTTGATTCTAGGGACAGCGTAATGGAGATCACCACCACTGTAGATTGTAGGGGCTAACTCTGAATAAGCCAACCCCCACCCAGTGAGTGCGGCTCCAGCCGCGAACTCAATAGGTAAGTGCTCCAAGCCAAAGAAGTTTGTTGTAACCATGGTGACTCCGACTACGAGGCAGTGAGTTTAAGTTTCGCGGCCTGAATTGCTGCACGGGTCCAACGAACGCCCGAAGGAGACTTCTCGGCAAGGTACAGCTTGTATCCTGGGACAATAGTGCTACTCAAGACGTTATTCGTCTGAGATGAATTGTCAGTACCCGAGGTTACTTGGGCAGCGAGGGTACCAGATGCACCATCCTTTCTACGGGCGGTGGCGAAGAGGACTACACCGTTCACCGGTCCGGCGAAGGTAGGTATAGATAGACCGACATTGGCGGTGGGGTTGGCCACATCCGTCGTCACCACCGGGGTTGTCAAACTAGCAGAATCCGTAACAGCCATGTTCAACGCTGTTACAGAATCAGCTGCGCCGGTGGCAGCCCAGGTAGCTTGGTCAAGGCTAGCGGTGGTGATCGGGAATACCCGCTGCGGACCCAAGAAGGAGTCTGCCGTACCATCATTGGTCTTCTCGATGACGTACATGTCCTTCAGCCAGAACGTCACATCGATAGTGTTGGCTGAGATGGATACCGCTGTAGTACCGCTGACAAACAAGGTAGTCCCCGCCGCAAAGAGTGAGGCAACACCAGCCGCCAACGCAATGTCGGCAATGGCTTTACCATCGACCCGGCGGCGCACGATGTTAGCGGCGATATCCCATTGGGCCTCGAGGTAATACTCTTGACCATACACAAAGCCTGGGATACTACCGATGGGGAACACTGAGGCAGCGGGCAAGGTAGTCCCATCGACCGTGGTCGAACCCATAAACGCCATCGGGTGGACCCAGTTCGCCGCTTGCGAACCCCCTGCGTTAGCAGCTGGTGCTATCCAACGCAACCCAACCGTAACGACGGCCGTAGCCGACGCAGTGAGGCCAAGACCGGCAAGCGATGCCTGGAGATAGTTGACTTTTTGGGTACTGCCGCTGTAACCAGTACTTGCCGTACATTTCAGCCAGCCAGAGTCTTTCGTGTAGGTCGCGCCACGAAGGGCTGCCGCGCCGGCCTTAAAGCTAAATGGTAACGGTGGGAGCGTAGTAAAGCCGGCTGGGATCTGCTCACCAATAGGCATTACCACATCGTCGTAACCAAAGAAACTACGAATAGCCATGTTTAATACCTCAGCTCCAACGAATGATTGGATCAGTAAATGCCAACGAGAGTGGCGGTAAGATCGACCCTACTGACACGGAAGTGCCGGGGACGAACAGGTAACTGGTGGTGGCTGCTTTAATGCTGACCACGGTCGCCTCTGAATCGATCGGTTCGTCTACGATATCAGCCGCCGTCAACTGCATGCCGGTCACGGTATTGATCTTAGAGATCAATGCCTGTGTAGTGGCTTCAGAACCGACAACAACAGAACTGAGGTCAGGCATCCGGTTCATGTAAACTCGGTTGTAGTGGAAATACATCTCCCCGGACAACTGAGCCAATGCCGTTGGCGTCAACTTGACTTTGGAGTTGTACCCGACTACATCACCAACCTCAACAGCGCCGAGGTTGAAGTGCGTGGCTGGACGGACCGATTTCGCTCTCGCCAGGATCATAGTCATCAGGGCAGTCGCAAAGGTCTGTCCTTTTGGTAACGGGATATACGTCGCCATCGCGTAACCAGCAACCGATCTTAAATTGATCGATAGTGGGGGAGCACCCATCACGTAGCCGCGTACCTCACGCAGTCGTACAGGGGCTGGCGGGATCATCAACACATAACCCTGAACGTTGGAGACTTTCGCCCCCATCGCAGGGCGTGTCAGAGCATAGCCCTGAACGTTGGCAATATTAACAGTCATGGACTACTCCCTTACGCATCTGGCGATAAGATGAAATCCGTGGCGTCAATACTTGCAGCATCCCATGTTGCCCCAGCGGGGTTTTTGTGGAATACGCCAACGCTACCGTTGTAGTTGTACGACCCAACATTACCTTGAATCGACCGCCCAGCAACTTCATTGGCGCCAGACTTTATTTTAGACGCACAGAGAACAGATGCCGCACCTGCGGAAGAGATGCCGGCGACCAACTCAAGCGCAGTGATGACGGTACCGCCTGGGATCGTGGCTTTCAGGCTGGCCGTAAGCGGACCTTTGGTGGTGACGTTGGACGTGGCGATCTTGGTCGTTGGAATGGCGCCTGGTTCGCTGATCGCATCTACCAACGCCGTACCGCCAGGGGTGGTCGTCCAATCACTGCCCGATGCTGAGTCGCAGGTGATAGGGACGGTTATCTGTGGACCCAATGGTCCGATAGGAAATCCCTGACCGGCGCCTTGGTCATCGCAGATGTAGAAGTCGCGATAGTCGTACTGCCCGTTCAAACTACCTTTGGCTTCCAGCCCAAGGGTCATGGTGCGTGTGGCGCCGGCCGCTGAGTTGGCGATTTTAACGCCATCGATCCAACGTTCTACAGTACCGGTGTTTGGGTCGAACGACATCTCGATGTAGCAGGTGTTGCCGGTTACTGGAAGTAGCGTGTCGAGGAGGACGTAGGTGCCGTTCAGGTAAACGAGACCCGCCCCACCTTTGGCATTCTTGGTGATCCGGCAACGATACCCGAACCAGATCTTCGCGACAGGGGTAAGAAGGTACGAGTCCAGTGGGATACTTACGCGCTCAGCACCGCTGGAGGTGGCGTTACTCACAAGCCATCCGTTGACGATGGTGGTCTGTGCCGACAAGTCGGCGTTACGCGTCATGCCGTGAGTGGCGTAGTTGATCCACGACGTGTCACCCTGCGGCAAATGCTCGAAGCCGATAACTGCTTTAACTGCCATGATTATACAACCTCGTATTAGACACTGGTGTCGGGTGTCAGTTTGAGAGTGGTCGCATCAATTTTCGCGATATCCCACACTGTCCCGTCCGGGGCTTTAGGATAGATTCCGATTTGAGCACCGTAGGTAACCGTGCGAGCAACAGGAATGAATTTAACAGGAGCGTTGGAACCGCCTTGGGAGATTTCGATCTTACTGACCGAAGCTGCGTCACCCGTACTGGTACCTGAGAGCAACAGACTCACGCCGTTCACATGGGTGCCATCCGGTGCTGTGGTTTTAAGGCTAGTGACCAACGGAGTCTTGTCGGCAGGGGACGTCACGTACGGTGCGGCTGGTAACGCGGCGTTAATCGTATCCAGGGCGGTACCGCCAGCCGACGGAGTCCAGCCAGCGCCGGCAGCTGCGTCCAGGGTGATTGGATACATCCGCTGCGAACCCAAGGGGCCTGTCATGCCATCACCCGCTACCGCGTCGACGATGTAGAAGTCGCGGATAGCGTAACGGTTGTTAAGACCTGAACTCAACCCAAAGTTGATGGCGAAGGTACCGGCGACAATTGCAGCTTTAACCGCAGCACTGAAGACGTTCCCTTGAGTAACTGTCTGTGTAACTCCATCAGCCACCATGGTGGCGGTAAAAGCTACGAAATCGTAGGTAATCTCGACGTACGTTTCTTTACCGATGACCTGACTCCACGGAGCGTTAGCTGCGGTCAGGATGAGTGGGTAGTATGCGACACTGTTGGGGGTGGGTGCGTCCGACATAAATAAAATGCCGTGAGCGCTGGCGTAAATTGCCAGCACCTTCATTCGGAAGCCGAAGGTCACCTTGGTTGGGTTGGGTGGGATCACACCAGTCATGTCGAACCCGACGTTGGTGGCGGCCACCACGTACGAGCCAATGAACCCATCCGGATCCACACCGAGTCCGGTTGGGTTGACTACAGTCGACTGATACCCGAGGTAGGTAGCGAACGCCGTCATCGCTCCGTTCAATACCGGTGCAGGGGTTCTTGGTAGATGGTCGAAACCATAAATTCCACGAAGCATGTCGTTACTCCTCAGCCACAGGTTCGGTTTCGACAGGAGGTTCTTCGGCAGGCGCCTCTACTACTGGATCATGCCAGCAGAAGTAGAGTGTACCAACAGGGCCGGTAGAACGTTCTGGGAAGCGCAACCCGAGGGCGTACTTGTAAGTGCTGAAGGTAGGGAGGTCACGGTGGTTGAGTTCGTTGTACACGACCTCAGCACCGTTCAGGCTGTACTCCGTGGCGTGCTCGTCCATGTTCCACTTACCCGCGTCGGTCGTAGGACCGGATTCGGACAAGATCTGAGCTACCAGTCGTTGGTCGGCTTCATTCAGCGGACCCAATGGGATATCGCGCAGCATGATACCCAGTTCGGTGAAGTCCTGACGGATCAGGTAATTCGGCCAATCTTGCATGGTGATACCCTCGGCTTAGAAGCCAGTCAATTTATTATCGGAGAAGGCTGTCGCGATGTCAGGATATCCACCGAACTTCAACGTGGCTGTTCCGAACCATCCCAAACTAGCTGCGGTCGCTTCCAGCTGTACCGTCACTTTACCGTTGACCGTTGACGATGCGTGTTCGACCAAATTACCAACCGTGAGAGGAACGTTCAGATAGTTGGTAACGATAGGTACCCATGCAGCCATCGCCAAACCGTCGCTACAGTAGCACGTAGTCAGGTCGAATTTCTCGAGTGGCTGTAAGTTCAGGCGGTCGTAGAAGAACAGCGTGGAACCTGACACCAACGTTGAAGTGTCGGAACCACGGACAGGGATAGCGGTGTTTTTACCGTACTGAGTGATCTCAGCAGAGGTAGCGGCTCTTGGTGTTCCGAAGACCAAGTCGGAAGCGGTGAATGTAACACCGCTCGCAATGTTGATCATCGCAATCAAGTCCGCCTGGCTTGATACGAAAATACCCATGACGGACCCTACACGTTGTAGTGGATGATGATCTTGCCGCCGAACCAACTACCCGCGACACCCTGGATAACCAAGCAACGGTTATACTTAGCCGAGTTGGCCTCAGGGACGGGCGCTGACGGTATCGTGTACCTGTACCACGTAATCCCGCCAATCCCGCCATCGGTAGTCGATGCTGCTGTAGACCAGTTCGTACGTCCAGTAGTCGAGTTCAGCCAATCGATCAGCGACTTGGTGGCGGCGGTGTTATCACCCGCCCCTACGTTGAACACCGCAGCGTACGCTTCGATCGTTGCGCCAATGGCTGAGGCATCTTGACAGTACGCCTGAAACTCACCTTGTGGCTTTCGCGCGCCACTGAAGTCGTTACCGCCTGGGTAGAGTCGACCGACCAATGCCCGGTTCGCATCCGTGATGAAGCTAGGGAACGGTCGAGCGCCCACAGTCCACGTCAGCTGTACCGTACCTTTATAGCAAAGGCTGGTAGTGGCGATGTTGATGTTAGTCAACACACCCGAGGTCAAGACAGCGCTATTGGTGATATCGGCCGCAGGAATGCTGACGCCGAACTTCTTAATGAAAGAAGCCTTCCAAGTGGCTACCGCCAACGTCGTGGTGACCGAATAGTCGCTCATCTTCAGCGTCATGTGTTTGAAGATGACACCAACGTCAATCCGTCGGTAGCGTACAGTCTGGCTACCTACAACACCGCTGCCAGGAGCAGGGGAGATCAATATCGACGTATCTGTCTTATAAGGATCGCTTGGAACCAATGCAACCGTAGACGGAACACCGAATAGAAGTTTCCCTTTCGGATACTGGGCTTTAAACCCTGGGTTGCTCTTCTCGATCAGGTCATACAGAATATCGATCTGATCGGCGTGATAATCGGTTGGCGCTGGCGGACCTGGCACAAGTGGGGCGGGGTTGACCAAGGCGTAAGCATTGATCGAACGTACCGTCACACTTGACGCCGGTCGGGCTACCGCATACCCTGTCACTGCCCTTACAGTTAGAGTCATGGTTTAACTCGCTACGTCAGGAGTCAGACTGAGTGATGTCGCGTCGATGGAAGCGGCAGTCCAACGACTACCATCTGGAGCTCGAGCAAACATCCCTAATGGGTTACCGTATTTCAGCGTTGTGGTGAATGTCTTCGACTGTCCCTTGATGGACTTAGCGCCGTTGGTCAATGTACTACCCACCAACGCTGACGAGATGTCGGTCTTACCGGCAGCCATGATGAAGACACCGTCGACGATCGTGTTTTGTGTCGGCAAGGTAGCTGCCTTGAGGCTGGTGACCAATGGCACTTTACTTGGACCCGATGTCAGGGTTGCAGCACCAGCAGTCTCAATCGGTACATTAAGGGCTGTCAGGAACCCAGACCCATCACTGCTGGTCCAGTCTGTTCCGGATGCCGAATCCAACGTCACTGGATAAATGACCCGAGGACCCAGGCGAGTGACGTAGCCATCGCCTGGGAGATCGTCAACGATCACGATGTCGCGATAAGCCGTCACACCGCTCTGGCTAGGGCCGGTGTGTTCCATGATTAGTACCAACTTACCAGCTTTTAGACTGGTTTGGTTGATGGTGGCGGTTGTATACGTACCCTTTAGGACATCGTCCCAGTAAACACTGTACGTCCCAGCCGTCAGGTTGTAAACCACCTCCAGATACGTTTCACCGCCGGCTAGTTGAGCGGCGGCTGGCATATCGGCGTAGTTGGCGATGAACTGGGGGTCGGAGACGGCTACGGTCGTCCCGATAAAAAACATCTGGCCAGAATTACCAGCAACGAGGGTCTTGAACCGAATGCCGACTGACAGGGTGGAGATGCCGGGAACCAAAAATGGACTGAGGTCAAAGACCGACTGAGCGTACCCGGACGAAACACCAGCCGCCACACTGAGGCTAGCGTCTGACGAGATGAGGAATTGTTTATTACCGGCACTGTGAGTGATGGCATACCCGCAGTTCGGTAGCCATGCGGCTTCGGCCAAGTTCTTGCCGATGTGATCGAATCCAATAATTGCACGAAGCATGATTAGTCTCCCAATGGATAAGTAGACGAGTACCGCTTGGTACTCGTCTATGCCCACTTACGCCGCGTCGAACGGATCGTTGTAGTGGAGGTACATCAGACCAGCAGGAGTCAACACAGCCGGATCCAGTTGCAGACCCATCACGTACTTGTACGTGGAGTTGGTTGGTAGGGCTGGGGTGTTCAGGCCGTTGCTAACCACTGTTGCGCCAGCCAGGTTCCATGCCGTCACGCCAGGGTTGTTTACCCACAACGCTTTGCCTGCGCCAAGGTCGGTCGCCAGCAGCATGGCTACGAGAGCGTCTGCTTGAGTACCGGCGATGACACCTGGAGCAATTGCCGACATCGTGCTGAAGTAGCTGGTGTAATCGTACGGGTACAGGTACAGGGCACCGAAGGTGTCCTGATCGTTGGCAGTCGGGTAGTTCAGACCGTTCAACGAGGTAACCGTAACCAACTGATCGATCGGAGCCGCACCACGGGTGACGATCAGAGTCGCACTACCAATCCAGCCCAAACTGCCAGCCTTTGCAGTCAAGGTGGTGGTGCTGGTGTTGTCACCGTTGTCGACCAGGGGATTGTTCTCCAGGTCATCGGTGGTGAACTGAATGCCTGTCCAATACTTCAGCATCGGCAACAGGGTGTGTACTGTGGTGATGTTGTACGCCGAGCATTGGAAGCCGGCGAGGTTAGTAGCCGTCAACGACGCCAAGTTCAGGCGATCGTAGGTGAGGTCACGCTTGCCCTGATACGGACCACCGGCTTTGGCAGTGACGCGAACGCCGGTGTTGCGGGTGGTCACCTGACCTTGCCAGGTCCCGGAGAGCGCTTGAGGCACGCCGAAGGTGATGTCGTTGACCGTGTACGCCGTCGAGTTGGCGGTGTTGAGCGCCTTCAAGAAGTCGGTGAGTGACGGAGTCATGTAAGACATTAGATCTATCCTCAGACGTTGAAGTGGATGTAGTGTTGGCCGATACCAGCACCACGCGCGGTGTCATACGTTGGAATGGTCCAGATAAGCACGCGGTTGTAGTACGTAGAGTTGGCCAACGGAGCGGCATCGCGGCCGGCTTGAGTGGAGAGGTCGTACACCGCAGTGCCCCAATCCAAGTAGGCGTATGCTGGAGCGTTGTTGTACGAACCCACCAGGTTCTTGCCATACAGCCGGTTGAGTTCAGCGATGAACCGGTTACCGAACGCTGGGGTCTCACCACCCGCGATCAGGTTACCTGGGAAGTTACCCCACGGCGCGGTGGCGATGAACGCGGTCCAGTCGATACCGTACGCCATGTTGTCGACGACAACTGGGTGACCGCCATCGAAGGTGTTGCCGCCTGGGAACGAACGAGCAGCCAGGTCGGTTACGGTAATCATGGACTCGAGCTCTTGTGGAGCACTGCGCCATTTGAGTGAGAACGAGCCGATGTAACCGAGACTGGTAGCCTTGGCAGTCACTGTCACCGTGGAGGTGTAGAACCCATTCTCCTGGACGGTGCCTCGAAGAATGTTGACGTTGGTGACGTCGTCTTCGCTCAGATTGAGGCCGTAGATCGTGTTGATGATTGGCAACAGGTTGTACAGGGTGAATACCACGGAGTTGGATGCGGTCTGGTTCGCCGAGTACTTGTTGATCTGTACCGTGATACCGCGGAACAGGTTGTTGAACGACAGACGACGGTAGTTCAGTGGCTTACGACCGATGTAATCGGCTGAGGCTGCACTGACCGTGATCACCGTATTCATTGCCGCGTTACCAGGAACCGTTGCCGGTGCTGGATCACTCAGCTTGGTGTTCGCAACCGTAAGCGGAATCGGCAGCGTTGGGTTAGCCTCGTTGATGAGGTCATAGACCAACGCCTTGGACGGCTTGTTGTAAAGTGGCATGGTTAAACCTCTTCGAGGATATTGTAATGGAAATAAAGATCACCCAGCATCGAGGCGCTCAGCACGTTACGTTGGATGACCACCCGATCAAACAGTGGGTTACTATCCAGAATATCGCTGGTGGCGTTATCGCTAATGCCAGCCTGAACCCAAGGCGGGATTCCCATCTCCAAACATGCGGCATTTAACGTTGACCAATCAGAGTACTGACTGATCGTGTTCGGCAAGAGGCTGTCGCGCAAGCAGGTGAAGTCCTTGGACCACGTCAGCATGCGAGCCGATTGCCGATAGTCGAGTTTCACGATCGGATGCTTGAGGACAGGGAGGATACGACTCCCCACCACCGAATCCAACCACGACCGTCCAAACTCCAACGGAATGACAGCCGAACCAGTAAAGCCCAACGAGTTCTCTACCGCGACAATGGTGACTTCACCACTATCCCCATCATTCAACACCGGTGGGGTAAAAGGTTCAACGTCTTCCAGCGTCAGGAACAGCGCTGTGACCGCATTGAAGAGGTCCAACACCACCTGAGCCGTCAGAGGGATGGTCGTCCGCACCGGCGTCTGGCGATTGATCGTACTGAGGTCGATACGGCGATAGAAGACTTCAGCCGGGCCGTAATAGCCACGACCTGGGATACCTTCAAGGCCTAGCTTGGTGTTGTAGCCTTCGCCAAGCTCAAGGATCGGTAGATCCATCCGCAAGTTGACGGAGGTGAACTCTTTCGGCGGTAGGTTCGAATCGTTGAGCAGCTGACGAATCTTATCTGCGCTGTTCATCGGTCACCTCACTCGTCCGGTTCGTTATAGTGCAGGAACATCCGACCCGAGTAACCCAGGCAGGCTGCACCGAGCTTCAGGACCACCGCTTTGTCGTAAGTCTGGTTCAGCTCAGGGTAACCGGCTACCGCGCCTACATACAGCACCTCAGCGCCTTCCAGCGAGAACCGTGAGCTGCCAGTGAGTACCCAGGCGTCGGTAGTGACCGCAACCAGTACATCTTTGATGGCAGTCCAGTCCGGAGACTCGACAGTGATCGTTTCGAGGGCGGTGAATTGATCGGAGAAGTTGCGCCAGTAAGCATAAGCGTTACCGAACGCTTTACCTTCATACGGGTCTGGATATTGCAGACCGTCGAGGGTAGTATCGGTCAGGTAATCGGCCAACTGGAAACGGCCGGGAGTAACGTTGAAGGTTACAGTGCCAATCCATGCCCGTGACGCTGGCTTAGCCGTCAGGGTGATGGTGCCGACACCATCCGTCAGAGCCATCCCAGTGGTCTCGATGTCAGACGCGCCGATGTTGGTCCCGTAGATACGGTTCAACTGGGTGGCAAACTCGAGCGTGGTGGTGACGCCACTGACGCGGATGTCGGAAGGCACCAGGATGCGCAAGTCATCGAGGTTGAGTCGGATATGCTTTACAGTCACTTCGCCCGCATACGGGCTTGTAGGGCCGTTCTGCGAGATCCTCAGGCTGGTGTTGATACCACCGGCTTCTGGAGGGATGGCTACAGGCGCGTCGAAGATGTATTCGTCCCGCCCAAGCTCTGTCCCGCTATTAAGCGATTTGATCGACGCCAAGATGGAATCGAGCGGATCTGGATACAAGGCCATGGATGGAGCCTCTCACTAACGATTGAAGTGGATGTAGCCATCGCCAATGTGGTCTGCGAGAACGATGTCCTTTTGGACGATCACATACTCAAACTCTTGGTTGGCCAATGGGACTTGCGATGTGGGGACGGCCGTCAGCGTCCAGTACGGTGGCCGTGGCCAGTTAGGGAATCCCAACTCCGCCATACGAGCCTCAACCCGATCTTGGAACCGCCAGCTACCTGCGTTGAGCGCAAAGTCACCCATGTCATCGGTGAAGTCGATACCCCACGTCATCATCGCTAGGGATTTCTTACCCAGCGCTGGCTCGATAGGATGCTTCAGTACGTTGAGGGTCTTGATGGCCAGTGTTGCCAACTCAGGACGAACTCGAGTGTACTCCAGCATGAACTGTCCTTCGAAACCGAGGGAGTTCGCTTTGGCGATAACCGGGATGTTGATCTGCTCGTTATCGTTCAGCCATGTGATGGAAATGTCCACCACGTCCTCTTCAGTCAAACTGAGACCGAGAGTTTCGTTGATGATTGGCAGTAGACGGTACAACGTAGGATAACCTACCCGGCGAATCTTGGGCTTGATGGTCCCGTACACTTTGCCGAGGTCAAGCCGCTGATAGTTCAGGCGGATGTAACCCTCGAACTCGCTGTTGTACATAGTGACAGCAGGCACACTGACGTGGCCGTTGCTTTCGATCTTGACTTTGCCGAAATAAAGGTCGGCTGCGGTGAATGCAACTGGGAACGTATTGACATCGTTCACGGCGTCGATCAGTGACTGCTTCGACCCGTCTGGTAAAAGGAACATAGGGAGTCTCCTGGGCCGGACAGACTAGATGAGGGGTGGGGCGAACCCACCCCTCATCTGTGCAGTACTGAATGATTAGACCGGTGGAGCGTAGGTCAGGCCGTTCATGACCGTCTCGACAATCACGGTGCTCAGCTCGATGTCTTCAGCCATCAGGGTGAAGGTGAAGCTGCCGCGGTAGCAGAGGGAGTCGGCGTTGGCGATGACCTGGACGGGATGAGTCTCGTTCGCCCCACCAACGAAGGTAGGCAGGTCGCCGTCGATGAAGTCGGCAGAGGTCAGGTTGATACCGAACCGTGCGTTGATCTGCGGAACCATGTCAGCGATCTTGATCGCGCTGCCGATGTTGAAGTCGAGGTTACGACCAACGCCACTGGCGGCGTACGGATCAGCAATTTCCGTTTGCAGGTGCACACGGTTGTAGTTGATCGGTACAATCCCGACATAGCCTGAACCGTCAATCGCGGTCACGGTGAGGTCGGTGTTGAAAGTACCACCGCTGGATTGGCTCGGCAGACCGAACGTTACCAGAGCTGGAGTCAGTGCAGCACCTACCGCAGTGTTAGTACGGTTGATCAGCGCACAAATTACCTCTTTGGGAGGCAGTGTAAGATTGTCAGCCATTGGGCGTCTCTCTTCTATAAAAGGGTTGCTGAGCGTTACCTTTGGGGGAACTCATAGAATCCCGCTGTTCAGGCAGGTGGTTGGTAAATCAGACCCGGCAGGGCGCTGATGACAATGACATCACCCAACGGGATATCGTCGACATGCACTGTCAGCGCCAACTCGCCGATAAAGACTAAGCTGGTAGGCTTCATCTGGATGGTGAGCTGCTTAGTCTCGCCTGGTGTTCCCGTCCACGTCCCGATAGGCGCGTCTACGAAGTCATCCGTAGTGAGGTTGGCTCTGAGCTTCGTATTGATCTCAGGGATCAGGTCCGAAACGTTCGTTGCATCACCCAGGGTAAGGGTGATGGTATCGCCAAACAGGAAACCTACCACATCCAGACGGTTATAGCCGAGGCTAACAGAACCTTCATAACGACCATTCGGCCGGGCAGTGACTAAAATGTCAGTGTTATAACCACCGCTGCCGGTGGCTACGGTCGGTTGACCCAACACCACCTCTGTGTTGTTGAGCGCCGAACCGTTTTGCTCATTGATAAGATCGAAAACGATCTCCAACGGCAACTTGCTAAAGTCGCTGATGTGCTTCGCCATCGCGGGTTCCTTCAGTAGGGCGGGTGTTCTACATAGGATCGAGCTTAAACGAGGCTATTGTCCCGTTTAAGGTAGAGTCGTACAGAGTCCGAATAGACCCGCGAAGTAGCCTTTGCAAAGATCCGAACCAGGGTCCAGTCCGATGCGTTCACCGACAACGAATTAAGGTCGATGTCGTCCACCGATACCTGCTCAAGGTTGAGAGATAGGGCGGCGTTGATGTACGTCAAATTCTCATAGAGACTCGGACGCTTCCCGATCACGATTCGTGGAATCATGCCGCATCGTGGGGTCAACTGCCTCAGCGGTACACGCAGGTAGTAGTAGGTCCCTTTCCCTCTGTAACGATCGCTGTTCACAATCGTCGCCTCAATGGACGTATCACGTCCTTTGTGGGTCGGAGGGTATACTGCGGTTGGTTCGCTCCACGAAAGCTCGGTTGGATCTATCGGGAACTTATCATTCGAATGTCTGAGGACGTCAAACATAAGAGCGAGTTCAGGCTTGGTGTAATCGTACGTTGTATCCACGGCACTCACCCGTTATCAGGATAGTAGAGGCCATCCAGACGGGTTTTGGTGAGAACGTCTTTCAGGTCCGTCAGGATTGGGTTATCTGGATCTACCTCAGCGTCAAGGGAGAATGTCCCCAACCACGTATAGGACCACTCCCAGAACTTCAATACCCACTGGGATTGTTGCCTTTGTGCTGACTTAACGTGCTCAAGATCTAGAAACACGCCGAACTCAGTGGCGAAGTAAGTCTTTAACTGTTGCGGCGTCTGACAATCCACGGGAATCAATATCGTTGGATTGCCTAACGCTTCCCGGAATAACACTTCCGTTAACCGGTTGTAATAGAAGACCTGGTCACCTTCGACCTTTTCGTGCACTGCTGAGGCCATTACAACTGTGTTGGCCCCATTATAGTCGCCTGCACTTGGGAGAGTGAGTACCAGGGAACTCGCATCTAGCACGACATTGTTGGCTTCGATTACCTCCAGGTTCTTCGACACAATCATGTCGATTAATTGCTGTTTATCGTCCATATGTGTGTCCATGTGGAGTTAACCTGAGTCATAGGATGTTTTCGATTCAACTTTCTTTGAGTCGTACATTGTGGTCTTGACGTTGACAATAAAAATATACACAGGCTACTGATGTAATGTGTGTATCGTACTTCACCATCTGAGGAATCAATCATGACTTCCGTAACACGGGAATTACACGGGGTGAAACTCCAGCTGGAAGCAGCTGGCGAAACCACCAAACTGAATCGACGCATAGGGAGTTGCACCATCCGCTTCAAGGATGGATCCCGTGATTACATCCGCGTCTATGGCAAACTGGAAGACATCTGGACCCGTCCAGAACGCGTCACGTTCGAGAAGGACCTGCGCACCATCTGTGGTGACCAGGCCATCATCGACGAACTGTTCCCTGGTAAAGAGCTTGACGACGTCCGCCGCTTCAACCCTTCTGAGTTCATGATCAGTAAAGGTTGGCGCTGCCATGGCACCCAGGTTACAGCCGGTCAACTTTGACCAGCTCGCAATAAACTCAAACTGAAAAGTTAGTCCGAATAGGACGTCCGTGGAGGACAGCATCATGGCAGTATTCAAACTCGACAACCGTAAAGTAGTTGTATCTGAAGGTGGCGTTTCCAAAGTACTCACCGCTCCGTGCGGTGTGAGCTACTCGGAAGTAACTGAACGCTGGAACGCATGGGTGATCAACGACCAAGACAACTGGTCGTCCAAGTCGTTCAGCTGCAAGAAGCACGGCGCCATTGACGCCTTTGAGTTGGCGGTTGAAGCACGGGAAGATTCATTAACCTTCCTGTTGAATCGCCGCATGCTGCCACGCATCCGCCACTTGATGCGTAAGGTACCAGATCACAGTTCTGTGGTCCGTGAAGTGGGTGGGTTCTACGTGGTGCGTGATCCGCTGCGTAAGAACTACCACAAGTTCGACAACAAGCTTGACGCCCAGACATTCAACACAGCCGTGACCGAAGAATGGAAGCTGGAGTACAAGTTCGACAAGCTCTCCATGATCCGTATTGACAGCGAACCCTTCAAACGAACCAACGCCGTGGATTCATTCACCCGTCAGTTCCGTAATGCGGCAGCAGAAATAGGCCTGCAACACTGACCCTAACTCTGACGCCAACTTACTAAGGAAGAAACATCATGCAGAACCGTTACCCTCATCTCGACATCGATACCACCTACATCTACGGCAAACTGAATCGCCGTCGCAAGGCTTATCAACGTGAACAGTTGGCCAAGCGCGTCTGTCCCATCGTGATCTTCATCGCAACCATCGGTACTCTCGGGTATCTGATTGCTACGAGGGTCTTCGGATGGTAAAGCGTGAGAAGGACATGGACATCATGGTCGCTGAATCCAACACCCTCCTCTGGATACTGGGTGCGGTTTTCAGTGTGGGTGTTCTGGTTAGTGTGGTCTACGAGGATCGCAAACCAGAACCTGGGTGCGTGTCGTACGAGCAGGCGCTCAGCGCCGGTGTGATGAGTTACCCTGATCCGGCATCGTCGGGTCATAGTTGCGGCTAGTGACTGCCTAGATGGGATACCCCCATCTAGGCTTTATGACTGAGGAGTCGAAATATGCTTTATGTAATTGCAATGAGTAAGCGGCACAAGGTTGTCCAGGCGGATGGCAAGCCGATCATCGACGGCATCAAGGCCTTCGAGGGCATGCAGTTGGGTGGCACCATCACCGGTGCTGAGATCAAGGTGGGGCTGTGCTTCGGTCGGATCTTCCAGATGGATGATTCGGTCAACCAGTGCGATGACGTTCACCTGGTCCTGCTGGGTGACTTCACTGAAGATGAACGCTCCGACATGGGTCGTTACTTCACATCGGTGGCTGAAGCCACACCGGTTGAGGAGTACAAGAATCTCTCCGGGGACGTAATTCGCTACGCAGGTGGGCGGCAAGCGCTGGATCTGCTGATGGGTTACATCTCCCGTAAGACCAAACACTAACACCCTGAGACCGTGGAGGTCGCGATGGCTAAGCGTAATAACAGTAATGCAGCACCGGGTGGTAATCCAGACACTCCAATCCCGGAAGGTTTGCTTTACACTCGTGAACAACTCCAGACTGGCATGATGCCTGGGCTCCGTCCACTCATCCCTGCCTGGCATCTGGTGGATGGGGTGATCAAGCTAACCTACTGGCATGCAGTGAAATACTACGGCCATACCTTGATGTACGCTGAGAAGGCGCGGTTGGGCTGTACGTTCGCTGAAGCACGGGAATGGGTGGAAGGTTATACCCACTTCCGTAATCGTCGCCTGGAAGAGGTCCTGAAGTGGTTGCTGGACGCTTACCCACCATTCATCCAAGACATCGATAAGAGATTCCCTCAATATCGTCCTTGGGAGATGGTGCGCAACAGAACCTCGGAATGTCCGATGCCTCCTATATTGGAGGAAGTAGGTCATGGGGTAGTGTTGCAACACATGGTGGAGGAGCCTGCCATCAAGCCGTACGTGATACCCACCATGGATGAGATACTGAAGAAAGAGTATCTGTCTGGCATCATGTTGGGTGAGCCTGGTCCATTCTTCGAGTACGTACGCTCTGTAGGGCTTGAGGTTATGCAAGCCCGTGATGAGAGTGACGCGGCTATGGCGACTGGGGCGGGTAAACAAATCCGCATCCACGAATCTATATTCAACCTCGCCGAGATGATGATTCAGGATATCACTAAGTTCCTGCAACGCAGCAGGGAATAGACAGCATAGAGCCGGGGCGTAGTGCCCCGGCTCTATGCCCTTTCTTTTTTTGCTTAAACGCCGCGAGCGCCCAGGCAAACGTCCACTTCGTGGATACCTGGATCCAGGATGCGTTCTACTGGGCAAGCCAGCAGGCGCGTGGCCAGGTTGATGCCGATCTGCAACGAGTTGGCAAAGCGGCTGGATTTACCCAGAGCTTCTTGATCGTCCATGCCGTAGCTGTCGATCTTCTTCCACTCCGCGTTAGCGATGTCGTCGAGCATCTTCAGTTTGGACTGGTGTTTGTCCATGGTCTTGGCGTTGACGTCCAACGCGTTTACCATTGCAGCACGAGAATGCAGCAGTTCACGCACTGGGATCTGGGACGGGTCTTTGACATCGTAGCTGTCATGACCGCCGCCTTGAACGATCACTTGAGCACCGGTACGACCGATCCAGAAGTCAGCGTGACCGCCGGATGGCAGGGTAACGACTTCCTTGTGGTTGGACACCTGCTTGCTGATTTCGTTGGTGTAGTCCGAAACGAACTTGGTGTAATCGAGAGTCAGCAACTTCTCGAAGGCCTGTTCTGCTGCGTGGGTCAGCTTCAGCGAAGCGCCAGCGACTTGGTCGGCACCTTTGGCCACGTCGGCTGGGTTCTTGCCAAGGATACCGATACGCAACACTTTACCAGCCTGGTAGCCGATAGCGCCTTGCTTGGCAGGCTCACCAGCACCGGCTTCACCGCCGATGGCGACAGCTTCACCACCGAACTTGTAACCGATCGCTTGAGCGGCGTGTTCCATCTTGGTCTGCTGAAGTTGCAGAACGGTTACCGCCTGCTTCTTCCGGCTGAACCAGCTTGCGAGCTTGGCCTTCAGTTTAGCCCACAGGCCTTTGATGAAGTCCCAGATGCGCTTCAGGATGCCTTTCTTCTTCGAGGTCTTGGCTTCGGCGTCGGAACCGGTAGCCACAACCAGGGACTGGCTGGATTCGAAAGAAGGAACCACGGCCGAAACCGGGATCTCAACTTCTGCGGTGGTAAAGATCGACTCGATCGCTACCTGGTAGGCTTCGTTGGACAGAGTGGTCTCGTCCAGTTGTTCGATGGCGCTAGCCATGGCCATGGAGCGACCAAGCTTACCGATGTCTTCGTGCATTGCTGCTTCGAAGGAAACCATCTCCATCGGATCGAAGGCTTCCAGCGAGACTACAGGGGCGAAGTGCTGGCTGATGTGTTGTTGCAACAGATCGTTCATGACGCAATCCTTTATACGGTGGTGAGTTAACTCATATAAAACGTATCCAAAAATCCTTCAGTCATACATAGTCAGCATGAACAATCCCACTGAAGTATTGCAGGAGTATGACATATGAGTATTCTTAACGCCGTTAAAGTCGGCATCGCTGCCGTCGCCGCTGTTAAGCTGGCTGCCTGGTCATACACGACCTGCCGCGACTACAATCGCCGCGCCATTAAGTTTGTTTACCTCGATGCTCGTGGTGAACCGCTGGAACGCACCATCTTCGCAACCGAAGCAGAACTCGATAAAATGATGGGAGAAGTAAAATGAATGCATTCAAATTGGTAGGTCTGGTTCTGGTAGCCGGTTGGGCAGCTGGTACTATCGGCGGGTTCGTTGGTAGCCGTCAGGGTTCCAAAGCAGTACAAGCCGCTGCTGATGCAGCCGAGAAAGCACGCGCAGAAGTTAACGCGAAAGGAGAAGCAGCATGAAAGAGATCGCCCTGTTGTTCACTGGTATCGGCATCGGCTACCTGTACTGCAAAGCGCGGTCAGAAGCCGCCACTGCACGGAAGCTTGAAGAAGCTAAAGTTTGCAGCCACTGCGGTGGTACTGGAAAGGAAGCAGAATCCAAATAGGGTTCGCAGCATAAACGGAGGAGCGCAGGCTCCTCCGAGTGTGCCTTTCTTTTTTTGTGTTTATTCGAAGTCTGACCACTCAGCCCCAGCATCAGGACCGGCTGTACGAGCACCAACCTTGCGGTAGCTGGTGTCGATGTCCAAATTCACATCGTACTTGAACCCGATCATTGGCAGTTCAAGGAACTTCAAGCAGAAGTATTTCGCCGCTTCATCGGTTGCGCCCATCTTCCGATGCTTCGACCATTGGAACTCCTGCCATGTAGCGCCGCCAGACACCGTTTTAGCAACGATGTACTCGAAGTCGAACTCTGTATCCAACTTCTTACAACCTTCGTAGTAGCCTTTCCCTGGGAGCTTACGCACGTAGTCATCAGGGAACTGACGCGCAAGAGTCTTGGCATCTGTAGAAAGTTGGTGAGCGGTGTAGTGGAAGATGTTGTGCGGGGATGTAAAGCCACGCAGCTTCCGGTGCAGACCTTGTACTTCATCGCCCGCTGTCATCTGCGGGATGCCCATCTTGCCGATCAGGTTCACGTAGTCGCAACCAGCCGACACGATTTCGAAACCTTCTTCTTCGAACCCTTTGAGGATATCGAGGTAGATCTCGGAATCAGCGCCGTTCGGGAATTCCACGAACCGTACGTTCCAGCCATTGGCTTCGAGACGCAGTTTCACGTACTCGGCCATCTCGGATGGTTTCAGACCACGGATCTTCACAGGGAGACCGTGTTCCTGTTGCATCAGGATGACGTACAGCTTCTGGAACACCAGTTCGAGTTTGTCTTCGATGGTGGTATAGACGTGCAGCGGGCGCTTGGTCTCGTCGAACAGCACCGGACTGTTGAACAGACACATGGCGATAAAGATGTCGAGCAGGTTACCGGACTTGTTCTGACCAGGCAGTGCCGAGACGTTCAACCATTCGCCACGCCGTGCGCCGCCCTGGTCACCCGTCATCCGGTTCATTGCCTTGAAACCGTACTGGAGGATAGCCCGTGGATCGATCGCTGTCTGCGCCATGTGGTAGACGTCTTCTACCGACTGCATGTCACTGATGTCGATGATACGTGCCACATGCGCTGCACGGCGTTTGCCACCCAATGGCAGCTCTTGCAGCTTGGTCATCAACTCGTCGCGGTACGTTTTGATGTCCTTGATCTTCTCACGATCAAAGCCCAAGGTGCGCGATACAGAGCGCATCATGGCCACGAATTGTTCGATGGCTACGAACTCATATAGCTCAGCTGACAGCTCGTCGTACTTCTCCCCAGCAACCAGTGGATCTATCACCGGTAGTAATGATTTGGGGAATAGATCGTACATGCGGTCGTTATCACCGCAGGCTACGCGAATTCTGGAGAGGAGATCTTCCAGATCCAGCTTGGCGTTATGACCCTTGAAGTGCATCCACATCAAGACATTGCGCAGCTTCACGAGACCTGACTTCTCACGATTCGTTTCGAGAGGGTCCTCAGGCAGCTTCAAATGCTCCATGAGCTTTTCGTGAAGCGAATGTACAGGCTCTGCGTCAGGTCTGGCGGCATGACTCGAGTAGTACGAGGCTCCGATAGCCTTCAGTAGTAATAATTTGATTTCCATTGGCTATTAGCTCGCTTGCTATCACTCACTGACCGAGTGTGGCAACTGTCAAAGGCGGAGTGTATAAATGTACGATAAATTGAAAGTCCGGTATGTCCCAGCTTGGCTAACGGCCGTGGCTGATTACTACAAGACGGATATCGACAAATTGGAATGCATAGTATCTCAGCACGATCTTGTGTTGTACGGTCTTGCTAATACGATGCTAAGGACCAAGTTGCAGCAAATGGGGATTCATAAAGATTTCGAGTTCCCTGATGTGATGGATGGAGAGGTCTACAGCCAGGACGATGCGCTGTTCGCATTGTATGGCCAGAATCACGCAGGCAAGACCATCCCGGATTTCAACCTCACCAAGTTCGCCATTCGTGCGGGCAAAGCAGAGGGTGAGATCTTCTTGGTCGAGCTGTCGGATGGTGATGATAGTAATCTTGTGAAAGAACTGTTGTGCGCTGTCTCCCAATACTGTGGAAGAAAGGTAGCGCATGGATCAGATTCGTTCAGACGATATCTGTCCTCTGTCAAAATTTAATACATGGGCGTACTGCGTATTCTTATGTAGGAAATATATCGCCCCGCAATGGGCGTGTTTCCAAAACCGAGTTACAAGAACTTACGCCATGCGGGACAAGGATCGCTTCTTCCAGTCGACTGGGATTAGACGGCGTCGATCCAAAAGAGCCTAGGCTATAAATCAAACGTTTGGAGTTTTTCCATGAGTGTTCTCTCGCTGAAACGTAAGAACCGGTTTTCCGGTGCTACTGGTGTAAACATTGCCGACCTGAAAGCGGCCCAACAATCGACCTCGATGTACAGCACCGAGTCGATGGACGTCGCCAAAGCCCTTAAAGACGGCAGCTTCGAATCGTTCGACCTGAGCCAGGTTGCTGAAGGCCTGCACGCTGCCCTGGAACCAGGTCAAGCTGCTGGCGAATACCGCAACGCAAACGGCATGGCCGTAGCTTCCATGATCGCATCCCTGGGCCGTGCTGCTCCGGAATACCTGCGCATGGTTTCGACCGAATCCGCCGCTCACACCGATGGCCTGCCGTCCGCCCAAGCCTACGGCCTGGAATACGACAGCGTTTACTCCACCGAGTCGTTCGACAACCAGAACCTGACCGACCACCTGTCGATCTCGATCGGTCTGAACTACAAAATCTCTCGCCAAGGCCCGGCGATGGAAATGGTCTACCGTACCATCCCTCTGACCCCAGAGCAAGGTACCGTGGAAGTTGAAGTGCCGAACCTGTACGTGCAGAACACTCTGCGCCACGCAAACGACGGCAGCGAATCCGACTTCGGCCTGCGCCGTGTGATCGACTCGCACATCGACTACCAGGTTCTGAACGACAACTGCACTCAGCTGGTTCCTGGCCACAACGCCCAGACCGCTGCAATGTTCGTTCCGACTTCGGTCGTTACTCCGTTCCAGTACAAGTCCGGTCGTCGCACCGTTCTGACTTCGGCTCTGCAAGTTGGCAAGACCATCAACCTGTTCGGCGTCGGTCAAACTGACGCAGTGAGCCGTGTTGGTCAGGCTGACTACACCGAAGCACTGGATCGCAACATCGGCATCGAGTCCGTGTTCGTGACCCTGGGTGGCGACACCATTCGCTGGGATACCCGCGGCCTGCCGTTCTCCCGCTTCTACAAAGGCCCAGAGCAAGGCAACCGTGCCCTGAAGCTCGACTTCCCGCTGACCACCCTGGTGATCAACAAGGATACCGTCGACTACAACGGCGACGCTCTGACCGACCCAGTGTTCGCTACCATCGCCACCGGCGACTACAGCGTTCGTCTGCGCACTACCCTGAACGGTACTGCCGACGTTGAGCGTGGCACCATCAACATCAACCCAGCTAGCCTGGAAGTGATGTCGATCACCAACGCCGCTGGCGAGCAGATCTCCCTGACCGACACCATCGGTGCTGGCATCGTTTCCGGCCTCGCTGGCCTGAAGACCGAAGGCTGGTGGCCGGACGCTCGTCTGACCAACTCCAACCATCGTCACCTGGGTCTGCTGCTGAACGTTCGTTCGGTGAAAGAACGTCTGATGACTCGCGTTCGTTCGCCTTTCTTCGTTCCGTACCCAGTGTCGGAAGATCGCGACCAGACCGTAATGGACTGGCTGACCTTCGCTGTAGGCGCGTACATCAACAACGAAGCTGTTGGTTCGATGATCGGCTACCACGAGCGTCTGATGCGCCTGACCGGCGGCCTGCGCGGCGAGCTCACCATCGGTGACTTCGAAGAAAACGCCATGCCTATCGAAGGTATCGGTCGCTACCTGATCAACCCGTACGTCCAGACCCTCAAGGTCAACGTGAAGGCCAATGCTCAGAGCACCAACACCGTCGACAACATCCAGAACGGTCAAGCTGTTCTGCTGAACGTAATCCGTTCGGTATCGTTCGATATCCAACAGCGCACCAACTACGAGAACGCCTGCCGTTACGTAGATGGCGGTGAAATCTCCAAAGCGTGGAAAGTTGCTTTGGTCACCAGCAAGAAGATCGAACGTTTCATGACCGTGTCGGGCGACAGCCGTACCCTGGGTGCTGGCCTGCCGTTCCAACTGGAAAGCGACGTCGACGCACGTCTGGACAAGGTCATCTACATGACTCTGGTCCGTGAAGGCGACGGCATCGATCCACTGAGCTCCGGCGTGATGCTGCTGACTCCAACACTGGTATCGACTCTGTCGGTTACCCGTGACAACGCGCCTCGTCAAGAAGCCGTTGTTCAGCCGCGCTTCCAACACTACAACCTGCTCCCGATCATCGTGAAAATCGAAGTCGAGGGCGTGGACGAACTGCTGGAAGAGTCGCTGCCTTTTCGTGTGGAAAACACTCCGGTTGCTCCTTAAAGTAGTTGCACCTGTCCAGATGCTTGGAACGGTGCCGCTGCCTCTGGCTGCCTAAGTGTCAAATGCATAAAGCCCCTGGGTTCATTCCCAGGGGCTTTATGCTGTCTATGCTTTTATAGCAATACATTATCACTTCGCAGGGTAGATTCAATGAACTCGATGTAATTCTTTAAGGTGGTCAACTAACTATGGATATGGGACTCTCCAAACGGCAGGCCCTCAGCAGCGGTAGGTCTGGGATCGTTTTCCGCAACAACGAAAACGCTGGACCCATCAAGATTACCAACCAGTACCTCAACTACGGGCTAACATACACCATCACCAACCTAACGGGGCGGTCAGTGTACGTCAAAGACCGTCTGGGTACTCTGGTTGAAATCAAGCAGGGGCGGGGCAAGGTCGAAGGTGTAATTTGTATCGAGGTGGTCTGGAATGCTGGGCAGGAACAACTCCGGACCTTAATGAATCAGTACGAGCGCTATGGCGCCGTCAACGAGTTCTGTCGCAACGCGGCAGAGGCAATCTATATGTTTCTGCGCAATCCTAGTAATTCTTCACCATCTATGCGTATCTTTATAGATGAAGAGTTGCTGCGTTCGCGTAACGACGCTATCTATCAACCCGATTTAGATATTCTTCTTATGTTCGTGACTCGTATTGAGACCGAGCATCCCGACAGCCCAATGAACCGCTTTGAACGCGGTAACGATCAGTCCGTCAAACTCATCAACAACTGTGGCGCTGACGCGCTGATTTATGCCATTGAGGCAATCGACAACTCCACCCACCTACGCTACAAAGACAAATACCTGTACATCGGTGACCAAGTCTACCATGTGCCGGTGCAACACAAGCCTGGTTCGCCACACTGCGGGTTCATCATCACCCGCAATCGGTCAGCCGATGAAATAAACAACAAAGTAGAACCTGACAAGCGGTACATCCGTGAGATGCTAACCTTCCAAGAAGCCGCTAAGCGCTTTGGGGTAGCGGACACAGTGGATGAGGCTAGGGCCATGGGTGATCTGAAACTTCAGTCTGAAGCCAGGATTGCCGAGCTTCAAATGCGCATCAAAGAAACAGACATTCAGAACACGCTACTAAAGCGTGACATAGATGCAGCCAATGCCGAACGGGATCGCGAGAGCAGCGATACCAAATACAACCGGGAGCGTGAAAAGAATGATGAAGAATTCGCATTCCAACGTGAGAAGTGGCAGCGAGAGCGCGAGAAGTTAGATCAGGATGCCGCACTCGCAAGGGAGAAGTACGAGCGGGAGCGTGATAAGGCACTACAAGATGTAGCACGGGACGAGATACGAAATACGTACGAATGGATCAAGGTCCTTACCGGGGGCTTGGCAATCCTTGGTACGTTTTTAGGGTTGAGTCGACTTAAACTGGCTTAGGTAATAATCGCAGGATCTCGCGGATGGACATTGAACTTTTCGATGAAATGCAAGAGGGGAAACCGGTATTCGATCAACGAATCCTGGACGGGATGGCATACAGCGGGTTACAAGACGCTAAGGGCGAAGTCGATCGCCTGATTGGGTGTGCCGAACGTAGCTTCCCTGAAGATTTCGTGTACATGGGGTCGTCTATCTGTCCACCACAGGAGGCCTACCTCGTTATGGCCTCTATCAAGCGGCGGGGAGAGTCGTCGGTGGACTTAGCACCAAGTGACGTGGTGCTTTGTAAGTATGAGTTTGCGTTCGAAGGTCTACCGCTGAAGGATCGGTACTTCTTCCTTCCTTATGTCCGGAAGGGTGGGTTCATCAAGATCGCGGGTAAACAGTTTGCGCTGAGCCCTGTTCTCGCAGATCCGGGTTTCTCGGTGGGTGAAGATTACGTCTTTATCCGAATGAACCGCGCACCTGTCAACTTCAAGCGGATCATTTACACGATCGACATCAACGGGGAGAAAGTCTCCAAGTACGTCGTTCATTCCAAGCTGCACCATAGAGCCGGTAATCGCGACCGTAAACACGGCAGCGATGTGATCCATGTTGGGCGGGTGATTACGACCATCCCTCATTACCTGTTCTGTAAGTACGGCCCGGAAGAGACCTTCCGTAAGTTTGGTCATGCCGAAGTGCACATCACGACTGAAGCTGAACTCGCTGAAAACCCGATGGATCCGGAGAAGTACACGTTCATCCGCAGTCGGAAAGTTGCACCCGCTACATTGAAACGTACCCTGAACTACTCGATGAACGCATCCCCTGTGGTGCTGGTATTCGAGAAGAAGCAGGTGACGCACTTGGTGGAAGGCCTGGCGGCAGGTTTCTTCTACATGGTTGACCACTTCCCTGAAGTTACTGAACGCAAGGAACTGATCGACCCCTTCACCTGGAAGCTGTGGCTGGCGTATGTCCTCTTCGGGGATCAGCTGGGTTATGGCAAACTGGTGGAGAACGTTGACTCTCACCTGAACAGCCTGGACGATTACGTGGACGTTGAAGTCCGTCGTACCCTCCTGGATGAGGAAGGGTTGATGTTTGATGACATCTATCAGCTGTGTGCTCACATTCAAGAGAACATGGACGATATCATCCAGCGCAAAGGGACTGACATCGCGAGTATGTACGGCAAGCGACTGATGACAGCCAACTACGTACTGCGGGATATCTTTGAACAGATCTTCCGCTGCGTGTTCGAGATCACCAAGAACCGTAAGCGTAAGCTGACCAAGGAAGACTACAACAAACTCCTCGGTAAGTATTTCATTCCTGAAAAGATCCATGAATTACGTAACACCGCTACGAAGGCATACGTCTCCTCGGTCTCCTCACCGAGTGACAACATGTTCTTCAAGGTAACCAGCCGTCTTGTAATGCAAGCGCACACTGGCACCAGTGGCAAGAGTCAAAATGTGAACGTGCACGATCCGATGTCGCACCTGCATGAATCTACTGCGGAATGCGGCAACTACGTGGTGCTACCCCGTAACAGCCCACTGGCTCGGAATACCATCAACCCTACTGCATGGCTAGACGCGAAGATGACTCTTCTCCCGAAACCACACATGCGTGCGGTTGTTGAGTACATCGGCGAACACATTCACCGCAATTAATCGAATTGAAACTGGAGCGCAACTAAGATGGCTATGACCCGCGACGAACAAGCCCTTTGGGATGGTATTGCTGACGAAGCAGTGAAGTACATTGAAGAGCGCGCCGATGAGCGCGACGCCAGTGAGCTCCGTGAGCGTTACGCTGACATCCTGGGCAAGAACAACTTTGCCAACCGTGACTTCGAGGCGTTGATCGACTCGATGTTCGACAACTTCCGCAACATTGAAGACGAGTACGCTCGTCCTGATGATCGTCTGCAAGACTTCCTGCCGAAAGCCGTGTCCGATGTGGTCGATGGCCACTTCGCCAACAGCGTTCTGTCCAACCGTCGTACCGCTGACGATCTGGACAACCGTACCTACGGTGAAATGGAAGACATGGTCAAGCTGTACAAGGACCTCCTGGGTGGTCGTGGTCGCGGTTCCCGTGACCGTGGTCGTGACGGCGGTCGCGATGGTGGCCGTGGCGGCCGGGGTGGTCGTGATGAGCGTGGTGGTTCTGGCTATAGCCGTGGTGGCCGTCAGGAACGTCCTGGCCGCACTGAGAACCTCGGTCGTACCAGCGGTGGTAGCAGTGGTGGCGGCTGGCGCAATCAGCGTGCAGCGCGTACCAAGGTGGCGGCTGGCGACCATTGGGCAGAAGCTGCGCGCGATGCTGCTGAAGGCGCTCGTGAGGAAGATCTGCGTGAAGAACGTCGTCCTTCCGCTGCCAAGGCATTGGTAGCTGATTCGCCGATCCATCCGCCGATTGAGTCCCGTCCAGTGCTGGAAGGTCCGGACTACACCAAGGCTCGTCCGTTCGACGAGTTCACTCAGGATGGTGAGCACTGGAAAGTTGCTACCAAGTCGGGCTGGAAGATTCCGTTCGACTACCAAAACCCGCTGGCCTCCGTGCCGAAACTGTACGACGTCCGTACTGAAATCAAATACCACGTAATGAATGCAGACGGCAAAGTCCGTGAGGAGATTGTGAAAGTGACCGAAGATAACCGCTACCTGGCACACGAAGGTCAAATGCAGCCTGAGCGCTACCAGTCGACCCGTCGTTCGGCCCCTGGCATCTCCCTCAGCGGCACCAAGTCCGTGGAAGGTGAAGACAACCTGAAGGCTGTCGACGCCAAACCGTCTGTGACCAACCTGCAAGAAGCCCTGGGCAACCTGCCGGCTGATCAGTTCGACGTGGGCGATGCTGGCGCACCTCTGGGCGAAACCATCAACTCGCTGGTGTTCAACACCCGTGTGAAGATGTTCCCAGGTAAAGAAGCTCAGCGTCTGAACATGTGCTACCGCCACACTGCCATCATGGCAACGTCGTGGGAGCAGGAAGAGCTGGTCAAGCGTATCTACGGCAGCAACAACCTGTCGGCTGCTGCTCAATCGCTGCGTGATATGCAATCCGAGTTCGACCCGGCTATCTGGGCTGAGCTGAACAAGCGTTTCTCGGATCTGGTTCTGCGTGCCGTGCGTTTCCAATTCCAGCACAACTCGGTGAAAGCCATGTCGTTCGCCAACGACTGGGAAAAGCTGATCAAGCACCTGGAAAGCACCAAGGGCGAAGGCTTTGCCTCCGACTTTGCTCAACGCACTTCGTACATCATCCCAATGGCCTGCGCCATCGCCGCTCGCGACGATCTGTCGGCGTTTACCGAACAGCCTGATGTCGATCTGCCGTGCGTAGTGTTCCTCGATTCCACCGCGATCGTTTGCCTGGACTCCACTTTGGATCTGCTGGGCGTTGGTCGTCAATTGCTGAACATGGAAGGCGGTGCGAGCATCACTGCGCAAGCCGACCAGGGTCTGAACAATGTCGTTCGTGGCCTGTACAACAAACTGGACAACAAGGCGCCTAGCCCAGGCGCTACTCGTGTCTTCATCAACACCAACGACGGTGCCGTGCTGGAAGTAATTCCGTTCGCAGTCCGTAAAGAAAACTTCATCTTGGTTGCGGCCAAGTAAACTGGTGACTCGGTCTTCTACCCTGCGAAGTGTCGATCGAGTCATTTGACCCTCCCATTAACCCCTAACTGATTACACCCACGTCTGACGAATCCACAGAGGCCCCGCAAGGGGCCTCGCTGGTACCCTTCTTTTTTTTGTTTATGGAGTGGCTATGAAAGATTGTTTAATCGAACAGCTGGCTTTCCATCGCTTCGAACAAACCGAAGTGTCTACCGAGGCCTCCGGTCATGAGTACGAGGTGGAAATCTACGTCCGGCTCAAGAATCCTGACGAAGTCGTAGAGAAGTCGTCTTCTCACGAGCTGCAAGAGCAGTGGGGGTGCTTCATCCCCAAGACTGATAAGAATGCCGCGAGTATGTCCACTCGCGTCCGTATGACGCAGCTGGTGAACGAGGAGCCAGGCTATGTGTTCTGCTCCAAGACTGATGGTGGCGAACTGGGTCGTAAAGAAGTAGAACACGACTCCTGCCGCGATCAGTTCGAACAGTTCCGCATGGCGGCTGATCAGGGCCTCAAGAAGATCCGTTACAACGTTCCACACCACCTGACATCCACTGCTACGGACATCGTCTATGAAGTGGACATGTTCCGCAACAAGGCCGGTGAGTTGGTGCCATGGACCAAGATCGATGCTGAGGTATCCCCTGGCACTCAGATCCGTCCAGAAGACATCCCTTTCGAGTGCGAAGAGATCATCATCGTCACGCCGGAAGCAAAGAAGTCGGATCCAGAACTGCGCGATCGTATTGGCAAGCTGTACGCCAAATACTTCCGCTCGGACAACGAGTTGATCTAAAGAGCATAGAGACTACTCCTGGGGGTGAACCCAGGAGTAGTCTGTGCCTTATGTTGCTGGCAGTGGTGAAAGCATTTTCATGATCTCTACGATCAATTTGGTGATCTCCACAACTGCTTCCGTGTTAACACCACTTCCTACGCCACTGGCCAGGATGAGTGCAACCATGCAGACTGTGCCACCAAAACCCATAAACGCTGCGAAGTGTCGACGCGTCTTGTCGGTCTTCGTACCGGCAGTAGGTACCGGCAGATCAGACGTCAAGGATACTTGTCCTCCCACAGATGTAACCAAAACCATCTGTTGCGTCACGGCGTCCAAAGTCGACAGGGCCGACTTAATTTCCATCGCCGTTGCGGTGCGGGGGTCCAACTGAGCATCCACATTCAGGAAGCTGTTGACCAATCCAATCAACGCTTCTTCCCAAGGGAAGTCCACCGCCGGGTTCCTGCCCATCAAATTTAAAGCATCTTCGATTTTCATCCAGGAAACCCCTTATTGCGTGCGAGAGCTTAGTCCGCTCTCATCAGATCTATGCCGTCGGGGTATTTCGAACTGAACCACTTTAAACGTGGACCCAGATTCTCTCGCAAAGCCACGGCCCTAGCGACAGAGATGGCATCAATGGAGTGCTCGTCAAGAGTTCGCAAGTTGATACCATCGGCTGCAACAATCGTGGGGTCTGCAAGAATACAGTCACGGATGTAATCCTTCTCCGTTTTGAAATTACTCCCTTTCGGAATTACAGCGGCCTTGGCTGTATAAGGAGAAATCCCGACGAACTCGAGACCAGGTCGATAATCATACACAGCTGTCTGGATATAATCGAGCGACATGGATAACACTTTGTAGCTATTCACGAATGCACGACGGGCGAATGGTGTCTCAATAGCCACAGAGTCGGGATCTTCGTCCTCGAGCACCGTCGTCATATACCGCTGAATCGTCTTGAGGCGCGCTATGAGCGTATCCTCGTAAAAATTCATGTCAGGGTACAAGTAACCCGACGTGCGGTCCGCCTTGAACGTCTCAGCGCGTGTGACCAAACTGATACCCGTACGGATATCATGTTCCAGGATAACGATACCGACAGTGTTAGTGCCGTTATCGATACCTAGGATTCTGTACTTCCATGAAGAATCATCATCGAAATTTATGAACATACACAATGCCACTGGGGTTTGCGCCCCAGTGGCCTCCTATGCGCTGAACTAAGGAATAACTTCCAGCGTCGGAATGGACGCAGTACCCAGCAGCGGCAATTGGTTACCCAAGTCGAAGTCCAACGTCAGCTCTTGGCTGTTGTAGTACAACGCCTTGTGGTCCATCGAGTAGCTGTAGGCCTGGCAACCGATCGCTTCGAGGAAGTTCACCGAACCAGAAGTGCTAGGCACCGAGATGATGCGGTCAGCGGCTGTGCAGAGGGCGAACTCCGACATGATGGCGTAACGCTCATCACCGTTGTGCTGGATCTTGGCAGCGTTGATGAATTCCTGAATCAGGACCTCATCCAGACGCACACGGATCACGCAACTTACGGACAGGCTGACGTCGGTGGTGGACACCGCGCCTTTGACTGGCAGCTCGACCGGTTCTGGGTACAGGTCGGCAGTGGACGGAACGTAGACCTCTTCAGTGGTCTGGCCGTTCTCGACAGTGATCTTCTTCATCACCACGGTAACGTCAGCCGGATCGATATCCATCCGGTAGCCGAAGTAGCCGTAGTAGTTCACACCACTGACCGTCATTTCCTTACGCAGCGCAAACTTCTCACGCAATGCCTGGGGCAAGTCATCGTCGATACGACGCAGTGCGAACGGCGTCGGGTTGTACGTCGAGGCGTGGTTGGCCAGGTGGTCGATAACCGAAGTCAGAGCGATACCACCATCACCTACCACGGCCCGGTGACCTTTGTTGCCCACGGTCATGATGCCGAGGTAAACCTTTTCACCCGGCTGAGGCGTGGCTGCGTCCTGGATGCCCAGGCGTTCATTGAAGGTCGTACGCGACGGAATGATCGGCGTATGACCCAGGAGGAGGTGGACCAGAGTTTTGGCACCATACAGGGTGGATTGAATAGTGTTCACGGATCAACCTCAATGTTGGAAGAGTGGCGTGGCAGACGCTGGATTGTACTGCCGGTTTGCTGGCACGCCAGGCGCCGCATACCGATAGCCAATGCGCAGTTTGCCACTCAGGTTCCGACACAAGGCACCGAGCTCGATGACCATGACGTAACTGTAGCGGCTGTCGTCAGCACTGTATTCAGGAGTGACCAACCCGTTATAGAGGATGGTACTGTTGTAAATATTGAAATCCGCTGTAGCGTCAGGCGTGTAGTGCCAAAGGTCGCCAGTAAGCGCAAACAAAATGCCTGCAAGGCGGTTGGCTACGTCGACGGCTGGACCGGACTTCTGTTCATAGAGATAGGCCGCGGTCTGCTTGGCATCACCCACAGGGGTACTCTGGTGCGTATCGACCAGCAGACGACCCTGTGGAATGTACAGGTCAATCGGCGGGCGACCGTAGACACCGTCCTTATAGAAGTCACGGAAATCCATCCGGCGTGCAATGGTGTTGCCCAGTAGATTGATCACTGGACGAGCCAACACGTAGATGTGGCCGAAGAAGACCAGGTGGTTATCCTTGAACGTGATCTTGAAGTCGCGATCCGTGTCCACAGGCGGCTGGAACGGAACATCCACCACTTCATCGAAGCCCTTCAGGAAGGTCAACTTGACGCGGTTGGTGATGTCAGCCTGATTCGCCGTCAGACCACCGTAGATTTCCTGGATCTCAATGACGTCCGGTTCCAGGAGTACGCCACACTGATCAAAGATAGCCTTGAGCAATGCCTCGTTGTCTGGTAGCACGTCGTTGTTGATCACCAGGTGACTCAAGTCCTCGAGACGGTTAGCCTCGATGCGGTAGTAAGTCACCGGACGTTCTTCATCGGACCAGCCAGTGTTGGTCTGGAACTTTACCTTCACTTCGGTCTTGCCGTCGCCTTGCAGTTCTTCAGGATCACTGAAGATCAGCTTATCGGCATCCAGACTGACCCCATTGAACTTGTTGATCATCTCAACCAGCAATTGCTTGCTGGGCTTATTGAAACGATTCAGAGGGGAAGCGCAGTTACTCATCTATCTGATCTCTGAATTACGCCAGTTCAACCTGGAAGGAACCCGTCCAGAACAACGAGAGCTCGGCTGCCTCGATCGTAGACACTTGCTCAAGCAAGTTATCGGCGACGATGTCGTTGGCAGTCAAATAGAAGCTGTCATTGTTGCGCAGGGTACTCAGGATCACTGACGTGTTGGTTGGGGCCACTACCTTGAGTCGAGTGGACGTAATCCACTCACTCAGCTGGAGACGTTTGTACCGCACCTTGAGAGACCCCGTGTGAGCACGGGGCACCATCTCGCTGGTACTGTCGAACGTTTCAATCAGGGCAACGGCGTTCACACCATCGGATTCGATGACCTTGGCTTTTGCAAACTCAGGTCTTAGACGCAAGTTGAATGCGTCGTTCACCATGATCAAGAAACCCTCCACCGGAGGGTACTTGACATAGCGTTCGATACGATGGAAGGGCACTTCACTGATCGTGTCCATCGTTTATCGTCCTGTTACGGTTCGGTTGGCGCATCTGGGTAGTTTAGACCCTCGACCACAGTCTTCGTGAGAAGTGCGTTCAAGTCTTTAGGACCAGGTCCTTTCCCTTCAAAGCCATCTAGCTTCGGAGTATGGAGCACCTCCGAGAGAAGTTTCTGCTTATCGGAATTGAAACCGCCCTGTTCACTGGTCCACAGCTCTTGACTCAGGAGTTGAGTGGACTTGCCATCAAACCCATCAGCCGTAGTGCCTACCACTTCAGACAGCAACTTCAGCTTATCGCTTTCAAAGCCATCGAGTGTCGGTTCAGCGAGCTGCTCAGAAAGCAGGTGCTGTTTGTCCGACTCGAACCCATCCAAGGCAGGGGTAGCCAATGCCTCAGAGAGTAGCTTCAGCTTACTGCTGTCAAAGCCGTCTTGCTGCGTGACCTCAAACGCGTCCCCGAGGTTCTTCGTCTTATCGGAGTCGAAACCGGTCTGCGACTGGACGTGTAGGATCTCAGACAGGGGTTTACCCTTGCTGAAGTCCCAACCATCAAGGCTGGTGGTCTCGAATACTTCTGAGAGCAGCTTGAGCTTATTGGAGTCAAACCCATCCAGCGACTTGTCGTCAAACACCTCAGGGAGGAGCTTACGTTTGTCACTGTCGTAACCGTCCAGGCTGGTGATAGCGAGGATCTCAGGAAGGTTCCACTTCTTCTCAGTATCCCAACCATCGAGATAAGGGACCGGGACAAACTCACTGATTGGTTTAGCCTTAACGGATTCGAAGCCATCAAGGAATCTGATGCCAACGTTTTCCTCGATGATGAGTTTCTTCTCGCTGTGGAAGCCATCCAAGAACGGTACGGTGGTGCACACCGTGACATCAGGTCTGGCAAACGGCGGAATGTACCCATCCAGGTGCTTCTTGTTGGCCAGGAGATCAATCGACATCTTGCAGGTATGTGTCAGGACGAAACCGTCCAATACCTCGTCGAAGATTTCAGTAGCCAGGTCGATCTGGTTCGATTCGTCGTACACAACGAGTTCGACATAGATGTCGCCCACGGTGGTCAGCGAGGTTTCTACCGTCGTCAAACGGTAAACCTGTCCCTCGGTGACAGTAGCCGGCAGAGAATCCCAGTTGGAGATATCCCCTTCGACCAACCCGGTGTCGAACTTGAAGTTGATGGCGTCCAGTACCTTAGCCCTGGTCACCGTCCCGCCTGTAGCTACCCGTACTGGCCAGCGATAGGTTGGGGTGTAGGACTTACGCTGGTACGTGAACTCCATCGTACCGGTGAAATCACCGCCGACGCCTGTCAATGTAATCTTGGTGTTCAGGCCAGTGTCATCAGGTTCGATAACAGTAGGACCTTGGGTAATGCGGAAATCCTCCGGCCGAAGCTGGTAGGGTTCTTCGTACGACGAGTTGTGGTTCTCTATCGCTTTCAACAAGACCTTTAAGAAGTCGTCTGAGCGGAAACTCGCCGAGAATGGAATAAAGATAGCGGTGTTCGAGAAGAACTCTTTGAGGAGGTAAGCTTCACGAAGTAGTTGTAACGTAACTGACCCCACCCAACGAGGCGAGGAGGACTGGGCAGTGATGACGTAGCTACCAGCCGCTTCAGTGGTGAAGTTCACCACGTCAGCAGGGGACACTGGTACATCGTACTTCGCCAGCAATCGACTGAGAATGTCGACCGAGTTGATGGACCCCTTGAACTTCACCGTCTTGTTCGCCCCCGCTAGGAAGGTGGACAGATTCAGACGTTTAAACTGAAAGGTCAGGGGATCCTTGAACTTGGCACTGATTGCAGGTGGCGCGTAGAAGCTACTGAACGTCATCTCCGCCAGAGCATCTAAGGAAGACGGTGCACCATTGGGGCGAATGTTCTCAATGACGAGCCATTCGTTCTTTACCCAGGTTGGCAGAGAATCCAGAAGGATCTTCTTCACCGCTTCCAGAGATTCCATCTTGAGAAGGGATTCTGGCGTACTCATTATTCGCCTCAAGTAGAAGACTGTTAAAGTCCGAGGAACATCTTCCGACGAGTGTCGGTAAGGGCTTCATACCCACCAGTCATGATTGGGAACGTCAACCCGGTAAACAGGTCAGCGTAATCCATGCGCTCAGGCTCGAGGTAATCGAGCGTCAGCGTGAGATCGCCGGTGATGTCAGTGACAGCATCGGGAATCAACTTCAGGAACGGGAGGTTGAAGTCCATGCGGGTGACGATTTGTCCCCGACCTAACAGCTTGATGTTTACCTTGACCGGGATCTTTGCAGTGGTCTTGACCACGTTAGAGTGATAATCCACTCCGACCTTGGCGATGATCTTGTCGAACCGACGCTCATACGAATCGACATCCAGAATGGTGGGCATGTCGACATCGATCAGCTTGTGCTCGGTCTCGTCTAACCTTGGAATCGTTTGCTTGGGGAACTTGCCATCCACGACCTTGACTGGGGAGTCGTTGATCGTTTTGATGTACTGCACCGAGTAAGACGACAGCGCCTTCATGATGCGGATCATCGAGGCGTGGATTTCCCGCACGCTGTTGACGTTACTCAGGTCAGCGCCAGTGATCTGGTTGAAGATCGTGCTAAACATCAGCTGATATTCAACGTGACCCATGGCCGACGTGTCGATCCCTACTTGTGCCAGCCAGGAGTCGTAGGTCTGTTCGTGAGCAAGGTCAATCCGAATGTCCTGGTAGAACCGATCCACCACAGTGTGCAGTTGACCTTCCGCTTTATAGTCCTGGTAGTAGCAACGGAACTTGCGGTGGTCCAGCATCTTACGGTGAATGTCGACACAGAGCTCTTTAAAGGCATCCACCGACACGTAGCGGGTGATAGGCGACTGATCCGACATCAGGTGATAGATTGCATAATCCGGCACGCGCTTAGGTTCAGCCAAAGCCCTGAGCTCTGGAAAGGTCGGCAACGGCATACGACGAACACGGTTGGCCGAAAGAACCGGCACCTTCTCGAGGGTAATCCCGATAGCCTTGTTGTACGCATAGATGTAGAAGATGAAGGCGTTCTTCGCCGACAGCTTGAACACATCGCCGTTGCTTGGGTTGGTGATCGACAAGACCGTGTTGTAGCGGCCGAAGTGAGCGAGGTACAGCCAGTGGTTCAGCAAGACGTCAGTCAAGGTGAACGGATCAGCATCAGCACGATCGAGGACGTTGGATTCCAGGATCTTGGTGATATGGGTACTGGTCTTGGCATGCACGCTACGCTTGGTAACGTCGACTTCACTATCGTCCCGGTAAGCGATGTTACCCCTGGCCAGCCCGAGTTCCATGTCCAACATCTCGGGCACGGACTTATCGGTAGCGCCGTTCGCAGGTTCGATCCCGTTGAGCGTTTCCTGCTGGAGCTCCACTTCAGGCCTCAGGGTCGTGGTGGTGTTTTCATACACATGACTCAGCTTAAAGCCGGACAAGTTGAACCCACGATCCGTCAACACCTTCTGGGTGGTGAGCTTGAGAATCTCCTCACGTCCCAAGTTACGGTTGAGGTAACGAATGTTGCGGTACAGCCACAGACGCAGCTTTCGCGTCATGTAGTCGAACTCTTTACCAACGGCGCTGAACGAGGTCAGGTACTGACGCACGTAGAACGTGTGCACCTGGTCCGTCTTACACATCTCCTTGCGGAGGTCGATAATCCACAGCGGAAGCTTCGGGTAGAGAACACCCAACAAGCCGGCATAGTAGAAGGGTTCGAATAGAGCGTAGTCCCGGTTGTCGCGTTGCAGGAAGTACATGTCGATGTAACGCTGAACCCGTGGGATCAGGTACTCTTCACCTTCCTCGACTTCCTTTTTATCATGCCACAGGATCTTATGGTCTTCTGACGTAACTACGGTCTCGATGTCGAGAGGATTTAGGATGCCGTTGATCAGCATTCGCTGATCAGGATACTTGGCAACCAGTTCCTTGTAATAGACCGAACCGTAGGCGTATTCCCGTTTGGTGCCACGGTGTTCAGCCAGGGTTACCGTGTCGAAGGAAATCTCTTCTTGAGTATCCAGGGAGATGACCTTCATCTCGGTGTCCGCTGCGTGGTACATACCTGCCGCGTTGAGGTAGTACTTCCACGTATACGGATTGTCCCGATCCACCGAGTGACCTAGAGCGATCACTTTGGTGTTGAGCAAACTCGCAGTACTCGCACTCTTAATGAAGAGCGTAGCCGCCAATTTCAATGTGCTCTTGATATAGAGCCGGTAATGGGCATTCATTTCTTTATAACCCCGATCTGATTAGGAGAGGAGTAATGGACACTAACGAAGTTAGCGGACAGTCTCGTGTCGAGCAGTTCCGCGACTTATCGGAAACGGACAAGAACGTTATTAAACGTCTTACCGTTGACCGAGCCAATAAGAAAGGTGGGGGCACCGATCGTCTGGACCTGTCGCCGTTGTCTGGCGTGTTTCGCCGTACGTTGCGGGACGCTACTGACATCCGCAACATCTTCCAGACGATGCCGGACCTTCACCTTCCGCGTGAAATCCTCATCAGTGCCATCATGTCACCAGGGGATCTCTCGCAACAAACCCTGATCTTCGGCAACGACATGAAAGGCTGTGATACCGCCCTCACGTCGCCTCTGGTTCAGAACCTCGAGAACTTCTTCATTACAACGAAGAAGACAGATACCAAGGTTGCCGAGTGGGTAGACGACGCCCTTATCTGGTCTGGTGCTCACCCGATTCTCATCATTCCAGAAGCCACACTCGACCGATTGGTCTTGGGTGACAACGACGCCTCGATGGAATCCATCAGCTCGTACGGTGGTGAGTTTGTCGATGGGTGGTACAAACCCAAAGGTATTTTCGGCCTCAGCGTGCCGACTGCTAACGGCGACGCCTACGTTTCGTTGGAGTCCGCCAGCGGTCGCATCAACCAAAGCTCCATGGCTGAATATCATACAATCAAGACAAAGAACGGCGAGAAGAAGGTCTCTCTGCCGATTCGTGTGACTGACAACATGGCTGTGCTCCGTACTCCGGCAGTGCAGAAGATGAAACGTAGCCGTGTGATGGAAAATGCTTATGGCACTCCATCGCTTGAAGCACGTAAGCGTCAACGTCGGGCAGACAACCAGAAAGATGCTCCGGGTAACTCCGAGATCTACAACAAGTTCTACCGCCAGCCGCAACAAGTGCGCCGTAGCCGCCTCCAGGTGGTGCCTAGCGGCAAGCAAGCTGGTGGCGGTAACTGTGGTCACCCGCTCGAGTATCACCTCTCCACCGAAGCGGTAATGCCGGTCTGCGTACCGGGTGATGAATCCAACCACGTTGGGTACATTATCCTACTCGACGCTAACGGTTATCCGATCAGCTACTCTCGCCGCTTGAACTACTACGATGACATTCGTCGCGGTAGTGGCGGTAGTGACAACGCCGGTAACTCGGGTGGTGTGGCTGGTGAACTCATCCAGATGTCGAAGGAAGCGATCGTTGGTGGCATTGCCAACGCCTCGAACTCCCAGATCGATCGTCTGGCTGACCTGCACGCTGAATTGGTCGATGCTGACATCGTGGCTCGGTTCCGTACCGGCATGATGGGTGGCGACTTCGAGTTGTCTCACACTGAACACATTGACCGTCTGATGTTTGCACGGACAATGAAGAACCAACTGACCACCATGCTTTACGTACCTGCTGAGCTCATGATCTACATGGCTTACGAGTACAACGAGTTTGGTATCGGTAAGTCGATCCTGGAAGATGCCAAGTCGCTCGCTGCAATGCGTGCTGCTGTTACCGTGGCCAACGTAATTGGTTCGACCAAGAACGCGATCCCTGGTAAAGACATCAACATCGAGCTGCCTGAAGATGACGGTGACCCACTGGGCACTGCGACCTTCATGGCGAACGAAGCGTTGGGTCTGGCGTATCACCAGTTCCCGATGGCGATCAGTTCGACTGTGGGTCTGGCTGAGCAACTCCAGATGTCGTCCTTCTCGGTCAACGTAACGGGTAACCCTCGGTTCCCTGAAGTGAAGACTTCCATCTCGCCGCGTGAGTCCACCTTCGCCCAGATCGACAACGAGCTGCAACAGCAGCTGCGCGATGACCTGACGCGGGTATTCGGTCTGACGCCTGAAATGGTGGACAACGTCAACCAGCCTGAGTTTGCAACCACAGCTGTGCAGAACAGCCTGATGCTGCAAAAGCGGGTGATGGTGATCCAGGCTAAGACCAACCCGATGCTGACCGACTACGTACGTATCTTCACGTACAACTCGGGCATCCTCATCGGTGAGCTGATGGACATCATCGAGCAGAACGCTAAGTACCTGCCTGATGAGTACAAGTCCGATCCAGAAGGTTTCCTGGAAGAGTTCCTGAACAACCTGACTGTTAAGTTGCCGGCTCCTGAGAACGACAACCTGACCAAGCAGATGGAACTGTTCAACAACTTCAGCGAAACTCTGGACAAGGCTCTGCCTGCTTACATCACCGAAGAGTTCTTCGACGGCTACGCGCCTGACAAGATCAAGGAAGCCATGACCTCGGTCGTAGCAGCCTGGAAAGGTGTCATCCTGCGTGCCTGGATGCGTAAGCGCGGCATCCTGCGCGAACTGGATGTCTTCAGTTCGGTTGAAGACGGTAGCCCGATGATGGACTTGACCGAAGAGATGTCTAACCACGTCGAAGCGGTAATGAAGTCTGTGGGCGGTTACGCCAAGCGTGTGGCTCTGGATGCGGTCAAGCGTAAGAAGACTACAGCGAAGACTGTGGATGAGATCGACAAGGCACAGAAGATGCTGGAAGAACTCACCGCAGAGCCTGTGGACGAGAACGCGGCTGAGGACGGCTACGGCGGTGGTCAGGATCTGGCTAACGGTAACGTGCCTGAAGTGACTGACGAGTTGGGTGGCGATACAAACGGCGATGGTCAGGACGATCTCAGTATGGACTTGGGGGATGCGAACGACGGTGTTGATGCTAACACTAACGGCGACGCACTCACCGACACCAACACTGATGCCGCCGCCGACACGGCAGCTGAGACTACCGACGCTACTGCCGATAACGCAGAAGCTCCGGCTGATGACGCTGCGGCTAAAGCTGGCGGTGATGACTTGGCTATCAACCTGGACGCTCCAGCAGGCGCTGAGACAGCAGAAGCTCCTGAGCCTGCCGTTGATGCACCAGAAGTGCCTGCGGCTGCTGACGACGCTGCTGCGGCGCCTGAGGGTGACAAGCCAGCTGAAGCCGATACTGATCTGAACATCAATCTGGATGAGCCTCCAGTTGACGGGAAGGAAGTTCCGGAAGAGGGTGGTGAGAAGCCTGCGGTAGGTGAAGAAGATCTCAACATCAACTTGGAAGAACCTGAAGTACCTGAGGAGAAAGCTGAGCCTGAGGTAACGGATGAGGATCTCAAGCTTGATCTGGGCGAAGCACCAGCAGTGAAGGACGATGAGAAAGACAAGGATGACAAGAAAGGTAAGAAGGACGGTAAGGATGACGATCTGACGATCGACCTTGGCGAGCCTGGCAAACCGAAGTCATAAGTCCCTTTGGAGAGGAGTGGGTTTCGGCCCACTCCTACTCTATTTTGTTGACGTAATTTTTTACAAACTGTAGTCATCAGATGAACTAATTTAATTCTTGCTAAGTGAGTGTAGTGAGCCTGGGGCGAACGAAACGAACGTATAGACAACGAACGAAGTGAGTGTCCCTAGTGCTCTTAACTGTGTTCAGGAGGGGGAGCTTTTATTACGCAAACTTCTCCGGGTGATACATTATTCAAGTGAATACACTAAGCTTAGGAGATATGGCATGTCTTTGAAAAGAGCACTCTCTACGCAAGAGCGAGTTGACCTCGCTGTCGCAGCAGGCCACACCAAACTGGTGATGGAGCACATCCGAATTCATAACGCGCAAGGTGAAGGGACAGGTCAATTGACCGTACACCTGGGACCTCATAACTCCACCCACTACATCTACCTCCCCGATTACGCATTCGCGGCTATCGATTGCTACCTGACCAGTCTAGGGATTCCGTTAGACGGTGAGGTGCCAGAGTCGATCCCTGCACTCAAGACTTCTATACTGACAATGGAAAACCTGCGTTATGCTAACCATTGTCACGAACAGGCTGCGTACTTCCAGCAGAACCAAGGGAAGACCCTCTCTGGGATTCTGTTCGAACGTACTGAGTTTGCGGCGATCCATCTGGCGTTCTCGATGATTGAAGAGATCATCAACACACATCCGTTCGAGATTCATCGCTGTAAGCTGAATTACGACGATGTGGACGATGTGTGGATGCTACTCCTCCCTAGTGGTCGAGTCATCTGTCGCGGTGAGAGTGAGTACAAGGTGCCTGGCTGCATTACCTGTGTCTACTTCCAGACAAAGTCTAATGACCCACGGTCCACGGACGACATCCTCAACCTCGAACTCAATGAACTGGCTGATACCTTGCATGATAAAGGCCTGGGTCTAAAATAACACAAGGAGCTTCACTGTGATTCGACAAGTAGCGTTTAATGAATTCGTTCAACACATGGGTCTGAATAGCGAGGAGATCAAAGATATTCCAGCGTTGTTCGTGACGTTCACCCTGGGGCGTACGCTCCTCAGTCAGAATGCAGACCTACGGCTGATTACCGATGGGATTGAGATTGGTCTGAGTGATTTCAGTGTCAATGGCGCTGGCGATCTTCAGATCGACTACTACATGCAGCAGGTCGAGGGTCAGCGCCGTGGCGATGTGCACCAATCCGTTCTGGACCTGGGTTACGAGCAATCGTTCATCCTGAACAACACCTGGTTCCACCAACCTCCTCTCGAAGTCCAACCGGACGCTGAGCAGAGTTTCGGTAAAGATACTCGGAAAGAACCGCAAGCTCGCCGTCGCGCTCTTCCTGCCGACAAGGTGATGGACGACACCGACCTCAACATCCTACGCATGCTGACCTTCAACATCAGCAATCAAGCGTTGGAGCTGATGAGCAATCACTGGAGTTCGGTGAATCCAGCCAGGAAGCCCAAAGGTTTCTCCGTCGGTCAGATCGTGTTTAACCTACACGAACGCGATCGTCTTAATGCCGCCTGGCAAGTACGTACACTGGGTTTGACCAAGGCCCAAGATGTGGAGATGGTCCACTTGCGCACTGGTGGGGTTGAGCCATGCTTCAGCGGCGACTACGGTACCGAGCAAGAATGGCTGAAGCAACAGGGCGATCGTTCCAATCGTACTAGCCGTGCAGAGCCACTCACACTCAACGATGACGAGCGTGATTTCTTCGCTATCGTCACCGGCTACGTCGAAGGCAAGCACCGCAAGAAAGGCTAACGCCATGCGAGCTAGCAACATCGCAGAACTGCGACCACTGATAGGGACAGCCTTACGGATGAACCTAGGTCCTTGGATAGCTACCTGCATAGACGGCATCGGCAAAGAGATCCACGTCAAAGCGGGGAACGTGATCTTCATCTTTAAGGTGGAGGATGCGAACATCAAGTACCTAGCTCCGGGTGAAGAAGTCCATGTGAATATAGCCACGGGTAAACTTACCCGTGTGCACCGTTAATCAAGGGGATGGAATATGGATCCACAGCTGATAAAAGCTATTGAAGAGAAGATGCCTTCTCCGGAAGACTACAAGATCCAATTGTCGAGTCCGTACGGGAGATTCGGGAAACCGATGGAGTTACAACTGAGTGATGGTCGGGCCAGTATCCTGGGGATTGAATTCAGTCCGGTAGACCTGGAGATTGCATCAGCAGCAACCCCATTACGTAAGACGATCTTCATCATTGAAGACATCGCTACAGGTGAAGTGCACGTCAGTGAAAACTCTCGCCGAAGCTTCGGCATTAAGTTGATCCAGGCGGGTAACCTTGGCACGCTCTTCAAGGAACGCTTCGGTAAGGACTTCAAGGGCAAGGTCCGCGTGTGGTGGGGTCATGAAAGCGCGACCATCGAAAAGTACAACATCGAAACCTACCTACTGCCCAGGATGGTTGACAAGAAGCGTGCTGGGGATCGTGCGACTGTACTGCGTCGTGCCTACGACTCGATGGATATCGAGATGCGTCAACGGTGGCGGGAACGTTATCCTTACGCAGTGGAGGCAGTGCTGACAGGCCATGAAGATTATAATCTCCGGCGGTCGTGATTACATCGACCGTGACTTCATTTACATGGTACTCGATCACGTACATCGTGAACGGGTCATCACCCTCTTGATTGAAGGTGGTGCACGGGGCGTGGATCGGCTAGGGCGTGATTGGGCCATTGACCGTGGTGTGCCTTATCACACAGAGCCTGCCGATTGGGACACGTACCCTAAATCCGCTGGACCTATTCGCAACAGAGTCATGTTAGCGATTGAAGGTGTGGATGGCGTTGTAGCCTTCCCCGGCGGTAGAGGAACGACCGACATGGTCAAGGCGACTCGACGGGTGAAGATACCAGTTTACCTGCCGAGCTATGATTTCAAGATTTAAGGGGAGATTCCCATGATTCGTTATAGCCAACACATGACTGCTGAAACCCATCCAGGCCCTTGCGGTATCGAGGATGCTGCCACGGGCGAGGTTACTGAGATGGACGAGTTGTTAATCGTCCCGTTCATCAAAGCTGCCAAGGGTTACCTGATGGTGCGGTTCCATCCGACTAACCGTGGCCTCGCTAACCTCCTGGCATTCGATGGCAGTAAGGTCACCATCCTGGCTGTGTTGGATGGTCAGGTGACTACTACCGCCTGCATCCCGGAATACATCCCACAGCCTGTGATCGATGTTCCTCCGTACGTGCCACCGAAAGACTGGAACGAACCACCTGTCCCCCTCGATGACCTGTTTGCTTCAGGACTCGTGAAGAAGGGCTAATCGCAGTTGAATGATCTCAAAGAATAAAAACTGAGGATTCGACGATGTCTGCAAAGACGAGCACTAACTTTGATTCATTTAAGGAGTTCTATGCTGCGAACCGGGACCACATCGACTTCAAAGAGAAGGGGCTGTGGGATCGATTGCTAGAGGCGGATCCGCCGGAAGGGTTTGAGTTTAAAGTAACCGAAGGTGATGCCTGTGTTCACCTGTGCGTCAAGCATGGGTACGGGCTCAACATGTACGTCAACTCAGCTGCGATAGATCGGACGATGCGTTACCTGATCTATCGTGGTCATGACGCTGTGGATAAGCTTGAGCAGATGTTGGATGACGGCAGTATTGCCAAGACCCATGCTCGTTTGCCCATTTGCGTCAATGCGCTCCTCGGGGTAGTAGACGATGGGGTGTTATCCGAACTGTACATGTCGATGACAGAGAAGGACGACACGATCACTGGAATCTACGCGATCGCCTGGAACGGGTTGATCACAATCGAATATTGAAGGGGAAAGGTATGGCAGAATCATTAGATCAGGTGCGGTTTGACGCCTTCGTGAAGTTCTACAAAGAGGAGTGTGATAGGTTCCAACTGTCAGAGCGTAAGCGTTGGGGTGAGATGGCAGAAAGGCGTACAGCGCCCAAGGACTTCTTTTGGACCCGCGAACATATGGACGGCTACATCGCGATGACTATCAACTGGTCTTCGGGCAATGGCCGTTACCAGGCGCAGTTCCCGCTGTACGAAATCCACTACCATAAGTGGACTGCCAAGGAGGCTCTAAACCACCTCGCTGACTTGGGCGATAAGCTTGAAGAGCTGAACCCAGAGTTGGGCGATGCGATGGTCTTGCTGGTCGAATACAATCAGGTCATCGAAGATCTGGTCGTGTGGTACAACCAGGACATCATCACCGGTAAGTTGCTGATGTTCAAAGCCATCCGCGCTAACGGACTACTGCAAGTCAAGGCTGAACTCGACGAGGAATGATCCCATGTACTGCGGCTTCGATACACAAGCCGCATTCATAGGGCATTGCCCTAGACTCGTGGCTGAGTTAGACCGGATAACAGAGTTGGAGTATCCGTCAGGCACGAGTGATCTCTGGCTGGGTGACCTCTCTTTAGACCCGCCAGCAGCACTGTCATACATGTTCAAGCACCGGATGATCTCAGCACTGATCGGCAAGATAGACGTGCGAGGGCGGAATGTCCGCTACCTGGAGATGATCTACGCGTCAGTGGACGATGAGATACTCAAATACGCCCTCGCCTCTGGGCATGTCAAACAACTGAAAATCAATAGCCATGGTTATTACCTGGCTAACGGGGGAGTCGATGAATAATTACAACGCCCGCATTCAAGATCTCATCCTCGAGATCAACGAGACGTTGGCACCAAAGCACTTTGTGGAAGGTCATCCTGAACCTGCCATGTTCCAACACTACCGGCGGGAAGTGATTGATTGTCCTAAACGTCCAATGGGTTGTATGCAATTGGACCTGTCGGTACGGACACTCATCGGGCAGGATCACCATCGTAGCGACATTATCGTCACTATCGATACCAATGCCCACACCACCTGCAATCAGGGGTGGATGAACTTCCACGCCCATCTGGTCAACTTCGAAATGCGCAGCCGTGGCAAGATCTATGCACCACTCACTTGCCGTCTTCGTAATGATGACCGCGAGGATGGGGATCGCATGATCAAGTACTTGGTTGGTCTGCTACACAGTCTCAAGGAGTAACGCATGAACGTGGAATTGACCACGCCGGAAGAAGTGGTGATGCGGGACGAGGCGTTTGCTAAAGTCCGTACCGCCATTGACCTGGCATTAAAAGAAAACTCCATCACTACTGATCCCTGCAATGGCTGGGGTGAGCATATCCGTGTGGACGTCGATTCCGAGGAATGGATGGAAGCCTGGATCGAGAAGATCTACGGGCGTGCTGGGTGGGACGCCATCTCGTTCAAGTTCTTTGGCCGCATCATGTTCTTGATCGCGCCATAGAGGGGTAGTGTACGAATGTATAGAACACCGTCAGAAATAGAGCGTGGTAAGGAATGTCATGAACGCATGGTAATCATGCTGAAACGCGAGTTCCCTACTATGTCAACTATGGGTCGTAGACGTATGCAGAACCGTGTGTCTAAGATCCTACGTAAATGTGGACAGGATATCATTCAGGTATGGATTAGTTCTAAGCCTTTGCATGAAGCGCAGTACGTAAGCAACTATGACTTCATGCAAGGTAAGACCAAAGTCTACGTTCAAGTGCAGGTAGATTGATCGCGCAATAGGATACCAGTAGGCACTACGCCTACTGGTATCTGTTCTTTTTTTGTGTAGTTAACTTTGTTTTGGTCATACATAGTAGACATGAACAACCCCACTGATCCATCAGGATCAACCCTAGTCCGAGGAGGACAGCACCATGACTACTAAAATCACCCTCGCTGCAATCGAAGCTTCCCTGCGTAACAAGATCACCACCGACGGCACCATCATGGTTCGCCTGTCGGATGAGTGCCTGGCGCAGATGAACCACATCGTCGATCGCATCCGCGTCATCAGCAAGTACGATGAGTCCAAACTGGACGACGAACAACTGGATCACGCATCGGTAGTAGCCGATCGCTTCCATAATTCGGCCATCGGTACCAAGTTCACCGACGGCTACCTCGACCTGGAAGAAGAAACCCACGTCGAGCGCATCCTGGCTGACCTGGAAGAGCGGTTTAGCACCGATGACATCCCGCCAGGCTTCATGGTTCCAGTGTTCCTGGTGAACAAGATCCTCAACGAAACCAAGTCGTTCGCAGTCTGATGGATCTGGTCTACTTCTTCGCAGTAGCCACCTGGGTGATGTCGAGTACAGAGTCACCCAAAGGTCCACCTACTCCAGACGTCCCGTTCAACATCGGGTACATTTCGATCTTCCTGTGCCTCATGGTGATGTTCATGACGACAGTCTTCTTCATCATCACACACAAGGCTGGTGAGAAGGTTCCGGCGATGCACTGGATTATCACCATTGCATTCATCCTAGGCTCAGGCTACGGGATGAGTGTAGGTTACGATTACCACGTCCAATTCCTGGACAACTGGTACAGCACTCATTAAGTAACAACTCAGTCCGTGGAGGACAAAAGCATGAACGCAATCTCCCGTTTGAACCATCGCGACATCGTCGCCGTGGCTGCTGCACTGCGTAACGACAACCTGAAACTGCGTGACGGCCACAACGGTGGCAAAGACGTCATGACTGTCTCCGGCGTTGCCGAATTCAAGAATGGCGACCGTGTCCACGTCGTTCCGTTGTTCAAGCAGTACGAGTACTTCTGCCTCAATCCGATCGGGTTGGACGATGAAGGTAAACTGGTACTCGAGACTTCGAGCGTCGGCGCCTGCGTCTTCCCGAAGAAGCACGCTGACATGTACGCCGCCTGCCAAGCTTACAGCGGCATCGGTGAGATCACTAACGTGATCGTGTTCTAATGCGAGGGGGTGGGGCAACCCACCCTTTCTGTTATTTTCTTTTAGAGGAATGTTGCAATGGTAAAGTTGACTACGAAAGAACAATGGTTCGAGTGGCTGGAAAAGATGCACGCTGAGATGAAGGAACTCACGAACGATCCAGAACGCGGTCCTTACGAAACAGTTGCCGGTATGTTTGGTATCAGCACCTACGACAGCGGGATGGACGAAGCGTTGGTGAGGATCATGATGCCTACTCTGATCTCGATCGGTGACAAGACTAACTTCACCCTGATCAGCGATCCCCAGCGGCATCTACATTACTGCATCACGGTTAACCTACCTCTCCTCCAGGACCGGCTGGAATGGGGTACTTCGATCCGTGGCGCGTGGTACTACTTCAAGAAACCCTTCGACCCACACCACGGGCTGATTGGTACCGGTAGCACTGGTTGCGATCTTATCGACGCTGCACCAATCGGCAAAGGTGAAGAAGCAAGCTTCATACAGCTACTCAAAGCTGTTGAAGAGTTTCTCAAGCCAGAAGTCGAGGGTCAGTAAATGTTCACTGCTAACTTTGATGGCGATACCATGAACTACATTCCAATCATCAAGCGTAAGATCTACCGTCCATATACGAAGAAGACCATGCACAAACTGGCACAGCAGATCTTCAACAACAAGTCCATGCGTGCGAAGAATCGTATCCGTAAACTTGCTCGTCTGTGCGCTGTCGTAACAATCCGCTAATCCAATAGTCCGTGGAGGACAGTAACATGTGGAACCAACGTAAAGAAGCTCTCGCAATGTTCAACATCTGCACCATGGTGCGTGATCAGCTGAATAAAGAACAAGCTGCTGGTGAGTCTATTGAGGATATCCTCAAACGCCTTATCGGGTTCTATCAAGTCACTTCACCTGTCATGGCTGCGAGTCTTAGCAAACACGGTGTGGTCACTCAGTCGATACATCTGTCTAACGTACTGCACACGCACATCGAGATTTATCTCGCTCACGATGAGCAAATTGATTTCAAGGCCTTGCGCGAATACCTCGTGGCAACCTGGCCAGACATGGATATCGATGAGGCGGTGAGACCATCGAATAAACCGGTGTTCTTCACCCATAGCGGTAAGGAGGTCTGCGCCGATCCAAAATTCAACGTACTGTTGGAGAAGGTCGGTGCCGACTATAGCGAGGTTAGTTCGCCTCGTTTCGGCCCCTGGTCAGATCTCAAGTTCCCTGAGGGCGCTGATGCGTCGGACCCAGTACAATCAATCCTGGCGTTCTACTGGGGATCGATAGTAATATCGGGGATTAACCTCGATCCCGCCTGGCAGGACTTCAAAGTGTTCGAGAAGTGGGCAATGGAGAACGGCTACAAGCGGTTCCATGTCCTACAGTGCGAGGATGCTCAACTCGGTTACGTACCAGGCAATGTTAGTTGGCAAGAAGTCAGCCGCCGCACTCTGGACCCTCAAGTACACGACCGTGCAGAGATGAACGACTACCTCAGATCGAGAGGACTGGCTGATGTCGAGGAGTCGACAATAACTCAGTTACTAACACCGCAAGCCGACGAGGAGATTGAGCGGAAGCTGTACAACTACTGGTGTCACATCAAACAGCGCCCTGTTCCGTTTCACGAGTTGTGGAAGTATTTTCCGGAATTCAAGAAGTGGTCTCTCGATAATGGATATCAGGTAGGCCACTCATTGGTTCGTAAAGTCGAGCTCGATGGCTACAAGCCTGACAACTGTACCTGGCGAGTACGCGATCAAGTAATCAAACGTTAACAGCATAGAGACAGGAGCGTAAGCTCCTGTCTCTAGCTTTCTTTTTTTTGTTTACGCAGCCTTGCGGACGTTGCCAGGCAGGAAACCTTTCACCAACTTGTTGCGCACTTTTTGAATGCACTCCAGACGGGTGATCTTGCCATCGGCATTGAAGTCAATGCCTTTGTTCGGAATGAACTGACCGTCGCCTTCTTCCCACATCACGAAGCTGTCAGGCTTACCGATACCGGCCGGCCAAAGTATCGCTAGGTAAATGTCGCCGAGGTTAGCGATCTTCTTACGGTAAGGTAGGAAGTGCTTCTCAACGTAAGCCAGTTGTTCGACCACAGTCATCTTGGCCAACGCTTCGACAGTAGTACCCAGGCCGATAGCGGTGTTCTTCATGAACTGGATCAGACCAGTCGCGGAGGACACAGGGGACTTGACCGATGGACTGAAGGTCTCACCCGTTTCCCACGCCATGCAGCCCATGAAGTCCTGGACGTTATGCGGTGGTAAACCGAGGTTACGGATCACCTGACGCAACTTGGCAATTTCGAACTCGGTGAACTTGACGCCCCAAGGGATCATCAGGACATCACCGTTCTCGATGTTGTTCGCCAAGAGTGCCTGGTAGGCTTTCTCGGAGTTGTTGCCCCAGATCCCATCCGGAGTCCCAGGATTGTAACCCAATTGCTTGAGCCAGGTCTGGGTCTCGAGAATGGTCTTATTGGACGTAGCCATAGATCAACTCCTCAGAGATTTCAAGTGAGCCAATGCATATTGCACCGGATCAAAGAATTCCTGACTGAACGACGTCAGGGTAAGTTCTTGCTTGCTGTTGGCAGGACCGTAACCGATCGTCAGCGTGGCTGTGCTACGCGTCAGAGGACTTCCGAGCGATTGGTTGTACGTCACAACGAATTCGATCGTATCGAGCTCCAGAGGACGTCCCATGGTCACGGTGAGGGCTTGGGCCTGTTCGACCGCAGTGGACTTCTCCAAAGCGGACAGATGAACAGCGTCAGCCACCTCATGGTTGGCGAAGTAACCGAGGTAGGTGTGGCGAGCCCAGTACTCCACCATAATCGGAGGAAGTAGACTGCCACGTACCAAGCAATCGAACCACTTGGTACCGTCCGGTGCGGTTGCCAGCGTACCACCCATGAACTGGGCAGGGGTGACCGGCATTGAGCTGAACACCATGATCTGGTATTCCAGACGACCAATACCGGCGTTCGGACCGTGCGACTCCCAACGAGCTGCGTGAACGCGGCCGAAGGTAGGAACCGGACCCTGAATCATGAACAGGCCACGGTCGATGCCGACGTAGGGATTGGAAGCCTGTACGTTGGTTGGGTATTCCGGTACTGGTTGAGTCATGCTGCTCTCCGATTAGGCTGGGTTCCAGGAGGTTGGGAACGCCACTGGTGCATCGTACGTACCACCTTGTACCGGGATCGCAGAGCCAACAGGCGTCTGAGAGAGGCGGAAGGTGTCGATACGCAACACGGTTTTGAAAGTCCTCGAGACAATCCCAGCGGCGTTGGTGGTGATAGTACCGATGTACATGATCGCGTTACCCTCAGGAGGGCTGTCGTCACGGATACGGTAACTCGCTACACCAAACCGCAGGTGGACGAAGACGTGAAAGGTTTTGTTGGCGGGTGACGCGTCGACGCTACGCAGGTCAATGGTGACCGCCGGCATCACGAACGGCGTGCCCGAGATGATGACATTCATCGTGAGTTGACACGACAAAAACCATCCCGAACTGGTCCAGGCTGCCTGCACTTGCGCGTCAGTCAGTTCATCGCCAATACCATACGTCGAGATGGGTAAGATTCCACTAGGGATCTTCTTCACCGCCTCCCCTCGCACGTAGGAGTCTTCAAACGAACCAATGGTCCGAATAGTTTCCTGGTGCGGGTTGTTCTGTAAAGCTGCGTGGGCAGCAAGGTCAGCCCTTGCCCCCGCGAGCAGTTGCGCCACCGTCTGGTTATTGAGGGTGTCGGTATTGCCTGCGATGATGCGTGCACGCTTTGGACGTTTCAACAATCGGACGATGTTAGCCTGATACTGCGCAAAGTAATAGTTCAGGAGCTTTGTGGCGTCTGTATCTGCCATGATGACCTCTGATTACGAGAACCAGCTCGCTGGGAGGGACTGCGGCTGTGTCGGTGTACCGGCAGTAGCCGGGATCGCAAGACCACGACGAGTCTGGCTGATGGCGGCGTAACCGATACGAACCACGTCGGTGAACACGGCCTGAGCAACACCGCCCACCAACTGAACATGGCCCACGATGATGGTGTTGACGTCTTCCGAAGCATCCGGAGCCATGAGCACCGTCACCTGCTTATACCCACCGGCAGCTGTGGTGATCACGAACTTGATGTACTGACGAGACGCAGTGGCCGTGAACGTCCCACCTTGAGCGGTGAGGGTTCGTCCCATCCAAAGGAACGGGATGTCAGCCACTTTCAACACAGCGCCAGCCACCGACCATGGAACACCCTTCACCGTAGTGAATGGCATCCCCGCCTTAGGGTAGTACGACTTCATCATCGTATCGAACGCACCCTTGGACATCCCACCCAAACCAGTGAGGGTCAGTCCATGCGCATTGCGAGTGTTGATGTGCGCCAACAATTCTTGGTCAATGATGGCCACGATCTGAGCGTACGTCAGTCCACCCACTTTACTGGTGATGGTTTCCGGCAACACGTTGTCGTTACCAAGCAGGCGGAGGATTTCGTCTTTCCACTTGATGAACTCTTCCGTGATCTCTTCTACGATTTCTGGTGTAGTAGACATGTTTATTTCCAGCTGAGGCGACCTGGGGTGTTTGGTACACCGGCAGTCACTGGGATGGATTTACCGCGAGAGGTAGTCGAGATCAACGTACCGCCAACAGCCACACGCTTCTCAATCGCCACGACCGCAAGACCAGCCGAGTTGGTGGTGAAGTAACCGAGGTAGAGTTGCCCCTCGAAACCAGTCGGAATGGCCGGGTTAGTGGTGACGTGGTAGAATACCGCCCCACTCAGTCGCACTGCCCACACGTAGAACGTTTTGTTCTGATCGGTCGCACCGTTGAGGTAATGGGCGTAAACACCCAACTCGTAGTAGAGGCCATCGATCATCACAGGTGTTGGGTCAGCGAAGTACACTGTCCACGCCGTCACGGTTTGTTGCGACAGGAAGATCCGTGTGGTACCACCATCGTTCATTCGAGCCCGATAATGGTTCAGCGTTGGCAGCTCAGGTGCTCCGCCATTACTGATCAGCTGACCTAGCAACTTCGTACCGCAGTCGATCGAGCCACGGTGGTTCTCAGTGGTGAACGTCAGGTACAGACCGTGCGACATGTTGAGGAAGCCGCTGATCGAGATCTGTTGCTGGTCGTAGTCATACCCCATGGGGAATGACCAACCACCGCCAGGTGTCCACTGCATCAGCATGCAACTCGCCACACTGTTACCGATGAACGTGTAACGAGCCTGGGTGGTCAGACCGACGTAGAACCCACCGTTGGCACGTCGGATAGCCACCTGCCCGGAATCGCCGGTTGAGATACTGATGCCAAAAGCGGTACCGTAACCGTGCGGACAATCGATGAACCGCCGGCTGCCAGGTTGCAGGGAGGCGGACGTCACATTACCTCGAACGTTGACGTTGATCGAGTACACGAAGAATCGAGTAATCCGATCAACACCTACGTAGTGTCCGTAGACAAACGCAGGCATGTCAGTGTAACGCTGCGGAACGACAACTTCGTACCAGAGGTTCAGCCCACCACCGTATGGACCAATAAGGTTCGCCGCCAGGTCAGCACGAAGCGATGCTTCTAGACTGTTGAAGGCTGCGGGCGTGATACTCACCGCCCCACTACCCACCATGGCGGTGTTGATGTTGGCCGAACCACTTCGACGATTGGGATCGACGTAGTTGTCGTAGCGCGCTTGGTGGACTAACCACCCAGACTCATCCGTCTCGTTGACGCAGTTGTACAGGTCCGCTTTGTTCGCACCAGGATAGTCGGCCAACCAGGCACGATCGGGGGTCGGTGGGTTACCCCAGAAGTTATAACCCTGAAGACTGCCGTACTGGTACGTGAACGTGCTGGACGTCCCGGCCCGGAACCACATCCGCTGAACTTTGTTCGATTTGTTCCAACCGGTGTTCTGACCGGTCAGGACGAGGTCGCCAAAGTTGGAGACTGAGGTATAAAGGAACGAACACGGACTGGCAAACCGCCCCTCGTATTGATCGGCGAGGATGTCGGTGTAGTCGGCTGACCCACGCATGATCGAGGAGAAGTCCGCGTTAGCCGGATAGGTAGCACGACCTAACACCCGGTTGGTGTACAGAACGTACGTTCTGTAGTAGAAGGCCACGTTGTTCTCGGTCAAATACACCCGCACCGAATCCTGACCTTGATACTGCCCGACATGACTGCCAGGGTTCTTCAGGTAAGGGTTTGCCGGAGCGTCGGAGACGTCCCAGGTTGTCGGACTGGTGAACGAAACGACAGGCTTCGAGTTGAAGTACTGCGCCATGTCGACGACTTTACTCACCGGATCAAATACAAATGCGAAGTTCGTCAACCACTGAACGTACTGCGCCTGTTGCGAATTGTCCCAGACTGACATGAATTGACCAGTCGACAACCACATTACACCGGTGTCGAGCGTCTTGGCGTAGTGAGGGGGGTTGGCCCGATCGATTTCCTGTGGCACCATACGACCATCAGTCAAGGCAATCAGATCGAACTTGTCGTCGGCGTAGTCCAGGTCAGTCCTGGATACCACACCAGCTACGCCCCGGTTGATGGTCCAGCCGGTAATCGGTGTAGGTGCAACGTAGTTGCTATCGATCAGGTTCTGCTTGGGTATCGAATACACCTTCATGCCGGCAGCCCGGACGTTGGCGGTATCCTTGTTGACCAGTAAGTAGACGGTACCGTCTTTCAAGAAACCCATCGGGATGCCACGCAGAGTGGCCTCACCCGTGATGCTTGGGTTGATGATGGTACCAGCTGGGATCACGATGCCGGTATGTTTGCTCTGGTCGAAGGTGTTGTTCGTCAGACTGATGAAGTAGCCGGTGATTTGCAGCGTGGCGACATTATGGAGAATACCGATAATCAGGTCTTGGTTAGACCAGAGGACCGAACGCGCTACAGAACCCGCTGGGAAGTAAGCCGGGTGGTAACGGGCGTTGGTCATCACGATGTCTGAGATCAACCGGGTATTGAGGGCGTTACGCAGGTACGAGTAGTACACACCTGCCTTCACGCCATCCGTACCGGTACGCAACATCATGAGGGTGCCGTTGTCCTCAAGGAACATGCCGACGAAACCCCATGGCGCCCAGTTCACGCCGGATTCGAAAGAACCCGTCACCGTAGGCGGCAGGTACTCGCGGTCACCGTAGAACGACAGCGGACCAGTACCGTTGATGTCGAGGTATTCATCGAGCTTACCGTTGAACTCCGTGTCGCTGTAGGTGCCGAGGTCACTAGGCAGAAGGTTGTGAGCGTTCTGACCCAGTGTCTCGATGTGGGCTCGAATGCGCTCCCGGAGTAGATCCGAGACACGACCTGCCGACATTCCGTCCAGCTTGTCAGCGTTGGGGGCGTGAGCAACGATGGTATCGCTACCCGCTGGACCCCCGGTCTTCTCGATGATTTCGGCATTGACTGCCTTCATCTCGTCAAGAAGATCATTCATCTTTTCCGTCAGGGACATTCTCGTCACTCCAAGGATCGCATGTTTAAATCAACGACAGTTCAGCCGCCGCTGTGCGGTAGTTGGTAGCCAGAGCCAACATGAAGTTGTCCAAGTCACCGAACTTCTGGCGAACCTGATCCAGCAAGAGTTGCCGAGAACCCACGTCACCTTCACGGATAGCCGCAGCGATGTCATAGTTGGATTCGATCAGGTACTTCATACCGTACAGGTCGTACGCGCTGTGCAAGTGCATCGCCGGAACGAACTGGGAAGGAATACCCACCAGATCACCCCAGAACACAGGGCGGTCGTCGTTCATCAGGTCTTCGATTGCCTGCTTAATAGCGAAGGTAGAGTAAGAGAACTCACCCCCAACCATTTGTGCGGTGAAGCCGATGTCGGTGCTAACGTCAGGGTTGATGATCCGCACTGCGGCGTAAACGGCTTGACCGGTGGCCATGCCTGCTTCACGATAGTAGTGGACCAGCACGTAGTCCTGAACCGGTACCAGGACCCGACCAGTGACCATGTCCTTGACAATAACGCTGGCGCCGAAGAACGGACCGTAGTCAGCCGCAAACATACGACCACGCAGCGCGCCGATCGTGTGCGCTTCTTCGAGCACCCGGTTGGTAGGACTCGTACCCAGTGGATCGAATGGGTACTTAAAGATAGTGTCAGCCATGAGTACTTACTCGCAAAAGAGTGAGATGGTGGCCTAGGCCACCACCGATCAGATTTGGACGATGGAACCATCCACACGCAACAGGAACTTGTCACCGTTGGTGATGCTCGTCACACGCCGTGGAGCACCCAGGAAGTCCTGAGCCTTCAAGCCGTCGATGAGCAACCATTCCGGGTACTGATATTCCCACACCTCATTCTTCTCCGCATCGATGATGCAGTTCGGCTGAGTGGTGAGGATGCGACGCCCTTCCTTAGCATCGTCACTGAGGGCGTAGATGTAGGCCGTGGTGACATCACCGACGAACTCACTGGTGAACCGGCGAATGATCGCGACGTCCCGCGCAGCGTCCCCGTTCAACAAGAGTGGGTATTCCGGATAGAACACCGCGATGTCCTTGATGATCTTGTTCACCAGCTTACGCGGAGGAACTCCCACGTAGTCATCGATACCCAACAACTTCAGCGTGTGGGCGTGATCAATGATCGCACTCACCGGAGGCTGGTAACGGGCCACAGTCAAGGTCTTGTTGTAACTGAAGGGCTCTTCCACCGAGATGGTGAAGGTGTCCTTGTCGTTCACCGGATAGATGTTCGACCCAGACAGGTACTTATAAACGCTGCCCGTCGCCTCGTCATGGACGAAGCTACCGATCTTCTTCCCGTTCCGCAAGATACTGCCGAACAGCGTCCCGTTGTCCTGAGGCGAGATATACGGCAGGAAGTCCGAGATGGATTTCTTGGTGGAGTAAGTATCACCCAAGATGTGTCCATCGACGGTAGATTTCCACCAGAGGAACTCACCCAGCACGATGTTGAACACGTACCGATAAGTCTCAGGCGTCCCGTCCTTCAAGATCGCCAGGATCGAGATGACATACTTGCCGTCTGTCGTCAGGTTGACCACTGGTGCGTTAGCTGCGGTGTACTCAGGATACTGCGTCACCACCACCTTAGATTCGGAATACCCCGCGTGGATGCTCTCGGCGTTGGTCATGCCGTTATACAGCGCATGATCTCCGTAGGTCGCACGCAGGAAGCCCACGTTAACCGGAGTACGATCGTAGTTACCGGTGAAGTACGAACCGAAGTTACGCACCAGCTTCTGACCCGTGCCATGGAAACCTGGTCGGGTATTCCCCGCCGCATCAGCCGCCTGCGAGTTGGTCCCACTGTGGTCAGTGATGACGATGATGCCGTTACCGCGTTCACGGTAGGTCACCATGTCCGTTACGCACTGATCGGTCATCCAGCCACCAACAGGGTGACCGTAGTCCGAGGACATCACGATCACCATGCAGTACTGATCGAGTTCAGCAAACCGCGCATCGATGTAACCGCCGGCGTAGTTCACCCGGTCTTTGATCGTGATGCTGTACCCAGCGATCTTGGCGATGTTGGTGAAGCTGGTGTGGAAGTCAGCAACGCCACCGTACAGCACGCGGTAGTTACCGTTGTTGTTACTGCTACCACCATCACCTAACAGCAGAATCCGCTTGTTCCCGATCTCCGTCTTCTTCTTATTGGCACAGAAGTTGATGGCATTATAAAGGAACTTGAAGCTGGCGGACAATTGGGCGAAGGTGGCGTTCGCTGCTGGAGCGTACATGTTGTAGAACTTCGGGAAGCCCCCGTCGTATACCACGTTACCTGCGCCGTCCTGCGTTACCGCGATAAACGGGTTGGGTGGACTCAACGTGTCGTAGGCGATGTACTTGGACAGCGTTGGCTGAACACCGTTGACGGTGAAGCTGAATCGCTCCACCTGATCACTCAGCTGCCAAGTCAACGCTTGCACAGTACGATAGAGCCCACCCGGTTTCGACATCTGGATATTGGGCGTAGCCATGAACGTCCCCTTATGCGAATCGCGGAACGTCAATGCGGATGTGGAACTCCAGGTCTACCGTGTAGTAGTTCTGAATCCGCACGAGCCCTGCGGCGTTCACGCCAGAGGTCGCGATGTCAGTTGCGTTGATGTACATGTTGAAGGTCGGCGACGTGTTGTCCAAGTTCTTCACTCGAACATCGATCCCGGAACTCAGCATGTCGTAAGCACTGGCCTGAGAACCCAGGATGGTCGCCAGGTTGATCTCGATGTACTGCCCGGCCGGGATGATACGAGTAGCCGTGTACTTTGGCTTCGCGTCGATCAAGGCTTGCAGCAGTTCAGCCAGCAGTTGCTCAACCGTAATGTCACGCGCGCGAATCGCAGACGAGATATCGTAGTTGGACTGGATCAACTCAAACATACCGGTCAAGTCGCTCACGTCGTGCGAGTGCTCAATCGGTGGGAACACGTTTGGCTTGCCCGACACTTCGTCGTAAGTCAAGGAACGTGGGTCCACTGCACGGTTGCTGAGGATCTCGAGGATCTTCTGCTCGCTCAGGGTCCATTCACCGCCGAGGGTTTGGTACTCTTTGAGCTGCACCTGACCCGATAGACCACGGTCCATGAATAAGATGGAGCTGTAGATACCACCGCGGATACCTTCGAGTTCGAAGCTGGCGCTGTGGAACTTATGCCCCGGCATCCAGTCCGTACCACGCACCAGGTCACGGCCAGTGGTGATGTGCACCAACTTCATGGTGTCCCGGAAGTACGGACCGGCGAATGGAAGGATGAAATGGTAGTCCAGGGGTTCGCCTGGAGGATTCAGGGTTTGGCGCTCATTGAGCACCTTGTTCGTAACGGCTTGACCCGTGATATCCAACGGATACAAGTAATCGGTAATTGCCATTTAAACTTCTCCGGTCCTAATGCGGGCATTGACCCGCAGCTGGGGTGTAACGCATATAATTTTTGATCGTCTGTACAGGAGTCGAACATGTTTACGTTTGTAAGGGCAATGGCGAGTCTTCGCGGTGCAAACCAACGGTTGGCAGAGCTGGACATCCGCAACACTTTAGTGCGTGATCTCATGACCACGTACAGTCGATGCATCCTCATCCTGTCGCACCCAGCCATCGATCACGAGGTGAGTCTCGACGTCGCTGAAGTCAACGACAGCTTCTATCAGTACGACCCTGATCTGACCGTCCTCACCTGGTTGACGGCTGTGGGTGAAGGTGATCTTCCGTTTGACACCACCGTCCCTAAAGTGGTCAAGGCCTCTGCCATCGCCTCGGAATCTTTCGCTGCCGGGTACAAGATTGAACGGGTACACCCACTCTCTGGTGAAGGGAACGAATACCCTGAGTCTGAACTCACTCAACTGCGACTGACCCGCCCTGACACTGACTACATGGACATGTTCGATCACTGCCTGGCGAATGTCAACGGGTTGCTGCATTTGACTGACGCTGGGACTGACGGCTTCCGCATCATCGATGGCGGCAAGAGCGTTCGTCACTCAGGCCGCAATGAAGTGGGTTTGATCAGCTTCAAGTCGGTGGGTAAGGTCGAATGCTTCCCCATCACCCCTGAGATGATCACAGGACGTAAAGGGTTGCCATTAGTAGAAGGGGCGGTCATCACTGCACCCGATGCTGACTTCAGCGACAAGTACGTGATGGTGGTCGTGGGTGGTTTCCTCCACTGTGGAGGCAAGCAGTACAAAGTTGTCGGTGACAACTCGGTCTTGCTCGAATGGTGGAAGCTACCTATCCATCGTAGGTATAACGATACCCGCAAGTTGATTGACTGGACTCCAGTGACCAGCTTGATGGATCGTAACACCGAACACACCGGCGCTCTTGACATCGGCTTGATGAGCAGCGATGAATGCATCAAAGCATACCTGACGATGAGCAACACGTTCATCATCACCATCGAAACCGAAAACCTGTTCTTCGACAACATCCCTGTGGAACGTACCGGCCTGGCTGGTCGCTACTACAGCTACGTACCGCCTGTCAAGCCACTGGTGCTGTTCAATGGCATGTTGCCACCGTACACCATCCATGGACAGAACGGCGTCTACTGCTTGGCTGTGGACAGCAACAACATGCCGAAGTACTTGCACGACACCCGCAACGTCATGGAAGAAGACCCGTACCAGAACGACGCAATGGTCCACGCCCCTAATAAGGAATACGCCAGCGCCTACTTCCTGGACATCTTCAACGAACGCTTGAAGTATTGAGCATAAGCAGGCTGGGGCCATCCCCAGCCTGTATGCCCTACATGGGAAGGTCGAACCATGGATTACCATTCGCCGTGTGTCCACAGTTGGCAGCGCAACCTTGGATAACGACTGGGATACCATCGATGGTCATCCAGGAGGTTGCCGTCACCATAACGGGTCCTTGGTGGATACCAGGAGCGTGACTCATCACCCCATCGCCCAGCAAGGACATTGGGAGGCCTTCTGCGGTCCAAGTCGGTGCTCCAGGCCCGGTGATGACGCCTCCGGCTTGTGACTGCCCTACGAGAGAGATCAGAGGCATTAGCGGCTACCTGTGAATTTCGGAGTTTTGAGGGTAGTACCAGCGGCGGTCAAGGTCATCTTGCTGCCCCCGCCATCGATACTGGCCAACACGCCACCTTTGGTGCGTAGGTTCTGAGTCGCCTCGACGTCGATGTCGTTACCAGCCTTGACCGTGATGTTCTTACCCGCCTTGACGTCGATGTTTCTCTTGATGTCAACGAACATGTCCTGAGGGGCAAACATCTTGATGTCTTTCTGATCGATCTTGATGTACGTACCCTTGGCGTTCTGAAGGTGGATCAGATTCACCTTAGATTGCACGTTGACCAGGTTACCGATGTCATCGGTGTACATGAACTCATTGGCGTCGGTGTCGATCCAGAGTTCGTGCTGGTACGCTTCACCGTTGGACTTGCTCGAGCAGAAGGCCAGTCGCTTGGTGTGCGTCGAGAACTCGATCCAGTACATGTTCTCTGGCGTGAGGTCTTTAACGCTCTCATCGGTGGTGTTACTGATGCCGATAATGATGGTTTCGAGCTTATGGAGGTTGTCGTCCAGCCCCATGGTCTTCCAGTAGTACTTGTCGGCGTCTGCGGTGGCCCACAGCTCGACATGGACACCACGACGTACGTCAGGGGCGCTTAGACGGTTAGACCCGCCAGGCAGCCACGTAGCCTTCACCACCTGATCGGTCAAGATCATGCCTTGAGATTCGTTCCCGTCGATGTCTTTGGCTTTGTGTTTCATTTGTGCGCCGTTGGAAGCCATCTCTCCATCGTGCATCGGCAGCCATTCGGTCGGTGTAACTTCGATCTCTTTCGACATGAGTTCTTTGTTGTTAGCGACGACGCCAACGCCCACCATCTTAAATACTGAAGCCTTGGCCATGAATACCTCGTAAAGTTTCACACACTGCGATTATTGTACAGAAGAAAGGCCCGGAGCTGAGAAATCATGTTTTACGATTACATTCGCATTCACAAATGCCACCGGCTCACTAAGCCTACTATTGTTATCCGTCCAACCAAGCGCATTCAAATGGTGCTGGGGACGAATGGTTCCGGAAAGAGTAGTCTGTTGTCTATCGGCTTCTCTCCACTGCCTGCTGACTTGAAGCATGACTTCAACCCAGGCGGTAGCCGTGAGGTTCACATCCACGATCGCGGTCGTAAGTTTGTCATTATCGAGCGCTACGACCAGAAGATGTATTACTCCTTCATCGTGGACGGGGAAGAAAAGAACGAGGGTCATACGATCACCGTTCAGTTGGAGCTCTGTAAGGAGTATTTCAACTACACTCGCGATATCCACGACTTCGTGATCGGCAAGACCAAGTTCACCGAGCTGAATGCATTGCAGCGTCGGGATTGGATTGCTCGGATGTCTGAGTCGGACTTCAGCTTTGCCTTCCGTCAGTTCGAACGCTTCCGTAAAGGCTACTCAGCTGCCTCTTCCGTGGTGGTGTTCTTGCGTGGTCGTCTCAACGATGAGCGTAAACGCTTGCTGGAACCGGATGACGCTATCGAGATGCGTGCTCGAGCCGTTACCCTGAAAGCTGAGATCCGTTCATTGATGGCTATCCCTCGCAGTGAGGGTGACTACATCAGCATGGCTGACCTACAGGACGAGTACAACGCTCTGTTCAATGGGTTCGACGTGTTCAGTCGGATGGAATACCCGCGTCTATTGCAAGGCGGTAAGACCTACGACGATTTGGTTGAAGACTTGACCGCTCGTTCGACTGCCTTGAAAGCCGTACAAGAAGAGCGGGGATCTAACCTCGCCGATTTGAATCAGCGGCTGGAACGTATCAAGAGTCTGATGTCGGTTGACCCCGATGCCTTGACCGATGAACACAAAGCCCTGACCGATCAACTGGACAGTTTGCCGATGTTCACCATCGACATCAATCCTTCGCTGATTGTACGCTGTGACGCTGTGATTCAAGCGTTGCGTTTTGCGTGTGCTGAACTTCCGGCTACTCGGATGACGCACAATACACTGATGGCCATCTCTGACCGCCTGACATCGCGTCAGATCGCTTTCAGCAAAGCCGACAATCTGTTGAACACCATTGGTGAACGACTGCACCAGATCGAACGGTGCGACACCGTGACCTGTCCTTCGTGTCAGCATGGTTTCAAGCCTGGGATCAACCCTACCGAAGTTGGTGAACTGCGTGAACGCCAACAGAAGGGTGATGACTTCATCAAGACCGTCTCGGTTGAAGTAGCAACACTGGCTGACGAGCTGGCTGATGCTGACAGTAACTTCAAAGCGTTTGAAGGTTTGGAAGATGTGCGTCGTCGATACATCCAACAACATCCTGGTTTGTTCGCTTACTTGGATAGCGTGGGTGGTTTCGATCTGGGGCGTGGTCTCTACGAGAAGCTGGCAATGTACGAGCGTGCAGTAACCCTGCACGAGAAGTCGACTGCATTGAACAAGCGGATCACTGAGATCAAGAACGCGTTGGAAAGCTACGAGCGTGAGGGGGCTGGGTTCAATGACCTGACTACTCAGCGTGATGCGTTGTTCAAGAGCTACCGCACGACGTTTGAAGATCGTACGAAGGTTGACCTGGAACTGCGGGACGTCAAAGAGGATCGTCAGTACGACACTCTCTTTGCTCAGTGGTACGGTGATATCGAGGAGAAGGTAGAAGACTGGAAGCTCAAGCTGATCGCTTACTTGGATCGCGAAGCTGAGGTCATGGCGGATGAGGAGATTGCCAAACTCCAGACGACCCTAGCCATCAACGAAACGGCGTTGGCTGAAGACGATCTGGTAATGACGATCGTGAAGGACCTCGAGCAGCAACTGGAGAAGAAGCTCATTGAGCAGCAGGCGTACAAACACCTGACTGATGCAATGTCGCCGAAGACTGGTTTGATTGCCGAACAGATCACCGCACAAATCGGTGCTATCGTCGGTGGTGTGAACCAGATGATCAAACGTGTGTGGCAACATCCGTTGTTCATCCAGATGCCTGAGCGTGAAGGGGCAGACCTCGACTACAAGTTCCCGATCATTGACGAGAACCGTCCCCGCAAGGACATCGCCGATGGTTCGGACTCCATGCTTGAGATCGTGAACCGTGCATTCGTGTTGACGCTCTACTATTGCTTGAACATGACAGGGTACCCACTCTTCTTGGACGAGCCTGGTCGGACGTTTGATGAGACGCACGCACACAACCTCATCCCTCTGGTGAAAGACTTGGTGGACAGTGATCGGTTCAGTCAGATCTTGATCATCAGTCACGACCAGAACAACCAGCGGGCCTTCCCTGATTCTGAAACCATCATCATTGATGACAGGAACATCAAGTACCCTCACCCTTACAACGAACATGTGGAATTCGAGTATGAAGAAACTAACCATTGAAGGTAAGACCATTCCAGTGTGGATGGAAACTCAAGTAGACGTGGACAGAGCGGTTCAGGAATACGCTGAGGCTTGCGACCGTAACTACGTCCATGCCAAGGATCTCGATCAGGTACGTACGTGCTTGGCATGTGGTCTGGTGCCGGTGTTCACCTGTCCGATCGAAGAAGTTGAGAGTGCGTTCCTGATGAAAGGTCAGCCTGTACTCTTCTGTATCGAGAAGTCCACCTGCAAGATCGGGACGGTCAATCCATTGAAGCACAAGCTGGCGCACTGGCATCGAGTCTACCGCGGTATGGTGGCTTACGGTGAATCGCCAAACCTGTTCAGTGGTGAGCGTAGCGTGTGGGGTATTCCTCATCACCACTCCATGAACTTCGCCGAGTTCGGATACTCCTAAGTCGCAGCATAGAGGCAGGGCGTAGTGCCCTGCCTCTATGCCGTTTACGGTGTCAGGTCTTCGATCTGTTGTAGTAGATCAATGATCTCAGCGTCACGGTCCGCGATGGTTTGCACCTGCGTCGCAACCTGCTGTTGTAGCGACAGGATCGTAGCATCCCGGTCAGAGATATCTTGAGCCTGCTGCGCGATGGTCACTTCTTGCTGATCGATGATAGTGGTCAGGTCAGCGATGTAGCTGTTGGCCTTATCCAGCTGTTCTTGAAGCAACAGCTTATCAGCGAAGTCAGTAGACTTGTTCACGAGTGCAGCGTCCCGTACAGCTTTCGCCTCGAGGTAAGCTGCTTCCGTTACCGAGTCAGTCGTCGGCGCGGTCGTGATAGTCACAGTCGATTGAACGCCTGTGTATTCCGACACAGCAATCGCTACCGTCTGTTGCATCCGAGTCAGGTCGTAGGTGTCCGGAAGGATCCCACAGCTGACTGTACACACGATCCACGAGTGTGGAACGATGGACATGTTCGGATATTCCAGAATGTACGTATCTGGAATGTGGAGCGGTGGCCGGACGAAGGACAACAGGGTGATGACCTGTGCACCTTCAACGATGTCCGAGTTGTAATCCTGCTGACCCATCCCGACAGGAGCGTATACCTGAGCAAGCGGATCGATCTTGGCAGCGATCAGTTCCTCAAAGGTCCGAACAGCACCTACCCAGTAAACAGCCGCAGCCGATACCACGTAAGGTGAACGAACCTTGAAGAGTCCTTTCGCTCCAATAGGTGGAGTTACTCTGGACATGGATTACCCCGCCATGGTTTCGTCGAAGCTCTCTTTGCACACGACCAGGTACAGAAACTTCTGGTAGGTCTTGGAGAGGTACATCACGCCATCGCGGATGGTGCGGTTGAAGCCGGTAGGTGGCGCTGTGGTAGCCGTCATCTCTTCGGCGTACTGCAACATCTCCATGATCAACATGACAGCCCCACGGGTGAGTTCAGTCATCCGCATGAAGTCGACGTGTGTGGTAGGGACGTTCAGCCAATCCGGGTGTTGATCGATCAGCTCAGTCTTGCCGTCGCGGTTCTCAGGACCACCCACTACGACGCAGCGCACGGACTTGAATTGCGTAGGGCAATCGTTGGCCACAGTAGCGATGTGCAGAGGGGTGTACTTAACGCCCTTGCAAACCAGCTTTGCTTTCTCGATACCACCCAACATGCTGCCAGCGCCACGATAGATGCCCGACTCGCGAGGACGTTCCGGAACAGCGAACTCATCCCACATCGGAACGAAGATCAACTCCGTCGAGGTGAAGATGTCCGGGAAGATCACAGCCCACTCTTCACGAGTGTGGGTACTGTTGGCCAAGATCCAGGCAGCGAGGGATTCCTTGGTGGCGTCGAGGTTGTTGCCAGCCTCACCCCAGAGCAGGGACATCCAGTCCACAGGGATCTTGAGGTCACGGTCGATGGGATCGATCCAGTCAAACGGGTCCACACGCAGACGCGTCTCAGGATCCACACCACGCAGGGTGTCTACCTGGTTGATCGAATCGCTGAGCGTACGGGCCGCAAGCAGAGGCTTGAGGTTCACGTAGTCCAGGAAGAAGTCGTCGAGGTTAAGCAACGGCTTGATGTGATTGAACTGGTATTCGTCGAACTGGTTGAAGAACGCCGCTTCAGTGAACCAGATCTTCCAACGTGTGTTCAGATCGTCTTTCGGCGCGAACACCAAAAATGACGGTGCCCACTTGTTGGTGTCGAACATGGCCATCTGGCCAGTTTCTTTCAGGTCGTACGTTGCAGCCTGATCCGTGATCCAGGCGGTCGATACAGACAGGACGTCGGAGGTCAACGTACCCAGGCGTGCTTTGGTGTAGACCCAGTCGATAACGGCCAACATCTTCAACGCGTCGGTATCAGGAATCTGATTCTTTACGTCGTCAATGTAATAGGAGAAACCACGCAGCATGTAGCCTGGGTTGACACCGCTGGTGTGTTTGGTTTGATCACGCGTAAACGTGTGGGAGAGTGCTGACAGCTCACCCACCGGTGCGTCTAGATGATCTCTGTTGTCGGCTTGAGCGCCGATGTGGGCGAACCCTTTAAAACTCTTCACGAATCACCTCTAAGCGCTACGGCGAAAGGTATGAACCAGGAACGTGTTTGAAACACGTACATTTACCAAGAAGACATAGTATTTTTTAGGCACCCAAAAGGAGTCCTGATGTGTCCCTTCTCTACACGATACTGCTTGTTTTAAAATCACTCTTTCCGTTTCTGAAAGAGATCGTGTTGCGGGATAAAGGTGTTAAGGAGTTACTGCTCTCTAATAAGGCTGCTACAGGACTGGCAGCCTGCTTGCTGGTAATGTTCATTCTTTTCTACTATGTCAAAGTCGTGGCCGACCTCACGCACGCCAGAAACACCAAACTGACAACAGAGATGGTAGAAATCAAGAAAGCAAACGATGATCAGAAACTCTTGATCAGCGTATTAGAAGGCCGCCTTAAAGCGCGTCCCACTGTCCCCACAACACCTTCACCGCCACCACCTGACCGTCCAACCGCTGGCCAGCCTCCGAAGAAACAGTCTCTAAAAGAGTATGCCATCGGAAGACTGAAGGCGACAGATTAAGGCCACGATATGATCCGCCCAAAACTGTTATTGCTTTGCACGACACTCATGTTGGGGTCGTGCCAACTACTCACGCCCCAACCTACTTCGATAACGATCTATAACCAGATCGAAAGGCCGAAGAGAGTCGTCAAGACCCCTAAGGTGGTGACCTGCCATTCGGGTGGTACCTACATCATCCCAGACAAGCCATCTTTGGATGACTTAGTGGAGGGCGACGACCAGGGCGTGGTTGATCGCCTTAACGCACACATCGACCTCCTACGAGCTGACTTGAAGAAGCTGGCACGGAAGCAGACCTGCACGAAGTAACATTTTACAGGGGCTTCTCATTGTGTAGGAATTATACTGCTAACCTACTGGATATAGTGCATGACTACTGAAACAATGGCGATCAGTGCCATCGTCTATTGCGATGCTGGGTACCTGATGCATACGCGGCACGCTGGTTGGGGCGTTCACGCTTACACTTTCCTCAATGAGGAGCCAAAGCGTGGTACCGGTAATCCGAAGGTTGTTCCGACGGCACTGGGTTATCAGTTCGAAGGCACGGTTGCCAGTAAAGTGACCGTCACGAACTACCACGACCTGACTGGCGGCAACATGGTCATGGGCAGCAACAACGAAGCTGAACTGTGGGCGTTGTACGAAGCCCTCAAGTGGCTTGAAGAACATCCTGAACTGAAGACCGTCAAGATCTTCTCTGACTCCCGCTTTGTGGTGCAAGGCACGACTCAGTGGGTAGACAAGTGGGCTAAGCGCGGCTGGGTTGGTTCCACCGGCGAACCGATCAAGTACCGCCCTACTTGGGAGAAGGTCAAGGCGATCTTCGAGAAGATGACGGCACATTGCGATGTGCTGACCCTGGAATGGATCAAGGGCCACAACGGCCATCCGGGGAACGATCGTGCAGACACCTTGGCCACTCGTGGTCTGGCGCTGTCTCAGAAGAAGCTCGGGGACATCCGCGAAGAACGTGACGCTGCTGGCTACTGGAATCAGAAGTCGGAAGTGCCGCGTATCCTTCAAGCGCCTCGTTGGTACTTCTCCACCACGGAAGAGGATTTCGTGGAAGATACTGGTCATCACGTTTACTACGTGGGGACGCACGGCACCAAGGATAAGGAAGATGACCTACCGGGCAAGCGGTATGCGGACAACTTCCTAGGTGTATGCTTGGTGACTGAGCCCGACCCGATCATGGAAGCATTGCGCAAAAGCGCAATCAAGCGTGATTCTGTCAAGCGTGGTCGTCTGATGATCGGCCACCTTGACACGATCTTCTCTGCACGGATCTACAACGAAGTTCGGACCTACGGGACCACCTTCTTGTTCGAGGGACAGGAACGGCTCGACACTGTCAATAGCGACAAGACACCGGTAATGGTTGAGCAAACTCCAGTGGGTCTTGGTTTCCGGAAAGCCAGTGTTTGGCAGTCACTCCGTAAGACGTTGAAAAATATACGGAATGGCGACAAGTACTTTGTCCTCACCGAGATTACCGACCTAATCTATGAGGATAAGGACACTAAGGGCAACCGTAAACTGAAACCCCTCGTGACGCAAATCACGAAGTACATCGATGTGAAGCCCGTTTTCAACCTCGAGAAAGAGAATGCTGAACCAAAACCGTACGAAGCCAAGGTTCGATTAATCCTCGGTAGCGACATTATCTCCCGAAACCAGCTGGCGGCACTCGGTCCTGACGTGAAGAGCGTGAAGGTCGTGACATGGCGCGAGTCGGACAAGGTTGGGCGGTATGCTACCATGGTGGAATTGGAGAACGGAGACGTGGGTCTGTGGGCGCGCTTCGAATCCAACATCCACTACGCGATTGATCGGGCATAACTGAAACCCGATAACCCGTAGGTATTCCCATATGTCCGGCAATGTTATTGCGTCATCGCAAGAATCCCTGCCAGCTTGCCCACACGCAAGAAATACTGTCTGTGACAAGAATAAGGTCCACTGCCGTATTCGTCGACTGATTGTCGTAGCGTCGTTGTATTTCAAGCTGAAGGGTGTCAAGAATCCATCTGCAACAGAAATGGACAACGTGAATACTCAGTTACACTTGGCATGCTCTGCAAGTGCGCTGATGCTTCCAGCTGCCATATCCGGGTGGATGTGGAAAAAGGTCGATCCCCAACTCATGCTGGAGCGATTCCAGACGGGCCAGGTCGATCTCAGCACGCTGTCTAATGAGCTGACCTCAATGTTACCTCGCTGGTTCCAGTACGGTGACGGATCCACGTTTACGATGGATGTGAGAACAGTACTCGACTGTTTGCGGACAGCATAAAGGAATGAGACCACCTGGGGCGTGAAACCCCAGGTGGTTTGTGCTGCTTACGCGCCGACTACTTCGCCAACGTTCTGAGCGAGGCAATGGGTCAGTTCCATCACACCGGACAATACAACGGCTGCTGCGGACACCGAAGTGGCCAAGCCATAGACCATGGTAGACAGTGCACTAGCTGCTGCACCGGAGGTACCACCATCACCTGCTGCCTCGATCTCTTTCTGGACGTGGACGATCAGTTCAGCCAGACGGGAAGTCTTGCGATCGATGCCTGCCCAGTCAACGCGAGAGCAGCGCTGGTTGAGGTTGTTGACTTCACGGTAGATAGCGCCGATGTCGGCGCCATTGTCCACTACGTCAGACAGACGAGCCTGAGTCTTGCCGTGGTTGCCGCAGAACGCACGCAGGGCATTGAACTCCGATGCTGGCATCGGTTTGATCAAGGATTCCAGATTACGCAGAGCGCTCTGAGCCTTCATGCGATCCGGTTCGCTGGCTACGGTGGCGAGTTGTTGACTCGTGGCGCCGATGGTCTTCTCCAACGTTTCCACGTAGGCCAAGGCAGAAGACAGAGCCTGGATATAGTCTATGTACTTACCTTGAAATCCGAGAGGAATCGAGATCACTTTTTGCCCGATGCTGCGATAGCCATCAGCATTAGCGAACTCGGTTAGTTTCCCTGGAATTACAGTGGACGGCTTAAAGTTACCCACTTTCGAGCTGTTGAAGAACGTCGCCGCACGACCAATGAACGCACCGAACTGCGAACGGATGTCGTCGACGAAAGTCATCACTTTACTTTCTTGTGAAAAGTTACTGGCGGTCGACATGAGATAGTCAACATTACTGTGCATCTCACTGCTAACGAGTTCTTTTAGAAAGGCGTTTTCTTTGGACACGTTTTCGTCCCCTCGGTTGATTGGGTAGGGTGTATAAGTTCTGCACGGTCCGCTTATCGTGCTACATATCAAACCGGAGCAATATATGTTTAAAGCCGCATGGAAGAAACCTGCTGCACCGTTCTACCCCATGCCGAACACAGGAACCATCCTGGACGTCTCGGCCGGTAACTGGGTCAAGGGTCATAAAGGGCAAATGATCCTGAACGGCGGGCTGGCTCCATTCTCCTGCATCGCTGCTTTGCCGAACATGTTTAAGTCCACCATCGCTGCCGGTTTCGGCGGTGCTATGTTGCGCGCTTTCTCAGCCTCAGTTATGCATGTCCACGACACTGAGACGACGATCGTCCAGGAACGTGTAGAGCGCATCACACGCCTGTCCATGGGTCTGCCCCTGCCCGGCTTCCCAGTACCGGAGTCGCTGATCGCTAAAGACCGGATGTTCTTCACCTCGTCGGTGGACTACAACGGCACCGAGCTGTTCAACGTCCTCAAAGAATACGCCAAGAAGCGTTTGAAGGAAGAACCTCGCGTCCAGCTGGAACTGATGGATACTGGCACCGGCAAGCCGTACGAATACTTCGTACCGTTGCTCGAGTTCTGGGATTCCCTGTCAGGCCTCAAGGCTGAATCGGCCGTCGAAATGCTGGACACAGGCAGCGTCGGTACATCCGAACTGAACATGTTGGCCATGCGTGTCAACAGCGGTAAATCGCAGATCGTCGAGCAAGCGCCAGACCTCACGGCGAAGCACGGTATCTATCTATTGAGCACGGCGCATGTTGGTCAACAGTACCAGCTTGATCCGCGCAAGCCGAACATCAAGACGCTCAACCACCTCAAAGGCGACGTGAAACTCAAACGCGTGCCTGAGAACCTGAGCTTCCAGACCGGCAACTGTTATGCAATCACCCACTTCACGCAGATGCAGGAGAAGGGTGTAGCCGAATTCCCGTACGAGCCTGGTGATGAAACCAAGCAAGCGGATCTCATCGAACTGAAACTCACCAACATGCGTGGGAAGTACGGTCCGTCGGGTATCCCATTGCCGATCATCGTCAGTCAGAAGGAAGGCTGGCTGCCGTACATGTCCAACTTCATCTATCTGTTGCGTGAAGCGGGTCGTTACGGTTTGGTGGGTAACCTTCAGAGCTACGCCTTGGCGTTGGTTCCTGAGATGTCCATCCGTCGTACCAACGTCCGTAAGAAGCTGCGCGAATCGTTCGCTGCTCAACGCGCCGCGCAAATCCTTATGGAGATGCACTGGACTTTCACGTACCGCACGGACATCGATGATTCCTACCACTGCGAACCAGAAGCACTGTACAACGAAATCAAGGCCATGGGCTACGATTGGGATCTGCTCTTGAACACCCGCTTCTGGCACACGACCATTGAAGAAGGTGCTGCGGTTCCGTTCCTGTCGACCCTGGACATTCTCCGTATGCGGGTTGGTAAGTATCACCCGTACTGGTATCCAAAATCACGTAAAGAAATGGGCTTGCCTGAAATCATCGCTGACTAAGCGGTGTAGGTGAGTCATCCCACAAGGAATTGCTGTCATGACCCACCTATCCCAAGATGTTGAAGACCTGCTCAGCGAGCAGAAGCAAGTGCTCGGCGATGTGTTCCGTTCCACCTACAAGAACACTCACGGGGACGAGATGGTCTCCCTCAACAAGTACTTCCGTATCCAGTTGAGTAAGGCGCCAGTTCCTACCCTCGACGAGCGTGAATGCTTGATCGATGATCTCCAACCGGAACAGTGGTTGAAGTACTTCCGTGGTCATGTCCTTCCGACCCTGGTTCGCTTCAATCTCCCTTCGGCGTAAGCCGTTGCATCGTGACGTATCGTGGCTGGCCAATGTCAGCCACGTATATGCTGTAAGTGCAACCAAAGGGTGATCCCGTGAACGCTAAACGTGAGAAGGTAACCAAGTTCATCTTGGACAACGTCGCCAAGATTATTCCTGGCGATAAGACAAACCCAGACCTGCTAGCGGCTAAGTTCGCTGCCATGTCTGACAAGGAGTTCGAGACGTACCTTAAACGTCTGGCTCCAGCCTCTACCCCGGAAGAGATCAAGAACCGGGAGATGCTCCCGTTTTATGTTCCTAACCTCGGCAAGGCACGGATCTCCATCGCCCGTAACTTCCAACTGGTGCGTAGCCTCGGCAAGTCGCTCACCCACCGCTTGGTCATGACGGACGGTGCCACCGGTCTGCAATACGTGACACCTCACCCTTACCCGGTGCTGGACCTGCCCGTGCGTCGTCAAGCGCAGACAGTTGTCAAGAAGCGTTCGATCCCTGAACACAACCAGCGTATCGATGACCTCACCAACCAACCTACGAGCCAATCGAAGGGTAGTCGTGTATCGGCACCTGAACTCAGCTCGTTGTCTTCTCGTGGCCTTGACCGGACCATCATGGAGAAGATCAAGGTACGGGGTGGTGACGAAGCGGCTTATCGTGAGATGCGTCGTCAACTGGTTGAGAACGGCGAATGTACGCTGGAACAAGTGTCTGGCTTGGGTAATGCCAAATCCATCGACACCATGTCCGTGTTCTTCAACTGCATGCACCTGGGCAACAACCTGAAACCTGGGACACCAGTTCCTAACGATGCCTTTGCTCCTGGCACCGTGGGCGCTGAACGACCTTAAAGGACGTCTATGCAAAAGCCTAATGACATCGAAGTGGCCGATTCCATTATCTCCCGCTTCACTGAACCCTTCGGCAACGAGGCGTACATTCGCGCCTCCAAGCTGTTGTTGCTGGCCCGCAGTATCGTTTGGCGTAACTCGATCACCACTGAAACCGGTGGGCTGCGTGTGTGGAAGAAACTCTCCGCCGAACAGTTCGACATGGAGTGGATCATCGAGATGGTGAACGAATACGTTTACCTGCTCGGTCTGACCACCCTCCAGAACGATGTAGCCAGACGCCAAGCGGAATCCATGTCGTGGTTGAAGAACGCTCAAGGCATTCCATCTGAGAACAAACAGATGAGCCAAACGGCTGAAGAGATTCAATCGGGGCTGGGTAAGAACCCACTCCTGATGTTCCTCTACTCGCTGTCGATGGGTCAGTACAACAAGCGACTGGCTGATCTCGGCATCGATCGTCTGATGGCTGGGAAGAAACCAGGGAAGGTGTAAATGGCTAATCAGAGAGCACTGATCGATATCGAGATGTTGCTTGATGTTCGCCACGCCACGGTCGTCCGCATGATGGGCGAAGAGGAAAAGGATGGGCTGGCAGAAGTGCTGGCCTCGACTGAGTACTACCGTTTCCGGCAACACGACAACTTCGAAAAAGCTACAGACGGCATGGTCGAGTGGGATGCGTATCAGAAAGCGTTCGCTGAACGGAACGGGGATACTATTGCCTATGCGAAGATGACAGACTTTGTCTACCAGATTCGAATGGACATTAAGAAGGAGCTGCCAGCATTGGAGCGTGGTGTGGAGTTCGATGCATTGGACATCTACATCAACTTCTATCCGTATTCCGATCTGTCGCAGGCTGAGCGGGACATCGTCGTTAAGTGCATGCAGCATTACATGCCGCTGCCAACGCGTGTCTTTGGGGCGTACGTGCCCTGGAAGGATTTGACGGTGAAACGCTTCGAGCATCAGTTCGAGATGATCGCGCTGTATGACGTCGAAGATTGGTTGAAGCACCACCAGGACGAGTTGCTCAAGAACAAGATCCCTGAAAACGTGATCATGACCTCTCGCATCTCGCCACTGGGGAAAGACCCTGCACCGGAGAAAGGGGTCAATGACCCGTTTGCGTGTCGCTCCGGGGTACTCCAAGAATGGGTATCCCTGATCCACGTTCCTACGGCCTGGGTCTGCTACAACAAGGCTATGTTTCAGGCGATACATAATCGTCAATATTCAGGGACTGCTCCCCCTGATGGTCCTCACCCGGAACCAACTCAGCCGGCGGGAGAACCAGTCCTTCCGTAGGATCGCGACGACGTTGGATAGTCCCACCTTGCGAGAATGGGTCTTGTCCAAGCATCCCACGGAATTCCTTGTAGGCTTCAATGGCAAGGCGGCCGTCTTGACGGCTGTCTTCCTGAATGTTCAGCTCACGTTGCGTCAGGGCCGAACGGTCCATGTCACGCAGCAGGCTGGCCAGTTCTTTGTTGTCGCCCCGGACGTTACCACCATGGTCGGTCAGATCGCCGACCATTTGGTAGCGCAAGCGTTGAGTAAACTTTACAACTTCGCTGGGATCAACGTCACCCTGTTGGGCGACGAATACTTCCCCTTCCAATGCACCAGACATGGCTGTCTCCTATGCTAGATTTTATTTACCGTCTGCTGGGCGTGGATAAACTCTTCCTGCCCGAACGATTACCAGATGACGATTGGGAACGTATGTTCCTGTTGGCGGAAGTCGCCACGTCTATAAAATTACCGGAACTTGGGAGCAAACACTTCGACGTCAGTTTGATGACGTACACAGACACCGTGAATGACCTGTTCTTCAGGTTAGATACGTTGTACTCCTGCATGCATTCCGAAACAGACACTCCGAACTCCTGGAGAGCCCGTAGAAGGAACATGAGTGAAGTAACCATTGTGGACTACTATTACGACGTCCGCAGCGGTTACAGGTCACCACAGGACGTTCTAGAGCTATTGCTGCAAAAGCTGTCAGTCATACATTACGAATATGTAGACAAGTACACCGATCCACTGCATTCATACTCTATCTACATGAGAAAGAACTTCTCAGGGGTGGTGAGTGACGTACTCTCTGTGCTCGAAACATCCATTACAATCCGCAACACCTAAAACATCCTCTGTCCCTCCATCGAAAGTAAGTGGGACCTGCAACAGGATACGATGATGAGCGCTAAAACGTTTCGCAGTATTGTGAACAATCCAGAAACAGGTAAGGACGATGTAGAGAACCTACTCGCCCTAATGTTTCGAGATATCCTCATGGCCCATTCCCCTAATGTTGATAGCCTCGATCGTAAGATGGAACGCTATTACCAAAAGGTGTATGGGGGTGATAAGCGATTAGTCGCTCAAGAGAAGAACAACCTCTCCCGTGCGTTAACGAGACCCTCAATCTCGTGGGAACGGTTGGAGACTCTGATCCAACTGCTAGGCTGTGACAAGTACGTGGTGCGCATCGACATGCACTACGGTGACAAAGTCTACACGAGCGAGATCGAAGTTCGGAACCGCTATTCCGATCGCCGGTTGCAACACGTAGCAGAGAATACCCGCAAGCGTCGCCGTCCAGCGACACCGAAACCTGAAACTCCTGAACCAGAGGAACCCAGCGATGAGTAACGCAGTCGATAAAACTCACAACCCTCTGGACGATGGGATGACTGAAATCAACGTTTACACCAAGGGCCGCACACGCTTGGGTAGGCTGTTGACCAACCTGTCTGATTTACCGGTAAATCATCCGGTCTACGGGATGTTCCGCACGGCTGAAGGTCTGTGGTATTACCTGAAGACTGGTTGTAAGCATGAATCGCTCAGAGCCATGTCCGGCTTCGATGCAAAGAAGTTCGGCAACACGCTCGAAGTGGTGTGGAACCAGGACTTCAAGGAACAGTTCCTCATTGGCGTTCGCGCCAAGGTGATGGACAACGAGGAACTGAAAGAACTGTTGCGTGGTTCCGACATGCCCTTCGTCCATTACTACTATTTCGGTTCGCCATATGCGGATAAGCCGCCTAAAGTCATCTGTCCTCGTGACAGTGATTGGCAAATGGAGTTCTTCGAAGAGCTCCGTAGAGAACTGAAACAAGTAGCGTAAACAGAGCGGAGGGGAAACCCTCCGCTTTATGCCCTTTCTTTTTTTGTGTTGATCTTGTGTAGACAACGCGAGGTTTATCATGACAACTGGTCGCTTAGCAAATTCGATGTTCCAAGGGCGTCCATCCGACAAGCTCTTGGTGAAAGACACGTACGAAGTCACCACCGGGGAAACCCGTAACAGCGTATTCGAGACCAGCAAAGGTATCTGGTCGGACGCTATCGATGGTTTGAAAGGTAACACCAGTTCTCCACGGGAACTGGCTGAACTGGTCATGGGAGCTAAGGCCGGTAACCTGACCAAGATGGAGATGGTGGACAAAGCCCTGAGCGCCATGGGGTCTACTCTACCCAGTCTGATTGGTCAAGTGGGCGGTACCCTCCAGAACGTCCTGGGAGAGACGCTGGCAGACGCTGGCTTCGGTAACGTAGCTGACTTAGGTAAACTCCTCTACGGTGCTGCACCGCTCTTTGTGAAGGGCGCTGACGTTGATGACACTGATGGTCTCCTCAGGATCGTAGGCGAACTCACCGGCAAGTCAGAGCTGATGAACTTCTTCAACTTGGGAGCCGAGGCTGGCATCCTGAGTGGTATCGCCAAACAGCTGGTGCGTTACGGCATTGGTGACTTGGTCGACGACATCGCTGAGATGGCTCACGATGAATCTGTCAAAGAAGCTATCTTCCGCGGCATCATCGAAAACGCCATCAACACCTCTGACCTCAAGTCGATCAATAAGGCACTCGACAAGCTGGGGGCTGACGGTCTGTTGTCCGAGCGCCCTAACGCCATCGCGGAGATCCTGGCAGGCTACAAGTTCCCAGAAGACTTCGACATGCGCAACTCAGGAGCCGAACGCGCTTACTTGATTGCCACGCTGACTCGTATCAGTCAGTACTGGACCACCAAACTGCGTAACGGTGTCCCTATCCCGGATTACAAGAACTGGGTAGCCTTGGGGAGTGATGCCAAGACGCTGATGATGATGGCTGATCCAGAACGCACCATGGCTATCAGCTGTGGAGGCATTCGCCAGAACACCGTCGGTGGTGTGCAGGCTGAACTGTACCCAGCCGGGTACGTCGTTAACAAGACTGGCGCATAGGGCATAGAGGCAGGGCGCGTAGCCCTGCCTCTATGCTGTTTACCCTCGGGCTGTCGGCAGAGACAACATCTTGATGATGTCGCCTGGGAACGTATCGAGAACACCCGATGCGATCCGTGCTGGAGACTTCCACGCTCCGTACTCAGCCCGACCACGCGCCATTGCCAGTTTCCACCGGCGTTTGGTGCTGATCTGATCTTCGAACGGAAGGCTGGCCAATGTAGCCAGGTAGTCGGTGTATTTGTTATCCTCACCGTAAGTGGCTTTGGACAACGCAGTCACCGCTGTAACACCTGTATCACCGGCCAATGCTTCAGCAGCCAAGGTAGCAGCGCCCTGGAGGTTACTGAAGCCTGGGTTGATAGGCATCGACAGGATGGTCGAGAGGTCAACGATCGTAATCGTCACATCGATACCCAGTGGTTTGCCCGTCTTGGTCCAACCGATGTCACCCACACCACGTTCTACCGAGATGGATTCAATCATCCCTTCGCGGATTTGTGTCCGACCTTGGTTAAAGACCTCCAGCAAGAACGGACCGTCGTAGGAAGCACGACCTGTTGCTCGTGGGAGACCCAATGCCAAGATGCCACACAGTGGGATGAACAAGTTCTTCAACCGCAGCCAGTCATCCGCAGCCCAACAGCGCAGCGGGATCGTGAGTGTGGTTCGGTTGAGGTCAGCCGAGGACGCTTCGTAGGTCTTCTGGATGTCGGCGAATGCGTTACCCGCCAATGCCAAGAAGCCTTCGATCTGGAACGCTTCGAAGGTACCCGCCACGACAGACTTGATCTTGTCTGCCATCCAACCGATGGGTCCTGCGATGTTCCCGTCCGCGATGTTGAATCGAGCCATCCGAGCACGGGAACTGATCCCGTTGATCTCAGACTGTAGCGTCGGTTGAGTCATGCTGTTGCTGAACGACTCAGACTGCGTACCGGTGTGGTTGCAGCGGAAGGTCACGAAGTCTGCACCCATGCGGGCGTTCGATACCGATTCCTTCCAGAGACGTGTCAGCCATGCTTCATCTTCCGTTGTATCCTGTTCCGACGAATACTGGTACGCGTCGTTCCATTCACCGGAGGCAGCCAAGTAGGCCTTCTCGTAGTCGGTGAGTGAGTACGATCGATCCACCAGCTTCCGTGTCCCGGCCATCGCACCATCCAACAGGATAGTCCGCAATTCATCAGCACGGGTTTCAGGGTTACCCGTCAACTGGTCCAGCTGTGCATCCATCATCTTGCGATAACGGTCAGCCAGCCGCTGGGCCTTGGTCGATAGGGCGAAGAAGTCCAACCCACCTTCCGAGTTGATCATCTCGCCGTAGACCCGAGCGTTAGCACTCTGGTCAGCTTCGGTGGGAGTCTGCACCGGATCGTAGAACCGCTTGGTGTCTTCAGCCAAGAAGTTCGGCGTCAGACCCAAGTTCACCATGATCCCGTTCACCATGTTGTTCACGGCGTACCAATACGGGTACATGGTTGGCTTGAGGTAGTAGAACTTAGACCGCGGCATGCCGAGCGCGAACTTAATCGCAGACCCGATCATGATAAACGGTTGCAGGGGTAGGGTACCGATGATACCGGCAGCCTTACCGATTTGGAACCATACGTCTGGACCACGACCTGTTCGTGCCACAGCGCCCGCATGGACGTTGTAGAAGTTACCGAAGAAGTTGGTCATGGAGTTGAACTTAGGCACCCCGCAACGGATGTGAACCAGCTGCGAGTTGTCGTCAATCACTTCACTGTACCAGCGACCCATCCCGTTACTCGCACTGAATACCGACTTGTGCGGGAAGTCGCAGTTCTCAGTGAACTGGGACAACGGGTTAAGTGCGAAGTGTCCACCAAGACTGGTGTCCGTGAACTTCCGAGAGGCGGTACTGTAATAACGCCGACGATCGTTCAGCGTATCGGAAAGTGACGAAGGCGGTACAAGGAATGCACGACCGGCCCATGCTTTATCGAGCAGGGTTGTCCTTGCCATGAGGAGACCTCCGTTGGTGAATGGGGGAGTGTGACCTCCCCCAAGGGTTTACGTTACGGCGTTGGTGCGACGGGTGTTGATCGGGTTACGACCGCTACCGGTGCTCGGCGGTGTGGAACGGGACTGAGTGGATACCACGGATGGATCGTCCTCAGCTGCCCACTGACGCTGCCCACCCTTACTTCCTGGCTGAGGTAGCGGTGACTCACTACCCGATGCCGCTGGGGCTGGTGACTGCGCTGACATGGCTTTCAGGTATTCCCGGATTTCCTTCAGGCTACCATCCATCGACTTCTGCACTTCCAGTTGCTGTTGCAGCAACGGACCCACGCTCGCTGCCATTTCCGCGGTAGAAGCAGCCGTGGTGTTCTGGTTTTGAGACGTAGTGGATTGCGAGATCGTTGGAGTAGACGGAGCTGAGGATGGGGAGTCAACAGAACCGGTAGGCGCTGCGGATCCACCTTCAGGGGCCTGCTGGGTGTTGACAGCCGCAGACGAGCCAGAAGCTGCGCCATTGGCAGTAGCGCCAACATCCTGAGCCTGAGTATTGCCTCCACCTCCTTGTGCTGCTGTGGTATCCATCCCGGTCTCAGGAGCCGCGCCGCCGGATTCGCCCTCGCTGTTCTGAGGAGCGTTATCGACACCTTTGGCTTCAGTACCTTCTGCAACGACAGGTTTCTCACCGGGCTTGAGGTCATGCACTTTCTGCATGTTCTTCATGCGTTTGTCGAGCTCAGCCATGGTCTCTGCCACAGTCCGAACACGACCATAAACACCCTTCTGCCCAGTTGGTTCGCGGAACACCGATGCGTTAGCCTTAACTGCTGAACTGCCTACCACGTCCTCTGCGTTAGCCGAACCTGGAGCTGTCAAGAACTTACGCGCACCACCCGCCCCGAGGAAGTGAGCACTGTAGAGGGCGGTATCCGTGATAGGGCCTTTCACCTTACTTTTCAAGTAGGCGTAGTTCTCTTTCAGGTATTCCATCCCCATCAATGCGTTCGCCCGTGGGTCAAACTGGTGGGTGTTCGGCGCGATACCGTACTTCTTGCCGTACTTACGCAGCATGTCCTTCCATGTACCGTTGACGAATTGGTAGAGACCTTTCGCCGACGAAGTACCTGCGCCTGCCCGTGGTAGGAACCGAGATTCCACAGCGGCCACGTTCGCTGCAATGAACGGATCGAAACCCGCCATCTTCGCAGCACCGATGATGATTCCTTTCATCGCCTCCCAGCCACTGCCGTTAGATTGCGGAAGCGAGTTGATGTCGCCACCCGAACCACCGCCTGGGTGAGTAACCTCCACGCCACCAGGAGCTGCTGGAGAACCAGTAGCACCGCCACCTCCGCCACTACCGCCACCCATGCCTGGGATAGGTGTATAACCAGGACCACCGCCCTGAGGACCGTACTGACCACCTGCACTAGAGTTAGCACCTGCGGCTGTACCTGCTGGATCGCCACCGAAGCCGAAGAATTTCTTCACCGAACTCACGGCGTTACTGAAGAGACCACCTTCTTCCTTCTCTTGGTTAGGCGAACCTTGGTTCAGGTTACTGCCTTCAATCTCAGGATCGGCTTCTTCAGCTTTCGAACCAGCGGCCTTACCGATGAGGTTCTTCAGACCATCGACGGTAAGCGTCTTCAGGGACTGAGGTAATGCATCGATGTAAGGAGTCGCCTCGCCAGCGTCTTTACCCAACACGTAGTCAGGCCAAGGACTAGTCATACTCAACCAGACCGATTGACCGGACTCACTGTCTACCGCCTGAGCCGTTTCCAGTAATACGTCGCGCATCAGCGCACTGGTCAGGTTCCGAGGAGCTTGGCGTACATCACCAGGTAGACGACGACGGACAGAGATCGCGTATTGCAGGTACGCTGGCATGAAACGATAGCGCAGCCAAGTCACCACGTTCCGAGGATTACCCCCAGTCGGAGCGAAGATGCTGACCACCGTGTCTTCCAGACCAGCGAGATCGCCATCAATCAACGCGTTGTCGTAGCCGTTGAATTTCAGGAAGTCCCAATAGAGCTCTTCGACTCGTTGCAGTTGTTTGCACTTCTCGTCTTCGAAGCTGGTCACACCGTATGCCAGGTAACGCACCGCCGTCGGAATGTCCAGCGACGAATTGTAGGCTTTCACCTTACTCGCCTGGACTTGGTAGTAGTTCTGCAACAAACTACCAACCGCACTACCTACCACCGACATTGGATCTGCCGCTTTCAATGGTTCGTTCGTCCAACGCATCATCGCCGCAGGGTCATCCGGAGAAGCAGCCGCAGTAGAGACCGTAGCCCCATCCACTTCCTTCGACACCGGACCACCTGGAGGTAATGGCAAGGCTGTCATCAGTAACCCAGCACCCGCAGCCGTAGGAGGTAATGCCGTAGTAGGATCGACCCCACTGCGAATCATCCCGCCAATGTCCAGCGGTTCTCCTTCATCCCGCTTGGTCTTCCCAGCTTGCGCTGCCATGATGGCCGTCGCAGAGCCCGCAATGCCGGCTACCGCTTTACCCAACTCACCGGCTGGATCATCAGAATCGGCCAGGTCCTTCGGTTTCTCCTGAGCCTTAGCCGCAGCTGCGTCTTCAGGTTTCTTCTCGGTCTCCTTGATCCGATCCCGTACCAGAGCGAACGCGTCCTCAACGTCGCTAGCGCCGCAGTCCAACGAACCGCCAAAGCCCATCGTCGAATCGAACGGAGACTCTAGGATGGCGTTGTAGATCTTCTCGAAGTTCTTCAGGTCAACGATCTCGAGGAACTCTTTGATCACCGACCCGTCGATCAGTTGGTCCGCTTCGCTGAGCTTAGTGGACTTCACTGTTTTCTTCATACCGCCAACGTGTGCGAGGAACACGGGACGGAAACGTTGAGCCAACCATTTCAATGCCCACTTCAGGCGCTTGTCCTCACCCTCTTCGATCTCAAGGATCTCCATGAGTTTTGGAATGCTAACCTTCGAAGCATCGATGCTGGCTTTCTCACCGGAGAAGGACACGCCCGGAAGGAGCAACTCTTCCAAGGCCAACATCTGCTTAACCCGCGTCTCGTCTGTAGGCGCAACACCGTACTGCGTCATCCGCAGATAGAAGATCGGGTTGTCCTTGGCTTGCGAGGATTTGTACCAACGGTAGCCGACGTAACCGATAGCCGCCACAGCTGCGATGGCCAACACCACTGGAGCGGACAAGACCGCACCTACCGCCGTTGCACCTGCGGCAAGCCAACCACCCACAGTTGCAGCTGCGCCGGCGGCCAAAGTACCAGCAGCCATCAGACCTGACGTAGCCGACGCCATGATCGAACCCATGGCCGCCGTACCCATCAAAGCACTACCGGCTGCCATCGCACCTTCGACGGCCATGGTACCGCCACGGACAGCCATGCCAGCTGCACGAGAACCCGCGATGCGAGAACCCATCCCGCCGAGACGACCACCAATACGACCCAACCGACCACGACCTCTGCCGCCTCGACTACCACGCCGACCACGACGGCGGCGACCTTCACCCTCGCCACCACCCCAACTGTCGGAGATTTCAGCCAGGTCAGAGGCCTGATCCAACATGCCGTCTTCACCAGCCTCTTCGACACGGTCACCGAGCTCATCGATAGCACCGTCCAAGTTCTTACCGAGCTTGTCGATCGCTGCGACTACGTCTGCGTTGTTACCGGTCCCTCGTGCGTCCTTACCGTCCTTCTTCGCCTTACGACGTTTCAGGATGTCCGCCCAAGAGTTGTCGCGGTCACCATCACCATCGAGGTCCCACTTGTCGTTCTGTTCCATCTTGAACTTGTTACGGAGGAGCTCGTAGATGCTCCGTTGCATCTTGAGTTGCTCGATACCCACTTCAAACAACGCGGTATGGAGTTCCTCGTCACCACCGTACATGCCACCGGCAGCGGACGCTTCAGGAGTACCGGACTTGAAGCCCAGCTTACCAGCCAGACCCATGGCCATGCCCTTGACACCACGACCCACGGCCTTAGCGCCTTTCCACAATCCCTTGTAGAACTTACCGGCCATGCGAGCGTAACCTTTAGCACCTCTCAATGCCAGGTCACCGGCCCACGCCGTTGCCGAGACCAAGCCACGACCCACAGTGAACAACAGCGAACCGTTGCGCGTGTAGAGCGACTTGTACTTGTCGAGCTCCTCTTGCGAGATGACTTCATTGTCATCGATGTCGAACACTGGACCCGTGATGTCTTTGAGGGACTTCAGCGGAGCGCCGTCTTTGTCGCGGTAGAAACCTTTCTTCAGCAGAGACGAGCGGATGCGGGGTTCTTCATCACCTGGGAAGTAGGCATCGAATTGCACGAACTGATCGAACGCCAAGTTAAAGGCGCCTTTCACCGCTTTGCCCAGCAAGCCGTAGGTGTTCTGCATGTACCGACCAGTGAGTCCGATCAGACCAACACCTGCACCGAGACCCTTACGACCAATCCATCCAGCAAGGGATTCGCCATCACCAGACATCAGACCTTTGTCGAACTCTTCCTGAGTCAGAACAAACTCACCTTCACGGTTCTTCACAGGTCCGGTGATGTCTTTAAGGCTGGTAATGACTTTCTTACTGTTGACGTCGAAGTAGTAACCGCGACGGATGTCCTTCGCAGTCAATGCAGGTTCAGCTTCACCCTGCACATGGACATCGGAGACACCGAGACCATTGATCGACTTGAATGGAAGCTTAGCCCCACCGACAGCGCCACGGCCTACTGTACCTGCAATCGTACCCATCGTGCGGTACGACCAGCCCAGGTAACTGCCCAGACCACGGATGGCTTGACCTGGCGCTCTCTTCGCAGCACCCCAGATACGACCACCGATTCCACGCTTACCGGTAGGAGATGGTTCGCCTTCAGGACCTTCTTCTCCACCACCGCCTGCATAGCCGGCACGATGGAGCTCCTCGGCCAACACTTCACGCATGCGGTCCCAGTACGCGCTACTACCTTCGGTTGCGCCACCGAACGCATTGCTGACGAATTCCTTCGCACGCTCGAAAGCATCCTTAGGATCAAACTCACCCAGCTTCTCACGCGCCTTATCACGCAGACCTTCTGCACGACCCTTGACGTCGAGCTCATCCCACTTGCCTAGCGCTTTATCTCGTAGAGACTCAGCACGGCCGCGAGCATCCATCTGGTCCCACATCTCGCCGGCTTGTCCACGAACGTTGTCGAGCGTCCCTTGCGCATCGAACCCATCGTACCTGGCGCGGGCTTTATCGCCGAGAGTTATTAACTTCCCTTGGGCGTCGAACTCTCCAACGCGCTGACGAGCCGCATCCAGCCGACCCTGTGCGTCAAAGCCATCCCACTGCTCCTGCGCCTTATTACGGGCATCGGCGATACGGCCAGGGATGTCGAGACCATGGTACTTGCTCATCGCCTGATCGCGAGCGTCAGTGATACGACCTCTGACGTTGTGTTCGTCAAACTTACCTTCGACATAACCCCGTGCTTGATCGATGCGTTCAGGCATCCCGAACTCATCGTAGCGATCAGTCACGTAACCACGAGCCATGTCCCAACGGGCAGGAAGGTTAGCGTCTTTATAACGCTTGGTAACGTAATCGCGAGCAGAGGCAGCGTTCTCAACGAGGTTGAAATCAACGCGTCCGCCAGGGGAACGACCTTCACAACCACATGGATCGATCTCCTTCACCGCGGCGAGGATAGCGTCCAGACGTTCGTGAGTTCCACCGTCGACTGTTTCCAGTACTTCAGGCAGCGTCATTTCCCATTGACCAGCACCGGACTGAGTCAACACTTCGCTCAGGGAACTGGTCAGCAGATTAATGCTGATAGGATCCAGACTGAACTGACCGGTTACAATCACGGGAGCTGGAGCAGCTCCAACCTTGGCACCTGGAGTGGTCTTGCCTCCATCCACGTCCACGCGCAGACCAGCAGCCGCTTTCGCCGCTTTCTCTTCGAGACGCTTCTGCTCAGCTTCCTTCTCTGCCAGCTTCTTACGAGCCAAGTCAGCACGGGCATTGATCCCGTCCTTCAGACCTTGTTTCGACCAAGTGAAGTCTTCGGGCTTCTCTTCCTCCTTCCGATCATCAATGAACTCGTCACCACCTTCGTTAGCGATCTTGTCGTAGATCGCGTTCGTGTCGATGGTGTCGCCGTTACGTCCGTCATACTTCGACAGACCCAGCTCACGCCAGGAGCGACGACCGATCACTTCAGACAGACCTGCCATACGGCTGGTGTAGTCGGTGATACGAGGAGCCAAGTCCAAGTACCCAGCACGCGCCTTGGTACGTAGGTCTTTAGCCACTTCATCGCTATCGTCGTACTCGCCGTCGATATTGATGCCGTACTTGTCAGCGAAGAACTCTACCAGCTCCTCAGCGACTTCCGGCGCAGCGTTGGTCCAGGTGTCCGGTTTGACGTAGGTCTTCGGGTTGAAGTCACGGTTACTCGACATGTCCGTCATGAGACGGGCACGCAGAGCACGGCGCGCTTTAGGACTCAGGCTTTCAGCTTCCATGTCCTTGAGCTGGTAGTCGAGCTGCTTACGAACCGCGTCACCCGCACCTGCTTTCAAGCCGATGTCGACGTGTTGCTGGTTCAGCACATCACGAGTAACAAAGCCGCCCGTGTAATGACTGTACGCATGTTCGTCTTGCTGCTCACCCGTGGCAATGGTACGAAGCCATTTCTCCATGGAGGACAATTGACCAGGAATGATCTCGACAACTGTCTTATGGAACAGGTTGTCGAACTTGGCCGATTCATCGAGGGCATAAACGCCACCACCGTTGATCTTGTCCGTGATCGAGTAAGAGTCGAGTTGACGCTTGGCCCAATCTTCGAACTGACCTTTCAAACCGGTGGAATTGGTTTCGCTACGAGCATAATCGTTCAGACGCTGCGACGTACCCGAGAGCTTGTCTTGCAGCCAACGACCACCGTCCTTCACCATCCCGGCTTGTTTGCCAAGGCCGAGTTTGGTCAACCCTTCCTTAATCGCGAACTCCAGCAAGTCACCCAGGCCATCAGAAACCAGACCACCTGCGGCTTGACCGGCCATCGCAGAGCGCGACATCCCACCGCCCATGGAGTTGGCCATGCTGATGGTGCCAAGTGCTCCACCCAGCGATTGACTCAGGTTGTCCTTGATCGAACCCAAATGCTTCTTGGCGAAGTTACTGGCCGAACCGATGACGTTGTTCGCCAAACGGTGACGGAGTTGTTCCTTGATGATCTCCGTGTTGCGCATCTTCACGAAGTCAGGCAACGCGGTGTTCTTACCGATCGCCTTCATCAAGTCGAGGGAATCGTTGTGGAACACTTCAGCGCCGTGGAACATCCGCATCGACACATCGAGGTGGCGGTACTTCAGTTCCAACGACTTCCGGTGGTAGTTGATCAGTACGGTGTCTTGGTATTGAACCAGACGACCGATCGCCTTACCCATCTCGATGGAGATGCCGGTGGTGGTGTTGAATTCCTTCCGAGCACGAACCTCACGACGAGCATCGCTGATGTTGTCATCGAGTTTGTTGCGGGCTTCCATCCCAAGCAACTTATCAATGCCACCGATGTCCTGGCTGAGCTTGTCGTCCTGACCACCTGACCACGAACTGGTTTCGTTCTCGCTGTCCTCCAACGCCTGCCGAGCATTCTTCGGCAACAGCCGTTTGAACATCGGATTTTGCTGTTTGAGGAAGCGGCTGGTCTTGGCCATGTACGGCTGCATTTCAGCCGCATTATCCTTGTAGATGTCGGCGACACCGTTCGACAAGGAATCGTATGCGTTGAATGCCTGGCTATAGCCCTTCGGAAGTGCGAACGACATAAGGCGACGAATCAGACCACGGTCCATGATTCGGTCTTTCAGGCCATCTTTTACAGACGTGGTAAACGACTCAATTGGAGAGCGGCTATCATCCGCATCAAACTTGATTTCACCGTCCGTGTTGAAATCGAAGTCGCCCCCAAAGTCAATGTCGTCGAGGTTTAGATCGTCGAAATTGACTGTTTCTTTCTTAGCCATAACAGCCTCTCAAAATGGGGTGTTAGTCCATAAACTTTAAACGGAGCGTTGTATCGTGAATACAAATGTACTCCCCGGCATGAATACGAACATGCTCCCGGTGATGTTGTGGATTCTCCACGCAGAGCCTCAGGACTTGCGTCAGATTCCGGAGATCACGCGTCTCGACATCTTCGACGGTGCCAGTACCGATTTCCACGATGATGGTTTGTTCTCCACCCGGATCTTCGGACTGGTTGGGTCGAAAGAGCGCGATGAACTCTACGGCAAGATCAACCTGAAAGTACGTGTGCTCCATCCAAAGATCTACCGCGAACTCTGCCAACTCAAGGAACTCTATCGTGAGATCCTCGACGGCAAACGCACGGCGAAGTTCGATAAAGACTCTGGTGACTTTGTCGCGAGTATCAGTGATGATGCTTCGACAGGCTACTCATTCTTTATGCAGCATCTGGATCAACTGCGCTTTAACAAGAACAGTTCCCCAGCGCGTAACGGTCGTATTGCTTTTATTGAGCGGTGGCGTCACCGCATGACCTTGAAGCAGTTCATTGTCATGCCTGCTGGTCTTCGCGACGTTGAAGCCGGTGAAGATGGTCGCGTAACCAAACACGAAATCAATGACTTCTACTACAGGATTCTTGCCAGCGCCTCCACGATCACCGAATCGTCCGACATGGAGTCCTCTGCGTACGACGCAGTGCGCCGCTCCATCCAGATGAACGTGAACGAAGTCTACGCTTATATTGAAGGGATCATCAGCGGCAAGGATGGCTTCTTTAAAGACAAGTTCATGTCGCGTCGTGTCCGTGACGGTACTCGTAACGTACTGACCTCGATGAACACCTCGGGCCAAAACCTGGAATCGCCGAACGTTCCTTCTTTCGACTCCACCGTGTTGGGCGTCTATCAGGCAGCCAGTTCCATGGCGCCGTTGGTCATCCACTGGTTGCGCGTCGGTGTGCTCGAGAAAGTCTCGGGCGGTATGGAAGGTGACATCCCTCTGATCGATAAGAAAACCTTGTCGACCACTTGGGTGGGTCTGCCTCCGTATGAACGGGACAAGTGGACCACCGAAGACGGCCTGCGGGAATTGATCCAAAGTCTCGTCGACGTAGAAGCACGCCATCGTCCTGTGGAGATCATGGGTTGCTACCTCGCTCTAGTGTATCTGGGCGAAGACACCTTCCGTATCTTCCACGACATCAGCGAACTCCCACCAGGCTTCGACAGAAAAGACGTTCACCCCATCACACTGATGGAGTTGATCTACCTGTCGGGTTATAGCAAATGGGCGAAGCACTTCACCACCATCACACGTTACCCAATTGCCGGTGATGACTCCACCTACCCGTCCCGACTCTATGTCCGTTCCACTACTATTGGTGAAGTGCGCAGAGAGCTCGACAGTACGTGGACTGCGATGGAAGGCGATGACTTCCTGGCTGTGGAATACCCGAAACCAGGCTTGACCACCTACCACGACTCTGAGTCCCCACACCCAAGCCGCCTAGCAGGCCTTGGGGCTGACTTCGACGGTGACACCGGTAGTGCGACCACCCTGATGCTCAAAGACTCCCTGGAGGAGATCGAGGGCTATCTGGGTACGCGTAACGCATGGGTCAAACCAGACGGTCGGGTACGAGCATCTGTGAGCTACGACACCTCGGACCTCGTGGTGCGTAACCTGACCGGTCGTTTCGAACACGTCGCGAAGCCAATCGAAGGTGAGTTCTCTACCGTACTTGATAGCCTCCAACTTCCGTAGGGAGTAACACCCCATGTCTGACATGTTACAACCTGCGATTTATGAGAAGCGGTTTACGCTTTTCCGTCGATCGCATTTCGATACCCCGGTGGTGTATCCGATCGCTCGGATGCAACTGCCGCGGCAGTCGATCTTCCACTTCGTTACAACGGATGCGGTTCGTCTCGGTCCTCGGATGAACGACGAACTGCTGCGCGTTGTGCCTGGTATCGTCTACGTCGATAACGTCAGCAAGATGGAGAACGCCATCGGGGGTCCAATCCCGAAACCTGGTGCCAACCCTAACACTCTGCTGACCGAGTACCGTCGACTGAACCGTCAGATCCGACCGCTCAAGAACATGGTCCGCTTGGAGGACGACACCCGCAGTCTCGTCTGCATCAACTACGCGTTCCTTCCTCACCTTGTTCGTTACCCGATCAGTTTCCGCGCGAGTTACTTCGAGTGGTACAACGTCTACAGTCAGGTGTGGAAGAAGATCAACGAGATTGGGCCTGATTCGAAACGGTCCCACTTCATCGAGATCGACTTGCCGGCTATCATGCCTGCCCTGACGGTCCTGCGTGAGTTTGCGGCTAACCCTGCGCCGTCGAACCTGAAGAAGCTGAACTCGCCAGAACTGAAGATGTTGGCTGACCTGTTTGTCTGGGCCGGTAAGCATCGTGAGAAGTCCCTGCTGTCCAAGCTCTCTCCTGAGTTGTACAGCAAGGTCAACTTCATCGTTCGTCGTAACGACTCCTGGGTTGCTATTAACCTGAGTTGGCTAGATGGCTTCCGTGCAGGCGAAGGTAAGAAAGGTGGGATGGATCCTACCCTGTTCGAACTGCGTGTATTGAAGTTGATGTCCATCATCCATCAGGCCGCTGCGCCTGTGGCTTCGGCTATTGCTGAAGAAGTGGTGGCAGAACCTGAAGTCAACGAAGACACCATCCACGAAGATCCAGAAGCCACGATCAAGGCGATGGATGCGGAAGACGATGCACTCATCTCTGGCAACGACGATACTGATGCCGAGCAGATGAAGCGTCTGGAAGACGAACTCAATGAATTGGACAGGCTGAAAGATGCCGAGTCAGGGGTTGAGTCGACCAACGAAGATGACGAACTGGTGAAGTCGAATACCAGCCTCGACATCAACATGTTGTCACGAGTCGCTGAGACGCCTAAAGAAGGTGAGGCTATCCGTAACAAAGCGGATGAGCTCGCCTCTAAAGGCGTGTTGTCGGTGGCTGAACACCGTCGTCTGTTCCGGGTGAGTGATAGCTTCAAGTCGCTGACCAACCCGTACAACTCCAGTCAGTCGCTTGAAGAAGCGATGACCATGACTGAAGCGGATGTGATCGTTGAGCCGGATGTGTTGACTGACGATGCTGTCGTGGTCGACAAGTCTCTGTGCCTGAGTCGTGTTGACGCCATGGAGCGTCAGTACATTCAGAAGGTCATGAAGAAAGACATCCTGCGCGTTGTGATGTCGATGCAGCGGGCGCCAGTGGCGATCACCGACTACCGCATCGAGGAAGAAAAGGACGCGATGAACGACCGTGAGATCCACACGGTTCGATTCGTACCGGCAGTGGGTAAGCCTTCCACGGTCAAGTTCTCTATCCCTCGTCTGCGTGATGATGGGACGTTCCTTTATAATGGCACCAGCTACCGCATGCGTAAGCAGCGTGCTGACTTGCCGTTCCGTAAGATCGGACCTACCCGTGTTGCTCTGACCAGCTACTACGCCAAGGTGTTCGTTGATCGTTCCGCTCGTAAGCGTTTCGATTACTCGGCTTGGGTGCTGAACATCATCAAGGACAAGTGCCAGAACCCTGCGGACCCTGACATCAAGAACGCGGTCATCTCCAAGTGCGTGGATTACAAGATCCAGGTTCCGACGATCTACACGACGTTGGCCACTGAGATCTCGTACTTCGACATCGGACAGAACAAGTTCGGTTTCGATTACAAGCACCGCGTGCAGAAGTTCGGGTTCACTGAATCTGATCTGAAGCTTGAGAAGAAAGGTTGGGTGTTGGTTGGTCGTAACCGTAAAGGTGCGCTGATCATGGACCCTGAGGAAGTCATCTACCAGGTCGCTGATGGCCATGTAGGTGAAGACCTCGGTAAGCTCGAGATGATGCTGGGTATCGAAGTCGACAAGGCTCCGATCACCATGGCTGAGGTCAAGATCTACTCGAAGTCGATTCCAATCGGTGTGGCCTTGGCGTACATGATGGGCCTTGAAGGTCTGTTGTCGCTGCTGAAGTTGAAACCACGTCGTGTGGGTGCTGGTGAGCGTCTGCAACTGCGGCCGAACGAATACGCGATCCGTTTCAAGAACGAGTCGCTGATCTTCGATCGTACCGACCGCGTCGCTTCGTTGATCATGGGCGGCTTTAGTTTGTATCACGCCCACATCCGCGAGTACAACATCGGCTTGTTCGATGAGAAAGACGTTTACGCTGCTGTCCTGGAACGTGCTGGCATTGGCCGTCGTTACCTGAACGAACTCGACATGATGAACACTCTGTTCATTGACCCTATTACAGAAGACATCCTGAAATGGATGAATGAGCCGACTACCTTCACTGGACTCCTGTTCCGTGCTGTGAGCCTGCTTACGGACGAATACGTCCCTTCCCGTCGTAAGGACAAGGACCAGCAAGTCGAATCGCTTGAGCGCGTCCGTGGTTACGAGCGTGTGGCTGGTAACATCTACGAAACCTTGAGTCGTTCGGTGCGTGCTTACAGCGCTCGGGCGGCTACGGGTAACTCGTCGATTGTGGTGAACCCTAATGAGATCATGAATGAGATCATCAAGGACCCAACCACAGCGCCAGTGAACAACATCAACCCGATTCACCAACTGCGGGAACGTGAAGTAATTACGTTTGGCGGTAAAGGTGGTCGGAGTCGTCGTGCCATGACGGCGAAGGCTCGTCTGTTCACCGACGAAGACATGGGCTTCATCTCCGAAGGTTCGGTGGACTCCGGTGACGTGGGCATCATTACCTACCTCTCCCCTAACTCCAACATCACTTCGGTGCGTGGTACTGTTCGTCTCTTCGACAAGAAGCGCGATGGTGCTGCGAGCATCATGTCCACAGCGGCACTGCTGTCTCCGGCAGCGGATGGTGACGACCCTAAACGGGTCAACTTCATCACGGTGCAACACGGTCATGGTATCCAGGCTGTGGGTTATGAAACCCAAGGCATTCGTACTGGCATGGAGCGTGCTCTGGTGTCCCGTATGGGTCCTGAGTTTGCATCGACTGCATCGGACACCGGCAAGGTCATTGAGCTGAGCGATACCCACATCGCGGTCGAGTATAAGGACAGCGTGGTACGGTACCCCATCGGTCTGGTTCACACCACGGCTGAAGGTTCCTACTACCCGAACCAACTCGTCTCGAAGTTCAAGGAAGGCGATACCGTCAAGAAGTTTGACGTCATTACCTACAACACCGGGTTCTTCAAAGAGTCTCCGTTCGACAAACACCGTGTGGACTACATGGTGGGTTGCCTGGGACGTATCGCATTGCGTGAAGCCACGTACACCGTAGAAGACTCCTCGTCTCTGTCGGTAGCGTTCGCTGAGCGGATGGGTACGGTTGTGTCCAAGCCGAAATCGATCTCCATCAACTACGAGCAAAACATCAGTGGCTTGCTCAAAGTCGGGGATTCGGTCGATTTAGACACAATTCTATGCACCATTGAAGACGACCTTGTCGGCGACGCCTCGTTGTTTGACGATGACACTCGTGAGACGCTGCGCCGTTGGACAGACAAATCGCCTCGCGCTGCGGTAGTGGGTACGATCGCCAAGATCGAAGTCTTCTACAACGGTGGTTACGAGGACATGTCGGAAAGCTTGCAGATTATTGTGAGTGAGTCCGAGAAACGTCGGCGTCGTGAAGCGAAGCGTCTTGGCCACACCTACACAACCGGTGAGGTCGATCGCAATGTCCGTATCGACGGGTATAACCTGGAGGAGCATCAGGCTCTGATCCGGATTTACATCAGCAACCCAGTTGGCATGGGTGTTGGTGACAAACTCGTTGTGGGCAACCAAGGTAAGTCTACGGTCGGGGAAATCCTGTTCGGCGACAACCGGACTGTTGAAGGCGAAGTGATCGACATGATCTTCGGATGCAAGTCGTTCATTGACCGGATCATTACCAGTCCGTTCATCATTGGTACCACCAACACGACCCTGCGTTACATCGGCGAACTGGCCTACGAGATGTATTTCGGGTCAGACGAGTAACGTAACCCCTCCAGCTCCTTGCGGGGCTGGAGGTATGTTCATTTACGAGGTAAGTATGTCTCCGAACGAAGCAAAGAATTTGCCGGTACTTGCGAACGCCATTCAGCTGATCAGCGATATCGCGCTGGAAGTTATTGGCAACGACATTGCCGCTGAGGTGGACGGGGTGAAGATCACTCAGTCGTCCGTCAAACTCCTGGCAGCTGCCAGCCTGACCAAAGCGATCATGGAGAAGGGCAATGCTTGACACTCAATCCGCCAAGACAGCTATTGACCTGACCCTGGATACGTCCAGCAAAGGCATGATGCTCGCTGCCATCCCCGATACCCCGTTGGCCTTGCTGTGCCGCCAGTCTCCTCTGGAACTGACCGACCGCACTTCTGACACCCTGTCGGCTGCTGCCGAAGAAATGGTCAACCTGACCCGTGGCGAAGAACACGCCGGTGTGTTGGGTACCGTGGTCACCATGGCCGCCGAATCCGTGCGTCGTACTCTGGACCTCGCCCGCAACTCCACCATGCCGCACATCCGCCGCGTGATCGGTCTGTTCGACGAATACGTTGCTGCGGAAGCGCAGGCACGTTCCCCGTACAACGTTCTGCCGGTGTACCTGCCGGACGTGTTCAAGACCGATACTGCTGAGCGTCTGCTGAGCGGCTACGGTTCGATCATCCCTCAGTCGGTTGACGGCAACCCGTTCTTCGGCAAGTTCTCTCCTGACGAAGTGCGCGAACTGGTTCGTGTCACCAATGACGGCGAGTTCAACGAACTGCTCGACGAGCTGCTGATGGCAAACAACGGCCAGGTCCTGACCGAAGTCGTCGCTGCGCTGGAAGGTCTGTCGAACGTCAAGCGTATTTCGCCTGATGCTGCCCTGCCACTGCTGATCGTTCTCAAGAACATCGAAGTACCGAAAGAGGGTGTCGCAAGCAACCTCTCCAAGTACAACGCTGATCGCGAGATCTTCGCTGCCAACGTCGGCAAGATCGCCGCTACTCAAGTAGCCCGTGTGACTCAGTCCACTGCCACCTCGGCACTGTACCCAATCACTGGCGACGACAGCCCAACCAACATCCGTGTTAACGGTGAGGCTTACGCCAAACTGTTGGCCCGTGGTCTGTCGGTTGAAGCGGTTATCGGTAACGAGCTGCTGGGCCGTAAGTTCCGTGGCGAGCTGATGGTGACTGAAGAAGCCATCAAAGAAATGATGGGCGCGTACAACCGCGACAAGAACATCCGTCAACAGGCTCATGAAGTGCGCAAGCAACAGGTCATCCGTAAGGGTGTTCTGGAATCCCTGCGCTCTGACCACGCTTACGTCTGCGGCGAAGGCAATGGCCTGCAAGTGGCTGGCGATGACGCCGGTCGTTCCTGGATCCGTCTGCGTGAATTCGTTGACGCCATCTACGCAAGCCCTGCCCAAGGCGCTGAGCCTGCGATCATCATCGCTGCTGCTGTCTGCAACGTTTGGTACGGCCACACTGACGTGGGTCGCGTTGTTGCTGCCATGCTGGCGGTTGAGAAGGCGAACCCTGGTCTGGATCAACGCGAGATCGGCACCCTGGCCACTCTGCGTTACATCTCCGATTGGGTCGCCAGCCAGATCGCAGTTGTTGACACCACCACCGAATAAAGGTAGGTCCTGATGCAGTCTAAGGAATTTACACGTTCCAAGGCTCGCGTTGATAGCGCTCTAAAGAAGGTGGGTACCAAGCTCATCGCTCAGGAGCCGCTTCGGATTCATATCCCGGAACGGTTCTCTGAGCGTGGCTTGGCTGAGATCGAGGATGTCTCGTACATCCTCGGCTTCATGGCCATCATCACGGAGGATAACTACTACGCATCGTCGACGTTGACCGCTATGATCCGGACTGAACCGGACCGTATTGGTAAGGTCGTCGTTGATGATGTGGCGTATATCGAGCTTTTCTACGAGAAAGGTTCGGCTGTTATCGCGAGTACCGATGTGGTGGTCAACGACAACCTCCCCCACCGCATCTACACCGAAATGTTGGGTAAAGGTCGTATCCCTTGGTATTACGGGTACGAAGATATCCCCAAAATGTTTGTCGACACCAAGAAGTATAACGGTGTGACAATCGGTGCTGACTTTGCTATCTGGGAATACGTCTCAGCGGCCCTCTGTCGGGATCCAGCAGATCCATCGAAGTACTTCCGACAAAGGCCTGAAGCGAAGAAGGATACCGAGTCCCTCACACCGCTTTACATTCCTCTTCGGAACGTGAGTGTCGGCGCTACCAACGTCACAGCCAAATTAGGCGGCTCGTATACAAACGATGGCATCACTGCGGCATTGGTGAATCCTTCGGATCGACCTGAGAAAATTGAGACGTTGCTTCGTCAATAAGGACAACAGCAATGGCTGCCATCGCGACAAATCAGGTTACCAGCTACAGCAACATTGCTTTGGCGGGTAGCGGCAAGAAGGGCATCCTCAAGAAACTGGATAACGATTACTTCGAGATCATTCTCGGGGCTTTCGGCGCATTCGGTAACGGCGGTTGGTTGTACGACACGGCTACGGCCATGGCGTATATCGAACGCAATCCCCAATTCATCGACATGATGCAGAAGGGCCGATGCCGTAGCGAGTGGGGTCACCCACGCCGGCTTCCAGGGATGTCTGATCAGGAGTGGTTCATCCGGATCAACGAGATCATGGAGAGCAACACCTCGTCCCACATTCGTCGCATCCGTACGTCCATGGACACGGTGATCGATGAGAAGGGTCGGAAGGTCGTTGCGATCATTGGTGAAGTCCGTCCTTCGGGTCCTCATGAAGAGGCATTCCGGCGTCAGCTGGAAAACCCGTACGAAGACGTGAACTACTCCATTCGTTGCTTTGCAGCGAAGAACTTCGTCAACATGCGAAAACACATCAACCGGATTATCACCTGGGACAACGTGTTCGAGCCTGGCATCGGTGTAGCGACCAAGTACAACACACCGAGCATGGAATCCAAGTCCGACGTTTGCCGGATGCTGGATTACGCCGAATTCAATATCGACCGTTTGCGCCATGGTATGACCGAAAACGCGAACGAAGATAGCTTCGAATCGGTGGCCCCGTTTGTCCAGATTCTGGACAGCTTAGCTTATGTAGAAAACCCCTCCGTTATCGCCGTACCGAAGAGCTTCGGTTGGTAAACACTCCACAATTGAATGGATGAAACCCCATGACTGATTTGAACTCCCTCCTGCGCGACTACGCCATCGAGTCCGGTGAACTGGTACTGCCGGTCGAAATGAGCTCCGGCGATGCGTTGGCTGAAGTGATGAACGACGAGCTGGAAATCGCTCGCGAGCCTGGTCTGTCCGCCAAACTGGAACACGCTGACAAAGCCGAAGCCATTGCCGAACAACTCGACGTTCTGGCAGATCGCGCTGAAGAGCAAGCTGCTGTTGACCAAACCGAAGTCAGCGCTGCCGTTGCTCAGGTTTCTGCCGAAAGCATGCACCGCGAATTCGCGACCATCATGTCCGCCAACAACCTGGAACTGAAAGCCGCTTCCTTCGAAGCTGCCGAAGACGTCAACGGTCAACTGGTTGGTCTGGCCAAAGATGCCCGCGCTACCTCCAAGGTAGTGACTGGTTTCGCCGACAACATCCGCGACCTGTCCACCGAAGGCGCGATCATGCAATTCCTGCGTCAGGACAAAGCCCGTCTGGCCAAAGCTCGTACCGCCCTGCAATCGGCCGGTGCTGAACTGACCGCCAAGAAAGGCGACCTGGCCAAGACTCCAGTTCTGATTCACCACGACGGCCTGAAGAAATTCCTGATCGTCAAAGGCGAACCGGTTCACAACGCCAAGGCTGCCATCGAATCCGACATTCAGTGGCTGCACAAAGCTGCTGGCGCGGTGAACAAGGCTGCAAGCGAAATCGGTGCTGCCCTGGCTTCCGCTCACGGCGAAGGCGATCACAGCGCTGTTGTGACCAAGCTGCAAGGTATCGGCGCTGGCCTGACTACCGGTCTGGAAGCTCACCTGTTGGGTAACCACGAAGTTACCGGTGCCAAGCGTTCCGGCGGCGAGAAGGGCGGCGTTAACTGGTACATCAACTACCAGATCGCGAACTTCAAAACCCTGCCGAAGAACTTCGCTGTCATGGTCGGCGGTACTGCTGTTGGCGCCGTTGTCGGTGCTGCTGTCGGCGGTATTGCTGGCGCCGCAGTTGGTGGCGTTGGTGGTTTGGCTGCTGGTTCGATCAAGGCTCAGGCCAACACCAACGCCAAGCACGCTGAACTGCAAGCGAAGGACCAAGCGTCCGACGCCAAGTCCCTGGCTGGCATGGGCGACCTGCAAGCGATCATCAAGGACCTGGTTGCTCTGTCGAGCGCTACCGACTTCAGCATGGACGGCAACGTCGAAGCTGCTGGCGAGAAGTTCGAAGGCGCTCCTGCCGACGTGAAAGCTGCTGGCAAGAAAGCGCTGTCCGCCGTTTCCAAACTGGCTGACACCGTTTACGAGCACGCTGTATACCTGACCGTGAAAGCGGCTCAACTGGTATCGGCTGCTGCCGCCAAGGCCTAAGGCCTCTAGCGTTACAGGACATCAGCCGGTTTGCGCCGGCTGATGTCTTTATGCTGTTAACAGAATCTAGGTAATACATTACCGTCATGAATCACCCCACCCATAGTTGGAGATGCGAAATGTCGCAAGTAACGAACTTCCACCCAATCGTCAACGTCTTCAAAGCCATGACTGCCTATAGTCGTTTGCTTGAGCTTGGAGCGGCTGTCAACGGTAAGGCGATGCCTGACCTTACCTTTAACACTGGCGAGGCGACCTACAATCTGTACGTAACCACGGAGCAAGATGTCCAGGGTTACCGCATCAACCTCAACGATAAGTCTTTCGACCAACCTGGTTCCAAGTGGACCATCTCGGCTGAAGACGTGATGGAGTCGATGATCCATCTGTACGAAGGTAACCACAAAGGTAAGTTGCCTTTCGTGATGATGGTCAAGGATGCGACTGATGAGGTTAAGCTGTTCCTCGACGGTTCCATCGTGATCAAGTCCGAACGTGGCGGCCATCTGGCTGAGATGGCTGAGCGTCATCCGGATATGGTAACCAAGTCTCTTGAGAATATCTTGACCTCGGTTGTCTAAACGTTTTATGTAAAATTTTACAGAACATCGTAATCTCTTTGAGCACCCCCGCACTCAGCGTTAGCTCATGTGCTGCAATATTGCAGCACATTTACCTTTATGACCTCACAGGAGAGTCACCATGGCGCAATACCACGAACTGAACAACCACTACCAAATCAACAATATCGCAGGCTGGCCAGCACTGTTTGCACGACTGCAAGAGTCGTCAGGTCAACCTATCGTCGACATCGCCCACTCGTACGAATACGACGTGAGTGGTCTGGGTAAACCGGACCACGTCTACGAGCTGCGTATCCAGTCGTCGACTCTCGATGACCACAAAACCCACTACCTGATCGTGAACCTGGGCGGTAAGCCTCTGATCAATGACCCGATGCACAACCTGCGCTCGGCTGAAGAGCTCGTCGACACGATGATGACTCTGCGCGCCCACAATAAGGGTAAGCTCCCATCGCTGATGAGTACCGGCGCACCCTACGCCACCGTGATGAATGAAGCCGTACAGCGACATGCGCTAGAAACCGGTCTTGACGGTACTGGCATCGCCCACTTCTTCCAACAGTACGATCCTCTGTCCTGGCTGGAAGCGGCCGCAAGCCTGCGTGAATTCGGCGACATCGAAGCTGGTGATACGCTCACCATCAAGACTTCTCGCGAAGGTATCGAGACTGGCGTCTACACCCTCCAGAAAGTCACCCGTGACGATAAGGTCGGGGTCGAAGTGCTACAAGACGGTCATCCGTTCTGGAACTACGGCAAGCCTCAGACGAGCACTGCCGAACAAGTGGTTTCTTTGATCCTGAAACTGAAGGAAGGTTTCGGCTCCATCCCGCTGGGCGGCGAATTCCACTTTGATGCCGACCACCCCAAGCCGCTGGTAGCCAGCATGAAAGATGGCCAGACTGAAATCAAACTGTTCGTCAACGGCACCATCACTATCACCGGTCCAGGCGTGATGAACATGGTGGCGATGTCTGCTGAAGACACCGACCGTGCGAACGCGCTGATGGAAAAGATCCTGGATCTGACTCCTAAGCAGTAACCGTCATAAGCGCAGCAGGGGTGGTGGCCCCTGCTGTGTCTTTCTTTTTTCTAGGAGTGGGCTGCATGTGTTTCCAAAAGTTCTACGGGGTTGATTGGGTTGCTGAACCGGATATGTCCACAACCTTCGAAGTGTTCGAGGGGCTGGTGCCGGTCGACATGCACGATGCGGATCTCCAGGTCTCGGCTGCCGCCAGGATCTACCTGGACAACGCTGTCGTCACCCAGGCGTTGAAAGAGATCGAGAAACATGGCGTGGTAGAAGAGATCGAAGATCCTGCGACTGTGAAGGAACTCTGGGATCGTGGGTTTGCATTCACCTCCGTCATGGTCAATCACGGTCTGGATTATAACAGTATCCATCCTGAACAGCGTTGGACATCTCACGATGTGCGCCTGAAAGACAAGATCATTGTACTCCAGCTGGAAGACTTCTCGTTTCTGGCTCAGTACAGCTTCGGTCCTGTTCGGGGTGACCTACCACTCCCGCCTGGCTGCGTCCTGCGTAAGGAGATCCGCGTCAAGTTCGGTATGGCTTCCTCTCAGGGGATCCTGTACAACGTGGTCAATTGGCCAACGCTCGAGATGTTGACACCACGACCTGTTGACTTCAGCGAATGGCACACCAGTAAATAGCGTACAGCCCGGCATCGTGCCGGGCCTTATGCCCTTTCTTTTTGCCTTACCACCGCATAGCCCTAGGATCACGTATACGCTGCGCTATCTATAAAGGTAAGGAAACGCCCGTCTGAATAGAGAACGTTTGTCACAGGTACGCTGTAGGGCCTAGAGAATACGATCCTAAATATTTTGAGTCATACATAGTAGACATGAACAATCACACTGATCAAGGAATACCGTCCATGAGTACTCTCAAAATAGTTGCAGGTGCAGTGGCAGTAACTGGCGCGGTAGTCGTTGGTTACAAAGCACTGAAGCGTTATCAGCAAAAGAAAGCTGAGAAACAAATCATCGACGCCTTCCAGAACCTGGCTGACGAGATGGAAAAGATCTTCGGTAAGGATTCGGTAGAAACGAACTTTACCTGGACCCGCAGTTAAGCAATACCCAACCCTAGTCCGTGGAGGACAATAGCATGAACATCGTAAACACTATCGTTAAAGTCGCTGTGATCTGCGTAGCCGTCGACATCATTCATGAGTTCGGCGTGAAGCACAACGTTGTTGGTCGGGTTAAGGCCAAGTTCAGCAAGAAGTAAGTTGCGCTGGTAAATCGTAATACCCCAACCCAAATTCGCAAGACCCAATTTAAGTTCTAGGAGATTCACCATGTCCGCTATCGAAATCGTTGGTACCGTTGTTGAAGCTGGTTCCGTAGCTGCTGACGCTGCTGCAACTGCAAGTCAAACCGCTCTGGCTGGTGCAGCAGTTGCGAAGTACGCTCAGGTTGGCGCTAACATCGCCAAGGCTCACCCGGTGGCTGCTGCTCTCGTTGGTGCAGCTGCCGCAGCCGCAGCTGTCTACGGTAGCTACAAGCTGTTCAAAGGCTTCTCGAACAAGAAGGCTAAAGCAGCCTAAAGGACTGGGGAGCTTCGGCTCCCCAGCTCCACCTTTTCTTTTGCCTTGATGCAGTGGTAAATCTTCAGGCAAAGCTTTTTTAGCCCTACATTATCGACTTGCACAGTGGGGCTAGATACTTCATCTGTAAAACTTTACCAAACCTGGGTATGAAGTGAACAACCACTATTTCGTCCCCAATCACAACCTGCAAGGAAAAATGAATCATGAGTAAAGAACTCCCGGACAACATCAAGACTCTGGCTCAAGAACTGGAAGCAATCACCGTTCTCGACGTGGCTACCAAAACCGGCGACATGCCTGGTTTCGAAGACATCGTTGCCAAATACCTGCCGCCGTCGCTGAGCCTGGATCAGCTGAAGGACAGCCAAGGCTTCCTGATCGACGTCGCATCGGCTCAGACCCTGGCCTTCGGTAACAAGTCGCAAGCCGCTATGGTTGTCGACAAAGACCTGGATCGCACCACCCTGCGCACCAAGCTCGGCCACAGCGCCATCGATACTTCGTACAGCCGTCACAAATCCGGTACCGCTGCCGGTGCTGAATGGAACAAGTTCGGCGTGGCCAAGTCCGACGTAATCATCGGCGTCGGTCGTCGCACCAGCAACTACAAATCCGTAGTCAGCTACCTGGGCGAAGAAGCCGAGAAAGTGTTCGGCGGCAAGTAATCGCCGGTCAGCGCAAGTCAGGCCTGGGGTTCTTCCCCAGGCTTTATGCCCTCAATTGAACAAGGTTCCTTTCGAACATGCAAATCACTGTTAGCAATCCTCTCGCAGCTCACTCCCTCTGGGTCACCCTGGCTTCTCTGGCAGACCGTACTGTCGAAGGTTGTGTCTGTGGTCAAGAAGGCGTCTTCCCGTACACCGTGGTTCTGTTCAAGGGCGATACCACCGAACATCTGACCATCAATGCGGCTAACGCAAGCTACCGTGTGTCCAAGCTCATCGACATCGAACAAGGCGTCACCACCTACCAGGCTCAGAAACAAGGCTACGTCGGCGACGTGGTCAAGAAGATCATGGGTTGGAGCCGTGTCGGTAAAATCGACGCCACTACATTCTTTGCCGGCCTGATCGAATTCGTTCAGACCTTCAGCACCCCAGCCGGTGCAACCATCCGCGAACAACTGTCCAAGGCTGAAGTCAAGAGCGCCCTGGCGAACGCCTCCAAGGCAACCTTCTACAAGACGCTGGAGAAGATCGAAGACAAACTCGATCTGCGCGCTTTCTACACCCAGCGTGACGGCATGACTGACGTCGCACAGATCGTGACCAATCGTCTACCGAACACCCTGGCTGGCGTTTACACCTACGCTTCGCTGAACGGCACCAGTGTCCAGGACACCATCGTCGTTAAAGCCGAATCCGGTGAAGTTGCAACTGTTGCTCTGGTTGACGGTAAGTACGTCGTAATGAGCAGCAGCAAGAAATTGATGGACCTGGTGGAATTCTCCAACGGTATCAGCGGTCATTTCGTAACTTCGCTGGTTGACAAGACCTCGTTTGTTCACAGCACGCTAAACGCGTGGACCTGATCATCGAGTAACGTCAGTCTGGCAGATACACCGGGGGCCGCATCCTCTGGTGTATCTTTTTTTCTTGTGCCTTAGGAGTGTTGTCCGTGACTCAGAAAGAACTACGTATCCCAGCCCGCCCCACCAACGGCAAACAACCGTTCCCACCAGAGCTCGATGGACACAACCCTAACTTCCTGGCAATGGATGTCCGTCATTACGGGTACCTGTGCGGAGTCAGCAAGTCGGGTCGTCAAACGGCTGAACACTCACGCAACCTGCGCATCCTGACCCTCGATTACGCCAAAGGGTTGGTGACACTCAGCATCGAGGACGGGTACACCCCATTCTGCATGGCTGGCAACGATCTGTACTACGAGATCGATATCTGGAATCGGACGTACGAGGTCACCCTTGGCGATCACGATTGGTTCGATGAGGAAGAATACCTAGAGCTCGATGAAGACGACCGCACGGTAGCCATCATCGGTTTCCAACACGCAATTGACTTCGACCAATTGTCGGAAGTCCAACCCTAGGACAGGACCATGAGCGAGCTGACACCGATAGATCCGGCACTGATTGCCTTGATGGAAATACACTGCCGGATCTATCGGCAGGAGTACGGTCACTTGCGTCTGGATGGGATGGAAAGTTTAGACCCTATCCCGTTCCCCCATCGGCAAATGCCTGGGTTCTTCACTCTACGCTGTTCGGTGGAGAAGGACCTGAAGCTCTGGATGCAGATGGAGAAGACTCTCTTCGACCATTACGAAGTCCCGATGGGGTTCAAGACTTACATGGACCACTTCGCCCGCCAGCCGGGTAAGGCTACGATCCGCTCCAGCCTGCTCGATGGGATGTTGGGTGCGATAGTGCCTAACCAGCCGATGAAGGATATTGAGGGTTTGCCGGTTCGTGCTGATCTGAGTATGAGCTACAACTTCTCACGTCCTCGCGAGTTTGTCCGTCCCCAACGAAACGTAGGTATAGGTGGTCATTCCGATATCCACGTAGGTATCGGTGGACGCAATATCTTAGGTAAGGCATTTGATGGCCTCATCCACTCCTTGCGTGAGATGAGGGAGGAGCGACGCCCCCGACTGTTCGATGACTGGCATATGCGAATGGTGGACGATGATCAACCACCCGAAGCAGAACACACTACGGATTACCGTATACCCCGTGGATGGAAACGTATTCCAAAGCGCATCCCCAACCCAGCAAGTCCATCATCGTTACTGATGTCGTTATTGTCACGTTCAGCATAGAGCATACAGCCAGGGGAGAAATCCCCTGGCTGTATGCATGTGTTCTTTTTTTGTTTCTTTTCAGAACTTACCCTTGATGAGCACTCCTGATCCATACGGCAACACCAATTTCCCGACAACGGTCTGAATGTAGACCATCCCTGTCAATTTGATTACGAACACAGCGTGTCCCGTTTCTGGGATCTTGTACTGATCGAAATCATTCGTGTACACCGGTATACGGCATTTGAGACCAATCACCGCGCGATAGATTTCCCGTAGCTCAGGAGATGAGCTATCTTCGCTCAATGTGACCAGTGCACTGCCATACACTTTATAATTCTTGAGGTCTGCTTCCAGATCTCGTAACGCTGCATGTAACTGCTCGCATGCTGTCATGTTGGCAAACTCAGGCGACTTCCCTATAAAACCAAAGGGGTAGCCCTAGCTACCCCAAAGGTCCCGGCCTTACTTACTGACCCGGCGAAACCAGCGAGCTTTTCAGCAAGTTGATTTGTTCGCTGTAACCAGTTTTCACTGCGCCGACGTTGCTGTCGACACCTTGGACGAATGTTGGCTGGTACGAAGGATCGATACCAGTAACACGCTGAGCGTCCATGAAGGCTTGCGCCAACTTGTCCACGGCGTAACCAACTTTCTGGAAGCCAGTCCACGACAGGTTGTACGTCGCGATCTCACCGTCTTGTTGCAACTGACGGCTACCAATGTTCTCACCGATGTCGTTGTACGGGAAGAAGTTGGTGACCAGGAAGGCGTTTTCCACGTAGCGGAAAGTCTTGTCTGGTTCGAACGCGATGATGGTACCGCCGTAGATGTCGGCGAGTTGATCGGTGAACTTGTCGCTCACGCCGCTCAGGAGCGCATGGCCCACATCCGGATCCATGATCAGGTAGCGGGTGTAGTCTTCCAGGAAGCGAATCACTGGACGACGATCTTTCTCGACGATGGTCGAGGTGATCTGCGAACGAGCACGAGCCACACGGGATGGAGTCTGGAAGGACTCACCCGAGTTACCGATCTGGGTTTCGTTTACCGAAACGGCCAGGGTGCGGTTGAAACCGGACCAGGACTGCATCCAGTTCTCGATCAGGTTCTTGTACGCTGCGATGTAAGCCGCGGCGTTAGGCATGTAGGTCAAACCTACCGGTGCCTGAAGAACCTTCACGATCAACGGCTTGCGGATGTAATCCGTAGCCGAAGGGTAGTAGGCCATATCGGTGATATAGCCCTGCTGACCTTGGACTGCGAGGTTGAGCACATTAGTCTGTGCTGTTCCTGCGTAGGCCTTGTTGGTCAACGTCTCCTTATAACGTGCCATACGCTATTACTCCTCGTTACGACGACGTTGTGCGATCACCGCGAGGTTCTGCACAGTGCGGATGTTGTCACCAGCCATGCCGATGTCCAGGTGCCAGCTGAAGCCCAACGCTTCGTCCAGGGCATTGTAGTAGGCGTTCGGAGTGATGGTCACCCGGCCGTCGTACTTGCCAGTGGTACGCTCGTTGACCTTGGCGGTAACTGCGTCCAGGAACTCTTCGTCGGTCAGTTGGCTGTCGCCCGACATCTCACGCCACACGATGTGACCGATACGCGTCAGGTTGCAAGCAATCTGAGTGTTCAGGTAACCGTGGAGGATGGAGGTGTGGGTTTCGTAGATCGACTGGATACCTGCGTAGAACAGGCGAGACATGTCGAACCACTCAGCGTAGTTCAGGCCGTTATCCCAATCGTTCTTGCGGGAGCCAACCAGCTTGGTGCCGGCGTTGTGATCACGGTAACGGGTCACGATGTTCTGCTCACCACGCCCGAAAGCGAAGTCGGAGTTCATCGAGCCGTCAGCGGACGACATGTACTCGGCGCCTTTGATCAGCAACCATTCCAGGAACGGAACCAGACCATCGTAGTTGTCGTTGATCAAACGACCAGCCGACATTACCACCGCATAGCGGCAGGCCTTGGTGCCGAACTCAGCCGACTCTTGCGATGCACGGAAGTGCGAACGCAGGGTCACGCCGATGGACGAATCCGCGGCAGCGCTGTTCAGCGGCTTCAGCACGTCCTGGGTGCAGGCGTGGATGAACACGTCTGGACGGATCGCGTGGAAGTTGGCGAACTTCAACTTGGTGTCAACCGGGAAGCCCGAATCCCAAACCGAATCGTACGGCATGCGCGCGATGTCAGCGTAAGGGAACGCAGCGTCGGACAGACCAGCCAGCACGTTGTCAACGAGGACGTTGTACTCGGCCACACCGATGGTGCCGTCGCTACCGCCTTGCAGGAAGTAGTTCGAGGTTTCGGTGAACAGCAGACCACCAGCCTGAGGACCTTCAACAACGAAGGTGTTGTACGGAACGCCGTTGACGTCCACACCCGTCAGGATGTTGAGCAGGTGCGCATCAGCGATCTCGTCGCCGGTGTGCGCTTCTTCCGCATCTTTCAGCTGTTCCAGGATGGCGGCAATGCCTTCATCGTAGATGTTCAGCTTTTCGAAGTTGCCGAAACCGGTGAACTGAGTCAGGTCAGTGGTTTCGTACGAACGGATGATGTTCTTCGCACCGTAGTACTCGATGTCGGTGGACAGGTCCACGGCACCTTTCTTCAGGCTGAAGTCGACGAAGTTGCCACCGTCGAGGTTGCTTTGCAGGCGAGCGGTCGACTTGGCGTCGGTACGCTGAACCATCTGGATGCGATACAGGAACGAGCCCAGGTTTTCGCTCAGATCGGCGTCAGCCGGATCAACGGTGTTAACAGTCGGAGCGCTCAGGCGGAAACCGAGGTTCTTGCCTTTCTCACCGATGTGACGACCATTGAGGTCGATGACCGGAGTCAGGACGGAGATAGCACCGTCTTTACCGGAAACCAGACCGCCTTCACCAGCCACACCAACGCCGAAGCCGTTGGCTGGGATTTCGACCATCTTCCACTGAAGACGGAAGCCTTCGATGGTTTCGCCGACAACCAGGATCTTGGCGCCTTGTGCGTCGAGCTTGAAGGTACCGTCAGCATTACGCTCGTAAACCGGCAGCTCATCAGCAACCATGTCCAGGGACAGGCGGGCAGTCGCACGTTTCGCATCGGCAGGCACGATACGCTGCAAGAGCGCCTTGCCGCCAGCGGCGAAGTGAGAGCGAATGAACTGACTCTGGTGGGTGAAGAATTTCGAACGCGGGTTGGTCAACTCTTTGCCGTAAAGCAATTCCTGACCATCGCCGTCCACGTAACGTGCTTTGTCGGTTTCGCCCCAGGCAGCCAGGGTGAAAAACAGTGGCACGCGGATCGGAAGGCTTTCGCCTGGCATAACCAGGTTGACCGCCGATTCGTCCTTGATACCACGGAAAACCGTCCGTGGCAAAGAACTGTAAGTACTTACAGACATGTTTATACTCCCAGGAGTTTAGTTCCGCGCAGAACAATCGAGGAATTGTATGGTCGCTACCACATTGGTGGAATACGCCAAATGTCGCAGCGTACGCATACTATTTTAAATCAGCTCCTACAGCAGCTGTTTTAATATTTTACAAACCTTCATGGAGACCGCGAACAATGTTCGATACCCCATACCAAACAACACCGTGTACGCGGTTCGTTCTGACAAACATCGCAACCGGCATCCGCAGACTCGAGATCGATGAAAAACTGGTGAAGGTAGCAGGTGTGGAAGGTATCGCCCTTGTACCGCCAGGCGTCACTGATTTCCCACCGTTCCAACAAGCCATCACCAATAAAGAAATTCCTACGCTCGCTAATACCGTCGTACTTGACGGTCGGTCGTTGCTACGTCCCGATGGTACTGCGGTGCGGATCGATGCATTCCAGCACGCCGTCCTCACTGCCAAACTGACCAAGCTTTGGGTTGATGGCGACGCACCGGCACGTCATGACTTCCTGAACGTCGGCGACTTCGCGTTGAAATCGTTCGTTAGTTGGGTGACGTCTGCGCTGGGCTTACGGTTAGGTCTAGACTTCGGTCAGACCACAATGTTGCGTGCCTTAACGACCATTTACTTCTTGCAATTGCACGAAGTGGTCGATAGTCACACCACACCATTAGAGCAGGACCGTATTATGGTCCGTGCCGCTCGTGCTTTGACAGCGATGGATCCGATCACACTGAACGCTGTCGTAGGTGAAGTTCCTCCTCTGACCAACATCCAGGACTTCGTGACTTGGGTGAAGAAAGTGATGAACAGCCCACGTCTCGAGCAGTTGACCGTTGGCTTCATTTACATCGCTCTGGGTGCTTCCTACGGCCCGGCGTATCGTGAAGCGGTGGCGGTTGCATTGGAATACCCACCTACCTTTATTGCCATGGTGTATACCGCGGTGAATGATCGGGGCTACTCCAAGACTGGTCTGGGTAAAATCGTTGAGCGCGTGATCAGTCGCGACAACCACAAAGAGTTCATCAAGAACGTCAACAACCTCATCAAGGGGTAATCCATGAGCAGTTCGACTGACTACTTGGTCGACTACGTCAATCGCAATGTCTGGTGTGCTCCAGGAATGGACCGCCAACACATCGTCGCCCCAACGCGAGTAACACGGCATTGGGGTGCGTATGCGAATGTGCGTATCGGTCGGCGTGACTACAACCTCCCAACGGTGAACACCTATTACCACGTCTTCGTGATCGGTGATCTGCCACCGTTCCTCGTGGGGATGGATGAGATCCGGAACAAGTGGGTGTCCGCTCGGGCGCATTCGATCAATACGTCGCTGCTGATCGATATCTACACGGGTCCAGGTAAACGGATCCCGGCGCACAAGTGCTACTTCCTATACACCTTCGATGGCAACATGTTGATCGCTATTCCCGACATGCCTATCATCGACACCCTCGGTACGCGTCAGCCTTATATCCGCTGGCGCAGCAACGCCTGGTTCGACAGTGCGGATGCCGTGGCTATCGATGCAGGGATCGAGATCGAAGGTTACACGTTCAAAGACCAGAACGGCTTCTACGCCTACCAGCAGAAATGGCGTCTGGCTAAAGCCGCTCGCCCAGGCTACGCCATGGCGTACGTCAACGGTAAGCGGGTCAAGGACATCAACGGCGTAACCTGCAAGTTGGGTGACATCATTGAGTACGTCCGCGATCTGTCGGTGCGTGAAGTCAAAGAGTACACACTCGCTGACTTGAAGTCCTTCATCAGTACCCTGGACAATAAGGAGAAATACCTGATTGCCCGTGATGGACTGGGGACCGTCATCGACTACCTGGACGATGTGGACTTCTTCCTGCTGCGGTACACCACAGAGTTCGTCTATGACGGCCTGTACTACCACCAGAACCGCGAAGACGCTGTCCGGATGGTAACCCACCGGGACTACTCGCTGTCGACCGCTAACATCGCTTCCATCATTGAAGGCGAAGAGCATTGGCAGGGCTACCACGACCTCCGGGTGGAAGTCGTGATCCGTCATGGCGGCTATCGTCGTCCGTTGGTGTTCAACGCTCAGCGCATTAAGGAGCTGTTCAAGCTTCCGTACGAGAAACGCATCAACGCCATGATTGGCGAAGACGCACACGTCTCGGTGTGGCAAGCGGCTAACCTTGAGAACAGCGCTTACTGCAAAGCGATCGCTGCGCTTGACGGTCAGATCGATCGTCCACTGGCACGGGATGCGTTGGGCTACCATGCGATCAGTCGCCTGGTGGGAGACCTGCCGCAGAAGGTGCCGCTGTCTAACCTGGCCCGTTGGTTGATGTTGCCGTGGAACACCGTGAAGAAGGGGACCATCTTTGAGTATAACGCTGCTGGTCTGCTGCTGGGTTGGTATCCGCATGATTACTCAATGGAATACCTCGTTAACAACCCGAGTGCGATGTACTTCGAAGCGTTGACCGGTAAGGCCTCGGCCGCTGACTACACGATCTACGATGTGGAGGAGTACAAACTCTCCCCTGAAGTTGACTACCGCTTCTACGTCTGCACCATCTGGAACAACATCCCCCGCAACGACTGGGTGGACGTGACAGGTGATGACGACTATTACGAGGTCGTCAACGGTGTCGTGAGTTGGAAGATCAACACCGCTCAGAAGAAAGCTGCGATCCGCTGCGATACTCAAACGTACATCAAGGACTTTGAGCTGTCCTACCGTGACCGTGCGCTGGCATTCAGCGTGATCTCCAAAGAAGACATGATCGTCGCTGATGACGAGACTGATCTGGAGGCCATGGTTGAGATTCCATTTGGTCAGGTGGACGTGTTCTTAAATGGACGCACCTTGATCGAGAACCTCGACTATTACGTCTCGTGGCCTGAGATCTGCATCGTCAACAAAGAGTACCTGCTGGATGATCGTGTCCAGTACGTGACTGTGCGGGGGCGTGGGTTCTGCGACAAGGACTTCAACCGTGAACTGGCGCACGACTGGGGCTTCATTGCCCATCGTCAGGTCAGTAAGAACTTCCGGTTCAACCTGCACGATGACCAAGTGTCCCGTGTGGTGATCGGTGGTCAGCTGTATTCGCGCAGTGAACTGGCTTGGGCTGAGGACGGTGCAGTATTGCCAACCTCTATCAAGAACGGCGCACCTTACCAAGTCACCAACCCAATCATTCCAATGAAAGGGTTGACGGACATCGACACCTACGAATGGCGTGCCACCTCGTTGGCTGTGGATAAAGAGATTGAGGACTACCTGTCCTACACCCTCCCTCAGGAACCTGGTGAGATCCCTAACCCGATCCCAGCTTGGTATAGGGTCTACAGTCCGCTCTGCACCAAGTTGATCTACGACATGATTGATGGCGTGATCAACATGAGTGAGTTCAAAGAGGAATACACCCTCGATTGGCTCCGTGAGCGGATGCGCGGTTACGACTGGTTGCTCAAGTACGATCCGGCACTGAAGGTTGAAGTAGACCTCCAGCACGTCATCATCCATCCTCACCCAGAGAATGAGCCGATCTCCCTCAACATCTACCAGTATCGGTTGTTGGACCGAGTGATCGAAGTCATGCTCGATGGTCGCGTGTCGATCAATCGTGACTTGGTCATCGTTGAGGAAGGGTTTGAGCATTACGCGGAAGACCACCCTCATCCACATCGGACCTGGGAATCTGTAGGTCAATAACCATCGGGGAGGGTAACCTCCCCTAACCTGGATACGACAATGGCTGAAGTTACTATTCCCCTCGATAACGGCGATTCCGTTATCGTCAATAAAGATCGTCGACGGCTCCAGTTCGACCTTCAGGATCTGTACCAGTACTCGTTGCTGGACAGCGGCAATGAAGTGGTCAAGACCGAGTCGGGGAAACACGTCCCGAACGAAAATGACCTCGTCCACGATTTCTCCATGGGCTTTTTCCGCGTCAGTCGGGTGGATTACACCACCTACGTCGCAGAGTTGGCCATCTGGGAGCCTAAGGACGAAGGTCCTACGCTAGAAGAGCTGGATCGTTTCTTGGGCACTGGTCCCGGATACGCTAGCGAAACCTGGCGCTGCTACCTGGACACTCGCGTGTTCCCACACCTACTGCAAGTGGATAACCAACTCCACATCCGCGGTTCTGAGGCGCATGAGATCCGCATCTTCAAAGGTGTGAACACCTCGGTCTCTGGTGAAGTCATCAGTGCGTACTACGTGAACAACGAGTACGTCAACGACGCGATCCCGCTGGAAGTCTACGCGACCACCACGTTGAACAACGTCGCTGAGAAAGTGCCGAAGATGGGCTACACCAGCCGTAAGCTCAACGACAGCGAAGTGGTCACTGCGGTGACGTACAACATCCACGGTACTCCGATCGGCTACGACAAGCTCCTGATCCACAACACCAACCTGACTCGTCGTCCAGAGGAAGCGCAGAAGCGCGTGCAGGGGATCAAGCTGATCAGCTCCCGTCTGTCCAGTAGCGAACCGAACGTCATCGAGATGCCGGTCAACATCACTGTGGCCTCGTTGGCCATGCGTGGGCAAGTCACGTACACCGATGGCAGCACTGCCATCATGGACGTGGTGGACGAAGAAGCGAATGGTAAGTTCAAGTTGAATGGCCTGAAGTACTGGTCTCCAACCGTGGGCGGTCGCGAGCAACCTCTGACCCTGACCTACGAGCTGTCGCAGAACGAGGAATATTCGTACCTGCAAGGTCAGACTGCCAACGGTCGTGTGACTGAACCGTACTTGATCCGTGGTATCGAGTCCGATCCAGCTTACAGCCTGAAGCTCTACGCCTTCCCGACTTGGGTCAGCGATGTCACCGGGTATGTCCTGGACTACTGGCTGTACGACGCTACCCGTCAAACGGCTGTGCGGGTGCCTCGCAACGCTGTGGACCTGCATCCGGACAGTTCTCCGTTCAACGGCATCGACTTCACCACTATCCAGACCATCAAGGTCGGTGTGCGGATGAAGCTGATCGATCCGTCCTACGGCGACTACGTCCACGTCCAATTGTTCCAAGTCAGCTTGCTGCGTGACGGCGGTCAGCGCTTTACCAACTGGAAAATGAAGTTCTCCGGTAACCAGCCAGACTGGTACGGTAACAACCTCATGGCCAAGGTCACCAATGCTGGCGGTGGTCTGTCCAACATCGAGTTGGCGAACGGCTTCGTACTTCAAGCAGACTGGATGGCCGCGCTGTACCAGGCGATCAACCCGCTGTACGACAACGCGAGCGAGCTCTCGGCACCTCTGCCAACGCACGTCATCATCACAACCAACACCCGCACGTTCGAGCTACCTATCAGCCAGTGGGCTACCAAAACTGTCTTCGTCAACGACGTACAGGAAGGTGGCACCATTTACCTGAAGTGGATCAAGCGTATGATCAATGGCGATCTACAGCTGGGTGTCAGTGGTGTGACTGTTCACAAATACTGATAGGAGACGGCTGGGGTAACACCCAGCCGTACACCAACTTATGGCCATTTTGTACGAAAAGGATTGGGACAAGTATCCCAACGCTATTGTTGACACCTCTTCTCGTAACGAGTCGTGGGTCAAGATGGCGGCGAAATACAAGGCAATGGGCGTCAAACACTGGTACATGATGCTGGCGTTGATTCAACCGGAACTCCAGAAGTGGGATCCATTCGATCCTAACCTGCCGGAACACATCGTCCAGATGATGATGCTGGAATGTGAGGAGAACCCTTGGTACTTCTTCCGGGAAATCCAACGGGTACCTGCTAAATCTGGTGGTGGTTCTCACCCGCTGCGGGCTAACCGCGGTAACATCGCCATGTTCTGGTGCGTACTGAACTCGTTCATTACCTACGTCCAGCAAATTCGTCAAACCGGTAAGTCGCTGAACACCCGCGCTGTGGTGAACTACTTCCACAACGTGGCAGCTCGTGATTCCATGCACATTCTCTTCACCAAGGGCGACCTTCGGAAAGAGGAGATCAAGGAATACAAGTTGATGCGGGACCTGCTGCCTAAATGGATGTGGTACTTGCATCCTAAGGACGCGGACAACCAACATGAGTTCACCACCCTGTCTCGTGGCAACCGCACCAAGTCGTATGTTCCCCAGGGTGACCCTGAGGCAGCTAACGGCGTGGGTCGTGGTACAACTCCAACCCTGGTAACGGGTGACGAGGTTCCTTTCCTTCCGTACGCAGAGATCTCGATTCCTTCCCTGATCGCTGCAACCACAGCCTCTTTCGACGAAGCCCGCGCAAACGGTTCCATGCACGGCATCTTGTACACGACTACCGCCGGTGACTTGTCCACCGATTCTGGTAAGTACGTGTTCGAGAAGATCAAGTCGATTGCGATGTTCTTCAGCGAGATCCTTTACGACTGCGTTGACCGTAAAGACGCCGTGGCCACTATCCGGGCTAACAGTAAGTCGGAAGCACCCTACGTCGACATCTCGTTCAACCACTTGCAGTTGGGCTACAGTGATGCCTGGTTGCGTGAAAAGATCGCGACTGTACCAGCGTCCCGAGACAAGATCCGTCGAGACTACCTGGGGCAGTGGACGTTCGGTTCTGCCAGTAACCCGATCAAGGAGAAAGTCCTCAACCGTATCCGGAAGAGTTTGAACCAAGAGCCGATTACTGACAAATCCAACGAATCGTACATTATCCGTTACCATGTACCTAAAGCGGAAGCACTACGCCGTAAGTCTGTACTGGGTCTCGATACCTCCAACGCCGTCGGACGAGACAGCATGTCCGGTATCATGGTGGATATCGAAACGGGTGAAGTGCTGTTGGCCTTCTCGGTGTCTGAGTCCAACTTGATCCGATTCTCGATGTGGTTCTCCAAGTTTATCCAGGAGTTCACAGAGATGACGGTCATCCCTGAAGCGAAGTCTACTTGGATCACCATCCTGGACTTCCTGCTGATCGATCTGCCGGTACATGGCGTTGACCCTGGCCGTCGCATCTACTCTCGGGTTGTCGACCGCGCAGAGCTGTCTGACGCAGCTAAGCGCGATTATCGCGAGTACTCGCATGGCATCCCAACGGAGCGTAAGTTCTTCCCGTACCGTTCGGATTTTGGTTTCCCAACTTCCGGGCCATTGCGTGAAGCGCTGTACATCGACATCATGCCAGTGGCGACTGAAACTACCGCCACCCTGATTCGGGACGCCTCGTTGATTGAGGAACTCTCGACTCTGGTAGAGCGTCGGGGCCGCATCGACCACGCCTCCAGCGGACACGATGACCATGTAATCTCATGGCTCATGACTCACTGGTTCCTGCGGTCGGCTCGTAACCTGGATCACTACGGCATCAATACCCGCTCCATCTTGTGTCGTCTGCGGACTGCGGCGGTTGAATCGCCTCAAGAAACCAAACGCATCATGAAGGAAGAGCGTCTGCTCAACGATATCCAGGATATGGAAGAGCGGGTTGAGAAGTCCAAGTCCCACATGGAACGTAAGTACTTGGAGACCAAGCTCAAGGTCATGAAGTCGGAACTGAAGTCGGTCGAAGTGGTGGATTCTGGTGTGTCGATCGACAAGCACTCGGATACAGCACGGTTCAACAAGCAAGCGGCTGCGAAGTCCAAACATCGCGACCAACTGTTTGGTGGGTTCAAGAACAACATGTTCCTGAAACGTTAACGGCATAGAGGCAGGGGTTTACCGCCCCTGCCTCTATGCTGCTTACTTAACGGCGGTTCAGGTTCTCGAGCGTAACGCCGAGCACCAGGGTCAGGTCTTGGAAGGTCTCACCCCACATCTCTACCAAACCAGTCTGGTAGTCCACACGAACCACGAATGGTCCTACGTCCACGGTGTAGCCGCTGGCTTCACGTTTGATAGGACCACCTTTGAAACCGATGTGGGAAGTTTCGAGCAACTCACCTTCGGCATCCTTGACCGCAATCAGTTTGACATCAGCGATGCTGTCAGTGAAGTCAGGATGATCACCGCCCACGAGAGCAATGAGGTTGGCCGTCTTCTGTTTGAACGGAATACTGAACTGATGCATTACGCCACCGCCTTGCAAACCATGACTGGAACCGGGATACCCAACTCAGCGCAACGTTTCTCAAGCTCTTCTTGAGCCGCCTGGAACCGCCGCACTTGTTGGAGGTGCCACTCACGAGGACGTGGCTTGATCTTGCTACGGTCGAGCTGACTGAGCCTGACCATTAGACGGCGACTTCGTGTTCGATGTTACTGAACGCGTCAACCTTCTTCTGGGTGATGTTCATGTACAGCTCGAGTACGCGTCGCTCGATATCTGCCAACTCACCCTGAACGCCTTGCAGCGCATCCAGACGGGCTTGGAACTCAACCATGTCGGCCATGATCAGCTGTTGGTCGTAGGTGTACTGACCTACGTGACCGATAGCCAGGTGGGATTCGTCGAACGCGTCTTTCGGCGACCAGGAAATATGACCGTTGGAATACTTAACCTGAAAGCCAGGTTGGCCAGCACTGTCCTGTTCCCAGGCCATTACGATCTTACGGCCGACATAGTGTTGAGTCATGTGACGCTCCATTTATTGACGATAGTGTTTCATAGTGAAAGTGCGGAGGAGGATGTACAGCAGTACTGCGTTGCGGACAGCTGCGATGAGGACACCGTTCTTGCTCTTGAGAGTCCGACGGGCAATCCCTTCAGCCAGTTCCCGCATCTCGATGATCTGCGGATCGGTAGTACGACTGGCCTGGTAGAGAGCACGCATCTTCTTCAGCAACCCACCGATGTCACTCTGGTTCTCCATCACGTTAGGATTTCGAGCCAGGTAATTGAAGGCGTGTTGCAGTACGACCGTACAAAGCTGCTGAACGTCTTTGTCGGCACGAGGAGAGGAGTTGGCACTCATGTACTGCAAAGTCGCCTGCAACGAGCTCTTAGGCATCGTGGGGACGGTCTTGGCAATGACATCGATGAGTTCCGGCACCATGAAGCTGTTCTTATCCGGAAGGGTCTCCAGAATGTAACGCATGTAGGTGGACACGAGTCGGGTCTTATCACGGACCTTCAATTCGCCATCCATCTCGATCATGGAGCTGCTGGACCTGATCTGCATCTCAGGACTGTTCTTAACGATGGTGAAGACGTCCCGGATGTTCTTCAGGATGTCCTTGATACGACCTTGAGTGTCGTTCACCATATATACAACCTTGTCGTCGTTAAGAAATGACAACAACTCTTTATGGTGTAACTCACCTTTACCCACTACGGCCGCAGCACGGATACGCAGGAGGGCACCCCAACTACCTGCCACCTTCAAGCCGAAACGCTTGTTGAGGGCGGCGTAGGTCGCCTGTGCGATAATCGGGTCAGCGTTGTAGCGGAACCAATCGGTGAGGATCGAAGTGATGAACTTGTACTGCACCACCAGGATAGAGGCCATGGCCCCTTCATGCTGTTGCAGAGGAGTCAGGTGTGGACTGGACAGGAACTTGTGAGCCATCCAGAAACACGACAGGTTCATCACGTCACTGGAAACGTGGCGGTGTGGCAAGATCGCGGTCAGGGCGTGGAGATCATCCTCCAACGAATCTTCGTCCGCATCCATCACTTCGTTGAACCAGCGGTTGCGATCTTCGTCTTTAAACCGAACTGGATGAACCCCCATGAGGTTGCCGCCGAAGAACGCGATGTGTGTGTCGTTCTTGTTTACGAACTGCTGCTCGTAGACTTTTACCTTTGTAAGAAACTTCACGTCAAAAATGATGTGAGAACAGTGTTTCTCAAAGGTACTGTTGACGCAAGGCGCTCCGGCCTTTGCAAACGGCAAGACGTTGCTCATGAGTACCTCAAAAATCGATTGAAATTAATTATGACAGTACATTACTGCCATGATAAGGAGAAGAAAGATGTCCATCAAAACCGAAACCCTTAGTACCGGCCAAGGCATTGAATGCGAAGATTGCTGCTCATTCGCTACCGTTAGGGTAACTATCCCAACGGAGACATTTCATCTCTGCCGAAACCATTATCAAGATCGCCGCGACGATATCGAAAAGCTCGCCGCAGCAAAAACCACATCATTAGTTTGATTTACCGTGGAGGTAACCATGCATCAGACTCAAGTAGCCCAACGAAGCGCGTTCGCTCACGTTCTGAAACACCATTCCCTGGATAACCTCATGTGCGATGAAGAACTGAGCCAGCGGCTTGTTGCAATGAACGAAGATGTCCCTGCTCCGCGCGTTGTCGTCGGGATGTCCTACCCACCGACCAAACGCTGGTCGTCTACCGAGAGCTGTCTGGAGTATCTCCGCATTCTCGCGTACATGCCGGATCATCATTACAGCCTCGAAATGGAAAGTGGTACTTTCGTAGCCATGATGCTCCAGGTTCATGAGAACTACCGTCCTGAGCTCTCCCTGGATGAGTTCCACGACGAAGTCTCGACCAAGTCGGGCGTCATCAAGCTGCTGGTCTTCTTGACCGGTGAAGAGTATCCTGCGAAGCCGTTCAGCTGGGAAGGTATGTTCTGGGATATCCAACCCATCGACCAGTTCCACGCTATCCAACAATAGTACTTAGGCGGGGGTGAAAGCCTCTGCCTTTGTGCTGCGTCCTCTTCGGCTCAGTACGCTGGGCGTGGTCGAAGTAAAGCATCAACCATGCCTGACGGCAAGGGAGCGAGAGTATGAAGAAATTTCATGGGCAGCCACAACGGCCCTACACACCACCAACTCAACAACCATCGGCGGAGAAACCAGCCATGACTTTCGAAGTAGATCAGCAAAACAACGAAGGTGACCGCCGCAACAACGGCGATCAATCCCTGGACACAGGCACCGCCACTGGCGTCACCCAGTCAGACATCCATCTGGCCCTGCGTGCACGTCAGGCAGCTCTGGACGTAGTCCTGGACAACGTTCCTCTGATGCGCGCGCAATCGCGCCTGATGAGCGTGCTGGACAATAAGGACTGGGCTCAAGGCTTTGTCCTGTGCAAGGCCGAAGTTGAGAAGTACCGTGCTAGCCTGCTCGAAGGCGCGTCCTTCGAAGATCTGGTGCGTTTGGCAGAAGATGCCGGCGAAGATATCCAATCCCTGTCTCAGCGACTGGGCGTTACTGTCGAGCAGATTGCCGACGTCCTCGATAACCGCGACACTGTGAAAATCTAAGGAGCCGTCATGGCTGGCAAGACAACCGCTACACCTGCTAAAGCTGCTGACGCAAAAGAACGCGTCAAGCCAGGCCCTAAGCCAGGCGCTAAACCTGGTCCAAAATCGGCTGCCGATAAAGCGGCCGCCAAGCCTGGTGCTGATGCCAGTCTGGGTGAGCGCGTCCTCGGTGTCCGTAGCCGGACTGCGGCCGAACAACCTCAGGCTGAGTCCACCTTCACCACATTCGTGGAAGTGGCTGGCGTCCGGAAGGTGTTCTTGGAGAACATGGCTCACGCCCTGATCTTCGACATCTTCCAGATGCAGACGGTACTTCACGCCATCCGCGACATCGATGAAGTGGAGGTTTCCTACTTCTTGGACTTCTACGCGTCGCGTCTGCGTCCTCTGCTGATCGAAGACGGTCAGAATGACGACATCGGCGGTCTGCTGGACCTCGGTGTCTGGTACGCGCTGGAAGGTCAGGAAGAAATCCTCACTGAAGGTCTGATCAGTCGTCTCGGCGGCAACATCCAGGCCACTCCGCAACAGATCAAAGAACTGGCCATCGAAGCCGTCTACGGCGATCACCGCAACGACAGCCCTTCGCGGGGCGAACGTTGGATGCCAGCACTTCACCGCAACAGCTCTCGTGAGGACATGCAACGCGTGTCGCCACGTCACGAGCGCGATGAGCGGAACTCGCGTCGAGCCCGTTAAGGGCTAGGCAGGGCAGGAGGGGAGGGCCAACCCCTCTCCTGTCTTTCTTTTTTTTGTGTAAATAATGACACGGTTGGCTAGATAGTATGTTTCACCTCTTTTCAACCTGGAGAAGGCGAGGAAGGGGGTGGTATAGACTCGAGCGAAGCGATGAGGATATACCGGGGGATGGAGTGGATGAGGCATAACTCAATCTAGTCTGGCCAGAGAGCGTAGCGAACGCCGTTAGACTAGATTATCTATATAGCGCCGCAGGCGCTAATAGGGTTGTAAAATATTACAGAATACTTAAATTCTATTTAGCCGTAAGAGAGTCTGGGTAGTAGGCCCAGACTCTATGCTCTTTATAGATTGGAATAAGATGAGTGCGGTGGTAAACCGTACGAATTCATAACTCACTGACTCAAGGGTCTATTCATGTCCTATTATGCTGAACTACTCAAGGGGAGTTTCGAATCCCTGAAGTCTGCCACTGAACCAGGTATGCGCTCGAGCGGTGGCTCGATGATCGACCTTAAGACCACTGAAGATCCGGTACTGGGCAAGATCGTTCCAGTCAAGGAAGAAGTCCGTAAGGCACTGCAAGCCTCCGGTTACCTGATCAAAGGTGACGGTACGCTGGACATCGGGGAAGAGGATGGTCCTACCCCTGCGGTCAAGCCTAGCCTGGAATCTTCTGGCCACGATCCTATCGCCCTGCAAAATGCGGTCGGTAACGGTCAACTGCCTGCTGAGCAGAACCTCGTGGTCAACGGTGTACATCTGGCAGATTCGGTTACCCAGACACCGGCTCAGACGGTGTCCATCATGACACCTAACGATGTCGTCGATCCTGAGGCGGATGTACTCTACCTCGCTGAAGACGATGAGTTCGGTAGCACCAAAGAGTACCTCTCCACTGAGGGCTATAAGGTCGCGACCACCACCGACGAACTGCTGGTGTTGCTCCGGGCGTAAAAACTTACACGGCAGAGGTATCGTACGTAAAACACCCCTCTGCCGTTGGAGTCACGCATGGCTAAGAAAGAAAACGCAGTAAACCCAGAACTTCGGGCGATTGGCCTGAGCTTCTACAAGGGACCGTTCCACTTCGATAGCATGGGCGGCTACGTCTGGGCCAAAGGTGATCCGTCTACGAATGGTACTCAGATGTTTGCTGATCTGGATCAGGCTTCGGAGCGCTGTGCTCGTATACGCGGCTGGGGTGCATTGTCCTACCTGAAAGACGTGGACTGCGAAGCACTGCAAGATGAGATCGGTCGCATGTTCGCCGAAGCCATCACTGAATACTGGGACCGTGCCAAGTCTACCATCGAAGCAGTTATTCCACCTTACGGCTTTAGCTGCCCGAAACTGGTCGAGATCATTAACGTCCTGAACGAACAGGGTATTAGTCACGTCCTGACCCTAGAATCCGCACCGGTGCCTGACCTGCCTATTGGCGATATTCCTCTGGGTATCGTCAAGCGCGACCTACGCATTGACAGTTTGGGCATAAACACCTCCCTGATGGAAGGCGACACCGTCACCCTCCAACAAGGTCGTGTATTCATCACGCGTAAACCGCAAAACTAATACAGTCGTACATTATCAAGGTGTAAGCGATTGATAATGCGGAGGTATTAGAACTTAGGCCTGGCGCCTAGAGCAAGCTTCATCACTTTGCGGTACGCTTCGGTATCGTTCATCATGCCGATTCGTTGCCACTTGGTGTTCAGGTACTCTTTGTACATCTGGTTCGCGTCGGCGTACTGGTCAACCATCTCACGGATGCGGCCCAGGGATGCACCGCCTTTGATAGCGCCCTCATCGAGGTCGATAACCAAGGTGTTGTAGATGTAGGCTTTCGTGGCCAACGTCACCAGTTCGCCAAACGCGTGGTAGTAGACCGGTTTGATGTCGTTGAAGTTCAGTTCGTGGGACAACCGGCAACGCAAACCACCATAAGCGATCATCTGGTTTACGTCATTCACCAACACGGTGTTCTGACCAACCAACTGACAGTAAGAGGTGGAGGCGGTATTCACGCCAACCGAGGCGTTGAGGATGTCCCGACCGACCTTGAGCATTTGGCTGCTGCGCTGCATGGTCAATCCAGAGACGTTGTTGCCATTGAGTCCCTGAGTAATACCGTACAACACTTCATAGACCGCTGTGATACGCCGGCCGTTGGTGACATCGCTACCAAACCGGTAGATGACGTTCCAAGGGTCGATGTGTTCCATCACCGCGGCTTGTAGTGGGAGAACCATTTCGGTGCCAGACAACAGGTTGACATCGATAGCCACCCGACCTTCAACTACGATGGTGCGGATGAGTTCATCGATGGACGCTGCGAAAACGTTGTCTTGATACCGGACACGTCGAGTGGGGTCATAACGCTTGGGCATGAACGCTTGGTTCAGGATCTCACGCGGGACCTCAAACTTGATGTTATTTATTGCCGTCGACACGGGATCCATTGCAATAACCTCTTTTCCTGGGATCTTCATATCAGATCCCGCCAATTAAATAGTGGAGCTTTACATGAACGCAGTAAACGAGCAAATCAACGCCGACTTGATCAAACCGAAAACTCGCAGCATTATGTTTTACAGTTGTGGTGGGACCGGTATAAACCTGTTGCGCAGCCATCGTGAAGATCTGGTCCTGACTGCTGACGAGCAAAATGCCAGCGAGCACTTCGCGTACATCGACACCTCGTTCGCCAACCTGCACAACGTCCCGTCCAAACACACCTTCACCCTGAAGGGTCTGGATGGTTCCGGTTCCAACCGCCCGAAGAACGCCGAAGCGATCATGGGCGTCCTGCCACAAATCCTGCTGGCGCACGAACCGAAGGACTTCAACGTGGTTCTGTTCTCGGCATCCGGTGGTTCGGGTTCCGTTGCAGGTCCTCTGATCCTGGAAGAACTGCTGAAACAGGGCAAGATGGCGGTGGCGATCATCATCGGTTCCCACGAAACCCTGAAGCGTACCACCAACACCATCGGCACTCTGACTGGTCTGGAACAAGCCGTTGCACGCGTTGGTCGTCCGATCGTTATGTTCTACGCCGAAAACAGTCCAACCAAATCGATCATCGACAACAACCTGGTGCCGAAGTTCGTCCTGGGCTCGCTGGGCATGTTGGCCTCTGGCCGTAACAAAGCTCTGGACAGCGCCGACATCCAGAACATGTTCGACTTCCACCTGGTCAGCCACAACAAGCCAGGTCTGGCCATGCTGGACGTGTTCACCAAGACTGAAGACATCCAGAAAGCCTCGGCCCGTCCGATCGCGTACATCTCGCTGCTGACCGGCGAAGATCAGGTTGGTCCTCAGATCGACGCCGACTACGACAAGACTGGCTACCTGCCGGCCGATGCCAACAGCAAGAACAACTTCTTCTACACCGTCTCGGTGGACAACCTGTCCGGCCTGTTCGATCGCCTGAACACCCTGAAGAGCACTGTTGCCTTGCAGAAGCAAAACCAGCAAGCCACCACCAAGCTGAGTGACGCCAAAACCGTCACCCACGCTACCGGTCTGGTCTTCGAGTGATCTAAACGCACCGGTACCTGGTAACCCCAGGTACCTTTGTGCCCTTAACTTCATTATAAAGGAATACGTCATGTCTTACGGCGGATCCATGTTTGTTTGCGTGTGCTGCAACACCATCGACTCCCTTCAACTGACTCCGTCCAACGGTGACGGTTTCAAGTGCGCCTGCTGCCGCGGTCAATCGTGGCACGGCGCTTTCCCTCAGGAGACCTACGATCCTCTGAAACACCGCGGGTTGCTGAACAAGGATGACCCATCCTTCGAGGACCTCGGCGATCCCTCCTTCTCGTAAGCAGATTCCCCCACTGGCTGGCGTTCAGGCTCAAACCTATACCACGCTAGCCAATTGTAACGAACGTTGCACAGCGAGGCTCTCAGACACCTTCCCGTGTAATTAGTTACAGAATCTACTTATCTGATGTATAAAGGGGGATCTATGGCTTACATCATCACTGACATATCCGAACTCGTCAGGTTGATTGATCCCGAACGCGAAATTCATGCTGGAGTTATCGAGGATTGGTTGGTCAAAGAGTACACCCACTCTTACGGCATTCCTTGTTCTCCGATGACTCCGCAAAAGGGTCAATCAGTCAGTCACGATGTTCGAAAGTTGGATGCGGCAGTGCGTCGGTTTGGATTGGACGCAATTACGTATCTACCCCGTAGCGTTGGAGAGCGACTTTGCGATGAAGAACTCTGGTTTTTGGTCAACAGAAATACCTTGATCATTGGAGATTTCCGTGACGTTAGAACATGCTACAGGCTCATTCGTCCTAGACATTAGCGAATTTGCCAATCAAATCTATCAGCGTGCCTTACGGTACGAGGAGAAAGGGAGCCGCCAGCTGCAAAACGATGCATCCGACCTAATCTACAAAATGGTCGATGACTTTATCACTGAGCAACTTCTCTGGGCACGTCCAAAGCGTGCCTCCTCGGAAGTCCGTGACCTGATGGGTTATGAGCGGTATGGGTCCAAAAGAAAGCGGGTCCAGCGGTATCAGGTCCAGCATGCAAGAACCAACGACCTGATCAACGAGTTCCATTACCTGTTGGAGAAGATCCCGAAGGTTAACGAGATACTGACCGATATGTCCGATAAGTTGTCTGTTTTCATCCTGGACCACATTGACCTGCCTACTTGGAGGATCGTTCACATCAGCCGGATACGAAACAGTATCTGCGTGGAAGTGGGTGAGGATTATCGGATCGAAGAGTGGACGAGAGACCATGGACACGAGTACGGCATCAGAGCAAACTAGAGTGGTTCGATACTGCCGCATAGGCTGTAGTGACTTTATCGACCAACTCCGGCATGTCTTGAATAAGTCTAACATGGACCTGTTCAAGATCCAAAAGGCGACCGAGGACATCCTGATTGAAACCTTTATCCGTTGTTTTAGCGGAGAGGGGAGTACCATCTTGGACATCCTGGAAGACCTACGGCCCCACCGTGTCGACCGCAGGGATATGATCAACGTCCTGATTGAGTTTGAGGACTTTGTTTATAAAGACAAGACCCTGAGTGACATGCGGCGCTTCACCGTAGTAGATGCGAAGTTCATCTACGACAAGCCGTTATTGGAAGTCGAGTATCATGAAACAGTACCTAAGGAGGAGCCGCAAACGTTCAGTCGATTTATCCGACACAGACGGCAAGCGGGAGAACTCATCCACCCTGAGGTCGAGAAGGCACTGGAGCAGTTCCAACGAGAGCTGGACCATCGTTCCACCGTATCAAGGCCAAGCCGAGTATCGCCACGCCATCGTTAACCTGGAGGACCTGGAGTTTGAATCGCTCGAGATGGATTTGTGCGCTGAGGCCGATGTTATCCTCAAGGCATTTATCCACTACGTTTACTACGATGATGAGTTCTTCCTAGAACGTCTGACGGATGAGTTTATTCCGCCCGAAGATATAGGGAGAGCGACCATGGCGGTAGATGTTTGGTTCTCCATCTTTGAGAAGCGCTTTCTAGGCGTCTTCGACGTGGTGAAGAAGTTTGCCCCAATGAGGGTGAATAATGTCGAAATCAAAAACCGGTCGGTACTCCTCGAGTTTACTTACGAGGAATTCGTCGATGCCACCTAGCGTAGACCTATATCCAGGATTCGTCCTGACGTTGGAACCTGATCTTGCCGGAGCGCTCGCTGCTCTGGAGGAACAGGGCGATTACCCGAACTATGGCGAACTGCCTTGTCTTCTGTTGTCCATTATGCTGTTTGGCCTGGTGGCACCTGAAGACGAGGTGATGCGCGCCTTCGAGCGATTGAGCGTGTGTTACAAAGACCCCCACCATGAAGGTTATGCCAGGTTCTGGTCCGACTTTCATGCAACGTTCTATGTGTTCAAGCGTCGGTATATCCACGACGAAGATCTCAAGAACATGATCCACGATGTACTTCCACGCGATTGCGGCTATTGCGAGGAGGGTTTGCTCCACGTCAAGTCCAGTCGGTCAGGGAGACATTTCCTTATAAGCTGAGGTAAGCATGCAAGTAGAACGTTATGTGCTCGAGCTGCCCGATTTCCCAGTCATGGATAAAGACGCAGCTGAGCGAATCGTCCGTGAAGTAATAACCATGACGGCAGAAGCCAACATGGGTCTCGACCGTGAGGTATTGGGGAGTATCAGCCGGGAACATCAGGTGACACTGCACGATGTGGAGTTGTACATCAACCGACTACTGACGATCCTGTACAACACCAAGATCTTCAGCTCAGTCTTGAACGTGACGCATCCTCTGTCGAATGTCGACGTTGAGGTAGTCCACCGGTCAGCGTTCGTGGAGATCGCCTGGAATGACAGAGCTAACAAGAACCACCCGTGAGCTTGTCCTGATCCACGACCTCCTGCTCAGGGACTTCGTGTCCCTTCAGGACATTCAGCGCACGCTGAAGCAGTTGGCGGACCTGGTCCATGAAGATGTGGAGCAAATGGGCGATAAGGCAGCCGAGAAGGGCTATGAGTTGGGTCTGTTCTTGCCGTACATCCCTCGGGAGAAACTGCACTGCCAGATCGGACCCTACTCCCAAGCCCAGAAGCTGTACCGCGTCCTAGCCGATCATTTATATGGCGTCTACTCACTTGGCTCGATTTACACACTCCAGGCGGCCAAGTTCAAGAGAGCGGGGCCATTCCTTTTACTGTCCATTGATACGAGGTGGAAAATTGGCCACTGGTGATGTTGACTTTCAGATAGTCGATGTCACTCAGCCGACCCGAGCACTCATTCGGTATCTAGATGGCAGGTTAGACGAGTTGAACTATCGTCCCGACCTCATCATCCAGAAACAAGCCGTCTGGGGACGGCGGATGTCCAATGGTGCTAACCGCGAGAAACTCGCTCGGGAACTGCGGAGTGATGAGGTTTTCAAATCAATCGGCGCTGCCGAGATCGCAGCTGACTACTTATTGGATGAGTACTACCCTGCGCTCGAGAGTATCTTCAGGAATGTCGGGCTAAGCGCTGCTGCCGTCCATCTTGTGCGATTAACCATTTCCGATTCACGTCAAATTCATGCCAGAGTACTGGTGGCCTGTATCTGACGTATCCCTGGACCAATAATCATGAGCTACTACATACTGGGACATTCCCCAAAACTAGGATCGATGTTAACCACGCTGGTCTGGGACTGCGTGCGGAATGACCCTGTTCTTGGGGAGGTTCCGCGGAGACTCTCCCAGAAGTCAGTAGCGTTCAAGGAGTGCTGGGACTTTGTCCTGGAATCTTTGGTCCAAGGTGAAGGTTACCTTGACAGCCTGGGTATTGACCTGGATCCCCTCTGGGACAACATCGATCATGACGAGCTGCTCGAATTCCTGTCCGTAGGACTGGTGAGTAAACTCGAGATGGTCGAACACGGCTACTTCAGCGCCCTGTTAATGGAGACACCTTTCAATGCAGTTGAATTCCGATGCACTCAATAAGACGTTAACCTTCGACACTTACGAAGGTGTTCGTCACAAGAACCTCCGCTTTGTCGGTATCCTCGACGCTGGGACTGTAGTCGCCCTGGGCTTCGATGCTGCCGCGAAACACATGCAGAACTATCCGTACCTCCCACCAGGTGTTCCGGACTCCTACACGGGCTACAGCTACGCCAAGCTGATCAATGCTAACAACGAGACCCTGTACATGGGTATCCCGTGGGTAAAACCTGCCTCCATCACGGAGAACGCGAATCCAGTGCGTCTCATCACCCTCCGCAACTCGGACGACAACACCCTGGCGTCCCTGCGATCGATGATGATTGCGCACGGTATCGAAGACTTCACGATCGAGACATTGTGACATATAGCCCACCCGCCTAACCGCGGGTGGGTTTATGCTCTTTCTTTTTTTACTGGGCGTACTTACGTAATGTAGAGCAATGTACCCTGGAGCAATAGATGAACCCATTTCTTCTTCCCCTCGACGATTATAACCGTAACCTGGATATTCGTCAGGGCTACATCGAGCAAACCGCCAAGTACATCTCCTTGCAATTAAAGAAGCCTTTGGCCGAGTGTCTCGAATACGTTAAGAAAGAGACCCGCCGCGGCGGTAAGTTTGAATTTCAAGATCCACAGATGCTCCAACTGGTACGTAAAGGGCCGGGTCACCGTGAAGCGGAAGAGACCACCTTTCTGGGCTATGTAAACGAAGTCATCGACACCAACCGGATTCTGTCCCCGTCCATGGTGATCTACGAGCGTCCGGAAGTTGAGAAGTCCGTAACCGCCGAATGGCAGGACGACAACATCGCCGCTCGTAAGCGTTCCAAGAAGCGCATGTTCGTCTTGAAGCAAGAAGGCGACATCCTGGGCAGCCAACTGGCCGACTATGACCAGAACGCCCGTAAGATCCGTATCAACTCCGTGTCCGGTATGCGTGGCTTTGAGGGTAACCCTCTGTTCATCGCCACTGGTCACTCCAGCCTGACATCCCTGTGCCGCGCAGCGGCAGGTTACGGTAACGCTACGGTAGAACGCTTCCTGGCTGGTTCCCGTCACTACCACTCGCCAGAGATCGCCAAGGCGAACATCGTAGCAGTGTGCACCATCGAGCGTCGGGCTCAGTTCGCTGACATTATCGAGAAGTACGGGATCGTCTACCCAACCGTGGATCAGGTCTGCAAGATGATCTCCCGGTCGACTGACCTGTACTGGAGCGACACCACCGAAGACGCCATCATCCGTTCGGCCGTAGAAGGCATGACTGAACTGGAACGGGCAATCTTCTGCTACTCCGGCGACATGTTCCACTTGGCCCAGTACAACGACAAAGTCATTCGTGACATGTTGACCACCCTTATCGCGATCGACATCAGCGACGTCCCAGACGTTGTTACAGACGACGTAATCAAAGACATGGACCCGACTGACCTGGCGTACGTGAACGCCCTGTGTGCGACCGTCCTGCGTGGTTCTACGTATGCCCGAGTAAAGGCAAACGACCCAGCGGGTTGGCAAACGATCGGTAAGGTGGCGTGGAAAGTCCAGCAAGGTCTGAATCACTACGCTGACTTCATCACCATGTTCTTTGCTACCTCCCACCTCCCACCAACTGTGGCCTCGTTGAAATCCATTCAGCGCCGGGTATGTTTGGCGGCGGATACCGACTCCTCCATCTTTACCTGTGAAGGTTGGGTTGAATGGTACTCGGGTAACCTGCGCCGTGGTGAGGAACAGGATCGTATCTGGTACCTGGCCACTTACATGGTCTGCCAGTGCATTGCCCACTCGTTGGCCAAGCTGTCCACCAACATTGGCGTGGAGAAGTCTCAGACCTTCCGTCTGGCGATGAAGAACGAGTTCGCCTTCCCTCAGTTCGCTTTGACGAATCTGGCGAAGCACTACTACTCGACCATGTCCATGCGTGAAGGTAACGTCTATAAAGAGCTGGAGATGGAAACCAAGGGCGTGGAGCTGCGTGGTTCGACTTCGCAGAAGCACATCCTGAAAGCCACTGCCGACTTGATGCATGACACCCTCCATGCGGTGAACGAAGGCAGAAAGCTCAACGCCGGTGAAGTATTGAAGCTGGTGGCCAACTCAGAGTTGGAATGCGTGCGGTCTATCCTGCGCGGTGAGTACACCTTCTTGAAGTCGGACAACATCAAACCCGACAGCAAGAAGATGCCTTACCATGAACTGTGGCAGGATGTGTTCGGTCCGAAGTACGGCAAGATGACTGAGCCTCCGTATGCTTGCGTTAAGCTGTCCCTCGACCTTCAAAACCAGACGGCCCTCAAGGCATGGCTGGCAGACTTGGAAGATCGTGAGTTCGCTGAGCGCATGGCGCTGTGGTGTACCAAGTACAACCGTAAGGACCTGAGCACTATCCTGTTGCCTACTCAGGCGATTCGTCAGTGCGGTCTACCTGTTGAGATCCAGCAAGCGGCCAACATCCGTAAACTCGCCTACCAGATCAACTCCGGTTTCTACCGGATCCTGGAATCCATGGGCCTGTTCATTGTGGATCGCAACAACCTCCGTCTGGTGTACGACTTCTTGGGGCTTGAACCATGAGTGGAATGGATGACGATAAGAGTTATACGGACTACATGCTGGCACTGAGCAAACTGGAGGCGACCCCAGCGGGTCGCTACCTGGTTGGCCTGAATCAGAAGATTTCTTCCGATTTCTTCAAGTGTCGTTGTGGTGCTGCTGAGCTCAGGGAGTTGGGTGAGCTCGAATCCTTCTGCGTCGTGAAGGACTACAAGGTCGTTGAGGGTCTGCGTAAGAAGGTTATCCCGTGCGAGTGTACACCGGGTGCCTTTGCCAGGCGTAGTGCCGCTGAGCGGATCCCAATGGTGGTGTTGCCGCAGTCTGAACCCCAGCCGGACCAGCGTAAGTACTTCCGTCGAGAAGTGCGAGAGTACGGCGGCGCCAAATACTACTGTTACTTCTACGACAACGATTGGATCAAAAAGAAGATCGAGGAAGCCAGGGAAAACCCGGTAAAGGATTTCCTTGGTACCTGGGAATCTAATCCGGACCCGCTGTCGTTTGGCATCAACCATCCCGTACCTGAATTCCCGTCGTTCCTGGATATCGCGAAGCATGGGGTGCGGATGAAGGATCGGCCATTGGCGCAGTACCGTGGACGGGGAGCGACTTCATTCCCTGAGCACCAGTGCGGTATCCCGATCGAGGAGTTACTCCCGGTGAATTGGGAGTCTGTAGGGGCTACGGTCACCGACGCCAATACTGGGGTAACCAAGTCTCTGGACGAAGCGATGAAAGAGGTGCGGCATAAAGGGGAGAGTTTCCCCTCCCCGTATTTGACACATGTCTACACGGTGAATCCGGATGAGTGAAGTGTACCGATACAACGAAGATGAGGCGGAGAAGTCGAAAGACATGATGGCCTTGCTGATCGAAGGCCTCAGAGCGGTCAGTTACGCCAGAAGTAAACCGACCTCCCTGGGGTTCAGTTCTCTCGATAAGTCAAGGCGCTTCAATCGCGAGACTGGTTGGGACGTCGTAATGGAGCCTGGTATCGCCGTATCCCGTAAAGCAACCCGAAAGCCGGTACGTCACCAGCACGGCCTACACGAACTGGGTTTCATCTCCGAGAGTACTGTAGACTCCGGTGACGTGGGTATCGTCATCGGTATTGACCCAGGCGTTAAGTCCTGTGCCATCAATTGTGGCGGCAAGATCTGGAAACTGGAAGATATCCACACCCCGGCCTTCGAACTAGACCCAACTGATCCTGACCCACTGGGTACTTGCGCGTTCGTGCTTCCTGACCTGAAGGCCATGTACGCTCCAGATCTGGACTTCTACGCTAAACTCCGTACCGGCATCATCGAAGCCATGGGCGTCCCTGCCAGGCTACTGGAACCCGCCAAGAAGATTGGCGGTTTTGGTCGCTACTACAGCGAATCGTTCGGGACACTCTGGCCAGGCTATTACAGCTTCGAAGAGACGTAACGGACAAACCGGTCTTCTAACCAAGCGGCGTTGTCAGAAGTCTGCCCTGCGCTGAACGTCTTGTCTTGCTCTGCACGGATTACCGTACGGCGCAACTTGATCATCGTAGGCAGCATCTTCTCCTCACCCACCTTATCTGCCCAATAGATGGCCAAAGCCGCACGGGACTCTTTCTGGGTCAGTATAGCCCAGAGGATTTGGTGGGTAGGCGTTACATTGGGGAACGCACCTGCTTCCAACGCGTCCCGACTATAAAGAGTTGGAATGCTGGCAAGTATCTGGTTGGCCGTCATACGGCGCGACAGAGTCTTGTTGTAGGCATCCTCAATGATTTCGTCGGCATGGGTGTCAGTAGGGGTCTGAGTGAACAGGAGGTTGGTCTTGACGGAGCATTCCTTACGGAGTCCGCACTTGACCAGCATCTTGTTGAACATCACCTGATCGAGGTGGCTCTTCATCATCCCTGGTAGCAGTACGGTGGTGATGAAGGTTTCATTGTTGTCGAATGGATTAGCGGCTTTCCACATCCGCCACTGACACGCCAGAAGTGGGATGTCGATATTTACCACCGCAAGTCCACGCTTCGAAGTTCTGGCCTCATTCATGACGCCCAGTTCGTAGATGGTCAGTTCTGTCACCGGGTGTTCCAACACTTCGATGGCTGATACTGCTCGCCAATCTCGCCAGAGGTCCATCCAGTTCCAGTTCTCTGACCGGACAAAGGTAATGATCTCCGGGCAGTTGTCGTAGAAGTGCCCTTCCTTGTGAACACGACCACGACTATAAGCAGAAGTAATCCCGAGGGTCCCGCAGATTCGTTCACAATCAGACGTGACGCGATCGATGTAACTCAGCAGGTCCCCACGGAATTCAGTGGTGAGGGTGGACAGGAGCTTCATGAGGAGGTGTGAGGAATTCAAGCGGCCAGATACCTGCTGCCTGAGATCCGTGTACTTCTTGAGGTTCTCAGCTACCCGACCTTGGAGATAGGTCATTCGGGCGTACTGAAACGGACTGTCATCGAATCCGTTGGTGCGGTTAAAACTCGTGTGCATTTCAGTAATCCATTGAATGATGTAAAAGTTTACATACTCGTGTGTATAGTATGTAAAATAACTAGCCTGGTGTAACAACCGGGCAAGCACCAATGCTGCGTCTATCGTGGTATTGCCTAGAATGAAGGATCTCGTTGTAAAAATTCACAGACCTACATTATTCTAGTGACACAGACCGCAACTGTTGTTAACCCGCAGTCCGCTAGTACAACGGATGAGTAGGCCCAGTGTCTACGACGGTAGAAATCCCACTGGGAACCTTCAATAGCGATACGAAGGAATCGTACTGAATTCTGGGAATAGTCCCACTCGCTAATAAAACGTGTATACACATCTGGAGATGCAACATGAGCGATACTTTTGTAACCGACGCCCCGGACAATGCTAAAGAGCCGCGTCGCGAAGACACCCGTTCCGAACTGCGTGAAGATCGTAGCCGTGACGAGCGTGATTCCCGCGACAGCGACCGTGGCAGCCGTGGCAGCCGTCGCGATGAAAACCGCGAAACTCAGGTGACCTTCGCTGACATGTCCCGCCTCCAAGCTCGTCCATCCATGGGCGGCCTGAGCGATGCGGTTCTGTCTCTGCTGGTTAATACCTTCGAGAACGCCAAGACTTACGACAAGCCTGGCGTTCCTGCTGAAACCAAGCGTAACCTGTTCAAGGTCATCCCGATGGATGGCTCGCTGGCGCGTTCTTCGCAATCCAGCCTGTTGGTTGTTCTGCCGGCCACCATCGGTGCCGAGCGTTACGCCCTGACCTACATCCTGCTGATCGAGCAAAGCGGCGACGTGCAAACCCGTCCGCTGGTTGAGCGTGGCGAAACCTTCGACGCTCTGGTTCTGCCAGAAGATCACCTGACCGAAACGTACATCAACATCGTGCGTGATCAGGCTCAAGCGGCCGTTGGCGGTACTGCCCGTGTGGTTGGCAATCAGGTTATCCTGGCTGACACCTTCACCCACCGTACCGAGAAAGAGATGGAGCAGATCGTTGCTCACATCTACGATAACGCGATGGAGGCCATCTGCGGCTTCCGCGAGAACATGATCGACGCCAAGTCGGGCACTCGTTCCTCGCAGTTCCGCGTTAGCCCGGACAAGATGGGTAAAGGCTCCCGTCTGGAAATCGCGTTCGACTACACCGGCAAGCAGATCATCGACACTTCGGGTCTGCCTGTTCGTAGCGACGTGACCACCAACCTGTACTACTCCGAGCCGAACGGCGAAGACAACCTGTTCTCCCGTACCAAAATGGGCGACATCCGCTGCGGCCTGGACATGTTCGTCTCCTACGACGAGAAGGGCGAAAGCGAACAGCGTCGTTTCGGCGGCCGTCGCCGTCGTGGTCGTGATACCGAGAGCCCGTTCTGGCAAGCAGTGTTGAACATCAACTCTGTTGGCTCGGGCGACTTCCCGTACTCGCTGGAACTGGCACAACTCCTGATCGCTCAGGCAGTGCAACAGTCCAACGACTACCGCTGGGCAACCATGCTGCGTCCTCGCGCCACTCTGGCCGAAGGTCTCAAGCCTCTGACTTCCCTGGGCCATCTGTTCCTGATGAACCCGGACGAAGAAGCTGCCTGCGTAGCCAAGGACATCGGTCCGAACATCAGCGACAACGATCTGGCCGATTACCTCGACCTGACCGTCAAGCCTGACGTCGCGTTCGGCATGACCGTTCCATCCTCGGGCGAGAAGTCCTGGGTACTGAGCATCTACGAGCGCATCGCGATCGCAGAGCCTGGCACCGAGCTGGACGACTTGATCGACCTGCTGCATGCTTCGGCAGACGTTCTGACCGGCAATCGCTTCAGCGATGCGTTGGCCAAGCGTAACCTGGGTAACGACTACCGTCCGGTCTACACTACCGGTAGCCGCACCCTGCTGGGCACCTGGTTGGACGAGAACCAGAACCGCCGTGACATCCGTGAATGGAACGTCCCTGCGTTGCTGACTCGTGTTGGCGAGAAGAACCTGGACCTGGTACAGGACTTCCAGGCTACTTTCGAAGACACCCGTCGTTCGATCGAGTTCAACCTGGCTGAGCGTTACGCGATCCTGCGTAAAGTGGTTCCTGGTCTGCACGTTACCGGCACTGCCGAGCAACTGGCCTTCGACCTGGACTACCTGATCGCTCTGCAAGACTCGCTGGATGGTGCGAAGATGTCTCCGCACGTTTCGTCCAACGATGGTCTGTCGACTCGTCGCTCGATCGGTCACGATGGCTACAGCCAGTACGCAACCAGCGAAATCGGTCGTACTCGCCGCAATCGTTCCGACGACAGCGCTGATCGCCGTCGCCGTCCGTACAGCGGTGGCAACTACTACTAAGTTCCTTTAGTGGTAGCGTAAACCTGGAGCGGAGGGGGAAACCCCTCCTGCTCTATTTTTTATTTATGTCCCACCGGAGAGAAGTATGGAACTCATTACAGGCGATATTACAGAGCCCCGATTCCGGTACATTGGACGTAAGGGCATCTATCCGATCATCGTAGATTACGACGATCTGTTTCGCCGTTTGGGTACCGAGCCAGTGTTGGCAAACGACATTGACCTGTCGACGGAAGAAGGTCGAGTCCGGTTTAACCGTCTTGTGTACAGTAGCTACGATGGTGACGTGTTCTCTAACGTTCCCTCCTGCCCCTGCCGCGAGACAAAAGGTGGGCACCTGGTTCATCGCATGTGTCCGAACTGTGGTTTTGAATGCTTGCCCGTAACTGAACAGAGTATTGAACCTCTGGTGTGGGTACGCGTACCGGATGGGATCCCTGGATTCCTAAACCTAACCGTTTATACGCAGCTCCGCAAGAAGCTGTTAAAGAATGGATTCTCTGCACTGGACTGGTTCTTGGACCCGTCTTATCAGGCCTTGAAAGAGGACTGTCCCGTTGAAGCTGTCGTTACCCGTATGGGTTTCAAACGTGGTCTGACCTCGTTCCATGACAACTTTGACGCCATCATTACTGCTTTATGCCGCACACGGACTTTCTTTGCTGACAAAGAAGGGAAGGAAATGCTTCGATTTATCGACATGATCCGTAACGTGGTGTTCTGCAAATACCTGCCATTCCCGAGTAAGATCGGGTTCATTCTGGAGACCGTAGGGGAAAGAATCTACGCGGATCCGAAAATGGCTCCTGCGTTGAACGCATTGCTGTCCATTGCGAACACTGAACGTGCCCGCAAACGTTCCATGTCTCAGGTAGAGTCCCGCGTGGCTCGATCTCTGGCTAACCTGGTGATGTACTATCAGGAGAACGAAAAGAACAAGATCTTCCCGAAGAAGGGGATCTTCCGCAAGTTGGCCTACGGGGTGGATCCGCACTGGACTTTCCGGACGGTGATCACTTCCAAACACACGCCGCATAACCACGAAGAACTCGACATTCCTTGGGGCACTGCGGTCTTAACGTTAAAACTTCACATTGCGAACAAATTACGTAGAGAAGGTTATACTCCCAACGAGATCTTCACCCTCATCTACGACAACGTTCTACGAACTCACCACAAGCTGGAGCGAATCTTCGATCAGTTGATCGCGGAAACGCCTGGCGGCAAAGGGATACCGTGTACATTCACGCGATTCCCGTCCCTGAAGCGTGGCTCCACTCAGCGCTTCTACATCAGAACCATCAAGCGTGATCCGAACCAACTGAGTACCAGTATCTCGGTACTCTGCCTCAAGGCACCAAACGCCGACTTCGACGGCGACTACATGTCTGGTCAACTGGCGCTGGATAATTTCACAGCCCGCGCTTTCGATCGGATGGCCCCTAGCACTGGCATCATGGACTTGGACGTACCTTTCCAAGTGAGCGACCATGCGATGATCCCGGCTCCGGTATTGTCAACCATTAACGCTAGACTTGAGGAAGGTGAAGATTATTCTGTTGAATTGGAGGGTTAACTATCATGGCGTACATTGTGAGCGACGGTGACGCCGATGTGATACACGCATCGACACACGGGATGATGTCGCGTAACGACCTGGAGTTCTTCCGGGATCGTATCGACAAAGTCGCGCGCACGGCTGGGAACTTTGCTTCACGGTACCTGGGCCGCGCGAAAGAAGCGTTGGACAACTTCGACTTCAGCTCCATCCGCGATCGTGTGGAAGGTATGCGGGATCGCTTCGGTAAACGCTGGGATGAAGACCGCATTCTTCCCCTGGTGGACCTGGGCGACTTCCAGAATGCCAAACCGCGTAACCGCGCAATCGTCATGGCGTTCCCACGCTACCGGGCCCTGTGGTATAAAGGTCAGGCAGATGGGTACGACGGTCTGTACGAAGACGACGAGCGCGACAGCATCGGTCGGGAACACGACATGTACCGTGAGATCTACAACGGTGTGCATGCCGAAGGTGAAGAGGGCGAAGATACTTTCGTTACTTACCTTGGAATTGTGGATGAACACGGCGACGCCAAGTTCAACCAGAACGAGAAAGATGCCGCCCGCGACACCCACCGGACTCTCGCAGAGATTCTGGACCGGGGCAAGCAGGATCCTGGCAGTCCAACCCGCAAGACGTTGTAAAGGACTGGGGAGCTTCGGCTCCCCTACTCCCTTTCTTTTTTTGTCGTAATAGGATGTATTCCATGGCCGAGGTATCATCCTGTGTCCACGAGCATCCTAGGACTAGGCAAGGAAGGGGTCATCGCTGATATCGATATCAAGATCGACTACCTGATGTGCTGTTTCTTCTTCGCAAAACATAGCCAGACCACTCTGTACCGTGGCAACATCACCTCTTTGGCCAAGATCATTCAACTCTACGGGGATGATGACCTAACCATTCCGGGTGAGGTTCAAGCGGAACTCCAGAAATTCCTGGCAAAATTCTTCTCCAGCGCCACAGTGAACGTATCCGTCGAGAACGATGGGGACGATCCTGGAATCAACCTGAAAGTTGAGGCGACGGTGACCGACAGTACAGCAGCAGGCACCACCAGCACCAGTGTTGGGTACGCGCTGACGACTCGAGATTCAGCCCTCAAGTCCATTGTAAACGTTAGTAATGGTGCCATCGTTTACGCCTCGTAATCAAAAAACCCGCCTATTAAGGAAGTACCATGTCTGAAGTTCAAACCCCTGCACCGATCGCGTTCCCACAAACTACCGAAGAGCTGCGTGCCTTCGTAGCCGGTACCATGACCGAAGTGCTGAGCATCCCTGAAAACAAGGCCATCCAGGCTGAATCCCTGTTGGGCTTCCTGCTGGGCCTGGTTCAGGAACGTCGTGCCAAGGACGAGCGTGCTCAGTTCCGTCCAGTAGTAGTCGGCACCTACTACCGCGGTTCGGCTCGTGCAACCGTCGGCATCAACGAAGGTGAGTTCTTCGTCAAGTTCGAAGAAGAAGCCAAAGACGCCGAAGGCAAGCTGGTCCTGGAACCGCACGAAGTGAATGGCGTGCAGATGACCCGTCCGGTCTGGAAAGCAATGCCTCTGGAAGCTGCTCCTCTGGAAATGCTGTCCAAGCTGGTTCTGTCTCAGGCAGTGCAGCCAGGTCTAGTCTTCTACGTGACTACCGCCGCCGGCATCGAAGCGCACATGGAAGCCATGACCGACATGTTCCAGGCTACCGAAGCTCTGCGCGAAAAGCTGGACAGCGCCAGTCCTGAAGAACTGCTGAAATCCTCTGAAGCCGCGACTGTGGCAGCAGCGGTTCAGTAATTAGGCCGTAACAATCACAGCTGGAGGGTGAAAACCCTCCAGCTTGACAGGAATTCATTTATGACCCAATTCACCCAAGCCCAAGCCGACCACACTTATCAAGAAATCGTACGTCGGGGCCTGGAAGGCTTCGACAGTGCGGTTGCCGCGATCAACGCCGGTAGCTCAGCCCGAATCCGTAACGTGCGGGAGAAGTACTTCCAGGCGGTCATACTGCCTATCGTACGCAAGCGTGTACGTAACGAGGTCTGTGAAGACCTGGGCGTTTGGTTGAACACGGCTGATGGCCTGAACAACCCGATGAACATCGTCAATGATTCCGGTGAGTTGCTGTTTGTCTGCCCACCAGCATTCATTGACATTGAGCTCAAGACAACGCCGCCTGAGGGTCGTTTCACCACAACCCACCACATCGTACAGCAACAGACCGATATGATCGTCAACGGCGACATGCGCGGTGTGATGGCTATCGAAGACGGTATCTACGAGGCCCATAAGCCTCAAACCGAAATGCATCATCGCGCCGATGCGATTATGTTGTTGGTAGATATTTACAAGTTCTACCAGATACCTATGGAAGAACTGCTCGGACCTCAAGCTGACGAGATCCTGGCACTGGCCAAGAAACGCAATACCACACAAGCGGCACTACCAGCCCCGCAACCAGAAGAGACCCATGACGACTCCTCAGACGATGACCTCATCTACTGAGACTCGCATCCTCCGCGTTAAGCTCAACGGTATAACTGCTGCCATCCGTGAAGTAGCGGCTGGTTATACCGTGGCGCTGATCAGCGACGTCCATTTGGGACATGGACGAGTCCACGCCAGCAAAGTGATCAAGACCCTGATGACCATGTTCCCCGAGGAGCGGTTAAAGCTTCTTGACATGATCATGATTACTGGTGACTTATTCGACAAACGATTGACCTACGACAGCGATGATGCATTGCTGATCACCAGGTGGATCGAGATCTTCCTCCGTCAGTGCGCCAAACACAACGTCGCTGTACGGATTCTGGAAGGTACCCCTAGCCACGACAACAAACAGTCGCGTTGGCTGCCATTGATTAACGAAGTGTCGAACATCAACCTCGACATCAAGTACTACGGCACGCTGGCGATTGATGAGTTGTACGCTGGAGGGCCTCTGGCGCTTTATGTGCCGGACGAAGTAAACCACGACGCCAGTGTTACCTGGATGCAGGTAAACGAGCTCCTGCGTCAACGTGGAGTCCCTCAGGTACAATATGCGTTTATGCACGGCATGTTCACGTACCAAGAGCCAATCCGCACCGTGGTCAGCCACAATGTGGAGAACTACCACTCGATCGTGACAGAGCGGATCTACATCGGCCACCACCACACCCACACCACCTGTGGGCGAATCACTGTGCCCGGCTCCCCTGAGCGTTTGCGGCATAATGAGGAGGAGGACAAAGGCCACCTCCAGTTCACGATTTGTAAAGATTGGACAGCGGCTAACGAACTCTTCATCGTCAATGACGACGCTACTATCTTCTCGACCTTCGACCTCAAGGGTGTGCAGATCAAAGCTGCGTACAAGTTCCTGGAGGGTCGTGAGAACCTCCCATCCGGTAGCCATATCCGGTTGGAGATCAGTCGTGAGGATCCCGTGTACGCAGCCCTGGCTGAGATCAAGGCCCGGTTCCCTCAGTTCAACATCACGACCAAGGTGGTGGAAGCTGATGCCTACACGCCAGACACAACCGAGCTTATCGAACGGCCAGTCATCGTGGCTATCCGTCCTGATACGATCAACGACCTCCTGTGGTCGCGTGTGAAAGATGTAGAGAAACCCGTACTCGACTGTATCAAACGAATCCTCGCGGAGGCTGCATGAAGAACACCCCACGCCTGTACACCCTGACCCAACTGATCAAATCCACTACCGGTGAGGTAGGTAATTCGGTCAACATTGGGAATCAATGGGTTCCAGCACGACCACTGGGCTATGGCGGCATTGTCCGCCGCATCAAACTTGCCTGGATGGTCTTCACCGGTAAAGCCGACGCCGTCACTTGGCCGGGTAACCAATAATCGCTCATTAGGAGTGATCCCATGTCCTTAGAATCAGTTTCGCGGGAACTCTTGACCAATCGGGCGGTTGGTCAGTTTCCCATCTCCATCTCCACGTCCCTGGCTATTGAGTCGTTGATCGGCATCTTCCCAGACGCCCCCAACGCTCACCCGCCTATCCAGGACCACGACACCCTCTGGGTTAATATGCGGACACTGATCCGTAACCTGATGGGTTCTATCAAGACCGAGGACCGCAAGCACCTCACTGAGCAGACGGTGGCTGAGTACATCGTCAATGAGATGCGGGCGATTGAAACGGTCTGCGTGGAGCATGGGGATGGTCGGTTTGATGTAGCCTTCTATAAATGTAGCTACAACGACCTGACCTACACCTTCAACAAGGCGATCCTCAAGGTCCCAACGTCACCAGGGCAGAAAGCTTCACACATCTTCGAGGAACAAGTCCTCAAGGTGATCGATAGTGAGTACCAGGGCCATATCCCGTATTTGACCCTGACCCGGAAGTTTCCAGAGGTCCACAGCAAGGTGCTGTTGATTTCTCACTATCCTGTGGATCTACTTGAGCGTTACAAGTTTGACAGCCTGACTTTGCTGGAATCCCACACAGGCGCCGTTAAGCCGCCATCCCTGTGGAACACCAAGTTAAAGGACGGCAAAGAGCTGGAGCGCATTCCGTTTGACCGGATGACGGTCCAAATGTTCGGTGACAACGTCACGTTCACTCCTATGAATCTCAAGGTTCGTCAGAAGTTGATCGAGCTGTCTGAGAAGAACAAATGGACACCAATGACGACGAAAGACTTCGTCATCTATTGTGTGGAGCAGAATCGTGATCCGGCACTCGAAGCGCTGGTGAAAGACCTCTACCGCTTTTAAATTTTACATGTCGTGCGCATTAGTTGCACTGCACTATTCCCCACTCGTCAAGAGAAGTATTAATGTCGAACGCACCAGAGAAAGCTCGTCGTGACCCAGGCTGCATGGATGACAGTAAGCTGCGTCTGTATGGCAAACCAATCCAGGAAGGCGCATACCCACCAAGCCTGCGCATCAAGTTGATCGAAAACAACCCTTGCATCGAAGTCGACCTCGGCATGAAAACCGAGAAAGGCTACCCGATGAAAATCGAGGGCCCGATGGATCCAAAAGAGTTCAACACTCTGCTGATCCTTCTGGAAAAGGTAGCGGCCTACCCTAACGAGATTTCGTTCGAAGTCGAGAACTGGGGTCACCCGTTCATCTGGGACCGCGATCAGGGCAAGTCCATTCGCTCCAAAGACCGAGTCATCATTTCGAAGACCCAGGTTCAGAAGCGCGCCGATGGCGTTGTTACCATCGCATTGGCTGCCAAGAAGATGCAACTGGTCGAGTTCGTATTCGAGCCAGGTGATTTCCACCCGATCACTCAGAACGGCCAGCCGGCTCCTCTGAAGATCACCTCCCCAGTTGCAGCGGCCGGTTGGGCCAAAGCGTTGGGCGACATCTACAACACCAACTTCGCGGTGAACTGGAAAGAACCAGAGTTCCAGAAGAAGAAACGTCTTGAGCGCATGCAGAATGCTCAGGCCAACGGTGGCCAACGTCCAGGTGGCGGTGGTGGTAACAACTACAATCGTCCAAACAACGGCGGTGGTGGCGGTAACAACTACAACGGCGGCAATCAGCAACAAGCTCCTCGTCCACAACAAGCACCGGCCCCAGCGTCCGATAGCTTCGACGACGATATCCCTTTCTAGGGTCTAACCAAGTAAACCACGGTATCTCGATCTAAGGTACAGGTCCCTTTGGGGCCTGTATCGAGGAAATTATGCCCGTTCATGATAAAACTTTACAATGCTACATTATACTAGTGACCACTCACCTAGGAGTCCGTGATGGAATTTAAAATCTCTACCTACACCGAACGAAGTTTCTCCGCGGTGTCGCTAACGCGGGAACCCGGTACGGAAGGTGAGTTGTTCTTCCCAACAGGAGGCTACTCGACCGCCCGTCCCAATGCTTCCGTTCGTGAGGACGATGAGATTGGGAGCCATCTTGACATGTTCGCGGAGATCAACCAGTTTCTCCAGAAGTACTTGTCCGAAGATCAGAAGGACCAGCTGTTCCTGCATTACGAAAAGCTGGAAGGTATCTTTACTCAGTCCAACCCGAAAGACTGCAACATCGACGACCTGACGCGTGCCATCATGCGTGAAGTCAACGGTATCTACAATATCGTCAAGTTCGACCAGTTGCGCGAATTCATCGTCACCAATCCGAAGATCCGGCTACCGCAGGAACTGTCGGACGATTACGTGACTGAAGACAAGATCACCCCAACCTACAAGTCCCTGACCTACCGCCTCCAGGAATACATCGATCTGGTGGCTGTGGCATTGGGCTTGCGTCTGATGATCCCAATCTGGGGTTTCTATCTGCCGATCGCAGGCAAAGAGTCAAACATCAACATGAAGGAGTTCACCTCCTACCAGTTGATCATGAACAGCAAGTTCTACAAGATCCCAGCGTTTACTCGCTTGGACGTGTACGTTCGGGCTAATCTCAAAGAAACCACGTACGACATCACCGCGGCACTGAACTTCATGTCGTCGGAAGAAATCCCGACGTACCTGTTGGCTCTGGCCGTTATCCGTAAGCTCTCGATTGCCCCACTCTCTATTGAGCGTGAGCGTGATCACCTGATGAAGATCTTGTACAACTATATCGATGGCCGGTTTGACCGCATGGCTACCGAGTTCAAACAGCAAGTCGCCGAGAAGAAGAGCGGAGCTGGGCCAGTTGAGGATAACTCCTCCGTCTGGTCGATGTACAAGATGAAGGAAGCGATTACCGCCGGTGAGTTGACTCTCATCCAGCTGTACGTGAACGAGTACCACACTTGCGCTGCCGCAATCGATCCGAACTACCAACCGGAGCGTTTGCAAGCGGCTATCGCTCACATCGCAACCATTGAAGACTTCAACCCGACACGGGCCCAGAAAGGCCTGGCCGCTTGGATCATGTCCACTGTTATCGCCGGTGTGGTGATTGACATGTTCGACATGGAAACATTGAAGAACAACATGGCTGTAGCGCAGACGATTCTCTGGGAATGGGGATTCCTGGACTTGGCCATCATGCTGACTGCCCGAAAGGACGTATCAGCAATCACCACTGAACTCAGCAAGGCGAAAGTTAGCCAAACGCACCGGGACGTGTTGGATGTTATCAACCCGTACCTGATGCCTGATCCTAAGCGTGACGATCAACTGTTCATTGCCAACTCGGCAGTGCGGGGCATCGAAGAGATCATCAAAGAGTTCATGCGGTCCGATTGGTTCATCGACTGCCCTAAACAGCTCGCTGTAGAATACAACCGCGCTGATCTTTCAGAGTACCTGGATATCTCGCCTAGCGTCCGCAATCGCTTGGCTGAAATCCTGATCAAGCTGAATGATCACGTCCGTTAATTAAGTAAGGAGTGGGAAACATGAAACTGTTGAAATTGAGTGTGGTGGAGACCAATGGTGCCGCGCAGGGCGTGATTCGTCCCTTCGACACCGACTTCACCCAGTCAGACATCGACCGCGTGGTTAACCTGACCGATGATGGTCGTAGTGTTACCGCCGAGCGTCTGGCCAGTGCAATCTCTGCAAGCGAAGGCATGATCGTTCCGTCCATCGATTTCAAGATGGATTCAAAGATCGATGGTGGTTGGGGCGAGCGCCGTCTGATGTTTGCGATGGTGGTTGAGATTCAAACCAGCCGTACCTCCAGCCATTACGAATACATCGTTGGCTACACCGACCACTCCGGCTACAGCCAGTTGTCCGGCCGGGCGAAGTTCGATCCTGAGATGAAGATGTATTTCAACTCGATCACTCGCGTCCACATGTCAGCAGCCACTTACCGTGGCGGCAGTCAGATCTGGCAGCCGTCTATCAAGGCGCATGACCAGATCCTCAACCGTTCGGCTATTAATGGCGAGCGTCGTCGCACTGACCTGACCCCAGTGACCCTGCGTCCAATGGATCTGTTCAACCGCAAAGGTTCCGAGTCTGCATTCGGTAGCCATCTGCGGTCGTCCGGTTCTATCGGTACGAACACCACTGGTTCCTTTAGCTCTCAGCTGCGGGCATCGACCCGTGAGAACAATGACCCATCCCGCTTCCTGTCTCGTGCCCTGACCGCACACTCCCGTGCAACCTCGGCCCGTGGCAGTAGCGATCTTGATCGTGAAGATGACGATCTGATCATGGCCTCGGCCTCCGACCTGGCACCTGAGAACTGCCTGGACGTGGATCCGTACCTGGAAGAGTTGCGTCGCGTCAGCGGCATCATGGACTCTGGCTACATCACCTTTGGCGAGCTCATGGACATGAATCCTGAGTTCAATGAAGATGAACAGATGCCGTTCACGCCGTACGAAATGCGGAAGTCCTCCATCAACCTGTCCGAAGCGCGTAGCTGGAACTCGGACTCCCCTGAATGCCTGGCAGCTACCATCATTGCCCAGAGCCTTCCGGTGGTGATGATCAACGCCATGTACTCGAAGGTTGACAACCTCATCCTGAACACTCGTGCCCGCATGGGCGAGCCTCGGGTACTGGCTGGGCGCTGCACGCCGTTTGTACAGGGACTGGAAGCCACCTCTACCTTGGAGTATTTCGAATCCACGGTTGAGTCGGTCATCCTGCAAGCTATCAGCCACGGTGGCATGATGGATATTGACTGCACCATCAACGCCAACATTGACCAGGATATCGAAATCTGGATCAGTCTTGACGGGGGTGAGGAGCATTACTTCCCATTCTTCAGCGCCGCTGACTCGTTGGTAGCCCCAACCCTCAGCAACACTATCCAAACCGTCGACCTGTTGTCCGATGAGATCGTCAAGTTGGCCGAAGGTGTTCGTCACGCCCGTGATGATTCCACCCCGTCCCATGTCGACATCAACCGCGGCATCAGTCTCAGCACAGATGTGTCGGACGCCCGTGACAGCCGCGATTCGCGCGGACGTCGTGACGGCCGGCCAGTCTGGTAATTAGGAGCTATACCCCATGTCAAAGAAAGAAGTTGTATTGGAGTTCGAAGCCAATGTCTTGAAAGACGTTGGTGTATTCGACGCCAGTGGTGAAGGTTTCCTGTCGTATCTGGCAGATGACATCGCCAAACCCGTAACGATCGGCCCAAAACGTCTCTGCCTGCCAACCGCTGCCATTCTGGAAGACGGTCAGTGGGAACGGCGTATTGCGTTCGCTCCGTTGGCCGAGCAGATCAGCCAGGGTCCAAGCCCTGTCCTGAATGCCTACAAGGAATACGTTCAGCTGCGTCTGAAAGAAACCTTCAAGGCAGTCATCATCGGTCTGATGGAATTGGCCATTGACCAGAAACGTCACAAAGGCCTGAAGGCTGATGCGGCGAAGTTCCTGCAACTGCTGGTCGAAGCTGACCAAAAGACGCTGGACACTCTGGTCCGGGTAATCAATGCCCTGGGTACTGCTCCTGAGAAACGTCTGGTTTCGCTGTTCCTCAAGAACGGTGGCGAAGGCGGTGCTCTGCGCAGCTGCGTGGTTAGCTTCCCGATCATGGACGATGCTGGTGCTGAAGACACCACGACGTTCTTCGGCGTGAAGATGGCTCGCAAGACCAAGGACAAGCACCTGATCGTCAACCTGCTGGAATACGTCCTGGGTAACGAAGAAGAGCGTAAGGCATTCACCAAGTCGTCCAGTGACGGCGAGGCGCCATACTTCCATTCGTTGCTGCTGTCGTTCCACGCAATGGCCACTCACCTGAACAAGTTGATTGACCGTCACTCCCCAGCTGTCTCCAGCCTGTCCGGTCTGCGGTTTGAACTGGCATGGACTGAGCAACTGGTGGACTTCACCAACTTCGCAGCGACCCATGGCCGTGCTATCCCGGTTCTTCCGGGTAACCGTGGCAAAGAGCGTGATGAAGCGGTGAAGAAGGAAGCGCTGGAACTGGGTGGTGATGACCTGGGCCTGGTGGAAGAAGATCGTCCTCGCCGCAACAGCGACGAGCGTGATCGTGAACGCAACCGTCGTGACGAAGGTACTCGCGAGCGTAACTGGCGTGATAGCCGTCGTGAAGAACCGGAAGAGCGTGACCGCGATCGTGAGCGTGATCGTGGCAGCCGTGACGAAGAGCGTGATGACAGCGGCGGTCGTTCTCTGGCAGAAATCCTGGGCCGTTCTGGCCGGGACCGTGACGATGATCGTGACAGCGGCCGTGGCCGTCGTGACGAAGGTCGCCGTGGTGGGCGGGATACCGGCCGTAATAGCCGTTACACCAGCCGTCGTGGAACTGGCCGTTCCTGGTAATCAGGTAGCGGCATAAATAGAGGAGGGGTCAAACCCTCCTCTATCCACTTTTCTTTTGTCTAAATACGGGTGCGATAGACTTGTTTGAGCTGACCAAGAAACTGCTGATCCGGGATCAATAGTTTGGTGGTGTGTTCGTCGAAGTCTTGAGGGCCGTTAAGGTCATTCAGCCGGATGATCACCAGATGGTCTTCAATGGCTACTTTTTGATCGAGTAAGAAGGATGTCAGGTCGTAACGGAACAAGTAGCCCGTTTCCACTGGCACCGTCAAGAGGTTTGTGGACGGCTCATTCCTCAGTGTGGGGATGATGGATTCCACGAACGCCTTGTACTCGTCCGACAGGGTATATTCCGACGGGACTGTGATCATTGCGTTATCTAACGTACTGGCCATGAATACTCCTTTAAATTGCAGACATACATTATCAGATTGAACCTCATTCACTAAAGCAGTAGGAGATAGTGATGGACTCGTCACAAGAGATGTTGCCGCCGAAAGAAATCCCGATTGAGATGGTCCCGGTGAGCGGCTCTAACCCGTACTTCCCTTACGTGTCCGCAGCACGGCAGGTGATGTACACCGGTAACCGCACGCAAGAATTGTCCGTGGTAGGACGTACCCGTAAACGTCAGCGTTCAGCGCTGGAGAAAGAACTGGCCAAAGCCACCTTCCGCCACCAGTTCGATGTGGATGCGATGGTATTGGCGGTCATCCCCCGATTTAAGAATGACGGTATCCACGGGGAGTTCAAAATCAACCCGTTGGACATCGTTATCTTTGAGAACTACGAATCCGGCCAACTGGACGTGCTGGAGTTGTCGAAGTTCCACGTAATGCACCAGCACTATGGTTTCCGTTATGTTGAAAACGAAGACCTGATGGACAAGTTGCGGAACACGAACAAGCCAACGTTCGAAGCCGGCACAATCCTGATGCGAAGTCCTAACGTCACCGAAGACGGTGACTACATGCCAGGGTTGGAAACCAACGTCATCCTGATCACTGATCCAGCGGTAACTGAAGATGCGCTGGTATATAGCGAATCGTACGCCAAGCGTATTCAGACCACTGGCTATGAAAGTCGGACCTTTGGCTTTGGCCGGACTCACTATCCGATCAACGCCTACGGCACCACCACTGAATGTAAGGTCTTGCCAGATGTAGGCGATAAGATCCATTCCAATGGCCTGCTGTGTGCCATGCGTCCATACGATCCGATCCTGGACGCTGTGTACATGTCGGCGAAGAAGCTGTTGAAGCCGGTGTACGGGATGGATACGCCAGTGTATGGCGTGCCTGATGCGGTGGTAGTTGACATCAAGGTAGTGCGCAACGAGTCGGTACGCGATCGTCGCTTGCCAGAAGAGTTGGTGAAACAACTCGACCGGTACTATCAGGCTGACAAACGTTACTACATGGAAATCATCAAGACCTCGCTGAAACGTTCCGGCAAGTACATGACAGCCCGTCCTAACTTGTCGATGCGTTTGAATGCCTTGTTGTACGAAGCATTCGCTTTCTGCGGTAAAGATCTGTTGGATGAAGGCCTGTGGCCGTATGAAGGTCAAACCGCTGCTCTGGAAGTCAACCGCCGTTATCGTGGCGAGACGCTCGACGAGTATCGTGTTGAAGTAACGTACGAATACCTGGCTCAGGTAAAGGAAGGCTCCAAAGGTACCGGCATGCACGGTAACAAGGGGGTGTCCGGTGAAGTGCGTCCTGATGCTGACATGCCAATCGACCAGAATGGCAACCGCTCTGAGGTAATGGCGCTCTGCACATCAGTCGGTAACCGGATGAACCCAGGGCTGATCCACGAACAAATGGTAGGTGCGGCAGGTCGGGACGTGATCAAGCGTATCCGTCGTGTATTCGATCTGCCAGACATGGGATACATTTCCATGGATGAGATCAACGACGTGGTGTTTGACCCAGCCAACCGCGACATTGCGGATGAACGGTTCGAGTACCTGATGGGTTGGTACAAGATCGTAGCACCGAACGAGAACTTCAAGGCGTTGTCCAAGCCACACGTCAAGACTACCGAGCGCTGGTTGCGTCACTTGGCTCAGGTTATCAAAGACGGTGACGAGCCGTGGGGTACTTACTTCAACCTGCCATCTACGTCCGGCGTCCATATGGACAAGGTACTGGAACAGCTGGAGAATGGACCGTACGCGCCAGAGATCACCTGCGTTACCTACCGTGACCATAGTGGGAAGATGGTAACGACCAAGGAGCCAATCCTGATCGGTCCGAACTACTACCTGATCCTGGAAAAGACTGCGACCGACTGGTCGGGTGTCAGTTCCTCCAAGACCAGCCACTTCGGCACTACTGCCCGTCTTACCAACCAGGACAAGTACTCGTCGCCTGGCCGTCAGACCGTAACCCGGTCTATGGACGAATCCACTGTCCGGAACATGGCTCATGCAATGGGGGCGGAAGTAATCGCCGACATCATGGACCTGAACAACAACCCAACTGCCCACAAAGAGGTTTGCTACAACATCCTCACGGCTGAACAGCCAACTAACATCGAACGTGTCATCGACCGCGAGAAGTTCAAGTTGGGTGGACATCGCCCTCTGGCGTTTGCTATCCACCAGTTGATCGTTTCCGGCAAGAACATCTCCCGCGACTAAGCGGGAGTACCATTCACCAAGGAGTTACCGAATGCGTCAGTTCCATGTACGCCATTTCTTCGATACCCCACGCGATATGTGGAAATGCGAATACAACGAACGCTTCATGCTGGAATTCGATGATGGTACCAACGAGGTTGTGACAACGGCTCGGATGGAGGTCAGTAAAATGCTCTGGCTTCCGCACGAGCAGTACAACCAACTTCCGCTGTTGAAACGCCACGTTATTCCGAAAGGACCGATGCCTAACAAGGTGGTCCAGGGTCTTCTGTCAGCGGTAGCCCGCGACATGCAGGAGATCTACGGCACGGGTAATTACAACCGTGAGGAACTCTGGTACTGGATTTACAAGGCCGAAGAGCGTTTGTTCAACACCGCGATCGTGGACTACTCCGAATACGTTCGGAGTGTGAACTCGTTCCACTATCTGCGGCTTTACAATCACCCTCCAATCAAAGAGGCGCGGGAAGGCATCAAGAAGAATGATGCATCGATTGCGAAAGGTCAGAAGTTGCTGGAGGATATCCTTCTCCACGACATGTCGATCTCTCGCAACCCGGTGGTCAGTGACCTGCGGTGTGGCATCATGAAGATGGAGCAGTTGCTCCAGATCATCGGCGTACGGGGTGCAAACACCGACATCGATGACTTCATCTATAAGACGCCAATCATGGGCAACTACTTTGCTGGGATCCACGATCCGGCAGAAGCCATGATGGAATCGACCCTGGCTGGTAAGTCGATCATCTTTACGGGCGCTCCGTTGGAACAAACGGAATACGCCAACCGTAAACTCCAGTTCACCTCCCAGCGGGTGGATCTGTTGGTGATGGGTGACTGCGGCGCCGACTACCTGTCCGAGATCGAAGTCACGGCAGATCGGTTCAAGTCGATGTTGGGCTTGTACTTCCGAGACCCCATGTCTGGGAAACTGCGGGCACTGGAACAGACTGATCGGAAACTGATCGATCAGAAGCTCGAGTTCCGTCTGGCGTTCAACTGCCGTCACCGCCACATGAACTGCGTCTGCTCCGTGTGCTACGGTGATCTGGCGTATAACGTCCCGTACGGGGCCAACATCGGTCACATCGCGTCCACCAAGACGCAGTCCGAGGTATCCCAACGGGTACTGAAGGTGAAGCACTCGGAATCCTCCACGGTCTCCGAAGCGATCAAGATCAACTCTGGTGAGCGGGAGTACATCCTCCCCGGCAAGGAACTCAACCAGATCATCCTCAACCCGCGTCTCAAGGAAAAGGGAATTACGTTGTTGTTGCGGAGCACCCCAAAGGCTCGGGCAGCGTGTGCATCGAAACTCCCTATCCTCAAGAAGGCCGACGTTCAGGAAGGCATGTCTGCGGCGAAACATTCCCAGTTCCGGGATATTAGCTTCGAGATCCCTTCCAACACCAAGCGACCAGTGCGTTATCACGTATCGGTCAGCCGTGGTGCACGGATGTCGTACTTGACCAATGAGTTCCTGCGTTGGTTCTTGAAGAAAGGCTTCAGTATTCAGGACGATGCGATGTACCACATCGATCTGAGTGACTGGGACTTCACTCGACCAGTCTTTGAACTGCCGAACAAACACGTCAGCATGAAAGACTTCGCAGCAGAAGTTGAAGTGTTTATCCGGTCCACCCACGATGACTCATCCCGACACCTGGGTCAGCTCCGCCAACTCCGGCAGTATACGGACCCGGTGGAAGCACTCCTGGACCTGCACGGTTTGATCCAGCCAAAGGTACATGTTCATTTCACACATTTGGCAGTTGTTATGTTGGCGCTTATGGTGCCTGCCGTCGGCACTGGGCATTACAAGATCCCAGAGGTAGGTCAGCCTATCCGCTTCGCTAAATACGACGAGGTCATCAATGGTGGCTCTCTGGGTGCGTTGTTTGCATACCAGGGCGGCGCTGAACAGTTGACCAAAGTTGGACAGTACTTGAACACTGATCGGCCTCAGCACCTGCTTGACCCGTTGATTTTACCTCTGTAGGTAGTATGGCGGGGTAACCCGCCTTCTCCCTCTGGTGGCGTCAGGGGGTCCTACAGGTGTTAGGTGAAAGGGATGATAGATGAAGATCGATGTATATAGTCACTGCTTCATGATCACAGAGCCTAGCCATATCCACAAGAAGGTGATTGATTCCTTCTGCCGTGGGTTGGTTCAGTTCGAAATGGTGATCACGGAGGGTGTGAAGTCCTACCGGGCAGCGAAGGTATTTGCATCGGCGGACATCGGCCGGAACTACTATCGCTTACACATTAACGCACTTCAACCGTTCTTGGACCACGTCTCCTACAACCAGATCCGCGAATCTGAGTACGTGATCCACAGACACTCCTTTGCCGTGGAAGATCGGCACAGGGTTAAGTTCAAAGTTAAGGATCTCCCTGAGCCAAGGGATCCACAACCCAAGATCATCGATCACATCCTCTCTGAGGGCACCAATAAGATTGTTACACTCCAGACCGGTAAAGGGAAGACCTTCTTAACGAAGTACTCCATGAACCAACTGGGGCTGCGGTCTTGCTTCTTCATGAAGGGTGGGTTTATTGATCGATGGACGCCTGACATGGAAGAGTCTTTCCATTTTAAGGCTGGTGAGTTGCTGGTGGTACGCGGTGGTAAATCGCTATCGGCCATCATGCACATGGCAATTGATGGGGAGTTGGATCGAGCCACGGCTATCTTCATCTCCATCAACACCTATTCAGCGTACATCAAGGACTTCGAGGAACACGGCGTAACGGAGACCTATCCGATTGCGCCGGGTGAGTTCTTCAGTCGTCTGAACATTGGGATGGCGGCACTTGACGAAGGGCATCAAAACCCCCATCAGGTAATGAAGCTGTTTTGCTACACCCACATCCCGAAGTTCGTCACGTTGTCGGCAACCCTGGATACCATGGATGCCTTCATGACCAAGATGTACGAGTTGATGTATCCTCGGAATGAGCGCTTTAACGGCGACTATTACGACGTGTACATCAACGTGACTGCCATCAAGTACCAATTGAATCGGCCTAAGAACCTGCGTTGGAAAGGTTTCGGTGGGGCTTACAACCACACCGCGTACGAAGCCTCGATGATGCAAGCCAAGAACCGGGTGGAACTCAAGAACTACCTGGATCTTATCCATTGGGCTGTGGACGACAAGTTCGTCAAGGTCATGGAGAAGGGTCAGAAGATGCTGGTCTTCTGTGGTACGGTTAAGTTCTGTACGTTGGTGCAGAAGTACCTCCAGAAGAAGTTTCCGAACCTGGTCATCGGTCGGTATGTCTCTGGCGACAAGATGTCCGTGTTTGAAGAATCCGATGTCGTCATCAGTACTGTACTCTCAGCCGGTACGGCTGTAGATATCAAGAACTTGCGTATCGGTCTGATGACCACGGCGATCAACTCCCAGCAGTCGAACGAACAAACTCTTGGCCGGACACGGCGACTGAAAGGCTGGCCAGACTGTACCCCGCAATTCCTGTACTTCGTCTGTACTTCGATCGATAAACATGTCCGTTATCACGAAGCAAAATTGGCCGCCTTCGCTGGAAAAGTTCTGTACCATGGAACTGAGCAAGCGCCGATCAGTGTGTAACGCAAGAGCCGGAGGAAACTCCGGCTTTATGCCCCAATTCTCAAGGAATAGTCAATGACTCACCCAGTGCTGTGCATTCGCAAAGAAGTTCCCGGTCGTGACACTACCAACGAACAGATGGAAATGAACCTCAACGCTGACCCGATAGAATCCGCCAATAAGCTGGGTTTCATGGTCGGTTACGCCGAAGGCCTGTTGACGTTCATGAAAGGCGACACCATCCCAGTCCATGTCGAGAACTACGACGACCTCAATGAATACGAACAGATGCGCGCTCGCGAACACCTGGCCATAATGAGTACCGTCTACTCTGGTCGGCGGGAATCCCCGTGCACCAACATGAAACTCAAAGTCAAACTCGAGTTGGATCAACATCCACCCCGTGCCCTGATCTATGCCATTGCTGATATCAAGCAGGAGAGTTAACCATGCAACCATTAGAACCTGGCCTGAGCTTCATTGCCCAGCGCTACCTGAACCACATCGACAATTACCTCACTCGTCTGATCAGTCACTTCAGACACCGTGAAGAACTTCATCGCACGGCCAGGTTCTATTACGATACTCTGGCCAACAACCTGGAGAAGTTCCAGGAGTCAGTTCCTCCTGAACGGCGTGCGGTTCTGTCACTCATCGAACAGGAACGAGACTACCTCCTCCTTCAGTCCGTGTACCGGCAAACTCCTGATTTCAAAGCCCCGGTACTCGCTACTGTGGAGTTCGACCGCTTCCCAGACGCCGCTAAGTCCAAAAGCTGCTCTGTCGGCGATCCTGTCATCCTCAGGAAGACGTTGGAAGAGAATCCTCATCTCAGCCTCACTTGTCTCCTAAAGCCTGTGTTGGGCCTTATGGAGGATCTGAGGAAGGCTGGCTGGGTTACGACAATCGACTGCCGTGCCGGTAAGACGATCATGACCGTGATGACTGACCGCAATGTAGCAGTCTACTTCGCAATCATGTTCGACGAACTCGAAGCCGACACTGCCGCCATTAAGGCGTATCACGCCAGTAAGGGACATCCCTGATGAGTGAGGTGATTGAAACCGAGGGGATGATCATCGTCAACCTCGAGGAGGGTGAAGACCCGGCCATTCTACTCGAAACAGTAAAGAAGTACCCAAATCGTCAGATCGCTGTCTCCGTCGGTACGCGGATTACCGCCGAATACTTGGCGAACCTCGCCGCTGGCGCGCAGACAGAACTTACCGACATGACTGACATCATGCTCTTCGGCAAAGATCTCCGTACAGAAGCCGCTGTCACCCACAACGACTTCTGGGTCCGTGGTGAGAGCAGGAACCCCAGACTCAAAACCAATGGCTTACCCTACCGTCGTGGTAAAGGTAAGAACCGCTACTAATTCCGTCTATTAGGAACAAACACCATGGCTCGTGAAATACTGCACCGCATCATCGTCAACGATAGTCCACGAGTAATCCGCCTTGAAGGTGCTGATTACTATCACCACCCCCTACACAAGAAACCACTGGCAGGCCGTATTAACCCAGCCACCGTCTCGGCTACCAAGTTCCATTACCTGTTTGCCAAGCACGGTCCGGTGAAGGTGGCCAAGGATTATCTGGATGTCAATCTGGGTATCTGCACCGCTCAAGAGCTGGAAGCAAACCCTTTATGGCTGGAGACCAATGATGTCTTCCGCAGCAACAAGGTCAAACCTCAGACCCTGAAGACCAAGAGCGGTTATGAGGGTAGCGATATCGTCTTACTAGTTCCGAAGGCCACCCTACTGGTCTCTCGCAACGACACCAATAACCTGATGGACTTCATGACGGCGTTCTTCTACGTCCACGATCACTTCCCAGGCGCATCCGAGGCCAATCTCCGCGATTCCGATCGGTGGAAGCTGTGGTTGGGTTTCTTCGTAGCCGGCCATGCTACTGAAGGGGCTATATTGACGGCCGAGATGGCTGACCATATCCGCAGCCTCGACAAGACGATGTCTTCCTGGTACAAGAAGTAAACAGCATACAGCCAGGGCTTCCATGCCCTGGCTGTATGCCTTTCTTTTTTTGTGTTACTGAGCCGCGTAGTACATGAAGAAGTTCTGGCGCTCGTTTTCTTCCGGCAGGTGGCGCAGGACGATTTCGAGGTTGTGCGACAGAGACGATGCACGGTTACCCGGTTCACGGGTAGAGATGATCACGGTCATCAGGTCTTCGAACAGTTGCAGCTGAGATTTGCTCAGTGCCACTTCCGACCAGCCACGGCGCGCTTTGTACGGGTCGAACAGAGCGGTGTAGTTTTCGTTCACGAAGTCGAGGATGATGTTCCAGCCTTCAACGAACTCGTTGAACTCGCGCTTGGTGACCTGGCGGATCGCCTTGTAGAGCATGCCTTGGCAAGCGCCGGCAGTCGCTTCGGTCAGGGTGCCTGGGTTCTTGCTGATTGCGACTTTGTATTCGTCAAGCTTGGCGCGCAGGATACTGTTATCCATGGAGACCTCATCGGGTTGGTTTGGCATCTCGGCAAGGAGACGCTCTTCGCTGTAAGACTCGCTGATGCCCAAGCGTTTGCGGTACTGGGACAACAGCTGTTCGTGTTTGAACTGGGTCGCGATGTTACCGAGCAATGCCGCCCGCAGTTCACGGAAGGTCAGGTGGTGTACCTGCTTCTGATCACGCTGCCGATCATTGACCAGAACGCCGTTCGCAGTATATTCAGGAACGGATCCGGTACATACATATTCCTTGAACGCTTCGATGGTCCAGCTGGACGGAGCCTTGTAGCGAGCGTAGGCTTCTTCCCAGGCAGTGGTCTCGTCGACGTGAGCGCCGAGTTGAAGCTTGCCTTCGATGAAGTCCAGGATCTCACTGGCAGTCCAGGCCTTGACGCGGTGACTGCGACGGGCGTCGTAGATCCAGTTGTTGCGACCAGTCTTCGAAGGGTAGACGCCCTTGATGAGGTACAACAGCATGTCTTCACGAGACCAGGCTTCGGATGGAATCTGACCAACCATTGGCAGCAGGACAGCACGCAGACGGCCATCGCTGTAGGTGGTGTAATCCACTTCGCCAGCAACTTCTTCCAGGGAGACGAGCTCCGCGGCTTGGTCGCCGTGTTCCAGAACGGTCTGCTCGTCTTCAACCGATTCTTCCAGCGCGGTAAGGTCGGCGCCTTCAGCACCACCTTCGGGTGGAGGCAACTCGCCAACAGGTTCGTCCGAACCCTCATCTACCTTGGCATCGCCAGCCGGAGCGAGAGTTGGGTCGAAACCCATCTGACCACCCACATCAGGGTTGAGTACAGGTTGCTCGCCCTCGGTGTATTGAGCCAACAGGGCGGTAATGCGACCACCAGCCGCTGGAGCGTCAGGCTCAGGCTGTGCTTCCTGTTCCAGCAGCGCAGCGGTAGAGGCTGCTTGTTCTTCAGCAGAGGCCGGAGTTTCCGGTTGGTCGTCAGCGCCTTCGTACATGTCTTTGACGGTACGATCGGCCAGGATTTGAGCAACGTCCAGGATCGGTGCAGGGACGATGTCGCCAAGCTCGCGCGTCACTGGACCATCAGACTCATCGCCTACCAGACCTTCCGAGAATTCGGCGAGGCCTTCAGGCGCGTCGGATCCTTCGGCGGTGTCCGCAGCCGGCTGATCCCCTTCCACAAGTCCCGAGTCTTGATCAATGACAACAGATCCCGGAACTTCGGATTCGGTCGACGTATCGAGTACATCACCAGTCACCTCTTCAACGGTTTCCGGGGCGACCGCCTGTTCAGCTGCGGCCGCAGCTGCGGCTTGTTGGCGACGGATGGTTTTGTTGGTAGCCATGTCATTACCTCAAGAAGTTTTCGATATCGATGGGAGTGGTCTTCAGCTCTTTGGCGTGGGCGGATCCCATCATTGTCAGCATCATAGTAGAAGGGATGTCGCCAACCATCGAACCCATCGATTCAGGGAAGGCTGCCAGCTTATCGCCGGCACAGATGGCGCAGACGTCACTGCGAGTTGCTTTGCAGTAAGCTGAGGAGTACATCGGCATGATCTTGCCATTGAACTCAGTCAAGTTCTCATCGGTCACCTTGACACGCTGACGATTCATGCTCAGCGTCCGGCCGACGTAGTCCTTGGTGATCTTGACGTCGTAGGTCTCGTGAGTGTTGCAGAAATCCGGGAGAATCCGGACGTTCTGGAATACACGAGCCATCAAGTCAACGTCTTCACCCGCCAATGCAGTCAACGCACCCCGGTAGTAGGAACCAGCACGGAGTGAGTTCACCATGGTTGGGTAGTGAGTAACGTCGATGCCCTCTTCAAGGGAATTGATCACCAACGTAGCTCGACCACCCTCCTCGAATCCAGCTTCTGGACCGTGGATAAGGAACATCCGCTTGAGAGCGGTGTTGATCGATTTGTTCTTGTAGATGAAGCCTTCAGACGGATCGCCTTTGATCCAGTCCTTATAAGAGTCCACCATGGCCGTCTGGATCTTGGTCTGTACGACCGGATCTTCCAGCTGGCCTTTGTATTGCTCGAGCAGGCTGTCGCGCAGCTCGGTACGGTTAGGAGGAGGCTGCAAGGCCCGCTCAGTCACCGAGGGAACGAACAGTTCGTAACCTGCCAGGTCACCTACAGCCTTACCGAAGCGCATGTAGTTGAAGACGTACATCTGGCCAGGCTTAGGTTCCTCACCCTTCTTCGGGTTGTCCGCCATCTTCTTGACGATCCGTTCCTCGATACTGCCGAGGTTAACAGGACCCAAGACGAAAGGAATCAAATCACCGCAGGAGTAGACCAACACCCGACTGTTGAAGAGGATGTCACCCCAGGTCGCGTTGTCGATGTTCTCGACCACGTTCTCGACGTCACCTGGTTTCAGAGGACCAGCCCAATCGTGGTAGACGAAGGGGATCTCGTAAGGACCTACGCCCTCCAGAGCTTCCCAGTGCCACTCACCCTCTTGACCAAGGTTAGGGATGTAGACTTCAGCCCCTTCCTTGGTTTGTCGCAACCCCCACGGGTTATTGCCCTTTGGAGGGGTGAGTACCACCGACATAGCCCGCAATACCCATTCCCGCTGGTAGTGAGCCTTAGCCCGCAACGCACCGGTAAAGTAATCAAATCTTTTCATTTTCGATACCGAAGATTGGACGGTACGACTTCATCATGTTCAGGCGCACCTGTTCTGCCTTACGACGATCATCCATTTCGAAACAGAGGTCATCGAGAGCGGCAGAGATGGACTGATCCAGCTTGTCGTAACTCTCATTAGAGATGGCTGCGAGGGAAAACAACTCAACCACAGCCTGTTCAGTGGACAAGTCGATCAAACGTTCCACATGACAGCCGTACAGGCTCTCCAGGGACGCACCTACGCCGACATTGTCACGAGCCAACTCAACGCCCAGGCTATCAGGACGAAGAGCCGCCATACGCGCTACACGCTGGTTCAGCTCATCAGAGTCGATAAGATCCGCTTGGGACTGTATGCGGCTATCTTCTTTGGCAGAGATTTCACGGATGCGACGAATCGTGTTCTCGCTAACTTCAACGATGTACGGGAACCAGTCCTCTTCACTGTAATTACCTACATAAGCGAGAATTGATAGTAAGGCCTCAGTGCTGTCCTCAGACGCGTCGGCGATCCCCGTGAATACTGCCGGAGCATCAGTCGGATCAAACAGCAACAATGTACTGAGTGCATCTTCAACCATCGCCAACGGCGTGTCAGCGTCCAGCGCTACACCGACCGACTGCAAGCAACGTTCGACCGCCACACGGAAGATCGCATCGATAGATGTAACCACTTCGGTGGTGTCGATGTTGTGGTCATTGACCAGCGTGTACAGCAGCTCGAGCTCATCAATATGACCTGTGAAGTCAACATCGTTGAGGATGGTCGCCAGGCGACTGTAGCTCGAAGCCAATTCAGGAGCACACTGACCGAAGGTCAATGCAGCCAGCAATTCCTGGGACGCATCGTCCGTTTCAATGTCGTTATTGACGTCGGTCATGTCGACTCCTATTCAGAATGTAAATAAATATACTAACGATCTTTTATATAGGTCGTATTAATCAAACTAGAGGTACTGCGTCTAAGACTCAGACCATAATCACGAGGTGGACACCATGTCCTCGAAGCGCTCGCCTTCATACCGTACGTCAAACGTGAATCACAAGAAGAAGATCGATGAGGTCGAAGAGTCGACTCGCGGTCTTAAAGATTCCGTTACTTTCTCTCTGCGCGCCGCTGCTGAACCAATTGTTCAGATGCCTGAGTCTCTCCGTACGCTCAAGGAACAAGGCCGCGTCGAGGATGTCCCGAAGATCCTCGCATTGGGTACCATCATCGCCCAGGACTTCGACAAGTTCAGCGCTGAACGTACCGTGCTCGATACTGAGTTCGATAAAATCCTGAAAGGTCGGCCAAGCAAGAACGCCGATCTGTCAAAACACAACATGGACTTGACGATGCACGGTCTCAAGTACATTGACCTCAACGATCGCATTACGGCCACCCTCACTAAATCCGCGGGTGACTACGACGAGATCCTTAACAAGAGCGAAGAACCAGCACATGCATAAAAAGAAAGTGACATACAGCATCCTCCCTCAGGTCTCCACCCCGGTGTCGGAGAAAGTCCTGAACGGACTGACCAAAGCGCTGGTCACTGAGGTTGCTTCGATCTTCGGTTTGGATGAGAAGCCGCTGACGGCCAGCCTGGTTCGCCTCATCGGTTCGCACCACATTGCGCCTGAAACCACCATCGGCCCGATGATGACCCCGGTGCAAGATTTCCTGGACATGGTGAACAAGCAGGCCGTGGTGCGCATCGAACGCCACGAAGTGAGCATCCAGGGTATCGAGATCGGTAACCAGACGGTTGCTCTGATCACGTCCTTGCCTGGAGGTGCTTTCGACGGCACAGTAGCTGTGTCCTTCGTGAACACCCGTAGCGACCGCCTGCAACCGTGGGCTCCGGACAGCCACAAGCGTAAGCTGGCCTCACGCCAGTTGGCGAATCACACATTGAAGGGTCTGGAGACGATGCTCGACATCGTAGCCGCCTACAACCAACCTGTAACCATCGAAGAGAAAAGTGAATGAGCGATGATCAAGGGAGCAATGCCGACGAGCCCGTCACCGTCGGCAACGTTGAAGGACAACACGTCGCATGGGAAAACCTCCCCAAAGAGCCCACGCGTCCAAGCGACTTCACAGAGGTTGGCGAGGTTGAACTCCAACCTTCGGGCCTGCTGAACGAATTCCCGAAAGACGGACATGAATGGCCGGCTGGCGATGTAGAACCTGAGAGCTTCGCTTCTGTCAGCACAGACGCAGATCTCAACACCAACGTCATCGCAGCTCCCAGTCCAGCACTCGCCGATGCGTCGGTTGAAGCGCAAGCACAGGCAGCTGAGGAACCAGCGGATGATGCAGCTCCCGTGGCTCCAGCACCTTGGGCAGGTGAACTGATCAATCGTCTGAACTGTGAAGAGACTCTGCCAGTCCTCGAAGACACCATCATCGCCAAACTCGGCTCGCTCGCGCTGTCGAACTTCGAAGCGAATGAGCTGGAAGTGATTCGTCGTGGTGTCTACGGCCGCGTCTTCGCAGCGCAGAAAAGCCGTTACGCCATCGTCAAGTCCGGCCAACGTCACCCGTTCACCGGGATCGACATGGACCAGAAGACCGTGTTCCTCACCCCTGAAGAACTCGATGCCATCAACAACGTGACTTCGTACACCAAGTCGCTGCGTGTTGGTTTCGGCTTCAAGATCTTCGAGGAAGACACCTGGAACAACCTGCCGACCAACGGTGACCAGAAGATCGCCATCACTGCCAACAACCCGGCGAAGAGCAACGACCCCGTGATGCGGATTCGTGGCCAACTGGGTCTGGCAACTGAAGGCAACGCTGTGCTCTGGCACTCCGGCATGCACCTGACCCTCGAAGGTCCTCCGGTCCTCAGTCAACTGCGCCTGGAAACTCAGCTGCTGGATGAGAAGATCGAAATGGCGCGTGACAGCAACGGTCTGGTTTACTCAGCTTCGTCCGTGTACCTGAACAAAGCTGTGGCTGACTTCATCCTGGGTTTCGTGACCAAGTCCACCATCGGCACCACCAATGTGGAAGAGTTGAAGAAGGTCATCCTCTTGACCGACCTCGAGCCTCTGACGCTGGCCGCGGCTGCGACCATCTTCCCGGATGGCTACAACCTCGACCGTCCGTGCTTGACCACTCACGGCGGCTGTGGTGAAACGTTGACCCGTAAGGTCAACCTGCGTCGTATGTTGTTCGTGCGTCGTAGCCGCATCGACGAGAACCAGTTCGCGTTGATGGCCAAACGTTCTGCCCGTGTCGACATCAAGACGGTCAAGGCCTATCAGGAGAGCATTCGTCCTGAAGTCAGCCGTTACATCGACATCAGCCCAACCCTCAAAGTCAAGATGCGTGTTCCTACGCTGGCTGACTACGAGCGTCAGGCGACTGCGTGGATGGACGAGATGGACAACCGCGCCCGTGTGCTGATGACCAGCTACGCGAACGAGGCTGACCGTCAGACCTACCTGCTGCGTGCCAACAACATCGCGATGGTCATGGCCTACAGCCACTGGATCGAAGCGGTTGTTAAAGTGGACGAGAACGCAGAAAATGGTCTGGTGACCGAGCTGACTCGTGTTCTGCAAGGTGACGAAGCCAACGACCTCGAACTCCAGTACAAAGCGGACCAGGACCTGGACCGTCTGCTGGAATCCTTCGCGGACGATGGTGAGCTGACAGCCAAGATTGCCGAAGCTATCGAGAAGTTCATCAACGCGATGACCCTCGCCACTGTAGCGGTTCCAAAGTCTGCCTGCCCTTCGTGCGGTGTTCCTCTCACCGGTGACTCGCTGTCGAAGCACCCTCACCTGGTAAGCATCAACCCAATCGAAGTTTTTTTTACCCTAATCCACCACAAAATCAAGCGTGCTGGCGGGTAACCCTCGAAGGCAAGCGTGAATACCATCACGTCTCGCTGCTAGGCTTTGGTCGCAAGAAGTTCCCGTACGCCAACGGTAGTCCGATTATGGAAAACCTCTTGTCGTGGCAGGGTAAGGATGACTGGACGGCTCAGTTGTCGATGATGGAGACGTACGATCAGTACTACGGCATCTTCGACCACGATGCGCACATGCTCGACGATCCGTTATCGATCATCGGGATGCATCCAGCTGAAAACGCGATCACGGGTAGTCGGCTTGAGTTGATGACTTTAGAGTTGGTGGCGTGCCGCCTCCCAGAGCTGACGAATACCTCACTCATGGATCTGTTGCAATTCCCCCGCTGGTTCCTGGACAAGCTCCTGGAAGATGGCAGGAAGGTCCGTAAGGCAGAGGAAGAAGAAGCAGCCAAGATGCGTAAGAACCTGGAGGAGATGGCTGCTAATAAGCAGCAGCAACCGAAAGGCAGCAAACGGGGCAACAAGAACGGCAATACGTTACCCTCCTAAAGGTGGTGAGCATAGACACCCCTGGGTTTGCGCCCAGGGGTGTCTATGCTGTTTACAGCGACTGAGTGATAGCAGCTTTGTAACGAGTGATCGCAACCATCGATGCAGGAGAAACCTCTGCACGGTTCTTGCTGACGAAGGAATCCATCCCTTTCACCACGCCCAAGCAGGCGTTGGCTACGTCAACCATGGCTACGTCACGGGTGGTGATGATCATACTGGCAGTGGCCTGTAGATCGTTCAACGCCGACACGTTCACACTCACCTGGTTGATGAACGGCAGTACGATGGCCGTGTAGTGCGCTTCCAGACCTGGGTCCAGATGCTTGTCCATGTCGTACGACTGCAACTGGTGCAGGGATGCTTCCAGACGCTTACGGCTCTGAGACAGATCCGGTACGAGGTCGCCCCATTGCTCGATGCGCAGCTCACCCATCATGGCAGTCAGAGCGGCCGGATCGAGATCGACGCGGTTGTTGCTCTGGCTACGGAAGGTGCCAGCGATGTAACTGACCATGGACTTGAACGGCGTCAAGCGTGGGTCAGTGCGCATGTTGGACTTCCAACCCCACTGGTTCGCCAAGGCGGCCAAGGTACCGGTGGTCATGTTGAACATCTGAGCCTTGGTCACAGCCGCAGCAACATCGCCTGGAGTCTTCGCACCGCTGAGGTCCGTGAGGAACTCTTCGATCATGATGGCCATTGGCACTGTACGCAGGACGAGTGCATCGACGAACACGCCGACGAGCTCTTTACTGCGGACCTGGTCAGTTGTCACGACGTGCTTGAGGGCGTTCCAGTTCTTGCTGAGGTTGTCAGCAGCGGACTTGATGTTACGGCGTTGCCACTTGCCGTAATCTTCACCGACCTTGCTTTCACTCATGATCTTGTCGACTTCGACAATGTAACGCTGCATCGCATCGACGCGTGGACCAATCTTGTCCACCTCGACCGTGCGCTTCTTCCCGTTGATCAGGTTATCCCACACACGAGTCAGCGACTCACGAAGGAACTTGACGATCCGGAAGAAGGCTTCCTTCAATGCGGTCAGGACAGAACGGATCACGCTTTCGTTCGACACTTCGAAGTTTACCCGGCTAGGCTCTTCGGTGAAGCTGTTCAGCGGGTAACGCGCCAGCATGCGCTTGATGGCAGGGTAGGACTCAGCGAGGTCAGCAACACCACTGATGTCAGCCCGGCAAACAAAGCCGCGCTCGTTGATACGTTTGAAAGTCGAGAACACCCGTTCGGCGTCTTCGTACTCTTTGGTGAAGATCGGGTTTTCGATCTGATCACGGAACCCAACTTCGGCATCGACACGTTCGTTGAAATCGACTTCAGCCGATTCGATCGAGAATGTACTGAGGGAGGTTACAGCGTTCATGCTCATGTCCTTCTATGTTTCGACGTTAAACAGACAGACCTTCGCGAATCATCGCAACGCCGCGTTCTACGTCTGCGGCTGTGATCAGCAGGTCGGTGGCTTCGGGCGTGATTACCCGGATGATTGGATCGCCATAGAGATCCATGGCTTTCGGACGGAAGGTCTTCTCGTGACGGTCAGCCCAGACGCGGTAACCAATCTCCAACGAACGTTCAACGTGGAACGGAATGCACTCGTTGATCTGGTAAAGGATGGATTGGACTTCTTCCACGTTGGCGTAGAAGTAGTTACGTTGTTCGCCAGGTGGGAGCTCGGTACTGGACATGGGTACAATCAGTCCAGATGCCAGGCCCAGTTGTGCGGTAATGCGCTGACGCCGGTTTTCGATCATGACGCCTGGAGGGAGGGAGGCGAGTTCTTGGGCGATGGCGAGTTTGTTCATGGTGACTCTATCCTTTCAGGGATGCAGCGGCTTCATACAAACGGTTGTTGGCCAGAGACTCCTGTACGGTGGCTTGACCCACAGCATGAGTACGCCCAATCGCCAGGTTATAGGCGCCTGTGAACGCCTTCGTGATCACGTCACCGTATTTGTGGACGTTGCGCATCTCCACATCGATGGTCGCGAGGTCAGCCAGCACCTGACGGCGTACATCGTCAGCCAGGGCACCGTTCTTCAAGAAGCCTACCAGTTCACGGCGAATCGACGCAGTACGCTCCAACGGCGTCTCACGATCTGCCAGGCCGAAGCGATCGTTCATGTAGTCGGTGGTAGCAGCTTTGAGCAGCGGAGCAGCCGTGGCCAACGCGTAACCTTTAAGGATACTGATGGTCAACTTGAACGCACCGGCATTCAGCGCCTTATAAGGAAAGGTAACGACGGACAAGAGGTTGGAGGTAATGCCCACCCACTTAGGGTCGTATCCAGAGGACGCCAGGAGTGGGTTACGGTTGCGTTCGATCTTACCGAAGGCGGTGACCAGGGATGCGCCCAACAGGAAGCGAGAAGCGAACTGATCGGCTACACGCTCAACCAGACGGTTACCCACGTACTTGGAGCTCAGGCGATTCTGGATACGGGTTTCCTGACCTTGTTGAATGCAGACCAGAATGTCCATCATGTCAGAGACTTCATCCGGAACCTCACCACCAGCCATCAGGATGGCAGCCTTGCCGACTTCGAAGACGCGTTCAGCTGAATCATCAGGACCCAACTTACCGATCGACTCAGCGAGGATCGTGTTGGTGATCACGGTTTGACCCATGAACTCGAGGATGGTCCAAGCATGACCACACTCGTGGATGAATACCGAGGTGAGTTCTTTCGCATCGAGTAGCCCATCAAACATCTCAGGGGTGAACTTGATCAGGAACTGGATCTGACTGTAGAAGCCAGACGCCTTGACCTTCTGCATGTCGAGCTTACCGCTCAACAGTTCGTCCGAAACGAAGTTGGTGTAATCGAGTGCTGCCAGCTTGGCCAACATCTTCGGCATGAGTGGGTTGAAGGCACTCAGTTGTGGTTGCTTGATGCTGCACAGGTACTTGCCAGCGATGAGTTCAGCCTTCAGGTAACCGAAGGACAGGTTGATGCCTGTCTCATCGAAGGTGAGCTTAGCGAGCTTCTCAAGCTCAATCAGGACAAACGCGTGATCGTCCTTGTTGGCGAGGCAGTTGGCAAAGATTTCCCCAACGCGTTTAGGGAATACACTGTTCACTTGGACGCTAATCGCTTCCTCGGACAGATCAGAAAGATCGAACATAGTGGGGTCCTTCGAATGAGGTTTTATACATACCCTTTTCAGCAGTCGCATTAATTAATTACAAGCTCTGTTCATTGGATAGTTAACCAAGCAGGACCACCGAATCAATGAAACGTAAAGAAGCTGATGCCATTATCGCCTCCCTACAACCGGGCGATGTCGTGGCGCGTGAATGTAAGCACATTACCTACACCACTTCGAGCGGTGAGGGTTCGCGTGATGACATGCTCACGATCAAGGAATACCTGATCCTCAAAGATGGGCGCCGCATTCCAAACCTGCGTCGACGCAAGAACTTCGAGCGTCCGTACTGGGTGACCAAGCCACACTTCCGTACTCACCCGGACAAGATCCAGTTCGAAGACCTGGCTCGCGTGGACATGTTCAAGTCAACGCAAATGAACCTGCGTCAAGACATCTGCTTCCGCTTAGGTTTCGGCAACCCAGCTCACGGTGTAAGGATGTTGGCACGTAGCCAATACCTCTACGGACTGGATGCGGGTCCTGAAGTCTTCATGAAACAAACCTACGCGCAGAAGTGGCCGGATCAATTCCACCCGAACCGCGTAACCGTGATCGACTCCGAGACCGACGTGTTCGGTGATTGGACTCGTCCGATCCTCTGGTCGGCGGTAAACGATGATGGCATCGATCTGTACGTGGCTCAGGGTGAATGGTGTCCTGAGATCACTGACTTCACCGAACAGGTTATCGCAGAGTTCAAGTTGGCTCTGGTCGGATGGCAGCAGACGGTGATCAACAAACTCAAGAACAAAGAGTCCGGTGAGTATCCATCGTTCTTGGACGACATCATGAAGATGCCCGTCCGTGTTCATGAGGCTGCTGACCACATCGGTATCACCAGCTCCATGATCAACGACCTGCATGAAGACCAGCCTGACATCGTCACCGGTTGGAACGTCATGTACGACGCCAAGGTAATCGAAGCGTCGTGCCAACATGCTGGCATTGACATGGTTGACTTGACCTCGGACAGTCGCGTTCCTTACGAGTTCCGTAACACGTTCCTGAAACAGGGGCAGGCAATCAAGCGCACCGCCTCTGGACGTGAAATGCGTCTGGATCCTCAAGAGCGTTGGGACATTGCACTGACTACCTCCTCCTGGCGTATCCAGGATGCCATGCAGACGTATTGGCAGTTGCGTAAGGCAAAGGGTAAGGAATCAGGCGGGTACGGCTTGGACGCAGTTCTGACGCGTCAGTTGGGTATTGGTAAGATCAAGTACGATGTCGAAGACTCGGCGATCCCATCCGGTACTCTGCATTGGCACATGGACATGCAGAAGAACCACAAAGTCCGTTACGGCGTGTACAACATCTTTGACTCCTTGGGTCTGTGGGTGTTGGACAAGAAGAACTCCGACTTGTCGTCGCAGATCTCCATGCTGGCGGGTGCGTGTGACTACTCGCGCTTCAACTCGCAACCGACCATCAACGCGATCGACATGATGTTCTCCATCATGAAACGTCGCAAGAAGATCATCTGCTCCACCTCTGACCAAATGGCTGACGAGAATGATGCCAAGGTCATGGGCAAGGATGGGTGGATCGTAACCTTCCCAAGCCACAACGTGGTGGACAGTGGACTGTTCCTCTTCGAGGACATGCCAGACGTCCGCAGTATGATTCACGTATTCAACTCCGACGCCGACGTTGAAACTACTTACCCTACGGCGGAGATCATTCAGAACCTCTCGAAAGAGACGACGATGAATGAACCTTGTAAAATCCGTGGTGTGGGTCGTGAGGTACAGCGGCATGCATCGATCAACCTTACTGGCCCGCAAGAGAACTGTCTTGAAATCGTGCAAACGATCTGCAAGATGCCGACTCTCGATCAATGGGTCGAACAAGCCAAACTGGATATGGAGGCCGCATGACCGAACACGTACGTTTCAAGACCGACGAGGAGCTCGCTGTTGAAGAGGTCCACCGCACAGCCGATCAGGCGTTGGTCAAACAAAGTATCAATGAGCTACTTGGTCTGTTGAATCCGGATGGCGCTAACTACGCCACTAGCCTGACTATCGTAACGCCCGATGGTCCGAAGGAATTCAACGTCAGTCCGATCTTCTCGGCGATCGCAGCGCAGTTCCAGCACTTCTTCAACGGCACTTATAACCAGCATGACGTTCGCCGGCCTCCTGCCGAGACGTTCTTCCCTCACGCAGACCCTGCGCAGGAAGGCGAAGAGCTGGTCAAGCGTCAGTACTTCTTCGATTGCAGGAAACGTCATGTCCACATGGTCTTGACGTTTGCTACGGTCTGGATGAGTAAAGAAGGTCCGACCACCGTGGGCCAACCTCGGTATGTTCGCGAGTACCTATTCCTGGGTCCGGTCGATAATTACGAATGGCGCGCGGTGGTAAACTGGGTGACCGCTCAGTTTGATCGCAGTAAGTACGTGCATCTGTACGGTCACAACTTCGAGTACGTCTGGGAGAAGGACGAGGCTCCAGACATGCCGTCCACTATACGTCTGATCCCGGCGCAGACGGAAGCGGAACCTTTCCCACTCTGCACCATCGGCATCAACACCCCTAAGCGGAAATGGGAGCGTTGGGAGCCAAGCGCCGAACTGGTAGACGCGATCGCCAGCGACACTGCTGCGATGTATCAGAAGGATCGGGAACTGCTCGCGAAAGAGTCCCCAGAAACATAAGCGACACAAGGCCACCTACTCCTTGCGGGGTAGGTGGCTTTATGCTGTTAGCTTTCGGTGTGACGCAGGAAGTTGACCTTGATCGAGTCCACGACACTGATAGTGTTATCAGGACGAATACCCAACGACTTGGCCACCGACATACGTGCCGATTCATCCTTGATCGTAATCACGTTGAAGTCATTCTCCAACCCACCCAGACCACTGACACGGACGCTGATCACGTCAGCCCCAGCTGTGCCCTTGATGTCTGTCTCCAGACCGTTACGTGACACCACAACCTTGTCTAACCCTTTGATCACGGCAGCGATTGCCGAGGCTTGCAGGCTGGAACGGAGACCTGAGTCTTCGTAGACCTGCTTGCTGACGTAGTAGTCGATCTTCAGGTCTTGTGCGGCGTAGATAACACGGTCTTCCCCGTCTTCCACCAGCACGTCGATGTGCTTCAACGAGTTCAACGGCTGGTAGTACAACAGGGTACGGTCCAATACCGACGAACGGATAGGAGCCAACAGGTCGTTGATCCATTCCACGAGAATCGCAGGTACGGTCCGCAGGTACGCCACGTCGAGCACGTCAGTACTGTAACGGTACACGGCGTCGAATAGGCAGACATCCCACCAACGAAGCAGGTTACGTTCACCTTCGTAGATGACGTTCCCGTATTCGTCCATCTGCGCTTCACCTTTGAAGTAGCGCATGCGTTGCGACCCGTCTTCGTTCTTCTCCAACTCACCTTTGGCGAACTTGACGACCAAGGTCCGCTTACCATCCCCGTCAGTGATGACCTTAGGACGGTTAGTGACGGGATCGATCTCGTACACCGTCGATGGGTAACGGGCTGGAACGTCTTCGTCGTACACCAGCGGCTTACGATCGCCCACCATGCCGCGAGACATCGCCCAAAGGCCTGTGAGCTCGTCACCGAACTTCAAACCAATGTTCTCATGGTAGACACCGATTACTTCGTAAGGCAGCTGGAAGCGGCCCAGGAAGCTGTCCACGTCAGAAGACTCAGAACCGATCACCGTGTAGTCAGAGACAGACCACAGGAGGTGTAGGTCCACGTCCAAGTCCAACTTGAAGTTACGGGGCGTGTCATCGAACATCTGGAACGAACGGGTGGTCAGCTGATGCTGCTCATCGATGTCCCAGTTGGTGCCGATCACAAACTCGTAGATCCGCTCATTGGTCGCGGTCTTACCCAGCAACGTGCCTTTGAGGTACGCAAAGTTGGATTCGAACTTCGGCATGTATGCAAGCTGAACATGACACTGCTCATCATCCAGCGCTTTCCAGACATCGTTGGAGTCAGTGACGATCTGAATCACGTAGCCTGCATCCGTCTGCTTGATGCTGCGGACGTTAGAGCTACTGATGGTCAGACCCAGCGTGTCGTTACTGGCCGAGTAGGAGGTCAGGTCGAACGAAGGATCAGCCAAATAGTACGGACGCACCACAAACCGATTCTCTGTTGCATCGAGCACGTAGTGCAGTGGCGTGAACAAGAAGTTCTTGCCAGAGATACCGTTCACCAGTTGCTCACCCGACATCAACTCCAGCGCTTTACGCTGCGTATCGTTCAGGATGGTCAACACGCCGTCCATGTTGCGGTACATGGTCTTCGGAGTGATCGTGTACCGATCGCCGTTGACAATCACGGTTTCCAGCCCAGCGATTTGCTCGAGCGTGGTCTTCATGGTCATCACTGCGGTATCGATACCCGTCGACGCTTGACCGCCCACGTTGTTAGGCATAGCCTTAGACGCAAGGTAGGTACGGATCGACACGTCATCCATGTACATCTGAGCGTTGAAGCCCAGATCGGCGAGCGTGGTATCCATCTGAGCGTTACTGATCGGGATCACCTGAGGACCCGTAGCGTTGTTCAGCATCCGGTCACGACGTTCAGCAAAGGTCGGAGCCGAAGTACCGCCCGACGCTGTGTCAGTCGACATGATGGCGATGGTGGACATCACTTCCAATGGAGCGGAATAGATGCCAGCGTCATCGTTGTCCAAATCGAGGTAGTCAGCCGTGAACGCCTTCGCATCCAGGTTACCCAGGTTCATGTTGATCTCACCTTTGGTGGTGTAGACATCAATACGAATGTTCCGGGTGACTGCACCGCTGAGGTAATAGACGTACGGCAGCTCGACCGTCAACTCGTTCCCGATTACCTTGAGCAAGAGCGTAGGCTTCAAGGCATCGAACACTTGTTGGGAGTGCGTGGTCTGCATCGGTTCCCACTTGCCATCCGAACGCATGTAGAACGCACGAGTGTACAAGTAGTTATCGGACAGCTCGTAGACCTTCTTCAAGGAGGTCGACTGAGTCAAGGCGGCGATGTAGCTGGTCAACTTCATTTGCTTGAGCTTGACCTTCAACCGCAGGAACTCCACTGGCTTCTGGCCAGGCGTCACCATCTTCAACCAGACGGGCTCCACGATTACCCGGTTGCCCTTGAGGGTCTGCAACGGAGAAGGGATGGAGGCGTCGTACACCACGTCAATGCCACCGTGAGCTTTCACGATGAAGTTGATCGGGTACTGCATGGTGAAGACCATGCCGTTGGTCGTGATCGACGTATGGCGTGGGATGGTCAGCTTACGTGTACGGGTTTGACCGACCTGCACCGCAGACGCCAGCACTTCTTCTTTGGACAGGTAGATGTAGAACCAAGCCTCACCAGCCGAACCGAACATCTTGCTGAAGTCCGCATCGGTCAAGTGGTGGTAGAGGTCTTCATCAGTCTTGGCCATGTTGGGGAACTGGCGAGACGTCAACACTTCATCACGTTGGATGGCCGCCGCTGTCAGAATAACAGAAGACTCCATCAGGAACGGAAAGGGGAGGCCAGGGTCAGTCAGGAGAACTTCCCCCTCAAACACGTCTTCCACCAATCCCATCAAGTAACCTTGAAGGCGAGTTGGCTCGTAGCGCAAGTCCGCCATCTGGGCAAGGATGTCACTGGATTTCATTTCAAAGCCCTTTCGTCAATTTGTCCAGAAGATCTTTCTCGATCCACCATTCCATCTCGTAAGTGGCGAGGTTGATATACGGATAGCCGTAGTAGTTCGTCGCGGCGATGAGAGAATGCGGGATCTTCACGTAGTACAAACCGGGAGCCACCAGCTTCTTGTTGAAGTTCTCCATCCGCAGGTTGAATTCCATCAACTGGATAGGGTCGTTGTAGACAGCACCCACCGAGGCAAACTGAACGGAGAACTGTTTGTTCTCCATCTCGATGCCTTCTTCCCGGTTGTAACCAAACGCACTACCGATCGAGATGTTGGTCGGAACGCTGGCACCTGTGTGGAACCATTGTTCGATGAAGCGACCACTCGTGTCGAACTTGAATCGCTCAATCCGAGTGAAGTAATCCATACAGTCTTTACGCCGCGCTTCAGCGTGAGGAACAGCAGGACCGATACGGATGGCACCCATGTAGGAAAGCCACGCGTGGAACATCATCGGGATCGCACCGCCTTTCACGTTGTTGAACGTGGCCGTGATGTCGTAGCGGCCATTATACTCTGCGATAGAGTCGTTCATGATCCACGCTTCTTTCATCAGGCCTTCCGGACTGACATAGGTGTTGATTCCCATGTCGGGTGGAGGGCTCATGGTGACGATACTGTTGCTCAGCAAAGTCAGGTACGGCATGTACGGATCGACCAGTGGCGACTTGTTTACAGTGGCTCGGTTGGTCGTGGTATCCAGCATCATGCGGACCGCGTACTGGTACGTCTGAGGATCCTGAGTCAGTAGGTGAGTCATCGGCCTGAGATACGAGATGTTATCGTATGACAGATTAAGGCTTGGCCTTGTAAAGAGGACTAGGCCTTGCAGCTCTTGATGTGTTGGGAGTGGTGCAAGGTTTGGGAGTCGATTGAGGCCGTAGAAGTAGTCTCCGTAACGACTGTACTCGGAGCCGCTACCCATCGCCCTAGAGATGTTATCGACAACATCCCAGGTGTTCTGCTGACCCTGCTGTGCGGCTAATGCTGTCAGGACTTCCTTATAGAGGAAATCCTCTGTGTTTGCTGCCATCGTGAACCTCGTCTTCAAATTTTATGTCCAACACCCCTACGCACTCTAGGAGAACCCCATGACCCTCGGATTAATTGTGGGCAATGTGCTTAAAGCCACTGCTCTCGCAGCCGCCAAATCCGCGCTCGATGCAGGGATTCAAGCTGTCGTCAAGAAAGGCGTTGATACCGGTATCGATTCCGCACTGAAGGCGCTGACTACTACCATGGAGCGTTCTCCTGGTAACTATGTCCGTGCCACTCAATCGGTTCGGATCGAACCCTTCACCCTTATCGACCAACGCGCCGCGCGCTACGCCAACATCAAAGACGTGTTGAACACCGCTCAGCGCCTGTTCACTGCGTACTACCTGATGGCAGTTGCTGCGGATAACACCATCGAAGGCATCAAGGTCTCCAAGTACCTGGATCGGTTCGCGCCGGACCGTTCTGCTGGTGCGGCCACACTGAACCTGTTGTCTACCGAGTCATACCAATTCGGCTTGCCATTTGTTGGCGAAGCTGCTGGTCTGGAACGCTACAGCAACTACTGCACTGAAGCCGCGCTTCCGCAGTCGGTTCAGTCCAATCCTAGCGCCTTCTCCAAGGTAATGGATGCGGCTGGTGCTCGTGCTGACGACCAACGCGATACTGGCATCAGCGTCAACGCTGCGGCTGCTACCGTGAAGGACATCGACAACCTGGCCGTTGGTCAGATCGTCGACGTGACCATCGAGAAGAATGGCAAGAAAGCCACTCTGCCTGTGCAGATCCGTCTGCGCACCATCGGTGCTGATCCACACGTCATGAAAGAGATCCTGGCCCTCGGTGGCGAAGATCGCTCTCGTTCGGCTCGTATGCGCAAATGGCGTGTGGGCGAAATCTCGATGTGGCGTGATCTGGTCATGAACCAGGATTACATCGACCGTTATCGTCAAGCGGCCATGGCTGACAAGTCCGGCTACTTCCGCTCGGCGTACAAGCGTGCGAACAAAGGTCTGTTGGCCACCCTGATGACTGGTGAGACTTCGGTCGGTGTAGCGTCCTCGATCGCTATCACTACCCGCGACACCATCCGTGATCTGGAAAACACCATCGACGGTCGTATCGACGACTTCAGCGTTCGCCAGCAGATCTTCGACGACTCGCTGATGATGCTGCTGTTCGTGATCGACACCGACCACGACACCGTCACGCTGTACACCCGTGACATCGAACAGGCTGGCGTCTACGCCATGAAAGATCTGAAAGGCGGCGGCAAGTCTAACGACCTGACTGACGTTATGAAGATGTTCATGGAAGGCCGCGTTCCTGGTCGTCTGTAATTCCCCACCCCTGCATCGAGCGAGCCACTATGAAGCCCCTTGAGTTTATCCGCCGTCTGTTGCCTACATTCGGTAAAAAGGATGTGCGTGAGAAATTGCGCCTGGCAATGTCCAAACTGGCTGACGTCGTCGGTCCAGCCCTCGAGAACCTCATCCAGGCCTTGCCTGGTGCCACGTACTCCTCGCAGTACGGCAAGGAATTCCTGGCGGCGTTCCTGAAGTTCGTGCCATCGCGCATTCGCAACCTGCGCAACCCTCTGCTCGAGACGATCGAGCAGGCCAAGGACCATGCCCTCAAACTCGGTGAGCTACTCACCGATCACACGGCGAAGGTGTTGAAAGATACCATCCATGTGGAAGGCATCACCTATCAGACCGTGACGCTGTTGCGCCTGATTGAGATCCTTGACTTCTTCGGTGACTATACCAGCCGCTTCATGTTGCGGCTGGTGACGGCTGAGACCAACGTATTGGTCTTCCAGTCTCCCGAGAAAGGTGAATTGAGCAAAGCTGAAATCGAATGGTTGGACAACAACCGTGCGGCCTACTTCCGAATCCTCGAGCTCTTGTATGACGACCCTCGTGTGATCATGGGGAAGTTACAAGGCATCCCGGAGTTGGTGGTTTCCAACGGTGGCCATGAGGCTATCCCGGTACCAGCATTGATGGGCGGTGCCGGTGATCCTCTTGAACTCGGCGTCGTGCCTTTGCTCTCTGGCCTCTTTACCTCGGTTGGCATTCGTTCCGTCAACCGTGATATCGAGCGTTACGAGCGTGCGAAGAAAGAACGCCGTGCCTGCGAGATGCGTCTCGAAGCGCTGACCCAATCAGGTCGCGGCGCTACCGACGCGCGCACCCAATCGATCATCGAAGGCTACGAACGTGAACTCGTTCTGGTCCGTGCGAAGATCGCCTCGATGGAGGGGAACTAATGGGCCTCGTTTACACCGTAAGCGGGTTTCCTACGAACAACCAAGCTCCACAGACCCAGGACGCTCCTGTTCTGTATCACGACGCTAATATCGATGCGTTGTATGCGAGCAGCGCCACTAACCAAGAGATCAGTTTCCCTGCGGAGCTCGAGACTTTGGAGACGGTGCTGCGTGCCTGGTCTGCGGCTGGTGGTTTGTTCGACAACCTGTTGCAACCCGGTGTACTCGTATCGGCTTCCGTGACGTCTTTCGTTCTGGAAACGGCTGCGATCGTGAACGGTGATAAAACCCGTCGCGGTCTGTCGTTCCAGGATTGGGCGTTACTCCTCAAGCCGTGCGAAGACACCACCGTGGGTCCCCCACAGCTGAACGATGCGGCCAAACAGACCTTGCAGATGTGTGCAGGTTTGTCGCTCGAAGCGCTGATCCAGCAATGGATCCTCACCGCCGGTTTCGAAGACCTGATCGGCACCATGAAAATCTACGTCGGTGACATCCAAGCTTAATAGCTGGAGTGCGTGAGGTAGTTAGTATGAATACCTTACGCCGCAAGACGTAACCATGTGTACTGCGGGGGAGCTCTTTCCCCGCACAACCAATAGAACCTGGAGTCTCATTATGGATCTCGGCCAAGCCTTGATGGATTACGCGGTGGAGTCTGGCGAAGCTGTCGCTGTCATCGCCCCTACCAACGAACTCAACGATGCCGGTGCTACCGAGCTGACCGTTGTGACTGATGACACCCGCAGTGACCTCGAGGAAGCCCTCGAAGAAACCGCTCAGGAAGTCATCAAGCTGAACAAATCGAACGCTGGCGCGCAGAAGCTCGTTGACGCGACCGAATCGATGGAATCGTTCATGCTGCAACTGGAATCCTTCGAAGCTCGCGGCATTCCTCTGGACGGTGCTGCATCGCAGCTGTTCCTGCAAGGCGTCGCGGTTTCCCTGGAAGCCCGTGAAATTCCGAAAGAGTTGTTCGCTGACGACCTGATGGCAGCACAAGCCTCGTTCGAAGCCCTGGCCATCGGCCACGACGGTGCCAAAGACGCCGCTCCGGAAGCGAAGGAAAAGACTGGCAACATTCTGACCCGCATCTGGAACGTGTTGAAGACTGCCGTCCTGGGCGCGATCACTCGCCTGACCAACTGGGTCAACACCATCGGCAAATCCGCCAAGGCCGTCAAGGCTTCCGGTGCCAAGCTGAAAGGCGTGGGTAAAGGCGTAAGCGGCGAAGCCACTGGCAAGCTGAAAGGTTCGTCCTACAGCGCCCTGGTCGTTGGCGGTAAGGTCGATCCTGATCACGCGCTGTCTGCCGTAGAGTCCGGTTGGACCTCTGGCGTACTGACCGTGACCAAAGAGCTGCGTGCTATCAGCACCGGTATCGTCAACGCGCTGAGCAAAGCAGACGCTGGCACCATCGGCGCGTTCGCTCGCACCATCGACACCAAACTGCACAAGCAGGATCACGACCTGACCGGCGGCTACGCCATCAAGTTCTCTCCAGGCGAAGGCGGCGGTCTCGACGGCGTACTGAAAGCGAAGTTCGCAATCACCAAAGGCGAATCGCCTAAGGCCGGCGAAGACTTCACTCCACTGACCGGTCCTCAGATCGTGGCATTGGGTGGCAAGCTGGAATCCATCGGCGCATTGATGGAAAAGATCGCTACCGACAGCAGCGAATCCGTTCGCCAAGCACACGCGGTAATCGACGCTGCGAAGAAAGGCGCAGACAAGTCGGGCGACGCAGCTGACCAAGCAGAAGCGAAGAAACTCTTCAGCACTGCTCAGTCCCTGGTCAAGCAGGTGTCCTCCTACGCTCCGCAATACGTGGCCTTCATGGGCACTGTTGCCAAGCAAGCTTACAGCCTGGGCATGGCCTCGGCTGCCAAGCACAAAGGCGCAGCTGCTGCTACAAAAGAAGACAAGGAGCCAGGTACTGGCGTCGCTGTAGTCTGATGTACGGCAATTAGTGTAGGGGAGGACTTCGGTCCTCCTTTATGCTGTTTCCTGAATCATATAGCTTAACCTACCAGTGGTGAGGATATGGAGTCAGAACTTGAAACTATCGACGACGATGAGTCGGTAGACGTGTTACGAGAACACGACCGGTTGGTTGACGAGAGTTTCGAGGCAGTGGTCCGTTTGCTGGACACCCACGACGCTCTGTCCCACCTCGTGTTGGCTAAACCAGACATGACAGACCATGAGTTCCGTGAAGCTTCCACTGACGTCTATCGTCTGGCGGTTGAAGGCACGGACATCAGTCTTGAAAGTGTGGACATGAGTTTCGAAGCCAGTGAGAACGCGTTGGTCTCTGTGGCCAAGGCTATCGGTCGAGCAATCGCTGAGTTCTTCAAACGCTTCATGCAGTGGATGTCGGAGATCGACATCATGGTGACCATCCTGCGTCGTCGTGCTTTCATGATGCAGAAGGCTGCCATTGCTGCTCGGGGTCGTACGGTGGATAAACCCTTCGTTACCCTGAACCGTCTGCACCGTTATCTGCGTCGCGGACACAACTACATGTCCGACTCGATCCGTATGGAACACGAACTGCGGATTTTGTTGAACGTATGTAACGTGACATTCGGCGACCTGCCTAATGACGTGTTGCGTGCTTTGGACAAGATGCCAACCGTGGTGACGGGTGAGGATAAGAAGACGGCTTGTATTGACATCGTCGAAACCATTCCCTTCCAACGGCTCGCTAATCGACTGAACATGAAGCCTGTTCCCCGCGAACGTTTCAGGCGCGACGGTGTGCAGGGCACTTCACCGCTGATCGGCGGTAAGACGGTGTACCTGTTCCAATCGGACTTGCGTGATAAGGGTACGGTGGGGTTGCGCTTCCATGGGTTCGTGTATTCGGATTCCACGATTGAGCAATTCACCTACGCCGCACAACGCGACTTCGATACCTTGGGTCCTCTCGACATCGTCAAGATGCCAGAGATCCTGGTCGAGATCCTGGGTGCAATCAGTCGGGCAAGTAACAGTACAACGCTCGCTAAGATCAAGCGTGCGAAGAGCGTGGCTGAAAACTTCAGCATGCGCATTGCTTCAGACGGTGCGATGAGCGCAGGTGATCGCGATTACATTCGTAAGACGGTCAACGCGTTGATGTACTGGACAACAAACATCAGTCGCCCTCTGGGCAACGATGCAATCTCGGTATGTAAGGCGGTCCTTCACTACTGCCATTCTTCATTGAAAGCTCAAAGGTAATCCCATGTCTAAACTTGCAGCAGACTTCAAATCTTTCATGGCGGGCAGTGCCAGCTTTGAATCGGCAGTGGTGGCCGCTCCTACCGAACTCTCCAACGATCTTCCGATGGACTCTGAAACCATCCTCGAGATCCGTGAAGACCGCAACGAAGTCGACGAAGAGCTTCAGTGCCTGATCGAAGCTGACGCACCGGCCGTTGGTTCCGACGCCATCAACAGCGGCGTGGGCGCTGTCATGTCGATCGTTGATGCAGCTCCGGCTGTTGACGCAGTATCGGCTGACGCTTTCGTGCCAATCGCCAACGCTTCGCTCGAATCCATCCGACGTATCCTGGATGTGGAAGTTCCTCGTCTGAACCAGGAGCTCAACGGTCAGATCTCCTTGGAGTCCATCGACTCCCTGCGCGATTGGGTTGGTCAGGCAGCCTCTTCCTTCAAAGCGTCGGTGAAGAACTTCTTTGCTCGCATCGCTCTGTGGTGGCGGCGCCTGTTCGTAACCGTTGAGCGTCTGCGCAAACGCCTGAACAGCATCCGTGCTCGCATCGGTTCCCGCAAAGGGTCTGGTGGCAAGGAACTGAAACTCGGCAAGTACGCAGCGGGCCTGGTACAAGGTGATGGCTTCGCAACTGATCCATTGGCAGCCATGGCATCCGAAGCTTCCCTGAACACTCAGCTGGCTCAAATCCTGCTGGGCGCTCAAGGTGGTATCGAGTCCATCCTGTCGAGCCGTCTGGATCAACTGCTGGGCACTGACCGTCCTGCATCGGCCATGTTCCGTGCTGACCTCGGCAAGGTGTTGGAACAGCTGGAAGCGGCGATCAAGTTGCAACCTGCCCACTTGCTGGGCAATAAGTCGCTGATGACCGAACCAGATGACGGCGATTACATGATCGTCACTTTCCGTGACACCTCGCCAAGCGCTGACATGGTGGCCAAGAACGCTGTGCCTCTGAAGTCTCTGACTCCAGAACAGGTGTCTGCGTACCTGGATGCTATCGACGTGCTGTTGGACAGCGCCGTTGCTACCATCCGTGGTATCGAGAAAGAATCCATGCGCGTTCTGAAGGCGGCTGAAACCGCTGTTGAGCGTGTCGGTTCGAAGTATCAGATCGATCGCGAGATGCAACAACAAACCGTTGATGCTGACGGTCGTCCGTCTTACACCACCGTGACTGAAACCACCAGCACCATCGGCCGTGTCATGGAAACCGAGTACGAGATCGTTGAAGTCATCAACGGCTTGTCTTGGACCATCAACGTTCTGGTTGCCCGTACTCTGTACGCTGCTTCCAGCGTGTTGACCTTGGCTGAAGAATCGGTCATCCAAGACTGATAACGCCCATGAGACGGAGGTGGGTTGCCCGCCTCCGTTTTATGCTGTGTATCGTTTCTACCAAGGACAATTATCCATGCCCCGGATCACGTTGGGTTTAACGACCAATTACGAAAACATCACACGTCCTGTGGCCATGTCGATTGCGCGCGATGTAATGCGCATCTGCGATATTGACCAGAAGACTCCCCTGTACATGCCCGGTGAGTTTGAACAAGTCAACCAGCCTGGTACCGCCCTCGGAGAAACTCAAGAGATCCGTTGGTCGTCTGACCGCCGCCTTGTGGTGGTGGCTGATGACAGCATCAAGAATGACTCGATGTTGACTGGCAGTGTCATGGACAACGAACAACCTCCGTTCTACGAGGATCGTCGTCTGGGTCTGTCGCTCCGTCCAGTGTTCGTCACTTCGGACCTGGTGTTGTCATTCAAGTACACCTGTGCTACCAGACAGGAAGCTATTCGTTGGCGTGACGAGATGGCGGTCAAGCGTAAGCAGAACCGCACGTCCATCACCCATGAGATCGAATACGACATCCCGATTGCTGATGGCACGCTCGGGACGTTGGCTCACATCCACGAACTGCGGGAAGGGATTGCCGGTTACGGTGAAACGTTCGCCGAGTGGTTCAAGTCCTGCCAGTGTGTACCGTTCCACTTGATCGGTACTGTCGATGGTCGTCAAGACACATTGAACATGATGGTCAAACAGAAGCAGGTAGCAATCACCGGTTACTTCGACTTCACCGACATCCCGAAGGAACGGAAGATGGCCGGTAACTCGACGTGGGAAATCGAATTCAGCTATCAGCTGCAATACGATCGCTGCACTCATCTGTACTTCGCTTACCCGTTGGTCGTCCATCAACAACACGTCGGTGCTGACTTCTTCGATTCGACTGCCAAGTTCTCTGTAGAAGAACTCGACAAGAATGGATCGATCGGGATCAAGGCGCTCGACACCATGAATGAGTGGGTGAACTACTATCCTGCTCCGACGGGCGGTTTGCGTGTGCCGTACTACGACGAATGGATTCCACCGAAGAGCGCACAACCGGTCTACTCGATTCCAATCATCAGCTGGATGATTGTACTCGATCCTACCGACCCACAAGACATCCTGGACCTGTCTGCCTTACCAGACATGACGTTCATCCAGGAAATCGACACGCTGTTCAGACAGGCTCCACAGAAGCTTACCGTCAAAGGTCAGTCTCCGGTGTTGTTCACGCTGTTCTGTGACGACACCGCCATGGCGCAAGAGATCCTGGTGATCGATGAGCACCTGCGTGTTCGAACCACCAAGCCTCTGGACTTGCGTCGGACCTATCACCTGCGCATGTCGTTCGTGACCAACTACAGTCTGTTCGTGCCTGATGCCATCATGGACATGAAGACCAACCCAATCGCGACGTTACTGCTGTTCCAAACAGTCGTACCTCCATTGGACGTCGAATGGGCAGTGCGTCGGTTGATCGATGGCAAGTTCATCGTGACCAACTACCTGGTCTGGTTCTTCCAGTTCATCATGGCTCATGGTTACGGCATGTTTAACCAGGGTGGACATCGCTACGAAGGTCCAGGCGGTATTGACAATCGATGGCGGGGTGGTCTGTCGGGTGTAGGGAGAAATGCGGGCGGGCAGTTTGCCTCGGCGGTTAAACAGTACGGTCCTCGTGACCCGAGTCTGTACACCGGTAGCAACTGGCGAGTGAATATGTCCGATGGCGGGATCAGCAATCCGGATGGTTCTGGTGGCGGGGGTAGTCCAGGCTATTGGGACGAAGACGGTAACTGGGTCGATACACGTCCAGGCGGTAACACCGGCAATGGCGGTTGGCCTAATGACGGTAGTGGCGTAGGTCCTCATCCTCCTGGTTGGGTTGACATCACCGATCCAGGAGTGCGTAGCCGTACCAACGGTGGACCTCATTACGTGCAGTTCCTCTCCATCATGGCCCTGCGCTGATACCAGCGCTGTTAGCCGAAAGGTATACATGCGTTTGTCTTTATAGAGAACGTGCTGTGTGCGTCATTACAGAGCGTCTCAGTGGGTATATCGCTCGGTATATCCATTGGGATGGCTAACTTGGAGTCAGTTATGCCACTTCCAACAGTACCTGTGGCCAAAGCGCCCGATGTACCGAACCTCAAGAAGCACGAAGAGACCTACCAATCGCCAGTGGTTGATACCCGCAAGGTGAGTTACGACACCCTGGCCTTGTTCCCATCTGGCCAACGCATGGTTGTTGACTTCTACAACCAGGTCCAACTGCGCGATAACGCAGCAGCGTCCTATCAGGATGACTTGCTGGCGGCCTTGCAACAACTACACCTGATCCGTGGTTGGGAATTGGTGGTGACACAACCACTGTCCCACAGCCAGAACGCTGAGGACAGTCGTGGTTGGGAGTCTACGGGCTCTTCCATGGTCTACAGTCCGATGACACCGAACTTGGGTGACATCTTTATTGCCGACATCGGTAATGGGACGTCTGCACTGTTCCAGGTGACTGAAGCCAAACGTAACACCATCTATCCTGAATCCGGGACAGAGATCAGTTACCGCGCCACGCGCAATATCACTGCCGAAGTCATGGCCGGTCTCAAGAAGAAGACGGTAGCCACCTTCATCTTCGACCGTGAGAACATGCGCAACGGCATTCAATGCCTGATCCGTGAAGAAGAGGTGGATGTCATCCGCCGTCTGGGTCGTGCTTACGAACGTCTGGCGCATCTGTACCTGCGTGACTTCTACGCTACCGAGTTCAAGACCCTGTGCGTACCTGGCCAACTGGTACCGACCTACGATCCGTACATGACGCGCTTCATTCGTGCGACCGTGGACAGTCGTTCCTTCCCGCTGGTGTTGCAGATTACTGAGCTCGGCGTGCAGAACGATGTATTTTCTAACCAGTACTCGTTATTCGATGCAATCATGCGGATGGACATCTCTTTGCTGTCCAGCGTTTCGCGTTACGGGGGAATCAGCGACATCCATTCCTTCCGTGCTCGTCCGATGATGAACTCGATCTACTTCAGCGGCATTAAGCAAGTGGTGACGATGCGGGACGTTCCGTTCAGCATTGACTCTGAGCTTGAGTTGGCGCATGGGCAGGAAGACTTCATCGAAGCTGGCGTGCGTAGCGGTACCATGAACGCCCTCCTGCCACACCTGGACTTGACGCAGGGCACTGAGGTCAGTGTTCGCGAGATTCCTCTGATCCATCCTGTCCTCAAAGACAAGAACTACATCTTCAGTGATGAGTTCTACGACGATGGCGGTAACAAGAGTATCCTTGAACGGTTGCTCTACGACCGCCTCGATACCGAATCCACCGATCTCCAAGACCTCTTGCGTGTGGCAGAGGAAGCTCCACGGTTTCCTAACCTGGAACGCTTCTACTACATCCCCGTGATCTTGGCATTGATCAAATTAGCCCCTGGGGTTCTCTGATGCAATCGATGCCCATCCAACGGTCTGGCTTTCATAAGGCTCCGCCTAAGAAGGTCCGTGCAAAGTCGACAGCGTACTTCCTGTTCGACAAGGACTACCAAGTCCTGTTCAATCTGGACCACGTCAGTTTCAGGGCTCGTAACAAGACCCTGAACATCTCCATCGTCTCTGACGGCAGTGACGACGACATGACTCGTCTGACTGGTGAGATGATCCCGACGGGTGGGACCATCATGGAGATCGTCGATCTGTTCGCAGACGGCGCCTCCATCAGCTTCCCTACCCACAAGGTAGCGGCTGACGCGTACAAGCGTATCGTCGACCACCTGGAGTTCCACTTGGCCGAGATGCGGACGAACATCACGTACGTCGCTCCAGATCCTGAAGACTTCAAGAACATGTCCGAGTTCGCCACGGTCATTCGGCCATGGGCTAAAGAGTTCAACAAAGACATCGACTCCATGGTGGTGTCCAGCTCGATGCACAGCGCTATGCCTGTTCGTCCTTCGTTCAGCTTTGGTCTCAACCAGGGTCATCAGGAGGAAGGTACAGCGCCACCAGAAGCCACACCGAAGTCCGTCACTCGGATGGATGCCATCGAACGCTACTTGGAGAGTTTAGAACATGGCAGTCGCAGTTGAGTCATCGGCTCTCGGGTTGGAGCTGAGACGGATCACTGGCAAGCCTGGTAGTCCGTACTACAAACTCGAGATCTTCGTCAACGCAGGGGGTCGACAACTCCACCCTCTGCAAACGATGCGCATGGACGTGGATCGTGATTACAAAGTCGCTTACATGGACGATCACTCGGTCACGTTGCAGTACGGATCGGGTACAGCGATCTTTGACATCGCTCCGTTTCAGGATGACCTCACGATCACCATTAAGAAGCACATCCTGACGGGCGTCAGTGGCGGTGAGGGGGCTGGAGCCATCGAGGCCAGGACTTACACCGCTTACCTCACTGACGACCTCCCACGAGGTCCTGAGATCTCAGCCGCTCCACAGTTCAAAGACCGTGAGACCGCTAACCGCTCCAAGACGTTGACGCTGACGTTTGTCTTGGAGGAAGTGGCGGTGACACAGTTGCGGAAGATGTCGATCGGTACGATCGTACGGGCTACTCCTCCCTACATGGTGCTCAAGACGTTGATCAACAATGCCTTGAATTCCATTCAGGTTCCAGTGGAATCCAAGATCAGTGGATTCCAGATGGAGGAGGCAAGCAACAAGGCTCCACGCGACCACATCGTGCTGGAAGACGGGACCATGTACGTGGACCTGCCTGACTTGCTGCAAAACGAGAAGGGTGGCATCTACTCCTCGGGTTTGGGCTTCTACATCCAGCAGCAGTTCGTCTACGCCTGGCCGTTATACGACACCAAGCGTCTCGACAAAGCTAAACGGGTCTTGCAGATCTTCATGGCACCGTCTCAGGCGACTAGCGGGATTGACAAGACCTGGACTGATGATGGCCGTTGCATCTCGGTGTGGTCTGCGGGTGCACCTAAGCTGTTCAATGATTCGCTGGACATCCTCAACACCGAAGGTAACGCCACTCGGTTTGCGGACGCTAACAATCTGATCGGTGGCATGGGTAAAGCCGAAGGTAACAAGTACACCATGAACCGAAGTACCAACAACAGTGAGTTTGCAACGACTGTGGTGGGGAATGGTGCGCACTACGCCAAGCGGTCGGAGAAAACCTTCAGCGCTAACCCGTACGTCGAAGCGTCGAAGATGGCTCGTCGTCAAGGTCAGTTCATGTTGCTGCCTTGGGAACGTTCCAACCCAGACCTGTTGATCCCTACGATGGCTGTGGAGGTCTACTACGACAGTGGTGGTGAGATCAAGATCATGAGTGGGACACTGACCGGCTGTAAGAGTCAGTACGTCTTACAAGGCACAGGCCCAACCCCTAACCGGGCGATGGCGTGTAAGTCCATGATCGAAGTGTTCCTGGATCGTGAGGATCCTGATTTCAAAGCCTTCGTGGCTAAAGGTGGCTCTGTTTCGGGTACTCCGCAAATCGATGCTCTGTAAAATTTTAAGTAATACATTACTCATGTGTACACCAAACATGAGTACTGAAGTAGCGGTAGCAAGACTCCCCTCTGCCGATGGTGGAGGGAGTCGATTTATGTCACTGTCCACAAAGGAATCGATAATGAGTTAGTCGGAGGAAGTATGCATGGTCGGATGTCAATTGAAAACCCAACTGTAAAGTTTGGGAACATCCTCAACGTGCTAGTGAAGGATGAGAACGATAAGCTGACGTACAAGTATTACATCGTCGCTAAGCCGTTCGACTACCGCGATTTACTCGAAGAGATTCGGGTGGAAGGGATCTACAAGACAGAAGAGGTGTATGAGCGCCTTGGAGTGCTCTTGGTGGAACGTGAGTTGGTGTTTGAGTGTGAGGCTGCTCTTCTCGATCTTGGCATCGTAGGACGCGTCTCAGAAGCTGTGATGTTAGTCTACAAAGACAAACTGAACGACCGTGGCCGTATGGTTGACGCAATCGTGAAGGATGTCCGTAACAACTGTTGGCAGTTTGATGGTCCTGAAGGTGATCTCCACCTGATGACCGTTGAGAAAGGTTACACCCTCGGTTACGCCAAACTGTGCATTTCGTGCAGCCGTAACGTCGAGCGCTGGATCACGTTGGACATTGTTGGCCCAAGTGGCGCTGACTTCCCGCCTGATCTGCAACAGCAAGTCGAAGCAAAACTAATGTCGTACATTTCCGAACGGTACCCCGATGAATACTTGGCGCTTAGAGCCTACATCGGCCGGTCTGAATTGGCGCAATCCCTAGACACCCTGGTAGGAGTACATTCATGAATCAACAAACGTTGGAAACGATACGTAAGCTTAGCAAGACCATGCGCGGTATCACGATCATCACTGCTCAGCAGTTGAAGAACGACCGCATGCCTAATTACCAGGCTCCCCAGTTCAAAGGCCCGATTGTGGTTGACTACCTCAATCTGTTAACCAAGTGAAGGGTCAACCGCTGCGTGTAGTCCTCGAAAAGCGCAACAGTCGACTGGGTGTCGAGGAAGAGCTCGTGGCCAGCAAGGCGCGTAGTCTTGGCATCCAGGTTGTCGTGACTACCGAGAAGATCGTCTCTCGTGGGTTCTTCATGTTCAAGGACACGGACCTGGTGGTAGGTGGTGTGATGTTCATGAAGCATGCGCTGCGTGCGTATGGCAAAGAACTGGTTGAACACACCCCTTACCCGTTGTGCCTGAATCACCTCCTCTATCGCAACGTAGGTCACATCCGTTCGTTGAAGGATGCCAAGTACCTACTCGATCAAGGCCAGAAGTTCTTCATCAAGCCAGACGGCTGGAAGTGCTTCACCGGGTTCGTGGCAGAACACAGCGACGACTTCCGCTTCAATGGGACCTCTAACCAACAACCGGTGTTTACATCGGACGTGGTGGAGTTTCTAACCGAGTGGCGAGTCTACGTGGTCGATGGGCGTGTCCGCGCTGTACGGTGGGCAAATGCAGGCACGCAGGATCTGGTACCTAACTACGCTGAAATCGAACGCGCTGTCTTCGAGTTCAAGGTCGATGGTTCTCCCGCAGGCTACGCTATTGACTTCGGTGTCCTTTCAACTGGCGAGACCGCATTGGTCGAAGTGAACGATGGGTTCTCCATCGGCGCCTATGGCGACCACTTGGAAGGTACGTACTGGGACATGGTGTCAGCCCGCTGGCAGCAACTGATAGGAGTGCAGTGGGATGGGAACAGTAACAGCGATCTCGAATCACCCGAAGTTCAAGTGTAAGCATGCTCGAGCGTGGACCCTATTCATGGCTGACTGGATTAAGGTCGTGACTGAGCCACAGCCTCCGCGAATCAGCCTACACACCTTCAACCCGATGGTTAAGCGCTTCACCTACCATCCAGACCAATCGAGGACTCCACATGTCCCAGAATAAAGTAGTCAGTATTAAAATCCATCCGAAGTACCGTGACCTGGCCGCTCTGCGCCGTTTCCTCGTGGAAGGTCAAGACCACCTCGGCACCAAGGTAGACATGACGCGCTTTATCGCCAGCGACATTCCTGAGGTCCAAGCGCAACTCCTGGAGCTGAACGAGTGGGCTAAGGCGTTGCAGGAAATGCCCGAGGGTCTTCCGCCTGTTCCGACAGTAGCTGAACTGACCAAGATCGCTGCCGCTCAACGGCAGGTCGACTTCAGTCACTATAGGCTCCAGACCGGAAGGTCAGAAGGCAAGTCCCTGTCGGTAGAAGAGTTGATGATCCCACTGGGTCCACTTAATCCATTCCAGATGTGGTCTGATCCTCCGCGTGGCGCTATGTTTGCTGGCGGATTGAAGAAGGGTGAGTTCTCCACAATTGCGGCTATCCCCATGGGTCCTCCTCCAACCCTGACGGCCGCCTACGCCATGGTTAGGGAAGGAGTCAACATCGTGATCGAAAACAAGATGGAATACATGGTGAGAGGTCGCGATGATGCAAACCCAAGTACGTGAAAACTACATGGTCACCCTCGGCTTAGCTGCAATCATCCATGGCACTAACAAGGCCGTGTGTGAAACAGCTAAGCGGTTGGCTGATCGTGCTCCAGGCGCTGTGCGTAAGGCTACCCTCATCCCACTCTCCAAGTCAGCTGATGCGTTTGACATCATCAACGAAGAAGTGGTTCACGCTAAGATCGAAACCGTTCTCGGTAAAGTCTGGCGTGAAGGGTACGAGTACGAGATCGCTGTCAAGATGGAACCGGACTACGAGTACACCGTGGAAGAGGTCTTCGACTTAACCCTCGAAGCTTTCATCAAACGGGGTATCGTGGCAGGTGAGATCATGATCTCTGTGGTCAATCCTGCAACAGGTCTCAATGTGACTCGCGAGATCAACATGGCTAATGTCGTCAGCCGTATGGAACGTTAACAGCATAGAGCCAGGGCATTACGCCCTGGCTCTATGCGTCTTCTTTTTTTTGTTACGCTGCGTGGTCTACGCTACGCTGGATGACGTTCATCAGCGTGTTGTACGAAGTCACGTAGCTGGTGCCTGCTGCTGCGATACCACGAGAGAAGATCGAGGTAGCGGACATCAGGTTGCTGGTCGCTTTCTGCACGTCCAGGCCATCGGCGCTTTTCACTTCACCAGAGATCTTCTGATATTCATCAGCTGACTTGTTGACGTGAGCCACGGCGCTGTTCAGGCCTTGCTCGGCTTTGCTCTGGCCGCTGAGTTCTTCCTTGATGGTCTCCAGCAGCTTGACCAGGGACTCTTTGCTCGGCACCTGCATGGTAGCCGCTTTGGCTTCATGCATCGCGACGACCTTGACGTCGGCACCGATCATTGGGTAGGCACTGTCCTTACCAGGAGTGACCACCAACTCTTCGTTGACGTTCAGGTCTTCTTTGAAGCCTTTGCCGACCTTGGACGCGATGCCTTGGTTCAGCTTCTTCAGCGCTTCGCCAGCGTCGGTGTTAACCGATACGGAAGGCATGTTGACCAGCATGTCGAACGCAGTACCCCAAGCCATCATGGCCTTGTTGTAGTTGGTGCTGATAGCCTTGGCTGCATCGTCCAGGGAAGCGATGGTGCCGTTGCGAGACATGATCTTCGCTTCAGCATCATTGACCTTGACTTCAGAAGCCACAGCCACTTCTTTGGACGTAGACGCCTTGTCTTTGTCCGCCTCGTCCTTGCCGATAGCAGCAACTGGAGCGGAACCTTTGATCATGCCGATCATGCGCTCAGCGCGATCAGCGACCTTCTTCTTGTTGGCAGTGAAGAGGCCGGCGAACTTGGCCAGTGCTTGACCGATGTACTTGAACGCCTTGACGACCCAAGCGATGATGGTCTTCAGGATGCCCTGGCCTTTCTTCTCGACCTTGTCGACGACAGCCAGCTGGGTGTCAGCCGCTTCGAACGATGGGACGACCATGGAGACCGGCAGGTGATCCAGGCCAGCAGCCATGAAGGCCGATTCGACGGAGATGGAGTAGAGTGCCAGAGCCTGTTCACTCATGCCGTTGGTACGGTAAGTGTCCAGGGTACCGCGCAGCAGAGATTCCATCGAAGCGTGGACGCGACCACCCTCTTCGAATTCCTTCTGCTTCTCTTCCATCTTCTTGGACTCGTCCATCATCGCATCGACGAGGTCATGGACTTCATCATTGCCTTCGTCTGCGTTGTTGGCAGTCTTCGGCAAATCAGTGATCTTGGCATCAACGAGGTCATGGACCTTGTCGTTACCTTCGTCAGCGTTGTCCTTGGTCTTTGGCAGGTTGGTGTTGTCGGCGCTAACCAAGTCAGCACCCTTCGGACCTTCACCAGCCACCTTCTCAACCTCGACACTTTCAGTCGAGAGAGTAGCCAAGTGCTTGGCTACCAGGCTTTGGAATACGGAACTCATTCTGCACTACCCCCGAAACTTGCTTTGATGTGCGATACAGCGGAGCGGACGTTGTCCAGCATCACGGATGCACAGGCTTTGTTGACGGTGTGGGCCTTGTTGGTGAGGCCAGCTGCTACACGACCAGAAGTCATGTCACCGCCGCGTTTGAAGTTCTGCGACGTTGCCAGTTGGTTGGCGATCGTGGAATACTGATCGACGTCCTTCTTCAGCGCAGTACGCAGGCCACGGATGATGTTGGCGGAGCCGATGATGACCTTTACCAGCGCATCAGCTTCAACACGAGTCAGCGCATCAGCACTGCCCTTGGAACCTTCGCCTTTGCTGGCGGAGAACTTGGCAGCGCCGACATCGTCGCCACCTTCCAGTTTCATTGTAGTGCCGCCTGGCCATTGGATTGGCCAATGCAGTGCGGTGATCGCGGACAGCTTCGGTTTCCCACTGGTCTTGGCAGCAGCCAGTGCAGCAGCAGTGTCCTTGGACCAGGCGCCGGTGATCGATTGCAGCAGTTGAGACGATTTGCTGATCGCTTCAACCGGACCGACAGTCCCAGTGCCGACCAGCAGGTAACGAGCCCAGGCGCCTTTTACTTCGCCAGTGCGGAAGCTACGACCCTTAACCATGACTTGAAGGTCTTTGCCGATCTTCTCGACAGAACCAGCCATGCGCTCCAGGGTAGAGAAGAATCCTTGAATGCCGGACACCAGCTTCTTGATCGCATTGACCAGGAAACCCCAGATCTTTTTGAGAACGCCTTCGCCGCCTTTCTCAGCGTGGTCCTTCTGCTCTTCCTTACCCATGAACTTGCCAGCGGCTTCGAACGATTCTTCGAAGCCTACAGTGGCAGCGTCAAGCCCGGCGACGCCGAGGATGGTCTGGATACCCATGTCGAACTGGCGCGCGGTGCGGCCGTCCCAGCTTTCGTTGGAGACTTGCTCGAGGAAGTTCGCCATGAACGATTCCACGGACACACCAACGCCAGCCAGTTTCTCAGCAGTGATGCCGAGGTCTTTGTCTTTGTTGATCTCAGCGTGAAGGACTTCGCCTTCTTCCTGGAAATGCTCAACCACATCTTTCGGGATGGCATCTGCGTCTGCCTTCACTTTCAACTCTTTAATCGCTTCGCCGAACTCACTCATCGCTTGGTCACTCGGGTTGTGGATTGAACCCCCATATGAGGAGGTTGATTCATATATTTCGTTACAGCTCGTCGGGAGGATATGAACTTAGCACGAAATCGAGCCAATCATGCAGGGTACGGTACAGAATATTCGTTTCAACGTCACCGCGTCTGGCATCCTTCGCGCAGTCGTAACGCTGATGGCAACAGGCGGTGCATACCACACAATTTACCTCAACACTTACCGTTACCAGCAATTGGCACTGGATGAACGTGACGTCGTTGAGTTTGATGAAATGACGTGGGCTATTAAAAGCCTCGTAGAGACAAACGACATGGACGACAGAGTTTCCCCACCACTTCCATCCGAATGCCCATCCTGTGAGGGTCCCCTTGAAGCCGAGATACATGGCGTCAGGACTCAGGCAGTGTGTTTGGATTGTAGAGGGAGGAGTGCCGTGATCAATGACATAACTGGGAGTATGTTACAACTTGCTCCCAAAGGGTCTGTCATAGCAATTCCAGTCAACACGGTCGGTGTCCATGGCAGAGGACTTGCCCTATACATGCGGACCATGTACAAGACAGCACTTGGACGGTACATGCGGCTGTGCAAGAGTGGGAAGATCAACACCGGCGATATGGAAGTGGTGCAAGAGGAAGCCTTTCGGGTTGCACTATTCCCCACCAAGCATCAATGGCGTAATGCTTCCTGCACTCGATTAATACATCGCAGTGCCGTCCGTTTACGAAACTACCTGGATGCTCATGGAATTACTGAGGTCCATCTACCACGCGTAGGGTGTGGCAAAGAAACCGGTCAGTTGGATTACGAGACCGATGTCCGCCCTATCCTCAATGAGGTCTTCGCTAATTCCGGTATCCAGGTCAACGTCTATGATTGGAGTCTGAAATTATTACCTACGAGAAGTACACCCACGACACCCCAGCGTTGAAGAAGATGCTGGCCGATGCAAGTCACGACCGGTTTCTAGGCGACATCGTGTACGCTCGTAAGACCGACCAGATGATTCTTATCATGGACGGTAGCGAGTTGATCGGTTTTGCGATGCCTCGCCTGGAAAGTGGTTTCTACCGGGTGGGTCCGATCTACGTGGATCCTGCTCAACGCGGTAAAGGTATTGCGACAACGTTCATCAAATCTTTCTTCGCGAGTCGCAACGGTCGGGCGTATATCGATCCCGCGAACACTCCAAGTCGAAAGTCGTTCAAGGCTGCGGGATTCATCCAAACGGGTAAAGTCTACCGTAAGGGTGATGAGCAATACCTCCAGTACGAGAAGCGTGTACTGAAATCCATTGCTTGGTAATCATCGGTAGGGGAGCGATCCCCTACTTATGTCGCATATCCTACTTGAAGGTCCTCTCATGTTTGTCGATATCAGCAACTACATCATCGCAACACCACTCCCTGTGTCTGAAACAAACCCAGTAGCCTTGGAGCTCATGGGATCGCTAGCCCTGGTGGAATGTCCTGGGGTTGTCGAGCAACTGGAAGACGGGGCGGTCCAGTTCACCGCCCCTACTAAGGGTGCGTCGAGTAAGAGTACCAAGCGCACTCGTACCGAATGGAAGGAACCTGAGTACTGGGCGATTGGCAGTGCTACTAAACACTGGAGTCGACAAGAGATGACTGTTACCAAAGTCAACTCGGCACAGAAAGTGGTTATCGCACAGATCCACGTCAAGGATGCCACTACCCCGCCGTTGAAGGTGTTCTGGAGCAAAGGCAAGATCACCATTGGTTTCCGTGCCAGCTTCGCCGATCCGGAGATCGTCAACACCACCATCCACAGTTACGTCCCCTTGGGCGTACCGTTCAAGATCAGCATCGGCGTGACTGCCAGCGGTTCGATCTCGTTGAACGTGCTTTGTCAAGGGCTGTTGTCGACAAAGATCCCGCTGAAGCTGGACAGCTCCTGGTTCGACCAGGTCTTGCAGTTCCACGGTGGTGTCTATAACCAGATCGATTACTCCGACACCACGCCTGAAGGTGATGGGTCGATCTGCATCATCAGTGAGCTCTCCACCACTCACGAATAACCCGCAAGGATGACTCATGACCGAACTGCGTGTAGACCTTGTCCCGATCAAGTGGGAGACGGTCGAGAATCCCGTAGACGCTCGAAACATCAACCGCGTCGAACCAACCACCCCCATTGACCCACTCATCTGGAAAGAACCAGAAATGACAGAAGTAGCCGAACCGATCAAGAATGCCATGCCACGCTTTGAATTCAGTGGCATAAAAGATGGCGACAGTCGACCTATCATGTCCAGCAACCATGTCGTGGTCTGCATCGATGATCCTCACTCGATCAACCAGTTCAACATGATTCCACCGCGCTTCCAGAGCGCCTGGTACGACGTGAGCGTGCACAGTGATCCGAAGTGGGTCATGCAAGAAGGTCTGCCGTGCTTCAACTTCGACATCCTCATCACGGCCGATGACAAGTGGGTCGGTATCGTGCCTAAGGACCGTCTGTTCCTGACCAAGCGTCTGAGCAAGACGCGTCAAGCCATTGCGATCAACCAGTTCCTGCGTCAAGCCAAATCCGACAAGGCGCTGATCGTTCCAACGTACGGCAGTAACTGGGGCGACAACTACCACCCGTCCTACCTGGGTACTGAACTGACTGGCAAGATCGTGGTCAAGCCAGAAGACGGCGCTCGTGGCCTGTGTCACTTCGTGGTGGACTTTGACCAAGTGTCGGTAGGTCCGTTCCTGCGTGACCTCTACGGCAAGACCACGGTCGCTGAGATGGCTGAGAAGTACGCTCCTCACGCCCATCTGTCGCATGGCCAGGCTTGGGATGATCAAGAGTCCCAGCAGGTCAAGGAAGAGGGTAACTTCACCTTCCAGCGTTACGTGGATGACATCCAGTACGAGATCCGCGTACTCACCAACCACGTACGGGACATCGGCTTTGCCTGCATCCGCAATCGCATCGGCGATGTCTACAAGCAAGCCACCAGTGCAACCGTGATGCTTGAAAACATCTGCGGGATCGATGAGGCGTCACTAGTCAGCCTGATGGGCGGGCAGAATGAAGTGGACGTCTTCAAACAACTGCTGGACGAAGTTATTGGTCCAATGCAGTCGGTGGATCTGTTCATCACCAAAGACGGTCGGTGGGGCATCTGCGAGTACTGCAACCAATACGGCATCGCAGGGGTGCCTCGCGAATACGCCGTGTCATCGATCTCCGACTACGTGATGCATTGCATCGATGAGAGTCGTACGCCTCAGGATTAACCGCTGGTAAGGGAGTGGATACCACGGAGCGCAAGCTCCGTGGTATCTGTTTCTTTTTTTGTGCTGTGAGATTCTATGGACCCTCTAGCAGGGAGATAATAGAACAGTCAAGGCGATATGACATGGCATCGAAGAGTAAGGCCCAGCGCGCGTTCCTTATTAAGGTCGTAGCGGATAGCGATTTTGCCAAATCGCGCAAGATGAGTCAGGACGTTGCACGCGGTATCCTGGACGAGGATGAAGAACACATCGCCAAGGATAAGCACTGGGCTGATAAACTTCCAGACCGTGCAGGTGGTCACTCGATGGAATCCCGTGATGTCTGGTACAACCCGGATTACATCCCGTTGATCGTTGACCAACAAGTCCACCCGTCGTTTGAATCCCTGACCGAGAAGTTCAAAGCGTTCTACTCCTCGGTAGTCGGTGGTAAGGCAGCACAACACAAGTCTGCCGCCCCTGCTGCGAAGAAGGTCGACTACGATCTCCTGTATCCAGGTAAAGAGCCTCGGGTGGTCAAGACTGGTACCAGTGACTTCACAGCCCTGGCTGCTGCGCTGCGACTGAAATCAGCTCAGTCGACGTTCTGGCCTGGTCTCATCCATCAGGTAGACCTGTACGTCAAGTCGTCTGCCAAGTATATCGCTGCGGTCAACAAGTACACCAAGGATTGTGAGCGCATCTATAAGCGTTGCGAATCCATGAAGCCGGCAGAAGCCAAAGCCTACGCCGATGCCGAGATGCGTAAGCTCGGTGCCCGCGCTCCTGAGAAGCCTAACTTCCCATTGGCTGACTTCTCGTACAACGACAACCAATATGGTGAGACGCACGGTCATCCGTTTGGGCCCGCTCTCGGTTTCCGCGTCATGTGTGAGTATCCCACGCAATCTCAGATTACGCAGCTGATGACCTTGGGTCGTGAACTGTTTGAGCGCGACAGTCCGTACGAAGACTACTGGACTCTCGACGATACTGACGAGGTCAAATGGTGGGCCCACCACTTCCCAGACGAGGATGCTGAATGGGGTCCGATGTTGAACCACTTCCCATTCGCGGGATCTGTCAAAGGTTTCGACGCCGGTGCTCTGGATAAGAGTTACGACGTTGTAATCGGCGGTATCATCTCGATCGTCGAGCATGTGTCCGTTCCGAAGGGATCGGCCGAGTAACATTCTTGAGCAATACATTACCGTGGTGTAAATCCGCTACGGTAATGTAAGGAGTCCTTTATGCAGTTACTGCAACGTTTGGCCCTGTTCGTGAAAATTCGTATCGACCACCTCCTCCGCCGACTCGATGAGATGGCGTTCAAAAGAAGGTTGAGGAAAGCAACCCTGAAGTATGGAGGTGGTGAAAATATCCCACCAGAGGTCGTAGGGGAGTTGTTAGGTAATACCGGCGATGACTACTCATTGGTGTTCGCTATCCACCTCATACGCGTCTGTGAGCGCTTGGGGCTGGAACCGCAGAACACCATCCTCTTCGACAGAACCCGTTGGATGATCCAAGGGACAGTCCCGCCCATTGAGGATCGGATTTACACCCTAGGGATCATCGATGAGTTGGCTGAGAACCCAAGCCCTTACGCCTACGCGGTGATCCTACGCGAGCTCATCAATAACAAGGATACCTCGTACGCCATTATCCACGATCACTTCAAGACTCACGAGGAATACACGGACTTCATGCGACTTTGCGGTAGAGAGTAAAAGAATACACACTGCACGTATCTTACGAACTGTAGTGTGTCTCTCACCGTGATTAAAGGTCTAGCATGAATCAACATTTGGAATACGCGAAGAAGAAGGAACTGATCCTCGGTTTCAACCGGTCAGCTGTTGCAGCACTGGTCACCGACGTCAATAAGCTGTCGATCCAGGACCCTGTGCAAGTACTGGCGGGGTTGACTGGTGATGTTGTCTGCAAGACCCGCCTGGCGATGGAAGAAGATCTCAGCATCGTTCACCCGATTCTGTACATGTTGGTGGTAGACTCCACCGGCAAGAAGTTTGTGAAATACCTGCGTGGTTCCAACGGTACCGAAACCCGCCTGCGTGATAACTCGTGCGGCTTCGGCGGTCACGTCGACATCATCGACTTCGTGTGGACCCCACAAGGCGTTCTGGATCCAGTGGCTACCGTTATGGCTTCCGGTTACCGTGAACTGTACGAAGAGCTGCAACTGACTGCACCAGTCGGTTACGACTACTCCGACGTTTCTGCTGCCAAGCTGCCGCCTCCATACGGCATCATGCACGACATCGGCGTGATCTACGAACCAGCTGACGACGTGGGTAGTACTCACCTGGCTATCGTCTGCGTGTTCCAACTGGCTGACGGTGTTGCTTTCCGTTCCGGTGAAGACGACATCAGTGCTCCGGCCTGGATGGAATTCGACGCTCCTGAAGTCAAAGAGCTGAAGTTCGAGAACTGGTCGCAGTACCTGCTGGATCAAGCACCTGCCATGCTGGCGAAAGCTGGTATCGACGGTTCTCCGATGTCTCATGAGTGGCTGATGGAGCACTACAAGGCCTACGAGACCATGCAAAACGACATCGCGCAAGCGGTGTAAATACCTGTTCTGAGGCTAGGGTTTTTCCCTAGCCTTTTATTCCCTTTCCATCAAGGATTCGTTATGCAGTTAAATGCAGTAGACAAGGCGTTTCACGATACGTACACCCAGCTGTTGGCTGAAGGTCACCTCAAGGCCAACCGTACTGGCGTCGATACATTGATGCTACCAGCCATGTCGATGAAGTTCGATTTACGCGGTGGTAAGAATCCTTGGCCTTCTACTAAGGAGCTCAAGGACAAGAAACTTGGCGAAGAGATGGAGTGGTTCATCTCAGGCGATTCCAGTATCAAGTTCCTGCGTGATCGCGGTAACGGGATCTGGGACGACTGGTTCATTCCGGGTACTGCGGTGTATGACGAACCAGTCAAGCGTGACCTGAAGATCCAGGACCGTATCGACGTAGCCGTTGCTCGTGGCGTTGGTCCTGAAGTGAAGCTCTTGGTCGAGCAGCACCTCGCCAAGAGCGGCGTGTTGGGTGAGCGTTACCTGTATGTCACCAATCCAGATGGTACCCGTACTGCTTGGGACAGTCTGCCCAACTACTTCATCCGTGAACTGGAACGCCATTTCTGCGAGATCGGCATTCCACGGTTCGTAATGGAAGGCGGTGGTAAACCAGTTAGTCTGAAGAAACGCCTGTCGCGTGTGTCGAAGAACGACTCCGAACGTTGGACGCAGATCCGTTGGAACCTGAGTGAGTTCCACTCAGACGCCGGAGGTGTGGAGATGGTGTTGCCGATCTGGAGTGGTACTGAGTTCGTCAATACCGATGTCAGCATCGGTCAGGTCAATCAGCTGTGGATCGTCCTTAATAAGCTCCAGGTGCCAGCCTATCCGCTGCTGGACGCGGACATCGGTCCTGGCGGCTACGGCCCTCAGTGGCGTCATTGGCAAGACACGCAGATCGTACGCCGTGATGACCGTCAGAAATACCTCGATCAGGGTTATGAAGAGGCCGGTCAACTGACGAGTGATAGCAACTGGGGTCGAGGCGATGTTCGTGGAGTTACCACACATCACGTCATGCACCGTGAAGTGGACCAACTGCAAGCCTGTGTCGACAAGCTGCGCAGTAACCCAGATGATCGCCGTATGTTGGTGACTGCCTGGAACCCAGGTCTGCTGTGGCAGGCTGCATTGCCCCCATGCCATCTGTACTTCCAGTTCATGACCACCTACCGGACAGGTCAGGAGGTCTACGACGATCTGTTGGCTGAGCGTAATCTGTGGAACGACTTCACGTCGAACTATTACGAGGACGAGCAGATCTTGCTCAATCCTGAAATGTTCATCGCCAAGTTCGACAACCCTGAAGACGTGGGCTTTCGCGAGTACACCGAAGCGATGCTTAATTGCAAACACTTCAAGGTACCGACTCGCCATCTGCATTGCCTGCTGGTCATGCGTTAAGCGTAAGCTTGAGCGCCTTCTAAGGGTAACCTTAGTCGAATAACCTCCCTAAAACGGGAAACTCTCGAAAGAGACAATCCGTTACAAAGTCCTTCAATGAAGGATGTGTCCAACGACTAGCCTAAGACCCGAATGGAAGCATCATGGGTAACGACGGGCGTACACTCCAAGTGGAGTGGAAACGGGAGGGGTCTCAGGAAGAGATCGTGATATAGTCTGCTCTACCTAGCGATAGGTAGCTGAGGTATCATCTGTGTATTGTATGGTAATCCCAGAGCAATGTCATAGGTGATAGAATGTCTAAAGGTTATGTTTATTTCATTCGGTTCCAAAATACACAGTTCTTCTACATCGGCAGTACTGCGAATGTGGGAAGACGGCTTCAGATTCATCGTCTACTCCTCGCTAAAGGTAAGCACCACAACCTGATGATGCAGGAGCTTTGGGATTCAGGCCACACCACTCTTCATGAGAGTACGTGGGAGTATCCCACCGTCAAGGAAGCTCGCGAAGCCGAAGTATTGGCTATTCGAGAACACGTAGAGAATCAACATCTTCTGAACATTGGATTGGGTGCAGAGGGTGGGGATAACCTAACGAGGAATCCTAAGCGGTTAGAGATCATCGAGAAGATGACTCAGGGTGTCCGTAGACGTTATGCGGAATGGACAGATGAAGACCGTAGGAAGGCTAGCGAGCGCCAATCTGGGGAGAATAACCCCATGTATGGTAGATCCCATACGGAGGAAGTGCGAGCAAAGTTGAGGGATTTCCACACCGGTAACACGTACTGCGTTGGCCATAAGCACACCGATGCGTTTCGTCAGAAGCATTCGGAGTTGGCCAAACTCAGAACAGGTGAGAAGAACCCGTTCTACGGTAAGAAACACACGGAGGAATTCAAACGCCGCGCTTCCGAATCAAGGAAGGGTACGTTACCTCCAAACACGAATGAAATACTGATCGATGGAATCCGGTATAAGTCACAATCGGAAGCGGCTCGCTCGCTAGGGGTTTCTCCAGCCCTGATTACCCATCGAGTCAAGAGTAATAACCCCAAATATGCCACTTACCAGGTGGTACCTCGAGAGTTGAGTAACGAACAACTCTGAACATAATGTCAAGCGACACCCCGCTGGGTACGCCGTTTAACGTCGCGCAGTACGCCTTGCTGGTCCATGTGGTGGCTCACGTTACCAATATGGAAGCAGCGTCGTTGACCTGGGTCGGTGGGGACTCACACATCTACGTGAATCAGATCGATGCGATCAAGGAACAATTGAGTCGTGAGTCGATGCCTGACTGCGATGTGCGTATCCACTTCGAGCGTGATCTCAAAGAGATCGATGACTTCACGCTTGATGCGGTAAGTTTCAGCGGCTACAGCCACAGGGGGTTCTTGGACATTCCCGTGGCTGTGTAAGGATTGCTTGGGGGAGGGTTTCTCCCCCGTTCCATTAGGGGCTTCACCATGGTTACGCGTAAGTCATTCGGCATCATTAAAAGCAATAGCACCGAATCGAAGAATGAATCTATCTCGATCCATGAGAATGGCGAATATCGCATGGGCTCCTATGCGTTCTGTCCGATCAAGCCTGATGAACAATGTACCAGCGTTCTTCATCTGGAAGTGGTGACGTCCATTGGCGAGGAAGCTATCGTCAAGGCCGTGTACGAAGTTCGTGAATACAGCATCCAGATGGATCGTTGGCAACCGTGTGTGGCACCATACGTCACTCCGTTCTGCATCCGCACCGAGGCCTTCGTAGGTATGCAACAATACTTGCGAAGACGCGAAGACCCTAGAGCTAAAGTTATCCACGCTGAGTATTTCGTCGATTACATTGCCTAAGGATTAGCCATGCCTCGGAAGACGATCAAGGAAATGTTGGAGGATCCACGGCCAGGCGACTACTGGTCAGAGTTTCATGGACCTTCGTTGTTTGTTGCGGACGTTAAGGAATCTGGGAGTTTGGTGGTGATCAGTGATTGGCTGTCGAGGGGTGGACATCACCCTGACTACACCAAGGCGCGGGAAGTCTCAAGGGCAGCGTTCCATGAGCTACTTGCGCACACCACCAAACCAGGTTTCGTAGGCAAGGCTTACAGAGGACGCGAGATCACACTCCTCTGGGTGGACATCTGGAAGAACGAGCATCGTGGCTACCACGCGCTAGATCTTTCATCGAAAGAGGACGAGGAGCACTCGGACTACTACGAGAACCGCTGGACAACGGTCCACTGATGTAAACTGATCGTGATGATACATTATACAACTGATCAATCATCCTAAGGACGATCATGTTCGATACTAGAACACCAGCTATCGAAACGATCAAGCGCGCCATAATCAATATCCTAGTCGATAAGCACCCCGAGTTAGTGTTCAACGGTGGTGTTGATCGACTAGGTGAGATTGTCCTCGCTGATCCAAGAACCGTGCGTAAGAAAGCAGGAGAACCCAATACCAAAATAAACGCTACTGTTAAAGGCTACAAGAAAAACATCTGGTACTTCTACGACCGTGACAAGTTGGAAGACTGGGTGAACGAGTTCAGCGTGCGGTCATTCGCTTTGAGGGATTACTCCTACGGCGAACTGCGCTATGTACTCAACATGTTGAAGATCCCTGAGGATCAAGTCGACGTGTTCCGCGCCAACATGTACATGGGTCAACAGCGGGTCCGTATAACCGCTAAGAAATCCTCGATCCAGTTCGTTGGCACCGTGTTGGTCGATGTTACGGTCAATGCCCGTTATTAAGAATAGCTGAGGAAGCTAGTAATGCGTTATGAATCATGGCGAAAGCGGTTGGAACAACTCAAACGTCCTGCACCTGTCACCCCTGATCCTAAACTCGTGGCTATTCTGGCAATGACAGAGTACGGTGGGATCGGCATGAAGAACGATCTGCCGTGGGGGCGTCTCAAAGGCGATCTGCCGAGGTTTAAGGCCTTCACCCTGGGCAATGTAGTGATCCAAGGTTACAACACCTACATGTCCATCGGGAAGCCTCTGCCAGGTCGTATCAATATCGTGATCACCAGTCGCGATCGACCGACACCTGAAACTGAGTGGCCGGCTGAAATCCATGTTGTTGGTTCCGTTCAAGCGGCACTGGATCTTGCGAACTCTTTCGAGACGGAATGGATCTACGTGATCGGTGGGGCACAGATCTACGAGGCGATGTTGCCTTACTGCTCCAAAGTCGAGTTGACAGTGGTGGCGAGTGAAGATGCTTGCGACACGTTTGTCAAGTTCGAGAACGGCGTTAAGGAATGGCGCTTCCAAACACTTGAGAGCGTCAAGCATGACAATGGAATCCTCTCTCATGTCTATTATCAACTTTACCGGTAATGCATTAGACCTAACCGCTACTGAGGAAATGATCTTCTATATTGATGGAGATCACCTCACGTTACCCGAGGAGTACCGCATCCTCAAGGCATTCAACCCAGAAGAGGTTGAGTTGTCCCTGACCCACCGCGGCCGTAAACCTTCCCCCGAAGCCATGGTCGAGTTTCTGATCATGCAGGGGTTCATTAGAGCACGAAGAATACAGTAAGGGCGCAACATGCCATGCTACGACGGAAGACCCGCGCAGACAGAAACTGAGGAACGTATCAGTAAAGCTGTAACTATCCTCCGGAACCTCTTACTGGAGCTTGGTCGTCCAATACCTGAGTTGGTCGATAGTCAGTACCGCAACGGCTATCCCAATGACCGCCGCATCGAACCGATGCTCTGCGAGCTGTTGGGTAGCCTGAGTTCCGAGGAAACGGCGAAGATCAATGCATCGGGTCAGTATTGGGTCAAAGACCTGAATGCCTGGTGGATGGAACACCAGATCCAGGATGCCGTGTTAGAAGGCAAAGAAAGTCCGTTTCCGGTGAAGCAGCAGGAAATGGTCGTTACTGCGATCAATAAACTCACCCGCACTGAGGCCGCTTTGCTAGGCCTGACCGACCTGTGGGACACAACCAACAACTTCATTCCTGAACAGAAGGACTAAACACCATGCAACAATTCTACGATGATGCCAAAAACCCTACTTCCCGTAACATCCGTATCCAGGCCGCCGCTGACAGCCTGGGTTACTTGCTGACCTTCCTCGGCAAAGAAGTGCCGGAATACGTCACCAAGGCCTTCGGTGACGAGTTCGCTAACGACCAGCGTATCGAAGAGATGTTGGTCAAAGAATTGACTGATCTGATCGACGGTCAACCGAAGCGTGCCAACGAGTTGCTCGACGCCGGTACTGACGCCTCCAACGCCCTGCGTAGCTGGTGGCGTGCACACTTCGAAGCTCGTCGCGACTATTCGGTCGAAGCCGTGCGTCGCATGAACCAGTTGGCTGGTGAAGATGGTAACGTGCCGATCTATCACGTAGCTGGCGTGTGCACTCACTGGATCAACCGTGGCACTCAGTCCTGGCCTGATCCTGAATCCCGTGTCAACGACCTCTCCATCCCGCAGGCCAAGTTCGAAGTCCGCACTGGCACTGACGCCGGTGGCGAGTTCAAGTACCTGACCTACCCATCAGCCGGCAAATCCCACAATATCGTTCGCGAATGCGATGGTAAGTTGGTGGCCGGTGAAGTCGACCGTCCGAACTGGATGTACTAAGTTCGCGCTTGTAGTTTGATGTAATTATTTACATAACAGCCCATTGTTATACAGCAATGGGCCTTATGCCATCGAGGCCCTAGGAATGAGTCGAAAATTAGGCGATGCGATTCCGTTAGAACGTCACGAGATGTACGGCTGTCAAGCCTGCAACAGTCCGTCTACGTATAAGTTGGTCGTTGTCGTTAAGGAGGGAGGTTACTCCGAAACACAGTTCTATTGCAGCGAGCACATCGACGTAGCGAAAGAACACCTCATGGATCAGCACAACGTTGGTACGTGTGACTGGTGCAAAGGGGCTAATCTGATCGTCAAACCTCATCGAGACTTCGAAGAGGGTAGTAGTGGTCCGATCTATGACGTCTGCGCAGCTTGCCGGACGAAAGAATCGGATTCTCTTAGCGATGAAACAGGATGGGACGCCTAATGGACTTACTCGCAACCATGATTGTCACCGGTATTTCAGACCGGGGTAATGGCACGATACCGGCTCTGGTGTCCATGCCTATCGTTAACCTGGCCGAGTGTCGTAGATCGATGTCGGCTTATATCGACGACATGCCGGACACTGAAGTAACCGGTCGTGGCGAGAACTACATCGTCGGCAAAATCAAGACGGATAACGGCGCCATTGTGACGTTCTACGTCAAGTGTCAAACCCGCGGTAAATCATAATCCACCATTACAAGGATAGAAAGATGACATTGCAAGCATTGAAAGAAGCTGAGTTCGAATCCAGCTCCTTGCGCGTTGTCCCAGTTGCAGTGCAGCGAGTTGTTAGTTTGAAAGACCTGCCACTGATCTCCTACGGCTTTCAAGCAGCCAATGGTACCGGTCACTACGAGAAAGTCTTCTACGACGTCTCTGCCACCAACACTCGTCGTAACGGCATGACCTCGAGCAACTTTCGGGTGTTGGCCAAAAACATGGTGAACGCGTTGTTCGGCATGGATATCCGGCTGGTGGGTTCTCGTGCAGCGTATTGGGAGAATGACATTCAGTTCATCTCTCAGACAATGCAGAATCTGTACGCAGCCAAGGCGCGCGGTGATGTGGACAATATGCGAACCGACGGTGCAACTATCCACGGTCGTGGCGATATCTACGTGCCATTGGTTCAGGGTGCCGTATTCCGCATTGCGAACGGTGATCCTGAAGAGCGGCCTGACGACATCAACTGGGACGTCATCGTTACCGGGGAAGTTAGTTTCTTTGGTGAGGCTCGTCCGTTCACCATCCACCACGCTCACTGCCAGGGCTTCGCTCTACCGCCGCTCGACGTGACGATGGAAGAGGTCATGGCTATGTTGTTCAAGTGGTTCCCGTTCCTTGACGGTCATGTATCCGTGATCAACCGCAGCTACGTATCTAACCCAGTCACCCACCAGGATCGCCTCTGATGAATGATCAAGTACCTCAGGCGCAGAAGCGCCAACTGCCAGCCGCTCAGTTGACCATCGACGAGCAGGTCACTGCCGTTTACGCAATCAACCTGTTGGACCAGATGGGCTTGATTCATCTGTGGTCCTACGTTCAGGAACACAATCGGGCGGATTCGCTACCGTACCACAATGAACAGCATCTACTAAACATGGTGTCCTGGTGCGGTAAGCTGTACTTGAGCGATTCGTTGGCCTTCGATAAGGGTCAGCTGAAGTTGTTGCTCGCTGCTGCGTGCCTGCATGACGTTAACCATTCCGGTGGTATTCGTCCTGACCATGAGAACATCCTTGAAGCGTTCCTCTTCATCGACGGTGCTGTGGCCTGCATCAAAGATCCTGAGACGCGTGATTGGCTTCGCTTCAACAAGGACGGGATCAAAGGACTCATCCGGGTTACTGAATTCCCATTCATCCACGAGCCCACCACCAGTCTGCAAAAGATGCTGCGCGATGCTGACATCTTGCAGAACTTCTCGGGACACGGCTGCAAGTACCTGAACGGCCTATGGCAGGAGTTCACTCGCTCCGGCAACGTCCTCTCGGCTGAAGAGCTGATCAAGCGCCAGGAAGTCTTCATGGCGTCTGTGGTGTTCTACACGTATACCGGTCAAGCGATCAAAGCCACTGTGGGAAGACAGGTCTTTGAAGCGCAAGCCGCACACTTCCTCGCAAAAGAAGTGAACTGATTCGTTAAGGAGTGGGTAGTGAAGAAGCTGGTAAAGCTGGGGGATATGTTTCCAGGTAAGTGCGTGTGCATTAACTTGGTGTACTTCGTTCCAACGAAAGAATTCAACCTGTACTTTGAGGCCACCGTCTTCGGGTGGAGCGCAATCAAGGAAGGTTGGTCGAACTTTGCGCAGTACCTGGTTGCTCGGGGATTGGGTGAAATGTTCGTAAACTGCGAAGGTGGTAAAGTAGTACGCATGGGTCTGGTCGACGATAAGATCGACCGCATCGATGAGCCAGTTCTGCTGGAAGACAGCAAGTTCCTCCAAGACGCCGACAAGGGCGACAAGGGACGCTCCTTCCAGTTGGATCGGTTTCATCCGACCCAGTCTTCCATGATGAACCTCTTCGAGCTCTGTCCGTCCGCGGACAAGTACCTGGGCTCGCAGTCGATCGCATACGCGGCCATGGCTGTTGAATCCTCCGCTAAGGACAACAACTATCGCCAGGAGCTGATCAAACTCGTGGAAGATGATGCTTGTACAGAAGAGAACATGCAGGCGTTCGCTGACCGTTGTGAAGAACGGCATGCTCGCCGGTATGTGGCTGCTTCGGTAGAATCCAATGGCTACTCCATTATGGGGACAGCGGCGGACAAACCAGGTGATCCTAACTCTCTGTACACCGTGGGACTCTCGCAGTTTGGGGAGAACTACGAAGTGTACGTCATCGAGGATTTCCCAGCTTTCGAGATGGGGATGTTGATGACGGAAGTAACCCAGTGCGTTGTTGATGGGCTTAAAGTAGGCGAGATAAACGATCGACTCAAAGAGTCAACCCGCTTCAAGAAGAATCGTCCTCGTCTAGTGCGTTCCAGAAATGTCCGCGTGGAGGAAGTATTCCTGCATCGGGTGCGTGAGAAGTTTGACACGTACCGTCTGATGCTGGACGTGTAAACAGGGATAGCAGTAGGGTGGACTAGAGCGCCTGCCCTGCTGCTGTAGTATTCTAACGTCGATGTGATAAGAAAAAACATGCTGACATTGGTGACAGGTAAGAACACTTACCCTGTAAGGGTGGTGAATCGCTAAGTAATGAGGATAGGACTATGAGTCTAGTAAAACTGGGTTATGTACGAAAAGGGATGCCGTTCTACTACAACGGCTGCGTGGTTGAAGCGTTGGTTGATTTCAACGTCTACGACTACGTGCAACGCAATCTGGAGAAGTTTGATTTCTCCGATGAGGCTGTGGATGATGGTATCCTGGCCGCAATGGTTAACGACAACTACGTCTCGTTGCTGACTTCTCGCGATACCGACTACCATCGGAAACGCAAGCAAGCGGCTGAGAAAGACGGGGGTCGGTACTTCTCTTGCCAACTGGTTCAACCAACTGTTCATCAGTTGAAGACACTAGCCGAAGCATCGCCATGGATCATTGATAACCTGTACATCAACCAGATCGCTACACTGGCCTGGGGTGCCGATCGTCGGCGTGGTGGGGTTAACATTAAGTCCCTGGTGCATGAGATCGACTCGTGCAGAACTGATGAAGATCGGGTCGACATTCTCAGCCTGATCAGTTTCAAACTAAATGTCGAAGCTGTGGGTCACAGCGGACAGAAATTCTAAGGAAGTTACATGAAACATCTCGCGACAGTACTGCTGTTGGCTCTGGGTTCTTTGATTGCTACCAATGCGGTGGCCGGCGAATACCTTGTACAACAAAAGGATTGCAACAACCTGGCGAAGGAAGCCAAGGGTATTGCGAAGAAGCATGATGATGGGGTAGCCAAAGCCGAAGTGCTGACCTATTTGCGAGACGAGAAGAAGATGGGTGACATGGGGTATCGTGCTACGGTACCCTTGTTACTAAACATCACCGATGATCTTTATCGCGGTAGTCTTAACACCACTACCGCGACGATCGCCAGCGAAGTTTCGGCGATGTGTGAGGAGTACGTGAGCACAACGGTTCCTATCCACGACTGATATGCCAGTTCTACCTTTATTTTCAGTGAGTAATAACGTGATTGTTCGTGGTTTAGTTAAGCAGATGTTCCGAACCTTTGTTTTGATTGCAGTCTTGACTGTCGTATCGCAACAGTACGGAAATATAAATCTGTAGGAATCCAGCACCGCTGGTTTAGACTTTTTAAGTCGGCTGAGGTCAGGGGTGATATCCCCTGACTTTGTGCTGCGAACGGCATAGACGCAGGCTCACGCCTGCGTCTAGCCTATTCTTTTTTTGTTACGGTGTTACGGGTGGTACGCCGAGGAACACGATCTCACGCTCACCCATGTACAGCCAAGAGTCAACCGCTGGCAGGATGTGCGAGGGGATGTCTCCTGGACCGTTAGGGATGTAATCGATCTCCAGGATGATGTCGGTACCGATCACGTCGTTGCGCGTCGCCACGTACGCCATGAAGGTCTCTACGTCAGGATAAGCCCCACCCTGGTAGTCACGGTACATGATTTCACGAGCGAGGTCCAACCGCTTGTAGAACAAGTCGATGGTGCCAGTGTAATCACCGATACCCGTCATCACGACCTTGGTGTTGTAGTCGGGGTGTGCTACATCGCTGTAGACCACCGGAGGACCGAACGACACGTCTTCTTCCGTGTACTCGGTCCCGTTGGTAGTGTTCAGCAAGGCCAGCATGTTTTCAAACGCTGTTTTGCTAGTATCAACGAGCATGGGTTATGACCGCCTTAAACAGTGATTTTGATGGTCTTGGTGCCGAAGTAGATCAGCGACTTGGCCACTGGGTTGACGGCAATGTCGTACGTACCAGGAACGGTAGGTAGGGCGGCTGGGTTGAATACCAGCTCTTCGACACGGATGTCGTTCTTCACCGCGAACTTGGCTTTGAAGTCAGCCCAGTCGGTGTAGTCAACCGCGTCGTAACGAATGAACTGAACTTCGAAGTCCAGGTCCAGACGACGGTAGGTCAGCTGCACGACTTCGCTGTAGTCCCCTTTACCAGTGGCGGAGATTTGGGTGTTGTCGGCAGAGCGATCGACGATCTGCGGCTCATCCGGATCTTCCGGGTCAGCAGGTGGCAGATAGACAGGAGGCAATGCGGTTGGATCGCCCAGCTGGAAGTCAGCATAGGTGAGTTCAGCATCGTTGGTAGTGTTCAGCAACGCTAACATGTTGTCAGCGGCTGACTTTGTACGATCTACATACATGTCAAGACTCCACTTGTGTTAAAACTTTAAAGGTTCTGGTTATAAGATGCGAATACATAAAATTGGGGCGGTATAAATGCAACGTGGAATTATGATTTCCCTAGAAGGGATTGATGGGGCTGGGAAGACAACTCAGCGTGACGTAATCGAGGAATATCTCCAGACAAAGGGGATTCCTTACATCGTCACTCGTGAGCCTGGGGGCACGCCGTATGCGGAGAAAATCCGTGAGCTGCTGTTGTCCAAACATGATGAACCGGTGGATATCGTCACCGAGACCATGATGTTCTACGCCGCTCGAAAGCAACACATAGAGCAGGTCATCGAACCACACCTCGTCAAAGGCTACGTTGTCCTCTGTGACCGCTTCGCTGACTCGACGTTTGCCTATCAGCGTGCTAAGGGGATTCGTTCCCATCAAATCGCCGATATCGAAAAGGTGAGCATCGGTTACTTCAAACCGAACTGGACCTTCTACTTCGACATCGACATTGAAACCAGTATGCATCGGGCTGCTGCTCGTGGTCGGCTGGATCGTCTGGAAGAAGAGTTCTACAAGAACGCCATCGCAACGATCGAAGGCTACAAAATGCGGATCGTGCAAGATCCTGCGCGTTTCCTCGTCATTGATGGTAAACCTCATCCGACTGAAGTGGCTGCGGTGGTAAGGGCTACGCTAGACAAGATCTTCGGTTAGTCAACTGATCTCTGATGCTACATTATAGTCTTGGTGTTACAGCCAAGACTATCTAGGACTATTTCGATGTTAGAATCTCTCGATACACTTTTGCAACTCTCCTTGATCCATAAGTTCCATGACAAGGCAACTGTCAAGAAGATGACGCTGAAGATGCTCAAACGCGTCGCACCGCATGTCAGGGGTGAGATCCTGAACGGCGTACTGGCTAGCACCAATCCGAAGGAACTGATTGACTTCCACGCCAATCGGTTCATCAGCCTGAACGCTGCTGCAAACGACATCAACAACATGGGTTTCGTGGGCATGATCATCCACGACGGTACCGCTTACCCGCTACGCCTCATCATCGAGGACGTGTACGATCGTCAGTACGTGCTGGAAAACGAAGTACGAGTTGCCAACCAAGCTGCTGTCCGGTTAGGTGAAGAACTCGATCCAGGTAAATCCACCTGCGATGTGGTGTTCTTCAAGAACAGAGGATTCAGTGGCATCCGCTACAACTTCACCATAGGGAAATAACAACATGAATTCCTACGCAAAGACTAACGTAGTCAGCATCTCGCGTGGTTCACCTGCAATCGAGAAGCCGGGTGATGTAGCTTTCCTTTATATCCCAGTGAATACCCTGGGTCTGGCTGTTGAGCCTAAACGAGCAATCCGTCTGGAATGCTGGAAACACACCGGCGTCCGTCGTGAGATCCTTTACGTCGCGGATAGCCTGAAGTACGCCATGTGTCGTAAGGGGGATGATACACACCTCCACCTGTTCAGCCAAACGTTCCAGCTCATGGACTCGAACGATGGCGTTGAATGGTTGACCCAAATTCATCGGCATGTGGAAGGTGATATTCATCTGCCGAAATACCGGTTTGTTACGTCCGACAATTAATCCAAGGAATCCCGATGTCCATCAAATCAGATCGCTTTATCGTTCGCAAATCCACCCTGCCGACTCACTTCACCTACATCGTACAGAACGCCTCGTACGAGTTTGCCTGGTCGACTGTCGATCTGGGTGTGGTAGGTCAGGGCATGAGCGATGGTCGCCACTGGTCGCCTGTCGACGATGCCGCGATAGAATATTTTCATCGCATGAATCCGTGGTTCCCGATGATCGCTCCGTTCGAAGCTGGCCAGGTACGTGGCAGCGAAGAGGACAAGAAGATTAGTTACGGAACGTCATCGTACGGCTATGACGTACGTTGCGGTAACGAGTTCAAGATCTTCACCAACATCAACAACTCGATGGTGGACCCGAAGGCTTTCGACCCGAACTGCTTCGTGGATTTCGTTGGCGATGTCTGCATCATTCCACCGAACTCCTTCGCCCTGGCCCGTACCAAAGAGTGGTTCAAGATCCCTCGCAATGTACTGACCATCTGCCTGGGTAAATCCACCTACGCGCGTTGCGGTATCATCGTGAACGTGACTCCGCTCGAACCTGAGTGGGAAGGTGAAGTGACTCTGGAGTTCTCGAACACCACCACTCTGCCCGCCAAGGTATACGCAGGCGAAGGCGTTGCTCAGATGCTGTTCTTCGAAAGCGACGAAGACTGCCTGACGTCCTACAAGGACCGTGATGGCAAGTACATGTCCCAACGAGGGGTCACCCTACCAAGGAGTTAATCATGGATCAACAATACGTCGACCTCTTTGACCTCCTCGCTATCTACGAAGAGATCGAAGGTAAAGGAGGTCCAGTTCTACTGGCTGAGTTCAGAGACGTGTTGGACGAAGCGATCCTTGCCAAGTACGATGTCGAGTCTGATTTGGACTTTGTGGCACGCTATTCCAACGACCCCACCAGTCTACTGTGGCGTGATGGTGAAGTGAACTATCCTGCGGGTGTGTTCTACTTTCAACTGATTGAACGCTACTTCGTAGGAGAAGTGATGGGCGCTTCGGTCAGAGCGTTTATCCTCATCGACTATCCTAATCGGACTATCATCGACCAGTCGGCAAGTATCATCGATACCCATTGATCTGAGTCCCTCCGGGGACTCAACTTACACCCCATCTATCTAGGAGTACGCGACATGGCTAGCAAGAAGAACCCCGTCCGTTATTACCTCCCACCGATCATTCCTCCTAAGTCATGGGAGGGTATGCCTGATCCAATGGATTGGATTCCACCTGAAGTCGACCGTGAAGACCTGGAACGGACGCTGTCGTTACTCGATGGCAAGCCGTATGTCCTCCAGAGTTTCTTCAACCGGCTACGGACCCACCTGTTTGACGCGAACAAGATCCCGCATACTCAAGCCGGTGATCTGCTGGCGCGGCGTATGGGTTGGCCTTATCTCGCCTCCATCACCCAAACCTCTATCGTCAAGGACTTTGAACTTGAAGGTCGGCTGGCGATGCGTAGAGCGCATTTGGCGAGGATGGAGGAACAGGAACGCGCCAAGATTCTGAAGAAGACCGGACCTGGTAAATACGGGGAGATGGGTAAGGAGTTTGGGCAACACTACTTCTTCACCAGCCATCGACATTTCGTTACGCTGATGGAAGACTTGCTGAAAGAGCATAACGACGTCTACCTTCAGGGCATTATCAACAGTTGGCCAGACCGGATGCAGTGGGACGATTACCACAAGTCGTTCGGACAGTTCTGGCAAACCGTGCTGGCATTACACAACCGTAAAGAGGTGGATTTCTCCGAGCCTGGTTTGGACTCCATCAAGCGGCTGTGTCATTACCTGTACACCTGGTGTTTCCGTCGATACATGGACAGTGACATCATCTTCCGTCATGCGAGGTTCTTACCTCGTACGTACCGTGCCGAGCATATCGCCTTCCGTCGAGACAAAGACCTGTCTGTCGTAGTGGATGACGACTACCCTGAACTCCCCTTCGATGAAGATGAAGAAGACGGCGATAACATTGGCAATCGTTAATTAAGGAATCACTATGGACTTCATCAACATCAAAGAGATCGAAACGATCCTGGCTTACGTAGCCGATCGCAACGCTCAATGTTCCGTTGAGCTCAACAACAAGATCATGGACCGCATCAAAGAGTTGATCGGTGACGGTCCTGACTTCCCGCCTATTGGTGTCATGCTGTCCAACGACCAGTCGCTAGTCATCGGTCATGATCCAGAACAGCTCATCGTTGAGGGTATCGTGTTCTTTACCATCGTGGACATCGGCCCAGGCAATGTCTCCACTGGCGTCAATACGTTCTGGTCGATCGACCTGAACACTGGCGTGATCACCGACAATACAGACGGTCTGACCGTCGTACAGTAACACCCACCCTATTCCTGGACATTCACGTCCACGATGTAATGCCACACTACGTGGCTGGAGTTTCACCATGAACAACATTGACGTAATGCGTAAACAAGCCGACCTGCAAGAAACTAAGGACATGTTCCGGCCGTTCCTTATCCGGTCTATCTATAGCTACTTGGTAGGTAAAGCGTTCTTGGGTCACACGACCACTTACGAGAACATTGCCAATGAGTTCGGCCTCCCTAATAAGGGTAATCAGTTGGGGAGTACGCTCTCGCCTCTGCTGTCGAGCATCTACCACTTCTGCCGTGCTCAAGGGCAACCTCACTTGACGGTGATCGTGGTGCGTAAGTCGGGCGAAGACAAAGACCTGCCTGGCAAAGGCTTCTGGGATTTATACGACGCCGTTGATGACCGCGCCGAACGCCGCATCATGACCAAGAACCTGCAACGGCAGGTCTTTCTCTACTGGGGTAGCTTGGGTCAGTAACACCGTATAAAGGTGGACGGGCAACCGTCCACCCTCACGTTATCCAGTTAGGAACCACCATGACGTCTATCCCTAAGCCGTGTCTGCGTGACACAGTTGTTCTTTATCACCGTGGCTGTAATGATGGCATCGCGTCAGCCTGGGTAGCCTACGGACACTTAGGTGAGTCCGCAGATTATATTGCTTGGCAGTACGGCGATGCAATGCCTAACCTGAAAGGCAAGAAAGTCTTCTTGGTCGACCTCTCCTTTACCAAAGAAGAGATTGACTCAGTGATTGATGATGTACAGTTCATCATGATCATCGACCATCACAAGTCGGCGATCGAGAAACTGGAACACCGCTACCGTCAGTGTAAGGGCATCAGCGAGTTGCCAGTGATGGTGATGCAGGCTGAAGAAACCCCTATCCTCCTCTGCACGAACGTCGAGCGCTCCGGCGCTGTGTTGACGTGGCGCTTCTTCAATGACATCGGTACGTTGTACTTTACCGGTGACGCTGAACTCCAAGTCCCTGAAGTCCTGTTGTGGATCGAGGACTACGATCTGTGGAAGCACCAGATCCCTGAAGGCAAGGCGCTCAACGCTTGGCTGATCAATGGTCCTCTGACTCTTGAGCGGTTCAATCAGGTTGCTACAGCTACGGGTGATGCTCGCAACAACATCATCACTCAAGGCAACATGCTGATTGCATACGACGAGAAGATCATCAAGTCGGTGATGCGGGAATACATCCAGCTCATTGACATCGGTGGGAAGAAGATCCCATTCGTTAATGCTCCACACCACCTGCGTAACGAGATCGGCGACATCCTCGGCAAGAAGTACCCTTACGTGGTACTCTACACGGAGCGCAATGGCAAGACGATCTACAGTCTGCGTTCCTCTAACGTCCCTGTTGATAAGATCGCTTCTGCCAATGGCGGCGGTGGTCATGCCTTCTCTGCGGCGTTCTCAATGAAGCATACGTGGCTGGAGACGTACAAGCACGCCCTCATCTACGGCACTCCAACCTGGCGCTACCGTCTGAAGGCGATCTGGCGCATCCTGCTAGGTAGGTAATGGTAATGAAGGTCTGGACTATCCAGGTCGCTCAGTGGCGGGAAGCGGATCGTCAAAAGATTCCGTTTCTCGACACCACATTCAAGAGCGGTGACAAAGTCTTTGCTCCGCCCCGTAAACTCGTCATGGCCTACAAGGCTGGGGAGATTACCGAAGCGGAGTATACCCAGCATTATACTGGGCACATGCGCGAGTCTTATCGCGCAAACCAAGCACGTTGGCTAGAAGTGTGCAACATGGAAGAAGTCGCCATCGCATGTTACTGCGGTGCTGACAAGTTCTGCCATCGCCACATCCTCGTCAACTTCCTAATAAAGGTCTGTGAATCTCTCGGTATCGAGGTTCAACGGATGGGTGAGATACGGAGACAAATATGAGTGACCGTACGGTAATACGCAAGATCGAAGTTAGTATCGATCGTAAATTCCCCACCACCATTGAATACGGCAAGATCGTTTCCGAGGCTGGCGATCGTTACTACTTGCTACATGGCGAGAGTAGACACTGGGATGAAAACCTCTTCGTGTTTGAAACTCCTGAGCATGGGCTGAAGGCCATGGGTCTTGCTGCTGCGAACCTCGGCCTGGGTCTTGAAGTTCCGCGCCTGTTCGACGACAGCATCTCAAGTACCGTAAAGTTCTGACCATGTTCGAGCGTATTAAGGACAGACTCCGGAAGAAGCCTGAACCGCCACCTCCTCCTCCACCGGAACCTGTAGGACTCAAGAAGTTGTCGGAGGCTGAGTTATTGGCCTACGCGATGATCCCTTTGATGACACCTCGTGAGAGTGTTGTTATTGAGATCACCAAATCTAGACGAGTCCTGACACCGACACAGTTCATGTTAGCTCACTGGCCGTACAAGTCGATCATGAACAACCTGCCGGACGGAGTAATGTTCCAACGGGCTGTCATGATCCCTTACAGGGCCAAGAAGGCCAACCTCGGCTATCGGCTGTTGAAGGTTCCGCTGCAAGAAGGCTGGCTGTTCAACATGGGTACACATACCCACCCAGAACCACCCACCGAACCCGCTGAGATGTTTGTGTACATCGATGACCCTGAATGGGAACTCATTGACAACATAACCCACCAACTGACTCCAAAAGGATCGTTGCTGGTTAAGCGTGTGTGCTTGGCGACTATGTCGTCTGTGATGGACTACCACTTCATCAACGGTTTGGCGTTCCTACGATTGAAGCCATGCGTGGCCAATAATCTGTACGATACCATCGCCGAAGCAGCCATCAGCATCCTTGGTAATAAATAACACACTTCGTGGTATGGTATAACAAAACTGTTACGCAGCATATTCGGGTGAGACTTACTCCGATATACCGTGAGTAAAACCCCACCACTCCGGCCTTCGGGTCGGAGTCTTATGTTGCGTGCCACTACGAATGGATAGCAGTAAAGGAGTTTCAGTTATGAATGCTGTAGCCAAGCAAGTCGCGAAGAAATACGATGTCATCAGTGTCCCATTGGAGAAGGCTCGGGCAGGTCGTGAGATCACGAGCACCAACTCCAGCTTGCAGAGCGTTCTGCGTAAGCGGGATTCCGCTGATGTCGTCTACTACAATATCCCATCCAAAAGCGACAACATTTTCTGCCGCCACACGATCATCATGAAGGTCGATAAGGCCGTCCTTGGCGAGGGTGACCATCCCGACATGAATGATCTGTACGAAACGGATCTGCCTTGGGCGGGTTACGTGACGTTCACCGGGTCTTCCCGCCAGTTCCGTAGTCGTTTCGGCCTGCAAGTGTTCAGCCGGATCGTCAAGGAGTACGAAGGCGTCCTCTACACCCTGTGTGAAGGTGGTATGCCGGACAAGCGACCTCCGATTATCATCAAGTCGGACAAGCACGAGATCAGCGCGTCGTACGTTACCCTCACGTTGATTGACGATACTCACCCAGACATCCTGAAGTCGATGCTGTCTGGCCCAGAGTTCCCACCGAAGTCGATGAAAGACGAAATGGATGGCCATGGCTACGTGTGGTCGAAAGATCGTTTCGTGTCCAAAGAAGGTCTGAAGTACAGCGAGATCTTCTGCCGCATATATGGAAAGTTCCTTACTCCACCAAACGGACGCTGATATGCTTAAAAATCTCAAAGTCGTGGCGGTAGTGATTGCTATCGCCGTCGTGGCCCTCACCATCTATAAAGGCGTACCTGCGGCAATTGGGTACATCGAAGGGAAGGCAAGGGCCGAGGTTAATAACCGGCAAGAAGAAGAACGCCTCGCCGTCCAAGTGGATATGTCTGGCCTGACTGTCCAGTTCAATAAGGACTTGAGTCAGGAAGTGGCTGCCTCTACCGAGTATTTCAATTCGGTAGAGGATCAACTCGATGCGGTGATCGCCGAGCGTCAAGCAAATGTTGTGGAGTTACCGGCTACGGAGATTAAAGGACTCCAGCCGGTTGTTCCAAAACCTGTCGCGAATAAACCGGAACCTCTCGGGCCAAGGGTCGACAATGTGTCGGAACTGACTTTGGCCTGGCAGTCGTTCTGCAAGATTCGCCCGACGTATAAAGACTGTATTGAAGGAACACACCCATGAAGTACCTCCTGACACTCTGGTTAGCGCTTGCGTTGTTCGGTTGTACCAGAACCGAAACGAAATACGAGACCCAGACCCACTTCGTCACTATGGACGAGGATTGGATCAAGGACTGCGTAATCGTACCACCCCCAGAAGAAGTAGCTTACGAGGCTGCTCCACAGGGCGTCAGGTCTGCAATGTGGTCGAAGGTATACGTCAGGCAGCTTCTCGAGAACTCAGTCTGTAACGGCGGTTTGGCGAAGGCACGGGCGATGAACCAAACTGCTCGTGAAAAGAACCTGCTGCTGATACAGAAGAAGTAAGTGACAGTTTGCAGCATAGAGGCAGGGGTTCATTCCCCTGCCTCTATGCCCTTTCTTTTTTGTTACGCTGGTTGCAATGCGCGATGTAAGTTGAACGGCAGCTTGACGCCTTCGTCGTTGCTCCGCACCACGTTCACTCGGTACTGACCGATGTCAGATTCCTGAGGGGAGTGCTGAGTCTTCGACACGTCCAGCCACTTGGTCATGTACGGCAGGTTGCATTGCGTTGGAGCGTTGAACTCCACTGGGCGGTGCAGGGTATCGGCTGCGTCAGCGCAGTTGAAATTCACGTAGGTCTTCAGCTCATCCCAACCCACGCCTGGAACGATCGTGCCTGAGTCACGCTGGAAGTTAATCCAACGCATCTCGGAAGCACGGCCTTCCATCAACATGTCGTCGATCCAGGCACGGTTCGCTTTCCAGCAGGCGATCCCACGAGGCGTTGTGAGCTCGTAACCGATGACGTACTTGCCAACGTTCACATGCACTTCCGCTTCGTCTTGTGCGATGCGCTGGACGGCATTACAGATAGGGATGAAGTCACCTGTCTGTGCAATAGCGCCAGTCACTGCGAAAGAACCCATGAAGTTTACACGCTCGAGCAGGAACAGTGCCACGGTGAACATGAATGCTGCCTGGTAGACTTCCGGATCATCCGCTTTACGCAGACCCAGGGAGTATTCCAGACCGATGCGGTAGGCTTTACCCATCGCTTCGCCGATACGTTGGAATCGCTGGATGGACTCCTTCACCGCCAACACGTCTTTGAGGACCTGGTTGGAATCGTCGAAGCTGTAACGCACGATCTCAGAGTAGGTGGTCCAGTGAAGGTTCTCGTTAGCAGTGATCTGCTCCCACACGGTCTTGAGTGCCGAGTTGGTCACGAAGTGGTTGGCTACCGCGCTGATACCGTTTGCGGCCTCGGTGTCAGATTCCCATTGGAAACCCAGGTTCTGGATCATGCCTTGGGCGATGCCCGGCTTGACGGTCTGGAACTCGAGCTTGCACGGTTCGAAGTTGAACTCGTTGGTGTCCCAGTCCAGAGAGCGCAGAGCACGCCAGTACTTCCACAACTCAGGGTGGTGATCATGGATCGTGTCACCCAACCCACCACGCTGACCTAAGAACAATGCTGGATTGTCGTAGTCAGTCTTATTGGGGTTGAAGATCATGTCTGCGAAGTTGGCGTCTGTTTTCGCGGATGGAGGTAGGATCAGTTCGCTCATGTGTTAAGTGTCTTTCGAGAAGTTGAGGGAACCGGGAGTGGTGATCTCCCGGAGTTGGAACGTATTAAACGGAGCAACCGCCGCTGCCGCAGACCCCACCACTCAGGTCGAGTCCATCATCTTCCAGCATCGGGGTTTCGCGCTTGATACGCTCGAGCGTCCCTTTGAGGGCTTCTTTGTCAGAGGTTTCGACGTTGGTGTAGTACCAAGTCTTCAGACCCATGTCCGACGCGTAGTTGGTTTCTTTCACGAGCTCCAGGCTGTCAATCTTGTCGTCACCTTTGATGACGGCGTAGAAGTCAGCACTGATCGACTGGTCTGCCCACTTTTGGAAGATGGCATACAGGTTGATCTGCTCGTAACGATTCAGGTCCCACATGATCGTGTATTGATCTTTGAGGGTATCGGCCTCAGGAGCAACCCACTCCATGCTGTTGCTACCGTCCTTCTTGGTGATGGACAGGTAACGCAGACCCATGAGGCTGTTGGTGCACGCGCTGTACTTGGAACTGGATTCACCAGGCATGTGTGCGCACAGGGAACTGAAGCGACCGCCACCAACTTCGATGAGGTCAGCAGACACTTCATCCCAGTCGTAGACGTTGACGAAATCGCCCAACGTGTCCACTTCACGGGAGTAGGTCTTCTGAGGAGTCCAACCACGTACCCAATCGGTCTTGTGGATCCATGGCGCGTTACCGCGTTCACGGGCCAGACGGAGGGAACCTTGGATCAGCCAGTACATGTGACGCTCCGCAACGCGGTGCATCTCTTCGTAGCCTTCCTTCGTGTTGTACTTCAGACCCTTCAGCGCCATGTAGTGCGCCAAGTCCATGATGCCCACACCGGCGTTACGACGTGCCTGAGCAGTCAGCTTCATGTGCGGTAGTGCGTAATCGTTCACGTCGATGCAGAAGTCGATCATGTACAGCAGGTTGTAGCAAGCTTCCTGGTACTGATCTTCAGTCTTGCAGTTGGTGACGATGATAGCGCCCAGGGCACAGAGAGAAACTTCTGGCTCACGGCGAGAATCGATGACCTTGGCGACCTTGTGTTCCTTTGGATCATCCAGAGTGCAGTAGACGTCACCGGCCTGTAGTTCGATCGCTGCGATAGGACCTGGGACGCGTTTGGTCAAGACCGCTACGTTACCATCCAAGTACACCTGTTTACGCTTGGTGGTAGCCAGGCGGACGTAGGAGATGAACTTCTCGCTGTACAGCTCCATCATCTGCTTGTACCAGTACGTCGGTTGAGTAATCTCAACGCACAGGTTCGAGCTGAAGATCGCATCACGGTGCGGGGTGTGCCAGTTGATGGTGTCGATCATGGCCTTATAGAAGCGGCCAGTTTCAAAACCTTGCGAACGAGCATTCACCACCAGCCAACGGGCCGAGATGTAAGTCTTCTTGAAGGACTCGTCTTTCTCGTACTTGTCGTAGAGATCGGCGAACAGTTGCAGGTCCTTACCGTACAATGCGGCGTACAGGTCAGGAGCGGTGTAGCAGTTGAACAGGAAGACGTTTTCTTCGCCAGCCGACTTCCACAACAGGAAGCGGTTCAGCATCATGCAGTAGTCGATGCTGCGGTTACGCTTGTTGAGCGGGGTGCGTGGGTTCTTCAGCACCATCATCTCTTTGACTTCTGGGTCGAAGGCCGAGAAGTATTCAGTCAGCGAACCACCGCGGGAGCCCTGCTTGTTGGACTTGACCACGCCGGTCTGTTTGTTGAAGTACGGCGCTTTACCGTTGTGGACGATGCTGCCACCACGGATAGGGTCGCCCAGGGAACGGACGTGATGGTTCGAACCCAGACCAGCCGACATGTAGGTCATGACTTCGGCGATGTGGGTAGTAGTGGCGATCGACTCTTTGGTGTCGTCGCTGGTGTACAGGCAGCAGCTGAAGAAGCCGTTGTGGCCAGTGCCCATGTTGTTGTGGTTCGGGGTAGGTGCTGAGATCCGCTCTTCCGACAGGTCGGCGAAGAAGGACTTCAGGCGAGCCATACGGTTGGAACGCTCTTCACGCTCACAGACGACCATCGCAACGCGCATCAGCGCCAGTTGACGGGTTTCGTACACGCGGCCAGTCATGCGGTTACGCAGTGCGTACTTGTCACGACCTTGCTTGAGCTGGTAGTGAGCGCACTCGTAGTCCATACGGTGGTTAATCCAGCGGTTGATCTTGACGTATTCTTCGTCAGAGTAGTCCAACTGCACCATCACGTTAGCAGCCTGCATGATCTCGTGGATCATTTTCAGCGGCAATGGATCTTTGCTTCCAAACACCTCTTTATGGCATTCGATAGCATAAAGACGGCCAGCCATCAGCTGACCGGCCCAGGTGTCTTCATCGATGCAATTGCGGATGAGACCTTGGTTCAATTCCGAGGAGGTGACGCGGGATGGCATCTGAGAGACCGTCTTGGTGACGATGTCTGCCCAGTTGATAAACTTGGAGAACCCACGAGCGCTCCACTTGCCCCAGCCATTGATCTTCTTCGCAATAAAAGGTTCTTCTGAACCATCGAATTTAACTACTTGCTCAATCATGGAATTTCCCTTGGTATCCTATATTTTACGCTAACTCATTCTCAGTCACCGTAATTAATTACGAGTAACTTATTGAAAAGTAGGCGTTTCCCCGAGTGTTGAAATTGTGTTCCGATCATATTAGTCGGGTCGCTAAAACGCCCCGCCCTGTGACTAATAATAAACAGATAGCTGGGCCTACTGCCCAGCGTTATAACACTCGCCTCGGGATAAATCCCTCAATGACTCGATAGAATAATCAGATGTCATCCGGAGGATTCCTCTCTCCATTATGATCCCCTCCGTCGGTCCTACCGTCCCTCGGTTCCCCTTATCCCCTAAACATGTTCCGTAAACATTTACAGCACAAAGCAGAGACCGAAGTCCCTGCCAATGGATTACTCAGCGCGGTGGTCGTGGAAGCTGCGATCGATCCAGTTCATGATACCGTTGTTAAGACGGGCGAGGATCTCACTAATGTCATCCAGACCATAAAGGAAGTCGTCATCGCAGGACTGCCAGTAGATCAGGCCGGCGTAAGAGTCAGCCTGATGAGTCTGTTCAACCTGATCCCAGAAGACGTCACCGTCGGAATGGTCTGACCACTTGGCCTTCTCAAACACCGTGGTGTACTTCTTGAGGTTGCTGACTGCGCCATGCAGCCATTCAAGCAGGGCGATAGCCTCTTCCTTCTTGAGGGTACGGACCTGAGCGATGTCTTTAGCCGCTTTATCAGCAATGACGTGGATGCAGCCGTACTCGTAGGCACGAGGTTTGTAGATGCTGGTCATCCGTGCGCCTGGGAATACAGGCTTCATCTTCTCAGCCACCTTGGTAGGAGTCTCCATCTGCAATAGGGCGTCACTCGCCTTCTTGAGAATCTCCTCCATCTTGTCGGTGTCTTCGACGTCAACGGCTTTGATGGCGCCGCGGGTGGACTTCTCATCCGCCATGACGGCAGCAGACATCTTGGCGACAGCAGCTTCATGGGCGTGATAGAACTTTTCCCACTCAGCGAACTTCTTCTTGAGGAATCCTACTGGATCCTTTTCGTCGAACTCGTGACCCCAGGTAAGGTTCTTGACGATCCCTTCACCAGAGACCTTACCTTCAACTGGAGCGTATTCCACTTTACGCACAACACCGGTGGTAGTGGAGATGTAATCGACCATCTTGTGGACTTGACTATAGTCGATGTTCTTGGCATCGAAGGCTTTCTCAACCTTCTCAACGGCTTTGTCGACACCTTTCTTGAGGAACAGACTCACCAGCGTCTTACCGACGAACTTCAGCGCGTCAAACGCCATGCCTTCAGTAGACAGCGCATCAAGACCGTAACGCTTCAGCAGGACAGTCGCGTCTGCTTCCAGCTGCGGCCTGGCCAATGCGGCAGCCAACGTACCAGCCGGCAAAGCGCTCTCACGCGATTCCAGAGACAATACCTGATGGGCTAAGCCAATCATCAGCTTACGGTTGTTGACCCGCATAGGTGTGCCAGAGGCGCTGTGAACACCACGTAGGTAATGCGCCAAACCTTCAGCCGATTCCATGGAGAGGCCGCTGACGTCCCAAGCTTCGCCCATGACGGCACGGCAAGCTGATTCGAACGAAGCTTCGTGTTCGGCCTGTTCATCGAACGGGAGATACCCGTACAAGGATTGGACCACCTGTAGTTTTAGCACCTTCCCGTGTTCTTGTCTGAAACCCATGACTGTGACCATCCTGATATGTGGAATTACATACAATTTAGGAGAAAAAACATGAGTGATGTAGTATTTCGCCACCACACCGGCCGATCCATGATGGATTTCGACATTACCTTAGGTCCAGCCGTCCAACCCTCAGGTGCGATTGACAGTTACATCCTTCAATCCGGTAAGTTCCAAGACTGCGTCAAGTTCCAGAGTGGCGTCGTTAATGGCGACCCTAACGGATTGTCCATCGAGGCCCTCTTGGAAGTTTGCGCTATTCGTCTGAGGACCTTGAACGAAGGTAAGTTCGAGAATACACACAACCATATCGCCATCACCAAAATTGAAGGCGCGATCGATGCATTGAAAGAGCGCGCTCTGGAACGGGCTGAACGTGGTGTGCTGGGTACCGAGAAAGCGTAAGTCGCGGCAGGGCTACGTGCCCTGCCTTTATGCTGCACGCTAAAGAATTACGGTGATACATTATTGAAGTGAATAAGCTCCATCCCTAATCATTGAGGAAGTACCATGTCCCTGAAAATCGCTTTCTGTGCAATCGCTGCCGTTTCCCTAGGCGCTAACGCTTACCAATACCTGACCAACCGTGGTCTGAAGAAGATGCTGAATGATTCCGGTATCTCGACCGAGAGCAAGTGTGCCATCCTGAAGAAAGCCGTGGCTGATCTGGAAGGTGACCTGACTTCGCTGAAGGCCGACCTGAACGTTCTGATCGACGACATCACTTCGGGCAAGATCTCTGCTGCCGACATCGGCGAACGCGTGATGGAAGTCTATCGCAAAGCGTCGAAGGAGAAGGAAGCGGCCAAAGCTGCTGATGCTGATGCGAAGGCCCCAGAGGCGCCCAAGAGTGCCGAAGCTCCGGCCGCGGACAGCCCGAACACTGAGAAACCAGCCGACGCCAACTAAGCCTACACGGCCAGGTGTAAATGGAAGCAGGTGATGCCTGTCTGCTTTCATTTATTTTTTTATTTAACATGCGTATAGAATGTACGGCTGCTGCAACGAATATCATTCTAAAAAGTTTTAGTCGTACATGATCCTACGGAGTATGGGTCCATCCATCGCTTTCTTTTCAGCACTTAGCACTTCACCGAGTCCGCAACCATGACAGCTATTTATTTCCACTTCCTTCGTTTCATCGCTAACCAACAAGCGGATGCTGCTATCCGTAAAGTGTTGCGAGCGCATGGGTCCCCGTACATCAAGTTCCGTTACAGCGATGGTTGCCTGGTGACCAAGATGAAACTGTCGAATCCCCACGGACCCGAATTCCAATGGGTAGAAGACCTGAGCAAGAAGGTCTCTACTGAAATCCAACGTATTCATTCCGAACGGCAGAATACCCTTGACCGCCTGCACCGTGAACGGTACGGCACGGAGGATGCACTATGACTGACAAGTCACGCATGATCTTCTTGGCAGGCGAGATCGATCGCCTCCAGAAGTTGTACGACGCAGGCACTCCCGAGGTGCCTGACGCAACGTTCGACCGGTTTGTGGATGAGCTCATCGACCTGGAAGAACAATTCCCTGAATGGTCCGATCCACTGAGCCCCACCAAACGGGTAGGTGGTGAACCTATCAAAGGAGGGCTGAACGAAGTCAAGCACGACACCCAGATGCTCAGCCTGGATAAAGTCCACACCCATGAGGACCTCGAAACCTTCTGCCTAAAGGTAGCCGAGCAGCTCAAGGAATCGCTCGTGACGTATTCGGGTGAAGTGAAGTTGGATGGCATTGCCTCCACACTGATCTATATCCAGGGTAAGCTACATCGGGGTGCCACACGCGGTGACGGGATCACTGGCGATGACATCACCCACCAAGTGATGACCATCCGTACGGTCCCCAAGCGTTTGCGTGGCAGAGGGTGGCCAACTTACCTGGAAGTCTCAGGTGAGATCTTCATGCCAATCAAGCCGTTCGAGCGCATGAACAACATGGCAGAGCTGGCAGGCTTGAAGTCCTACGCCAACCCACGCAATGGTACGGCAGGTATCATCAGCCAGTTCGACCCAAGCTACACTGCCCGTTGGCCATTGAAGTTCATGGCGTATCGAGTAGCGGGTAAGAACCAGGTAGCAGCCACGCATACCGAATCGATGGCGTGTTTGAAGGAATGGGGCTTCCGAGTCTGGGATCCTGAGCCTTTACACATCCTGACCCATCCGGTTGACGGTGAGCCAACCGCCAACTTCGACATCCTGCGCAAGTACTGTGAGGAGATGCTGGAGAAACGCAACTCGCTGCCAATGGAAATCGATGGTCTGGTGTTTAAGGTCGACGACATCAGTCTCCAGAACAAGTTGGGGCAGCGGTCCAAGCACCCTCGTTGGGCTATGGCCTTCAAGTTCCCACCTCAGGAAGAAATGACCCTGATGACCGATCTGGATTTCCAGTTAGGTCGTACTGGGGTGTTGACGCCGATGGCGCGAGTGAGGCCGGTGCAAGTCGGTGGGGTGACGGTGTCTAATGCGACACTCCACAACGTCGAACATATCCGCCGTCTGAAACTCAAGGTCGGTGACACGGTAGTAGTACGCCGTGCTGGGGATGTGGTGCCACAACTGGCCTGGTCTATAGAAGGACGGTGTCGGGAGGAGTTTGAAGCTGACATCCCTGAACACTGCCCGTTCTGTGGCGGGGATACCGTGGAAGACAAAGGTGGTTCATTGTTCTGCATCGGTACGAACTGTATCGACCAGATCAAGAAACTCCTGTCGTACGCGGTCGGCCGCAACGTGTTGGACGTGGATGAGGTTGGTCCAGCCTTCGTTGAGAAGTGCGTGAATGAACTGGGGGTGCGGTCTATCCCCGATCTGTTCAACCTCACTGAGGACCAGTTGGAGAAGGTCACCAAGTCAGAAGAGGCCGCTCTGAAGAAGATGGCTGCATTCGCTGCTGCAAGACATCAGACGTTGGAACGTCTGATCATGTCGCTCGGCATCCACAACTGCGCAGACGGCACCTCAGCCACCTTGGCCCGCTTCTATCCGTCCTTGCGCCGGGTATCGGAGCTGACGTTCGCTGAGTTGGAGGAATTGCCAGACATCGGTGACGTGGTAGCGGACAGTGTTGAAGCATTCTTCCAGAACCACCGCGACATCGTTGGCCAATACGAAGCTATCTTTATTGTAGAAGCTCCACCAGAGCGGGTGGATTCTTCGATGGAAGGTAAGACCTACGTGGTGAGTGGTAAGCGCTTCGGCAATCGGTCCCGTGCTGAGATGGAAGATTATATTCAGTTGCGGGGCGGTAAAGTGTCAAGTGGTGTTTCCAAGAACACCACTGAGTTGATCGCAGGCCTGGAAGCAGGCGATGCAAAAGTAAGCAAGGCCAACAAGCTGGGTGTTCCAGTGACCGATGGCTCGCAATATAACTGATACGTGAGTGGGAGTGGGGAAGATGGACTATTGCGATATGATTGACTCGTTGCGGAAAGGGCAATCGAAAGCGAAGGAGGAGATGGTCGATCTGACTGTACCCCCTCCCAAAGGGTTTTACGACGGCTGCACCAAGTGGGACAGTGAGTTCGATGCCCAGTGCCTGGAGATGGAGCGTAACTCAACCGTGCGCTACCTGTCCGGTGAGGAGGGTAAGAAATACATGGAGATGAGGTGCGGTAAGCATAAAGGCATACAGCCCTACATCCGTGAACATGTCAAGATCGTTCAGAAGATGCTGGGTTATAAGGTCCCCGTCGTAAGTTGATGCATAGAACATAGAGGCAGGCGTGAGCCTGCCCTATGTCTGCTTTTTTTTATCTGTATTCGTGATCGCCATCGTTCTTATGGCGTTCTCTATCGCGAGCTTGCTCTTCGCGATAACGGCGTTCGCCGGCATCTACATCGCCGTGACGATCTTCTTCGTGCAGTTCGTGTTTCTTGAACTTGTACTGACCCAAAGCTTTTTGCAACACGTCTTCGAGGTCGCTATACAGGACATCCCAGACGTAGTTGTGCGTCAAACGTTGCACCTGGGTCATGAGTGTGAACAACATCCGACCTTGTGCAAAGGCGGCATCAGCCTTACGGTTGATCTCGTCGTATTCTTCAACGGTGGTCCAGTTCGAGCTACGGCCCTGGAACGAGTTCGAAGACATCAGCTTCTCAAACTTGGCGAGGAGATCCTTACCGGAAGTCGACTCCTTCTCGATCTGTTGGACGTAGTGGGCGTCGTCCTTCACCATCTTCTCGTACTCAGCCACGATGGAGTTCATCAGGATGACTGATGGGACGTCAGACTCCGTGCTCTCGCGGTTGGTACCCAGATGGGATTCGTACGAGATCTTGTCCGCATCACGCAGGAATGAGGTAGAACCACCACCATCTACAGCCCGTACGACTTCTTCTTTGGCGATAAACTTGCTGTGGATGTCCTTGGCTTTCACGCTGTCCAGGGTACCAACATCGACATGGTTCAGGATTTCCAAGCCGTGGGTACGGAAGGCCATCACCTGCTTGGTCTGATCGGTGAACTTGTGGAGCGAACTGATCACGGACGCTGGGTCAGCGCTGAGTAGCGCGGTGTGGGCAGACATCTTGCCTTCAGGCTTGCGGTCCATGTCGATATTCTGAATGTACTTCTTCAGCTTCTCGATCTTGAACTCGTTGCCCTTCAGGTGGTGCTTGCGAGCGCTCAACAGCCGACCCAGGAATTCCTTGATCTTGCCGAAGAGGGTTTTGATGCCTTGCCAGATCCGTTGGACTAGCGTCGGACCTTTCTCAGCTTCTGTGGAATACCCGATGAGCTCCAGGTAGCTGCTGGATTCCGTGGAGACATCACCGGCCATAGCTTGCGGGAGTGCCGTCATCAACCGATTGAAATGGTCGTACATCCAGTCGATTTGAGTGGTGAGTTGTGCGCATTCCATCGAGGGCGTGATGGACAGGTGGTTCATTGTGAGTTGTCGGAGTACGCTCATGGCTGTGTAGCCTTATAATGAAGAGTTGTCGGGAGGTCATAGAATCCCACTTAACTTTCTTTCAGTCATACATAGTACCCATGAACAATCCCACTGATACATGGAGAACCACCATGAGCGCAATCAAAGGTGCAGTCGTTTTAGTCGCAAGTGCCATGGCCCTCTATGCAGGGATCCGCACTATCGACAATCTCATGATCAAACGTCACAATAAACAAGTGATGGAGAGCGAGAAAGTCATCACTGTCGTACTCGAAGAACAGTTTGCTGAACTGACTCCAGAGAGAAAGGAGAAGTTCATGAATCTGGATGGCGTCCAGGATGCCATCACCGAGTTCCAGAAAGGTGCTCGCACAGTCGAGTCGTTGAAGCACATGCTCACTTTCTACCGTCGTAACTTCGTATAAGTAATCCTTAGACCGTGGAGGTCAGTAACATGAGCGTATTGAACCTGATCAAAGTTGGTGCCGCAGCTTTCGCCATCGGCGCAGCTATCGGTGGCGGTGTCTCTGCCGCCATTGTAGTACACCGCAGCAGCAAGGCAGCCAAGGCTACCCTTGACACCAGTAAAGAATTCGATGCTGAGATCGAAACCAATCTCCGCAAAGCAGGTGGTGAAGAGCTGGTCATGCAGTACCGCATGGAAGTAGCCCGCCGCACTGGCAAAATCTAAAAGGATCTGAAACATGAAAAAGCTTATCATCGCTGCAATCGCTCTGCTCGGCCTCACCACTGGCGTCGCCGCCATTGCCGATTACCACATGTCTGTTGAAGACAAAGCGTTCGTGGAACGCGGTGGTAAGATCAAAGGGTGTGACTCTCTCCGTTATGAAGGGAAGATCATCTGCGTCAAGAATAGCTTAGTCGCAACCAAGTAAGCAGTACCCAAACCTAAGTCCGAGGAGGACAGTAATATGCAAGTTCATCACGACGCAGCAGGCCTGGTATTCACCATGGTAGCTAATGGTAACCTGATCTCCTTCGAGATCTGCCGCAATGCCGACAACATCGAACACGCCTACCTGCGCCGCGGCGATTCGGTGGAAGAGTTCCAGTACATCCCGCTGAAGGCTGTGGTTGATAAGCGTGCCTACGAAGGCACCATCAACTTCTTCAAAGGTCCATGGCTGCGTGAAGTTAGT